GTGGGGCAGACCTCGATGGGGCAGACCTCAGTGGGGCAGACCTCAGTGGGGCAAACCTCAGAGGGGCAGACCTCGGAGGGGCAAACCTCAGTGGGGCAAACCTCAGTGGGGCAGACCTCAGTGGGGCAAACTTCGGATGGGCAAACCTCTATGAGGCAGACCTCAAAAGGGCAAATCTCAGTAGGGCAAACCTCGTAGGGGCAAAAATCAGCATAGCAAACCTCGGAGGGGCAAACCTCAGTGGGGCAGACCTCAGAGAGGCAGACCTCAGAGAGGCAAACCTCAGTGGGGCAAACCTCAGTGGGGCAAACTTCGGATGGGCAAACCTCTATGAGGCAGACCTCGTAGAGGCAAATCTCAGTAGGGCAAATCTCAGTAGGGCAAATCTCAGTAGGGCAAACCTCTATGAGGCAGACCTCAGTGGGGCAGACCTCAGAGTGGCAGACCTCAGCGGGGCAGACCTCAGAGGGGCAGACCTCAGATGGGCAAACTTCGCTTGGGCAAACTTCGGATGGGCAGACCTCAGCGAGGCAGACCTCAGCGCAACAGACCTCAGCGGAGCAAACCTCAGCGCAACAGACCTCAGCGGAGCAAACCTCAGTAGGGCAAAATTTGACGGGTACACGAAATTCCCTACGGGTTTTGATCCTGAAGCCCAAGACATGATTTTGGTCTAGAGGAAGATTAAAATAGTCTGTGTTGGTGTCCATAAAGTAAAAGATAGATCAAGGAGTTTCGTAAATGGCCGGTTGTCCCATCTGTGACGAAGTTTCCCCCAAGCGCGTGCGGAATATTGACCGACGTCTCCGTGCGGGCAAGCAGTCGATCCAGAAGATCGCGGAACGTTATCACGTGGAGGTCACGGCCCTGCAACGACACCTCCAGTGCCTACAGGAAGTACCGGCCGAGGACCAAGAGCTACAGCGCACACAGCACCAGCTCACCGCGTTGATCGCACAGTTCCAACAGGATATTCAGGCAGGCGAACACTACAAGTTTGACCCAGAGGCCGGGATCGACGGACGCGGCATCATCAACCAAATGATCGCGGCGATGCGGGAACACCGCGAAACCATCCTGGCGCGCAAGAAACTCCGGTCGTCCGACGAACTGTACCGAGATCTCCGCGACACCGTCGTGGATCCCATGATCAACGCCCTGACCGTCATCTTGGTGACGGAAGCGAAACGTTTGCGTGACGATCTGTTTGACGTCACGAAGGAATACGCCAATACCCACCCGCGCATTAAACACGCGGTGGACGAAATGCTCCAACGAACGGCCGACCGCTTCACTTCCGAAGCCCTGAACGACATCCAAGAAAAAGTCGTGAGCGTGACGACCCGCAAGGTCTCGGCGCCCGCGACCCACTAGGACGAATCTTGCGCCACCCCATCGTCAAATATGGTCCGGGTGTCCACGTCGGCGACTACATGCTGGCGCAGACGATTGATCGAGACAACGTCATCGACAAAGCCCCGAAAGTCGTGCACGGATATCGCCTCGACAAACTCAAGGTCGCGGGCAAAGACGTGGCCATGGGCGACGGACTGGACGCGTGTGCGTGCGGTCGTTTGGAAATTGATTGGCTACCGTTCGCGGCTGAACAATACCACATCAGCCCCGACATCCACGACTACGTGCTGGTCGAGGTACCGATCGTCGTGGCCTCGTATCCAAATCGAAACCTCGACGCTTTTCCATACGAGGAATTGACGGCGTGGCGAACTTCAGTAGGTCGGCCGAGTTACGCTAGTTTTATTGGCAAGCCGGTGCACCAGGACCACGACAACCAGGACGACGCCAAGGCCAAGGGCGTGATCTTCGACGCTACGTTGGTATCGTTTCGCGGGCGCTGGCACGTCAAGATCCTGAAGGGTTTTGATCGGTCCAAGGACAAGAAACTCGCGGACCTGGTGCAAAAGAAAAACCGCGTCGGTCACTCGATGGGCGCGTTGGTCGAGCAGACGGAGTGTAGTTCGCCGAGCTGCCGTTACCTGAGCGACGGCGTTACGACGTGCCAACACATCGCCAAAGGTACGGGCAAGGGCGACGTCATCGACGGTCACCTGATTTACGAGTTGCTTAGAAAATTCGTATACGTCGAGTCGAGCAGTGTCGCTGACCCGGCCTACACCGTAGCGTTGAGCGATTATTTCCTGAATTTCTAACCGAGTTCTACCTAGGAGCAAGATCATGCGAGAGCACGACACACCTGTGAGGGAGCGAGACATAAGTGCTGGGTTTGCTATTCTGACGACATCGTCTGGTACGATTGAGGATAATTTGTCTGATCGTGTTAACTACCCAGAAGACGATTTTGTCGATACTTTGCGTGAGTGGGAACAACAGGGACTGATTGAAGGCGATGGTATTACGCGAAAAGGTTGGGACGTATTGACGGATGACTCTTTACGTCTGGAGCGCAACTGTTTAGCGTGGCTTCGCAAGACCTTTGATAACGCGCTGGACGAAGGGCACGGCGGACACGATGGAGAAGAATTGATCGGTACCTTCTGGTTTGATCCAACCGATACTGAACAGATGGAATGGATACACCAGGGTACCTTTGAGTCCATCAGGATGCTCGAACATCTTCCGTACGCCGAGGCTGAAAAATTGTTGACCGGTCTTAGTAAATTTGGATACGGGCTGCTGGACGCCGAGATCCAGTTCTTTGACGTGCCCCAAGAAATCCTAGACCAGTTGGACTAACGCGCTGGGCAACCAGCGAGCCTCCCGGTGCTGTACCGCAAAAGGCGAAACACCCATGCCGATCTACGACGAACACCACGGCACCAAGGGGCGTCGAGGCACTGAACAATGCCCTGAAGACCCTCTTGGAGCTTATGCAAACAATAGACTGCGGATCCGTGCAGGATATCGAAGCCCTGGTGGACGACCCTTGGACCTTACAGGCGTGGCTAAACCTACGGGGCGAAGACGTAGACCGCACTAATCTTTTTCAGGATGGGTCTATTTACGCGTGCATGCAACTGAGTAATCAGATGGCACAATTTTTCCGCACGGCCAAGCAAGTTTCAGATCGACGTTATTGACGAATCTCCACAACAACGCTCTGGTTGCCCAGAGAGAGAGAGAGAGAGAGAGCAGTATCATGAGACGTTTTAGTGGCTTCGACACCGCCGAAGAATTGGTCCTGTGGATCAACAATGACTACCCAACGCACCGCCATTTAGAATCGATTTGGCGCAACATGACGCGCAAGCTAGCGCAAGACAAATTCGATCCCGAGTTGGCCGTCAAGGGATTCATGTGGGCGACGGAAGCAGGCGCCAAATCCTACTCCAAGGAATTCGGTGGAACGTGGCACCAGAACTTCCCCATCGAGATCCGGCGCATGGCCGCTGAAATGCTGCGCGACGAATTCATGGCCGAGGTAGGCGCCGCGCCCGAGAGCTTTGAGAAACACGTTTTCAAAAAGGACGTTGATAAGTGGCGCGAGCGGTACCCCCAGCGCGGGGCAGCGGTATACCCAAAGGATGTCGCAGAGGAAGTTAGCCTCAGTCGTCCAGATCTCGCGGCGGGCGACGCTATCGCGGCAGTACTCACGTGGGATCCTACCCTTACGGCAGACGAGGTGATCGAAATTTTGGATCAGTCAGCAGCAGATTATCGCGACGATTTGGAGTACGATAAGCGTCGTGGTGCCGGCGTGCGCCGGGCGTTTCGTTCGGGTCCAAACGAAACCAGCGTTCGCGACGCTATCCGCACCATCTACGACATACTAGACGTGGTTTTTGAAGGCAAAGCAATAAATGAATGGGACGAAGCCTACAGTTTACTTAATCAGTTTAATCGCATTGTTCGCGATCTTGGCTACCAGTTAGATCGTTGAGCGTAGACGAGTACGAAACCAGCAGGAGCCACGACATGAACCGCATCCAATATCTTAGACAGCAGATCCGACAAGCGGAGCGGCATTATCGCGTCGCCACCAGTTTGATGGCACAGCAGGGATGGTATGCGTCGGATGGTGACGACACCCTGCATTTCCCCGAGGCTAGGTCGGCCGACGAAGCCGGTCAAATGTTCATCGACGCTTTCGACTTCGGGCGAAAGCATTACGATCCAGAGTTTGGGCCTCTGGGCACCGTGACGGTACGGGTGTGGCGTATGGGTGCCGATGACGAAGATGTCCTTGATGAGCAAGAACTACAATATGATATTGAACCGTAAGGATAATCCTATGCGCTATCGACGAACAGCATCGGCCTATGGTCCCAAGCAGCAAGCCGCCATCGACGCCGTCTATGCGTTATTGCACGCCGTAGATGACGCGTTTGACTTGGAATTCGTTTTCGACGAATGGGCCGAAGCCGTTGACCACATCCTCGCGCTCGAAACCATCGTCATGAACCACGGACATCAACTGGATGATCCACCCTACCAACACCAATCCTATGAGGAGTAATGACATGAGAGAGAGAGAGAGAGTAAGGTATTTGCAGCAGCAACTCAGACAGGCCGAAACAGTGCCGGCAGGCACACTGACTAGACAGCAAATGGAAAGACAGCTCTACGAAATGGGGCAATGTAGTGGCGTCGTTGCGGTTGATCTAAACGACATTATCGACGGCGACTTGGAGTCGTTTTTGGATTTACTGAGTACGCTACTTACGGGATCTCCGATGCTGTCCGACATTGAGTACAAAGTTGTTGGTGCTGACGCAGGAGACGTACTGATCGAAGTTGATGGAGATCCAACTTTGATATTGGCTGATGAATAAACCGCTACACAACGTAGCGACACCAAACCTATGAGGAGCAAGCATATGAGCGAGAGAGAGAGAGAGAGAACACAAGCGGCAATCGACAGGGTGGTGATCCGAATTCTTGATGGTTGGATCCGCCGAGGTAAACCCGATTACGAAATGCTTGCTGCCGCCCAAGACAGTATAGAGGACGTACTTGCTGATGCACTATCAACTCGTGAGTGGCCTATTTTCTTTGAAGGCGAACCCTATGCTTCCTATTCTAGTTCAAAGAATAAGTTAACTCCAGCAGGAAAAGAGGCCGTTAGTTCGTTGAACGATTATCTAGAAGACATGTCCACACACTTAGCTAAGTTACGTAGAGGCTTACCATACTAAAACCGCTACACAACGTAGCGTCATAACCCCGCTGCAAACAGCAGCAACAGAGGAGTTCACCATGATCCGGAGAAACAACAGGCCCCAGCGTCGGCGTTTGGCCGACCGCGTCGCGACGGCCCGACGCAATTCCATCCGCAAGGATCGGTTCGCCCGTGACGACGACCGCCTTGACGGTCTACGACGGCGCATCGCGTCCCTGAAGGCGCAGTTGCGGCGAGCCGAGCAGGAGGAAGAGCGCCCCGTGGCGCGACGCCCCCTGCGCGAGCGTGTGGCGGCTCCTCGACCCCTGCGGAACCGCCCCGTGGGTCGTCGTCCCCTGCGCGAGCGTGTGGCTGAGCGGCGTCCTGTGGCCCGTAGGCCCCTCGACCGCGTGGCCCGCAGGTCGGACCTCCGCGACATCGACCAGCGTCGTGAGGAGCGCCTGGCGGCCCTGCGGGAGCGCCTGGAGACCGAGCGGCGCCGGGAGCAGCGGCTCGCGGCCATGCGGCGACGTGCCGCTACCCGTCGGCGTCCCGTTGATGAGGACGAGCGCCCTGCTCGCCCGGTAGCCCGTCGACGCCCCGTGGCCAAGAAGGCCGCGACCAAGCGCGACGCCGCCCCCAAGTACATCCGCAACAAGCGTGACGGCAAGCTGTACGTCCGCGTCGATTAACCCTAGACCCAGATGCTGGAGTGCCTACGGGCACTCCAGGTCTGGCTTCTGATTATTTAGCAAAGTGATCAGAAGCGAGACACAACAACAGAGCAAAAAACGTAATGCGAAGACGCGGTTTTTTCAACACCCCCGAAGATGTGGCGAAGGAGATCGTTTTCTGGATCCACAAGCACCCGGAGTTCCAAGAGCTGCTCGACAACACCAAGGAAAACTTGGCCTACCAGCAGGCTCGCGGCATGTACGATCGTCGTGCCGCCGTTCGCATCTTCATGACGGTCGTCAAAGAAGCGGTCGCTAATTATGCGGAAGAAATGGGAGGCGTACGACAACAGACGTTCCCGCAGGACGTCGAGTACATGGCGGCAGAACTGCTGTGCGACGAGTTCGAGCAGACGCTAGAGACGGGAGAAGCAGAACCAGAGGTTGCGGCAGAAGAACCAACAGCCGAGAGCATTACGGTCCCGGTTGAATCTGGACAGAAACAAATCGTCATCAACCTAAATATAGCGGCCCGTCGAGCGGCCCGACAGAAACGAGAAAAAGCAATGCGACGCATCATGGCAAGGAAAAAGGCCCAGGGTAGTGACGAGAGTCATCAGCCCGGTCAAGTATCGGGTACGCTTCGTCGGCGCATGGGCGACGCGTTGGCCGATCTGTTCGATCAATTCGGTCCCGACATTTACGGCGAGGTCATCCTGTCGATGAAGGAGATGTTGCTGGAAAAGTTCGAGGACGGATTCAACGGACTCAACCAAGTCGTCAAGGACGAGTTGGGTAACCGGGGCGTCAAGGAATCGCGCGAGCACATCCGCGAGTGGTCCGCCGAGATCGTCGAGGACGTTACGCACTACGGGCTCGACGAAGTGGCGGGCGCACTGGAAGATCACGTCAGCAGCCTGACGGCTGCGTACATTCAATCGGACGAGGGCGACGAGGTTCTGGAGGTCGGGGAGCAGGACGTCGATGAAGTGGACGTCGTGGAGGAAGAGGAAGTCGAGCCTGTGGCCGAAGACGAGGCGACGGAAGAGGACGTCGAGGAAGTCCCAGAATTAGATCTGGAGGACGTCGAGGTACCGGAGATTGAGCTGGGGGCACGACCCGGATACCGCCGCCCGCACGTTTCTCCTCGTCGCTTTACCCGCACGTCCCGGCATCGATGATGCTGCACTACAAATCTGCACTGTACCGACGGGCTGACGACGGCCTCGTGACGAAGCCGGGTAAAGGCGCGGTACCGGACCCCAAGCTCCTGAAGGTCACGGACGCCCACCTGGAAATCCTGGCCGACGCCGTGATGATTGGGTTCGCCTACATCTTGGTACAGTCGGGCATCAGGGAAGCGGACGACATGCAGAAGTACGACGTCAAAACCCTGATGCAGTTACTACCCAAGTTGGTGCAGAAGGCGGCGGGCAAAACCCAGATGTTCACCCAAGAGTTAAACGCAATCCGCCGAGACGGACCCGTCAAATATTTGGCGAAGTCCGGGCAGAAACTGAGGAACATCTAAAGATGAACCCGCACGCTCTCGGTCGGTTGCTTGCTATTTGGCCACGCGGCGGCGCGACAACGCCTGCCGAGTTCGGTTTACTCAAGCGAGAAGCACGAGCGCTAGGCATTAGGGTGGATCCGTGCGTGTCGCGTGGCCAATTACGCCGCGCCGCCACCAACCTGGCGCATCGGTATGGCTCGCCCTTCTGGAAGTACCTCAACACCGTCAAGCCTGGGGTAAACCAGCACCAGCAGGCGTTCAAAATTCAACCCGGTGCCGTCGTACCCGTGACGTTCAACGGCGTCGCCACCACCATGCACATCGACACGGCCCGCCGCCTACAGTTTCAAGGCAAGCCGTGGTTTCTGGAGATGAAGGTCAAGCTCAATACCGAGAACATGCCCATCATCTTGACGAACGAAACCAAGTGTGATTGTGTATACTGTGGCACCACTCCGCGCGGCGACGAAACGTCGTGTCGTGGCTGTGGTGCACCACTGGATTGCTAAGGAGTCAGAACATGAGTACCCGAGGTTTAGTTGGAATTTCTTGCGGTGGTGTCCTGAAGGCCATGTACAATCATTTTCGATTCCTATCCTTCTGAATTAGGCGTTCAGGTGTTGGAACAAATCCGTGGCGTTAGTGTCGCCAAATTCAAGCAAGTGTGCAGTCGCATCATCTTGGTTAATTCTGAGGATCCCGTACCGCACAAGGAATTGAAACGTTACGCTCCCTATACGAACCTCCAGGTAGGTGGATATGCTGAGCCGACGTGGTACCAAGTGTTGCGGGAGCTTCAGGGTCAGTTGGATCCGTACATCACGGGCGAAGTACGCCACATGACGGACGACGGCGAGTTTCTGCAAGACAGCAGTTGCGAGTGGGCCTACATCGTCAACACCAACACCAAGGCGCTTGAAGTGTGAGCTTCGGGTCAACAACTCACGAGTTATCCGTTGCAGGACCTTCCGACCGCTGATGAATTTATAACCGACCTAGACGTGTTGTCTCGGTAGTCAACAGGAGTATTCGTTATGGCACAATGACCAGAATTTCGTGACGAAGCACAAAAGGACCGCGAGCAGGTCGAGTGGGCGTTTGGGCTGACGGGCGGTGAAATGGCCCACAAGTCCTTCGCGGGCTACCTCTACAACTACGATGGTGTGCCAGAGTACGCGGAGTCGGATTTTCCTGATTGGGCCACACACGAATACCAGACCGTCATCGTGACGGGCGGCGGATATTTACCGATCCCCGCACCTACGTTGGAGCACGAAGGACAAGTCTACGAACTCGTCAATCACTATATGTCGAGCGGCGAGACCGACTGTCCCGTCTGTGGTGCCGGCACTGACGACGAATACCCGTGGGCCGACCAGTTTGAAGATCACTACGGGCGGCCACCACGGCCTGACGACGAGTGTGGCTTGTGTGAAACTCGCTACACCGATATGCCGGGCCTCATTTACGTCGGTGACGGCTACGAAGCGGTCTACCGCCTCGTGCGATACGACGAAGAACAGGACGAGGACGCCTATGTCTAAGCGATTGCACCCAGACGTTGAGTTTGCCGTTAACGACGCGGCGGGCAATGAGCACGTTTTCGGTAGTTTTGCCGAAGCCGCTGGGTTTGCCGTCGCGATCGCGACGTCGGGCCGTCCCGTTAATCTCGACGTATTGATTTGGAGCGAGGAGGGCGCCGACGCTTACGGCGGATCCGACGACGTAGAGCAGTACCTGGACGATCCTGATGCCTCGGTGTTTGAACGTTTGGTCGTCACGGTCGACGCCGTAGGGCGCGTTCCTTAGTCGCGCAATCATCCATGCCCATCACGGTTCGTAACCGTACACAGTTGGTCGTGTACGTACCGGTCGTCAAGTATCTGTTCAAGGAAATAGAGGAGCGACGTTTCCCCTACAATAGTTACGCCGAACTGTACAATAATCCGGTCATCCGACGGCTTATCAACAAGAACATAATCGAGTTGGTGCCCGATTTGGTCGAGGTCGTGGTACCACACTCCGCGACCCACGAGACCGTCGCGTCAGCCGTGTGGGACGAAAACCTCACGACCCACACGGGCGTCGATAGTGTCGGCAACGTCGTGACCAACATTAACAACAACACCGGGCTAATTCCCGCGTTACTTTAGAGGCCGCGATGCCGAAATCCTCTCCACTGGATATTCAATATTACCGGGACGACGGGCTCCTGTTCTGGATCTACGTCCTGTGCACCTCGCGCGAGGGCAAGAACCTGCCGCTGAAGGGCAAGGAAGTCAGGACGCTGCCGAAGGAAATCGCGGGCGCCGTACAGAAGGACCCCGACCTTCACGACACCGTCTTGAAGGCCCTGGAAAAAGACGGCGTGTGGTTCTGCAAGGTCGAGGGCAAGGGGTGGCGCCCCAGGCAACGCGGCGGTGCCAAGGAAGTGGAGGCCGTCCAGGTGGTGTTGGATTGGTTGCAACGGTTCGAGACCCAAGGAACAGTTGACGGCAGTCGTTTGATCTACGCCATCATCGAGACATCAACGAGTGTAAAATGATCTACCAACCGAAAAGCAACGTGCTGTACGTTCCCAAGCAGTTCATCAAGGAACAGATCGATCGTCATCACCGACAGGATTGGGAAGACGATGGTCGCTACGAACGTCAAAAAGCCAAGGCCCTGCGGTACATCGAGGTACGGGCCGAAACCCTGACGGATGTCGATAAACTGGTGCGGGAAGTCACGCGGATATTCCACGACGACCTTGCGAGGGATCCGGCGATACGTGAGGCTGCCGAAATGGCGGTAGCGCGTCAACCCGGCTACGTGGTACCGGCACCCAAATCAACGGAGCGCGGGGAAGTCAGGGGCGTGGACGATTCTGACGAAACACTCGAATCACTTGAGCAACAGCTCAAGGAAGAGCTGACGGAACCGTAAGCAACCCCACGCCTAAAGGCGGGGGCTTTTAGGAGCCCATGCTTACTAGCCTAAGTTCTACGAAAGGAGAACTACGTTAGGATGACGATCACACCCAAGAATGCGAGTCCTAGTTCCTGGCTCTGTGGTCCAGTATTAAACAGTCCTGTGAGGGTAGGGACAGTGTATTGGACATGGTAACGCATCCTAACATTGGCGAAGGACAACTGACTTTAGCTTCGGCTAAGGAACGAAACCTTCGGGTCTTCGTTATCTCGTCTCGTGGCAAACCATTAATGCCAACGTATCCTAGGAAGGCTAGGAAACTGTTGGAGGCCGGAAAAGCAAAGGTGGTGAGGAGGACTCCGTTCACCATCCAGTTGCTTGGTCCATCGGGTGGAAACGTTCAGCCGATCTCATTAGGCGTAGACGCTGGTACTAAGCATATTGGTCTATCAGCTACAACCACTAAACAGGTGCTGTTTGAGGCAGAGGTTCAGCTCAGGACCGACATTCAAAATCTGATGTCTAGTCGTAAAGCGTTCCGTAACAGTAGACGTAGTAGAAAAACTCGTTATCGCCAACCTAGATTCCAGAACCGTACTAAACCTAAAGGGTGGTTGGCTCCATCGGTTCAGAACAAAGTATCGGTTCATGTTAAGGTGATCGAGCTGGTTCACCAACTCCTGCCCATCACTAATGTCGTAATTGAGGCTGCCCAATTTGACATCCAGAAAATAAAGAATCCAGGCATCCAAGGAACGGCGTACCAGCAAGGTCCCCAGTTAGGATTTGAAAATGTCAGGGCGTATGTACTGTACCGAGATGGTCATGTTTGTCAACACTGTCGAGGTAAATCCAAGGATAAGATTTTGAAAGTGCACCACATTGAATCTAGGAAAACCGGCGGTGATTCTCCGGATAATTTAATTACATTGTGCAAAACTTGTCACGACACAGTCCACCGAGATAAGCTAACCAGGACGTTCAAGCGTTCGCGTCCTTCTTTTAGGGACGCTGGGCAGATCACAACCATGAGGAGATTTGTTCTTCAGGCCGTCAAGAATCTATACCCCAACGTAACTGAAACTTACGGTTACGTTACGAAGTACACTAGGAAGTTATGTGGTTTAGAAAAGTCACACATAGTAGACGCACGCTGCACCAGTGGAAATGCTTTAGCGGCACCAAACGAAATATGTGCTATGCGTCAAGTTCGTGGCCAAAATCGACAGCTCCATAAAGCCACCATTACGAGAGGTGGGATCCGCAAAGTCAACAAAGCCGCTCGTTATGTTCATGGTTTTCAGTTGTTTGACAAAGTGGTGTTGAAAGGTCAGGAGTGTTTTGTGTTTGGTCGTAGATCTAGTGGACAGTTTGACGTAAGGCTTTTGGACGGTACTACCGTAACGCCTAGCGTAAGCTACAAGAAACTACGGTTAGTAGAAAAAGCCAGCACTTTACTAATCCAGAAAAGGAGCAGCGCTTCCTCCCCAGAACTAAAGCTTGGGGTTTCTGCGCTGGAGATTCGATGATTTCGCGAGAAATCAAAGTCCTGATCGTAGGGCTCGAAGCCATCGACTTCGGTCTTGTGGACCAGATGGATGATGTTACGCGTGAGGCGACGTTACGTCGTCTAGAACGTATCGTCGACTACGCGGCCGATCTTGGGATCGATACGCAGGCTGGTGACTTGGCCATCCGCTATTTCCTGACGGATTCGCAAAAGAGCAGAACGTACCTGTATGGTCCTACCGATATCCAAGACGGCGTTGGTTTTGTTGAGCAGCTTCGTTCCGTAGTTTCCTAAAATACGTTAGTCTTTAGTAGAAGCCTTCCACATTACACCATCAGGGAATCCCTTCCCTACCATCACCCGCATTACGCTGTTGTTTTGAATTTGTCTGTCGACGTGTGTCGGCGGTGCAGACGGAAATTGCCCACAACAGGGCACCAACTTTGCCATAGGAGGATTCATTATGGCTATTCAACCCGGCGCGAGCGTTAAGTCCAAGTGGGACATGACACGCTCCCTCATTGGTCGGCGTGAAGAGTACGAGCTGGTCGCTGGTACGAATCTCGTCGAAGAGGGCCAGCTTATGGTAGCGGGCGGAACCACTACCCAGCAGGCCACCACCAGCATCACGGGCGCAGTGTTCGGCGATGCCGTTCCCCTGGGGTTTGCCATCAACGGCAAGATCCTGGCCACCACCTTTACGAACTACGAAGTCGGAACCGTTCCGGCGGCTCCTGGCCCCTACACCTTCACGCTGGACCACAGCAACCTCGTGGCCAACGGCTACTCCGGTTTTGCCGATGCCTACGTGTTCGACACCACGGCAAACGTGGAGCTTGAGGTTGCGGGCGCTGCGGTTGCGGGCGTGAGCGTTACGCTGGCGGCCGCGACCGGCATCATCACGTTTGCTGCCGCCGACGCTGGCCACGCCTTCTTCGTGCGTTATCGTTGGAACCTGACGGTTGCGGAGTCCCGTGAGATCCTCCGTCAGTCCGCCATCGGTCGCGGCTCCGAAGACACCTTCGACAAGGTCATGATCGCGCGTGAGCATTGCATCGTCTACACCACCATGTATGACGCCGATGCCGCGTGGGTGCTGAACCAGCAGCTCGGTACCGCCGTCAACGGCAACCCCGTGACTGGTGCTGGTGGCGTCCTCACGATCTTCGACAACAACGCTCTGGGAACTTGCTTCGGTCGGGTTATTTCGCTGCCTTCTGCCAGCGATCCTTACCTGGGCGTTGAATATCCCGTTGTCTAACGAAAGGTGACGTAACGTCAATCGCCCCTACCTAAAGGTAGGGGCTTGTGCAAGCAAGCCCCAGGTTGACTAGCCCAAGTCCTCAAAAGGAAGGACTACGTTAAGCTGATGCATCATACCCCAAAATACTCCTCTAGTTTTGGGCTCTATGGCTCGATCATTAAACATCCCTATGAGGGTAGGGGAAGTGTGACGAGTGTAAAAACGCAGCTTAACATCGGCGAAGAGGCTCTAACGCCAGCCCCGGCTGGTGGACAGATCTCTCGTAAGAGAACTTATCTGTCAACCCCCTTGGGTCGTAAATTACGACCCAAGGGATCTGTTCACCTACAACAAAAGGAGCAGCGTTTCGTCTCTTCCCTTTAGGGAAGGGTATCTACGCTGAAAAAGGAATGACATTCAAGATCACCCGACAGGGTCAGAACGTCGCCGAGAGTAACGCGTGGGTCCGGACCCGCAGCGGCGGCTATCAGCAAACCTCCACCCCCCTGGTGAATTCCCAGGGGCAGTACAACTCCAACGACAAGGCAGGGCTTCGTGAGCTTTTGGCCACCATGGGCCAGATGCTGAACGAGGGGCAGATGGAGCGCACGGCGCAGGCCGACGACGGCGCTACCGCCCGTCTCATTGAGGCGGCACTGCAGGATCCAGGTCTTCGCGGCGGCGCGTTCGAGCGCCTCGGTGAAGTCTTTGCCGACAGCCTTTCCGAAACTCTCGGCCGCATGGCCTTCACGGACAAGATCCTGGCGCGCGTCGACACCCCTGAGAAGGGGACGCCTCGCGTGTTCATCAACCAGCACGACGTGCAGGCTTGGCACATGACGTCCGCTGGTGCCGTTCGTGAGTCCGTGCCTCGGCCCAAGTTCATTTACCCAGAGGAATTCTGGCTCATCGCCAACGTTCTGATCGATGAGTCCGACCTCTGGTACGCGGGCCAGACCTACCTAGAGACCAAGTACAACGACGCCCTCGTCGCCACGATGGTGCGGGAGGACAATGTTACGAAGTTCCTGTTGGACCAGGCTTCGACCCTGCAGAACAACAACGTTTCGTTCGGTGCCTTCACCCCCACGGTGTTCGGTACGCTGCGCGATCAGGTTTGGGGTTGGGGCCTGCAGCCCGCCACCTGCCTGTTGGCGGTTGACCTGCAGAACGACATCCTGGCCGACACCGACTGGCACGGTGTGTACTCGCCGGTCGAGCAGCACATGCTGTTCGAGGAGGGCAAGTTCGGCGAGATCTTCGGCGTCGAGGTATTCACCGACGGGTATCGTTACGACACCCTGCGGTGCCTTGAGGCTGGTGAGGTCTACATGCTGGCGTCCCCCGCGACCCTCGGCGCCAAGCTCCCGCTCGTCAAGATGTACAGCCACCCGATCGACAAGCACGCGGTCGACGGCAGCCCCCGTAAGGGCTGGTGGATTGGTCAGTCCGAGTGCATCGTGATCGGTAACGCTCGCGGTGTGTCGAAGGGCACGAAGCTGTAGCATCCAATAGGTCCCACCTTGAATTCATAATCCCCCGATTCAAAAGGCCGAGCCTAGCAGTTCGGCCTTTTGTTTAGGTGGATTAACCAGGAGAAAACAATGCGTTCCCAACAACTCGGTCCAGAGTACAATGTTCCCGTAGACACGTCGGACCTAGACCCCGAGGTAATTCTTTGGCTCCACGGAAGTTCTGGCGACCCTATCTACGCGCTGGGTAGTCGCCTCAACGCCTATGGTGAAACCATGGCGTCGATGGACGAGCTGGATGCGTTGGCCCGTGTGTTGGACGAGGTCCTGACGGCCGAACCAGAACCACGGGACGACGAAGACGACGTCACCCGCATGATGGACCTGGAGTACGCGGTCAGCCAACTGATTCGCGGTCATGATCGCATTGCATTTGTTCGTGCCGCTGGGCGCGGTCGCGTGCCACTAAATATTCGCGGTGATCTTGGGATCGGTGATTTCGTCAAATTCTCGCTGCCCGAAACTAACGAAATGGCGATCGGCCGCATCAACACGTTCAAGAAAAGCCCCGGCGGTGCCGACGCCATCTTGTTTCCTATGTACCGCCAAGTCGGGGACGAGTGGGAAACCATCCCGTACGAGTTGCGTTACGAAATGGACGTGCGGCTGCCGCTGGACGCGTTGGAAAAAATCAGTTTCCGTGAGTGGCGTCCACGTCTTGATGAGTCAGAACAACGGTATCGTAACCGTCTGCGTGAGCCTAAACTAGATGCTGTGACGGCGTCGTACAGGACCGCCGGTATGGACGACCTAGCTGATTTCCTGTCGGATAAAGCGTGGGAAGAGGTTGAACAATTTGTTGATAATTTGGAGTATCGGTACGATCCAGATCGTCTGCGCAGGTACGTTGAGTACGAGTTGCAACACAATCCCGCGCTGGTCGAGACGTTACGCCAGTACGGCGTGACGCCGAAACTCTTGCTCGCCAACCTGGACGAGTTTTATCGCTACCTCCAAGATAATTGGGCCGACCAGCACGGCTACGCGGACGTCGACTACGAACCGATCAATAAGTTTGTCGCTGAGTTTGAATCCGAGTGGTTCAATACGGTCGACGATATCGTCAGCAACAAGATGCAGATTTCGATCGAACGGGGACAAGAAATCCTCGACACCCTGATGGCCGATGGTCACGTCTTGAGTGCGTTCTTGTGTGACGAGAGATGGTCGTGCGATTGGGTCGACGACATTTTGGCGGTGTTTGGAGACGACGGCATCACGCAGGACGACCTGGGATTTTCTGGGTACAGTAATGCCGGTAGCAACGCGGCGTCAGAAGCCTCGTGGCCCGCGATCCAACAGGTGCTCGCCAGGATGTTGGAGGAGTACCTGGAAGAATATTTGGAAGAGGACGCGGGGAAGTTCCGTGATCCCCGGCAAACCAACCTACCGGTACGGTAGAGAGAGAGCATCATGAGAAACTTTAGAAAATCAGATTCCGTTCAACTTTACGATCCGGGTGCCGATTTATTCATTCGAGCAGAACAGCCACTGAAAATGGCGTTGAATGCTTTGCTGGAATTACAGAGTCAACTAAACGTTGTTGACGTTTCCGACGCCCTACGCGATCGGGACGTACTGACTGATTTGTCCATGGATATGGATGCCCTGGCGGCCTGTGCTGATGCTTGTAAGTTCGCGGCTCAACACTTTTCTCAAGCCGCAGAATTGTCTGAGTTGGGTCACGAGCTTATCCTACAGGGCATGGACGAAGAGGAAAGGTTGGAGAGAAGATCCAACGAAGTTGACGAGGCTGAAGAGTTCGAACGTAGTTACTTCCCGCGACGCTAATGCCCCACTACCGCGACGATAACTTCTACCAAAAGGGCCAGTTCCACGTCCAGTTTCGCTTGGAGGCATTGGACGAACCACTGGACCCCGAGGCACAGTTTCGTGCGCTACAGGCATTATTGCGGGCCATTCAGACCGAAACCGACCTGAAGGTTTCGGCGTTCGTTGACGTGTACGATCCCGACGAACAGGACGACGTAGACGAAACGTTCGCCGAGTTCGTCGTCTACAATAAGCTCGGAGTTTCGAGTTTGGCGAAGGTCCGGCGCTTCGTTGAAGAACACTTGACCGACGATCCGATGCCCCGTGTGATCCTACGGGATCCCCGAACCAACCAAGCGTTCCGCGCCACCGATTTTACGATCCGCTACCTGTTCCACGATTTCGTCGCGGGCCGGGAACCAAACGATTGGGTACGGCTCAGGGAATTGGTACAACAGCCCGACCGGGGCTACGCGGAATTAACACGAGACCAGGAGAGAGTTGCGATGCCGAACAACAGGATTGACGACCAGGACGAACTGCAGGAACTCGGTATTGAGTTAGAGGAGATCGCGGCCGACATAAATGAATTGGTACGCCGCGCACGCGGTATCCTGCGGACCGCCACCAAGATAACGGGTTCGTCCATGATCGAGGAACGTGCCCTCGCGTATTGGGTCCCGCGTCTTGAAGGTTGCATCGATGCACGCGGACGTTTCGACGTCACCATGATGGACACGGTGATGGAACTGACGGAACGGTTGGACGACTAGGAGACCACGATGCGGCGCACAGCCTTTACGCCCGAGGAAGCGGCCGACGTCGGCGAGGCCATCGGGATCCGTTGGGACGACGTAGCGTTCACGCCCGAGGACCTGGCCGCCGGTATGGACGTGGAGTTGGAGCACGGCACCAAGATGGACGAGCGCGTCAACGTCACGGATGATGCCTTGGGCGCCACTGCCCAGATCGCGTGGGCCCACCTGATGGAAGACCCGGACTACTACGTCATGTTGGACGCCATGGAACAAGAGTTCGACGGCGAGAGAACCCCAGAGTTAAGGAATGCGATCGCGATGCCACATTACCGAGATAACGTTGTCATGACGGACGACTATGGCTACGAAGAAACCTACGACACGGCCCGCGCGGCGGCCCACGGTTCGCTCGAGTGGTTCATGATGTTCTACAACGACCTGGAGGCCGACCTGACGGACGCGGAACGCGACGCCGTCCTCGCCATCATCAACAGCTTTGCCGTGCGCGAGATCCACACAACAACGGAACTTGCGTCGGAATTCCGTAGTCTGAAACGCCGCATCATCAAGGCGCTGGGACCCGCATGGGACTTGGTGTACGCTCCTTGGATCAGGGTACACCCCAACACAGAGGCGCACAGGAATGCCACCAGTAAGTTTAGACCTGCGGCGAAGATTGATTTCACCACCGTAGATCTAGACGACATCGCAGAATACAGGATGGCACAGAATCTGGGTCGACAGCTTGATGACCTGTCTCATCACTACGTCGGCGACAACGGTCTGTTGGATTGGTCTTCTAAAAAAGACATAAACGCGTTACTGGATAATCTATATACGCTTGAGGATAAAACCAAGGTATTGATTGAACACACACGAGAACTTAATCATGTGCTTAGGCGGTATTTGTACCGCATCTGATCGTAGGTGATTCGACAATGCGACGAACAAAAGCCTATATGCGGTTGGTCGAGCCAGGCAAGAAGGTCGACACGACCGTCAGCGATAAACTCCGACGCTACGTCAACCAGTACGTCGAAAAGATCCAAGCAACCATAGACGCAGGTACGTCGGCCGACGACGCCTTCAAAAAGATAAAACCAGACGTTTCTCGATTGGCGCCCGACGACCTCATCGCGTTGCTGTGGGAAAACCAACACCTTGGTACTTGGGACATTCCCAAGGGCTCAGTCAACCTACTGTACGCACTGGAGGGCATTCTCCAGAAAGCCATCTACACGGCTGCGGTTCAATGGTGGGGTAAGCAAGAAACAAAACAGCGACGTCAGACTAACCCAGGCGACAAGACCGTCGTGACGAAACCAAAAGATACGACGCAGGATGACGTCGGGACCAAAGTCGAGACGCCCGCCAAGGCGGCGGCCGTAAAAGGCAACGCCATGAGGACCATTCGTTACCAAGGTAGGGTTTACCGACTAGCCGACAGTTATGATGCCGAACAGTTCACGCGCTTCGATCAAATTATTTTACTGCGACGGAGCGTCGCTGAATGGAACGCTTGGTACCAACAGCACAGTGAAAAAGTAGATCTACGCGGCGCAAGACTACAGAGCATAGACCTACAAGCAGCAGACCTACAGGGCGTAGGTCTGCAAGAAGCAGATTTGAGATCAGCGAATTTGTATGAAACAAATCTGCAGGGCGCCGATTTGTCCAAGGCAAATCTACAAGAAGCATTTTTATTCAATACAAAGCTACAGGGTACTGACTTATGTGGGGCAAATTTACTGGGAGCGCGGATGGAAAACCTAGCCCTGTACAATATTAATTTGCGGGGCGCTAATCTAGGAGGTGCGAGTTTAGAAAACGTGGACCTACAGGGAGCTGATTTACGAGATGTGAACTTACGAATGGCCGTATTGACGAATGTAAACCTGAAGGCCGCGAATATGAAAAAGACGAATTTACTACACACTAACCTGCAGACCGCAGACCTACGAGGTGCGAAGCTACAGAAGGCTCAGTATAATCGTGCCACTCGATTCCCCGTGGGTTTTGATCCAGAAGCCCAAGGCATGATTTTGGTTGGCTAAGAAAGGACTCCATCATGATCAAGTACGCAGGACATATGTACCGCGAGGCCCTCAGCACCGATGGCTACGCTCGTGCCGTTGAACGCGCCAACGACGCGGCGTGCCGCTCTGGTTTGCTCGGCGCCATCAAAGCCATCAAGACGAGGATCAAGCGCACCGATAAACTCCAGAAGCTCGACGGCATTGATCGGTTCGTACAGGAGCTGTACCGCGAGATTTCCGACGCCATGCACATGATCGACAACAAGTACTAGAATTGGGGGATTTTTGATGAGCCAACCCAGTATTAAAAACCATCGCGACTTCTTTGCTTGACGCTGCACTTAATTGGGATGATGTACGTCCAGAGCATTTACGCGAGTTCATCAAAAATGAATTTTCACGATCTTTTGAATATGCTGGGTACTCTGCAAAAGACGTTATTGCAGGATATTTGGAGGGAGGGTATTTACCTGGAGAGTCTTTGTATACTGAAGTCGAGTTTATTTGGCCACGGGGTAGTGGTACGCTAACAGAACTGTTGATTCTCGCGGCTGGTAACTTCATGGCAGAAATCGTTGCGCGCAAATATGCAGAAGAATACCAAGAGAGCGAAGAAGAGTGGGCGGTTAGAATAAGAAAAGATATTCCACACAGATGAAACACTACGCCGTCATCAAGAAGTGCCGTCCGCAGGACAAGGCTTCGGGCAGGAAATACCCCAAGGTCAAGCAAACGTGGTGTCTCTGGGACCACGACGAATCGAAACTCTTGTTCTCGGGGCCGACGAAAGAATTGGCCCAGCAGCACGAAAAATCGGTGCAATACCACAAGCACCAAGGAAGTACAATGCGCCACTACGTCCGTCTTGCCGAAGTGCCGGAAGCCGCGATTCAGAAACTATACGATCCCGTGTGGGCCACGGACGTCGTGAAGGCGATCGGCGGCGACGAAGACGTTAGCCCCAAGACCTCGCAGTACTTGTTCAAGACGGTGTGGAATGCCGTCATCCAACTGATGGACAAGGCCCTGATGTCGATGCACAAGGTTGACACCACCGAGTTCTCGAAGGACCCGACGTTCATGCAGGCGCTCGCGGGCCTCGCGTATTTCGTGACGGACGACGGGCTCCGCACTGCCCTAGGAGTCAAGAGTGATTCGCTACAAAAGGCTAAGGGGCACGTCGAAGCCTTGATGTCGGTCATCGGCAAAGAGGCGGACGTCGACCAGACGCTCCAGGGTTTGAAAAAGCAAGCGGCCCCCATGATCAAAAAGGCGTTTGACGGCATCGTCGCGTTCCTGAAGAAAGAGATGCCCGACGCCCCACAGAAAGCCACGGACGACGAACCGCAGGCCGAACAAAAAGCCGCCAGTACCAAGACTCGTAAGGCAAACGATTCATTTGTTTCGCCGTCTGAAATGTCGATGGCGTTTTCCAAAGCGATTCGCCCCGAATTTTCCAGAAAAGCCGGCGACAGGTTTTCGGTAAGTGGGCCAGTTGGATCGTCTGGTGGCGCGTTTCGTGTAAACATAAATGTCGTTGGTGATTATACGGCCGACGGGTTGGCCGACCAACTCACGGATCTCGTGCTACTGCACGTACCGACCACTAGGGTAGATCACCAGCATGGCGGTGGGCGTGAACTTGAATCTGGCGGCACGGCTTCGTACAGAACCTTGGTTACGGATCACGGCTATCCCATCAAAATCAGGACGTATGGTTACGCCGATGATCCCGATACTATCCACGGGGAAGTTAAGTTCATGACTTCCAGGCGTAAAGGTAAGCAGTACAAGAACAGACATGACGCGCGTACGGCCGACGTGCGGTCTTCCGCCGCGTGGTCCGATCTGCCCGACGGCTGGACCAAGAAGTCCGTAGAAAAGTTCTGGGACGGTCTGACGGGCGACCGCAAACACAAGATCAAAGCGTGCATGAAAAAGATGGAAGGCAAAGTAGACGACCCCGGTGCCTTCTGTGGTTCCCTGGCCAAGAAACTCAAGGTCGCGACAACGCAGCCTCAAAAGGATACCGACATGAAGATCAAGTACAAGGGTGCCGAGTACGTCGAGGCACAGGATCGAGACGCCCGCGCCCCCGCCATGCAGATGACGCAGCAGCAGTACAAATCGCCGGCCAAGCAGAAGCCCACGGGACAGAAGCCCGCGAAGCAAAAGAAGCAAAAGCCGAAGGTCGATTCCAAGGTCAAGCAGTTTTTCAAGAAGCTGTTCAACTTCCCAGCCGACGACAAGGCCCAGCAGGAAGAGGCCGTGTGGGGCGAGCGCGTTTCCTCGTGGGGCCGCATCGCGGCAACACAGAAGGCAGCGGCTCAAAAGGGTTGCGGCTGCGGCCAGCGCAAACGGACGTCCGACAACAAAGTCCAGCTTCCCACCAAGTGCGTGGAGCAAATCATTGGTGCGAAGTTCACGGACCAGGACGTCACGACGTTCGAGAAGAAGAAAGACAACTGGTTCGTCCAAGGCGTCGATAGCAATGGCGTGGTGGACGATACGTTGGTCAAATCCTTGATGTCGTACTGCGAGATGCTGACGACCGCCAAAGTGCGTAAAGCCAAGATGCGGCGTCAAGCCGAAACCAGTTTTTACGGTACAGAGATTGAAACATTTTACGTAGCGTCCGACGGTACCGTCTGGGTCATCCAGAATTCTGATAATGCTCCTTCTGGTTTCTCTATCGCTACGTTACCAAATCGCGCCGTTCCATTGAGTTATAATATTTTGGATCAACAAATGATTGACGATGCTGAAGCTATCGAACAACGCATTACTAGAGGTGCTGGCATTATACGGCGTCAAGCCGCCGCTCTCTACTGTTACGAAACCGGCGACGTCATCGCCGATGGTCTGCAGGGTTCCGTCATGAGCGACGAAGCCATCCAGACGGCAGAACAAGAAGCAGCACGACGAGGCACTCCTGTCCTGCTGGTGGACGACGACGGCGAATACGTCGTGTACCCCGATGGGCACATGGAACAGCACGACGCCATCGACGAAACCCCCGCGTACGATGGTGACTACGGCAGCGGTGACGACCGCTGGCCCGCTTACGCCAAGACCAGAAAGGCCAAGACAATGCGACGTAAAGCCGAAACCTTCCGTGGCTTCAACCTCGACGTTATTCCCGGCATCGTAAAAGAATGCCTGAACGAGATCCTAGCGGATCCCGACAATTACTTTAACCACGACAACGGCTACGAATACTGGGCCGAAACCATTATGTCGGCGTCGGGACGCCCCGAGGATTATGCTGACGCTCTTAACATTGATCGTGAGGATCCTGAGTGGATTGAAGCCGTGGAAGGTGGTTGGGATTTTGATCATATCATGAGTGTGCAGGACGAGGTGGACGGCAAGATCCGCGAAGTAATGCAGCAGCAAAATCTGCCTGGTGTTCTGTATCTCGGAAACCACGAGGGCGATGGGTCCTACGGTCTCGCTTATTTCATCGACCAGGACGAACTAGAAGGCATGATGGAAGACGACGCGGCGCCCCTACCAGCTCAACATGGACCATATTGACATTTGGATCGTCTTGGCATAACATAAAGCCATGGACTTCTGGAATCGCCATTGGGCTCACCGTATTGGCCGCGTCTCGTTTCGCAAGGCCGTGGCGAAGTTGTGGCGCGACTTTGAGGCCCTGGTCAAGTTCATGGCGCGGCACCACGTCGATCCCGTGTTGGTCGGCGGCCTGGCGGTTCAGCACCACGGCTACGTACGGCTGACCGAAGACATCGACATCCTGATCCCTCGGGCCGACTACGACCGTTTGGTTGCGGACGGCGTGATCAAATTCGAGATGTTGAAACGTTTCAACCCCAACGTACAGGTCGACGTGCTGACCGAGGGCAAAGATCGAAATCCAGATCCTTCGGTCGTGCGGGATCCAGCGGCTCCTAATTTGCCGACGCTCGAAGGGTTGGTCTATTTGAAGTTACTGGCAGGCCGTTTGAAAGACCACGCCGACGTCGCCGAATTACTGAAGGTCCACGGATTCGATCCCGCGATCCGACAGCACTTAGCGAACCTAACGAACGACCCCCAACTGCTCGCTGATTACGACGCCATCGTGGCGCGGGCCTCCCGAGAATAACGATGCCGATAGTCGAAAACGCCGACACCACGGAACGCCTGTTGGGAATAGGTGACGAGGTCGAGACCGACGACGGCGTCGGCGTCATCACCAACATCACGTTGAACGCCGCCGAATACAACGGCGAGTGGCAGTTAGAGCCACCGGCCATCGAGGTCAAGCTGGAGGACGGCTCAACAGTCCACACGTGCATCTGTAGTCTGAAGGTTCCTGGTGAGGAAGATGCTACCGAACTACTGCACCAAGAGTACGACCGCCTCTGGCCGCCCATGCAGGATGAAGTGCCCGAGGACGCCGACGTCTTGATACCCGAAGGAGACGAGGACATGCGAACAGCTAATTATCCAAGCCAACAACTTGATGTTGTTATAGCGGAACGCTTGGAAGCCGGAGAACCTGCGGTACAGATAGCTAAAGACCTAGACCTCAAAACAGCAAACAATGGAACTGTCGTCGTATTGCCTGGTTGGTACGCTGATGGTGGTGAAGAAGTAATTTTTTACGAGCAGGCAAACTCCGGAAAAGAAGCAGCGCAAAAATGCGTAGACGAGTGTTATTGGGGCGAAGCAGACGAAGCCAGGTGGGTAAGAATCTACGTATGGCAAGAAGGCATCACGGCTAACGCAAAGTACGTAATACCCGATGTGATCGTCAACAAAGATTCATACGTCTTTTTACCATCTTTTGGTTAACTCGTGGTGCAGATGAAGACGCCATCGTGAGCTACGTGACGGCGGAATTTTGTCGTCGAGTACACCGTGAGATCGAAGCCTATCGACATAACAACCAATTTGGCTACATAACGATTAGACAACGTCCGCAGAGGTAAACGATGGTAATAGGACCCAACGACAAATTCTTCCTCGTAACGATTCCATTCCCAGGCCACCCCTACGCGGATCCGTACGATAATCCCGACTGGGAAATCGACATGATCGCCGAGGTAACGATGCCGCAGTTACGCCGGATTCATCGTGGTACCTTGGTAGCGTACGACCGCTACGAAGAGGAATTCATTACGACGTCCTACGACGAAGCCCTGGACATCGTACTGGATTATTTTCCCGACCTCGTTGTTCAAGGCTTTGTTAAACCCTAACGTCTCGCAAGAGAGAGAGCGCAGTAAAATGATACGTAAAGCCGCCGTACTGAACCCAGACGAGCCAAAATGCGTTGATGGCGAAACACATCGCTGGAGCAATGATTATGAACTGATTGGTGGTATAAAAGAGAACCCCGGAGTTTGGGGACACGGTGGAGGCGTTTATCATACTTCAGTCTGTACCAAATGCGATCTGAAACGCACGTATGAACCTCACTCTGGCATCGTAGCAGATTATATCGACGACCTTAACGTTAACATTTTGTTGAACCTGAATACCTCTTACCAAGTAGCTGAAAGTGAAAGTGCAGAAGGTAATATGTGGTCAGTGTGGATCGTAGAAGAACCAGTAACTAAACTATGGGCCGTCATTTCGATAACAGAGCTGGTTGGTGGTTCCTCAGACGAAAATTTAGAAGGTTGGTATTTAACTGAGAATGAAGCGAACGACGAAGCCGAGGGACTTGTAAATAATTTAAGTCGCTAACACGGTTAGTAATAAGGAGAACCATCATGGTCATTGGTTCTAACGACAAATTCTTCCTCGTGACGATTCCGCTGCCCGATCACCCGTACGCGGATCCATACGATAATCCCGATTGGGAAATCGACATGATCTACAAAACCACGCTATGACAACTCCACAACGTATTTCGTGGTGCTGAGCATAGGGTGGAACGCTACGAGGAAGATTTCATCACGACGTCTTACGACGAAGCCCTGGACATCGTACTGGATTATTTTCCCGACCTCGTTGTTCAAGGCTTTGTTAAACCCTAACGTCTCGCAAGAGAGAGCGCAGTAAAATGATACGTAAAGCCGAAAAGGTTTCTCCCGAGCAGCAGGCCGAGTGGTCCGCCGAATACGGCGAAGCCCTCGCCGCTGCGTTGGAACAGTTCTTTGACGTTGAAGACGAAGACCCTGACGGTGCTAAACTGCGCGATGGGTTCAACGGTTTTTCCTCTGGCATCGGAACCGTCGTACAGGTGGAGATCGGCCAGCGGGAGTTCGCCGTGGCCGATTCCTACGATACGGCCGAGGAACTGGCCATCGAGATCGTGGCGCAGGACCTGGAGCAAGAACCAGAGCTTTTCACTCAAAGTTGGCTTGAAAACTTCATCAACGTGGACCGTATCCGTCGCGATCTCTACAGCGACGAATTCGACAGCCTCTACAATGATCTGACGTACGACGCTGACCGCGATCCAAAAGACGTGGCGGAACGCATGGGGTTGGATCCTTCGGACTACGAGGTAGAGGACGAGGACGGCGACGTCGCGGTAGACGAAGACCTGCTCCGCAAAGCCATCGACGAAAACCTCGACGATTTCGTACAGCGCGAAGTAGAGGAGCGGTTGAGTGATCCCGTCGGCTACTTGGTCGACATGTTCGGACAAGAAGAAGGCATGAAACAGGCGCTTCGGTTCGGGGGCATCGACATCGACGAGGCCGCCAAAGATGCCGTCAGGACCGACGGGGCGGGGCATTTCCTTGGTCACTACGATGGTGAACTCAGTGACCTTCCTGATAGCGGCGTCTACTGGCGACTGAATTAGTTTCTCGTTCGATCACCGTACGACAATCAAAGGGGCGTTATGGATAAGCTTCAAAAAGGCGACGTCATTTCGGAACTAGAGGGCCATGACTTTGGCGACGAGGGTGCCGTCGTCGTGAAGGTACGGGACGACGTCGTTGACCTCGTAGTCGTCGACACCAACGAGACCATCACGGTATCGCTCGATGACCTCGCGTACGCCATGGAACCGAAGATCGATAGACCAGAAATTGAATCCGGTTGGTACGACGAAGACGCCATGCAGCACAACCCCGAGTTGCATGACATCCGAGTGCTCCCGACCTATTGGGGACCACGGGATCCCAACATGCCCTCGACCCTGACGGACGTGACGTGGCGACCCCAGAACCACTGGCGCCGCTGGCAGCAGCGCTACTACAGCTACGATGGAGGCAACATGCGACGCCGAGCCCTTTACCCCGCGCTGGAGCCCGCGCCCCAGGCCGCTGAAGGCAACCCGAACGACCAGTACCACCGAGACTCCTACGTGCCCGTACGGCCCGCACTACAGCGTTGGAGCCAGGACGACGCCCTCCTACCGCTGGACGACCTCCTGGCCCTCACGGAGCTTTTCTGGCGCGGCTATTGGAAGGTTCGCAACACCTACATGCCGGGGCGGGGCAACCGCAAGAATCTCCGACTAGAGGACTGGGGTTTGATGTTCCAGCAGCAAAACCAACTGGATCGGTCGGAGATGGTCTGTCTCTACGGCTTCATGGTCGAGACCGGCGTGGTGCCCAAGGCCGAGGCCGACCAGTTCCTCGACCTCGTCGATACGTTTGCCGTGCGACTCAACCACTACGTTTAGGTGTAGCGCCATGCTGATCAAATATGCGGGGCACCTGTACCGTGAGGCGCAGGAACCTGATACGAAGCCCAAGGCCATCGATGCCATCGAACAAGCCAAACAAGTGGCGGCGGTCGAGGGTTCAGCTTCATTGCTGGCGAAGTACAAGTTGAAGACACAGGATAAGCCTGCCATAACGGTCGAGGGCGACGGCATCGACGTAACGAATCAGTTGGTCATGCCGTTCGGTATCCCGATGCTCATGACGTTCGACTTCAACTTGGGTGGGGAAAAACCCAAGCTGCAGGAAGCCGTGGCGGAAATGTGCCGCGTCGGTTACGTTGCGTCCTCGGCCGTCGACATCGTCACGATGCTGGAGTCGTTCAGCACGTTGGCGTCGTTGACGCCGTCGAACCCCAACAAAGCGAAGCTGACGGGCAAGCAACAGAAAAATACCGTCCAGGCCATCGAGTGGATGGAGACGCAGTTTCCTCCCGTGTTGGCGAAGTTGGAGTCGTTGGTCGGAGAGTTCGATCTGCAAAATCGTCAGGACATCGTCAAGAAGTTGACCGACGCGATGACGAAGGAAAAGCCCAACACCCTGGGTAACGATACGGTCGTGAAGCAGGCGATCAAGATCCTCCAGAAAATGGAGGACGAGGATTGGCAGCGTCTCGTCGCGTTCTTCCAGAATGCTCGTGGTCGTTTTACGCCGTCGCGCCAACTGGTGGAGCAAAAGGTCATAGAGTTGACGCAGCACGAGCAGTACAGCGGCGGCGCCCAGATCCTCACGTACGATAAAGACCGCGTGGTCGTGGGGCTCTCGACACCCGCACCATTTGAACACATCCTGATGGCGTTCCGCCGGACCGCCGGACAAAGCAACGCCGTCCAGTTCGTAACGGCTGGGTTTGTGTTGTGCGGCGGCAAGCTGTTGGAGACGGGACCAGACGAAGCGAAATTCAAACAGGCCCTCACCATGATGGTGAACCTGGTGCTGTTGAGCCAGAACGCCGCGAACCCACAGTACAGCCCGCCGCCTGGCGGAACCATCGAGACCGATGGCTCCATGACGGAACAGGAATTCAAAGCCGCGCGAGCCAAAAGCCTGTTCGTCCTGCAGTACGAGGGCGACGTCTACAAGTTCGAATACCGGGGTAAACCCGGACTGCCGGGCGGCCAGCAAACCACTTGCCTGAGTGCCGATCAGTACGAAGAGATGTGGAAGCAAGACGCCCTCAAGAACTACCTGAAGACCGAGCGCGTCTACGTCATCGATCCTACGGGCGACGTTTTCCAACTGGACCAGCGGGGCGAACCCATTGATCGCCTGGTCTACCAGATCGAACGCAAGCCCGGTGAAACCTGTTCAGCTTAGTTCTCTGCGTTTTCGGCCAACGCCGAAATAGATAACGCACAACGACGGAAAAGAGAAGAGGTGGTCATGCGGTACTTTGTACTTTTGGGTTTGTTCGTTTCGATGCTGAGTGCGTGCAACGGATGCGATCCCAACGTCTCGCCCTGCAAACATTACCAGGGCGATGTTGCTGCAGTTGAGCCCTACGACGCAACCCCTATCTTAGACAATACACGGGACGGGGATGCCCTGTCGATGTTGGCGGTCGTGCCGCTCCACAACCCGCAGGACGTCGTCCGTACGGCCGATATTATGTGCGACTTTTACCTGGACGACGAGGTCGTCGATACCGACGTCAAGGACGGGGTGGAGGTTTGTCCCGAATCCACCGTGATGGTCGAGATGGGCATCCTGACGATGGTGCTGAACGAGACGACCGCTGGTGTGACGTGCGAATCCTTCTGGCAATAGCGGCGCTGCTGCTGACCGCGTGTCCACAGCGCGGATATGGACCCTGGTACTTCAGTAACGTCACGGCGTATCCGGTGAATCGCAAGGCCGCCAAGAAAACGCCGGGCGGCGTACAGTACATCGCGCCCACCAAGGACGACACCACAGCGTTTCGCGCGGACCTGGACGCCAAAGTCGTGGCGTTGGAAAAGTGTTTGGGCTACGCGGTTCGGCGGGACTGGTTTTTAGCCTACGTGCCGGCCGATTGGTACGTCTCGAAGTGTTCAGGAGAGCAATTGGTGCCGAGTCTCGCGCCGTGCAAACTATGCCGTGACAAGGGGCTAGTGTTGCCTGACAAATGTTGTGGCGTCATGAAGCCGACGACCGCGTGCCCGTGCGTCTGCAATTTCCGGGCTGTGCTGCAGGGCGACTACGTCGTGACGGCACCGAACCTGAAGTTATTCTCTGCCGAACTGCTTCGACTCGTCACCGGAGAAATCAACGTCTGGACAAAGCCTGAGCTTGTCAAGTGTTTGAAGTAGGAGATATCAATGGGACTCGTTACCATCAGAACCATTATCGCGGGACCTCGTAGTTACTCTGCTTTGTTTGGCGGCGCTGCTTGGAGCATCGCGGCCAACGTCACGGAAGGTGATGCCAAAACAGCAGCCAAAGCGGTGGTGCTGCGGACGGACGGCGAGTGGCCGTTGTGGCACATCAGCTACGCGGTCGCGGGCGGCGTGACGCAAACCTGTACGCTCCGCATGCACTACAAAGACGCAGAAGACGAGTGGCATTTCTTGGGCATCTTGTCGATGCGCAACGCGTTTGTTGCCGGTGACCAAGATTCACAGTTCATCGAGTTGGTGGCGCCCGCTGGTGCCCAATCGGTCGCCATGCAGGTCGACGATTATACCGATGGTACGTGGTCCATCAAGGTACGGGGAGTCATGTGACGGTTTCCCTCTCTTTAGATTCAGAATTCTAACGAAAGTGGGGTAGCGATGGGTTTCTGGCAAAACAAACGCAAGCGCTGGGTTTCGATTGCGTCGGGCACGGCCGTCGTAGCGGCAGCGGCGATCGCGACGTCCGTCTACACGAGTCAAGTGCCGGCGGTACGCGATACGCTGTTGCAGATGTTGGTTATGCGCGACATCGGCGCTCTCCCCGCTCGTGGTACGGGCGCGGGGCAATTCTGCGGGGACATGGGATGGGACGCGCCCCAAAATTGCTACTACACCGGCGGGACCGGCAACCTCACGGACTACGGGACCCAGGGTGTCACCTTGGCCAAGATGGGCTCAGGGCACAGGGAAGGGGTAGTGGCTGGCTTGCCCGTGCGCGACGGCTCAGGGGGGGTGTCGTGGACCAGCGAAAAAACGACCTATGTCGATGGCACCGGATACTACGCAAATTTCTCCGGTCACACACTGACCCTCTCTGATAAGCACTCGGTGACATGGATCCAGCGCAGCAATCTCCCGGGGCTGTCGGGTCAGCCATGGGCTTTCCACGACTCAGGGGGGCATTACCTATACATGGTGCAGGAGACAGCCGGGACATGGCAGTACCAGGCCAGGGGGACGGGGGGGGCAGGTGGTGTAGGGGGACTGGACAAGGCCCGCCAAGAATGGGCCTGCTACACCCTGGCCTACGACGCCAGCGGAGCCAACAAGACAAAGGTGTATCGCAATGGGGCCACACTGCTGACGATCAACTCGACGGCGCACGGGAGCATCGGCTACACGAACAAATCTATCTACATCATGAGTGGGCCCAGCGCGGCCATGGAAGGGGCGGTTACGCGCCTGCGCTATGACGGGCCAGTCGCCCTGACGCTAGAGCAGCACCAGGCCCTCTGCGGTGACTTCACCCAGCCCCTTCGCCGCACTCATCCGGCGTACTCGGACACGACCTGGACGCAGACGGGCGGTGCGCGCTGCTTCGCTATGTCGGCTACCTCGGCAGTCTGCCTGCCCGGTGGAGCAGCGGGGTATGCCTGGGATGGATCGCGAGTGGCCTGGGCGACGGAGCCAGGGCGCGTCAACCGGCTGCTCTACTCGGCGGCGCTCAACAACTGGACGGTGACGGGGAATCCGGAGCTGCTGACGGATGGGGATATGGAGGCAGTGGGAGTGGGAGACTGGACGCCCGGGTCGCAGACAACTGCCACCAAGGAAAACGCATCTCCGCACGGTGGGGCGCAGAATGCCAAGGCACTGAACAACGGATCGACGCTACAGCCACAGGTACGGCAAGTAATACTGACTGTAGGCCAGTATTACAATTTGTACGGATGGCAGCGCGGGGACGGCACAGCCGCCCCCCGCATATCAACGGCCTACGCCACAGGCTTGCCCTACGCCTGTATGGGAACATCGGACGTGGCGTGGCAAGAGTGCAGTATGATCGCCCTGGCTTATTCAACAAGCCTATCACTATGGGGGTCTAGCGCTGCGATCAATACCTTTGTTGAGTTCGACGACGTTTCCGTGACTCTCCACGGTACTCCCGCAGTTGCCCCGGATGGATCAAAGACGGCCTATACGATTTCTAACGTCGCAACCATCTCGACGACCGCCAGTGGTTACACTGCGTTATCGACCGTCTACCCGATCATGTGGTTGAAATGTAGCGCCGGTACGTTGTCCATTACGAACACGACGGGTACGGGCAACTGGAGTGTAGATTGCACACACGCTGCGTTGAATGATAATTGGACGCTCATTTCACGTAACCATCCGGCCGTCAGGGTCACGGATGCGTGGGCGGCGGACGGTACTGGTGCCGTTACGCCGACGTTCAGCGGCACAGAGTTTACCCTATGGCTTCCGACCATCACAGAAGTCGAGGGGTTCTCCGTCATCCCGACTCTCGCGAGTGTTGTATCGACTGGATCCCCGGTTTGGAGTATTGACAACACGACGTTCCGTCGTTACTGGCAGCCTGGTGCTCAAGTCACGACGTCTGGTTCTTACTCGTCGGGTCCGTGCGTCGTGCCCGACGTTACGTCCGTGTTGTTATCGGGTTCGCCGACGTGCACCGGCTTCATCAATAGCGTCGAAATTCTGAGGTAACGATGGACAATCACGAGGCTCGGTATTAGCTCATGCTAACGCCACCGCGAGGAAATACCGATGGATAACGCTTTGCACGATCTATCTCCAGCGATTGTCAATTCCTGCGTTTTCGCGGTTATTCCGTGCACAGGGTCAATGCGCGACTGGTCACTCACTGGAGCGGCCAATACCGCGTTGGTGGCGGCGAACGAGTGGGTCGTAAAAAACAACGTGTTGCATTTGCGCTGCGGGTGGAACGCGACAAACAATTACGCGTATGATGTTAGGCAATCGTTAGACGGTGACGCTTGGACTTGTTTTGCCAGTGGAAATCCATTCGCATTAGGACCTTATCAAGTTTTTATTAGAGGATACGATGGAGTCGGACAAAAATTTTCGTGGAAATACGATACAGTCGTAGGTAAATTGCGTGTATGGAACGGCACTATACACAGTGACGTAGAACTAAGTCTAACGGACCACATGTCTGTCGCGACCTGTAGTGCTGTTAACGGAACTCCCGATACCTACGTTGATGGTGTATTTTTCGGTGCACACAATTTAGCCATCACGTTATCGCCCATCACCCAAGACCTAAGAACAAACTATTCTGATTTTGCTGGTACTGCTGGACAAGACATCACCTCGTTACTTATGTTCGACCGCCAACTTTCGACACAGGAAATCCTCCAGTTACATTCGTGGTCGAGGAAACTCAAGACCCCGGCGCTACACCAACGCACCGCTGGGTTTCCCCCGGTCATCGGGATCGAAAACAACCTGCGGGGCATTTGGGATTTCGGGCGACTCGACGGCGGCGCCGTGCGGGATTTCGCCCGCACGCCCCACCACGGGACCGTTACGGGTAGCGTCACCACCACCACCGAGGCAATCGGCAAGGTCGGGGTATTCGATGGATCAACCGGCTACGTTACGGTCGGGGCCACAGGCACGACGTGCAAAACATTTGAATTGATCGTGTGGTTGCCAGTCCTGACGGATCAGAAAATCATTGATTTGGATGGCGGCACCAACGTCATCGAGTTCAGCGGCGGTAACTTCGTCGCGACGGGTTTTACGACCCCAACCGTTTGGCTCGACGGCGTATCAGGTGGTACGGGCGTGCGGATTGATCAGCCCTACCACGTCATCGTCACGACGGCGACGGGCGTGTCGGTTTCCAACTTGTTGATGGGAAAAGTCGGGGCCAATTTCTTCGGCGGCACCATCAAGGCGTTCACGATGTACGAGGACCAAAAAGACGCCACATGGATCGCACGCCGGTACCGACAATTCGCCCGCATCCCGACGCACTCCTCGGATCCCGATAGTTGGTGGGTCTCGTTCGCAAACGACACGTCAGGGCAATTGTCCAACACGCCCTACACCATCGCGTCGGGCACGTGGAAAGTCGTGGACGACGGCGACGGCAAAGCCATCTCGTGCATCGCGACCGGCGTCCTGACGAAAACAGAAGCCACGGGCTACGGTGGTTCCCTGCAGATCCGCCGCGCCGCCGCGACCCCTAACCTGCTGTATGACGCCGCTGACGCGACGAGCGTTTCGTTAATCACGGGCGACAAGCTTGGGGCCCACAACGTCACGGCCAAGCCGGTGCACCAACGGCAAGGCCATTTCACCTGGACGACCGTCGACACAACGCAATCGTGGACCATCAGCGTGACCAACGGGGTGGGCTACTGGTTTGATTGGGGGGATGGCTACGTTACGTCCCACACGGGCAACGGAGCCGATCAAGTCGTTGCCCATACCTACACGGTCGCGGGACTCTACTGCGTTACGTTTGCCGTGGATAGTCCGACTGCGATCGTGAACTTCAGCGTGCACACGAATCAGCTCACTGGCTCGATCCCGAGCCTCGCGGCGAACACTAAGTTGGTGACCTTCAGCGTGCACACGAATCAGCTCACTGGCTCGATCCCGAGCCTCGCGACGAACACTAAGTTGGTGGGCTTCTACGCGCACGCGAATCAGCTCACTGGCTCGATTCCGAGCCTCGCGACGAACACTGAGCTGGTGAACTTCAGCGTGCACACGAATCAGCTCACTGGCTCGATCCCGAGCCTCGCGACGAACACTAAGTTGATGACCCTCTACGTGTACGCGAATCAGCTCACTGGCTCGATCCCGAGCCTCGCGACGAACACTAAGTTGGTGGGCTTCTACGCGGACACGAATCAGTTGACGGGCTACACCGCCAGTACCATCGCGACGACGTGTACGACATTCAGAGCGGAGGGCAACGCCCTCTCGTTAGCCGCCGTGGATCAGATCCTCACGGATTTCACCGACAACGCTGCGGCTAGACCACTGGTCGGTACCATCAACATCTCTGGCGGAACTAACGCAGTTCCAACGCCCGCCGTCAAAGCCGCTTGTTTGACAGCGTTGCAAACGGCTCCTTGGGCCTGGACCATTACGACAAATTAAAATACTATGATTAAGTCAGGAGTATACAAAATTGTTAATAAGATTAATGGGAAAGTGTACGTAGGTAGCACGGTAAATTTAGTAAACAGACGTAGACAACACAAAGAACGTTTGCATGCTAATAAACACCCCAATCAGCACCTACAAAGTAGCTTTGAAAAGTATGGTTCTGCCGCGTTTATATTCAAAGTTATTGAACGCGTACCAGTTCAATTGCTAATTATTAAAGAACAGTATTGGATGGATAAGTATAGAGCCGCAGATAATCGCTATGGGTATAATATATGTCCGGTAGCTGCCAGTTCTTTGGGAGTAGTGCGGAGTTTAGAAACACGTCAACGAATAAGTAAAGTCAAAACAGGCAAACCAAATTTTGCAGCTAGAGGTAAGAAACGTAGTGCTGAGTCCAGAAAAAGAATGAGCGACGCACATAAGGGAGTTAAACTTAGCGAAGAGCATAAACGCAATCTAAGTTGTGCACAAAAAGGACGAGTCGGCACTATGCTGGGTAAAAAGCACTCAGAAGAAACAAAAAGAAAAATGAGTGCTGCACATAAAGGCAAGATATTTACCGAGGAACATAAGCGTAACATAAGCAAAGCAAAGAAGGGAAAGAAGGGAAAGAAACTTGGTACTACACACAGACGCAAAATTAGGCTGGGCTTGCTACGATACTACAGAACGACGAACTAACGATGTCAAGAGAAACCCGACAATTGATCATCGCGGACCTCGCGCTACTGACGTTGCTGCTGGCCTATTGGGTCGGTTGGCGCTTGTGGACGTGCTGCATCTAAATGGAAACGAAACGAAAAAAGCCCCTATGTCCCGTGTGCCGTACCGCTTCGTTGGTACCGCAGCACGATGACCGCGTCGTCACGCCCAACGGACGCGTGGGTTCTGGTATTCGCCAGAACCCCAACAACCTAAAGATTTACGCGGCGGTCGTGTGTACGCGCTGCGGCATCCGCTTCGAGATCCCCGTCGATCCCCGCGACCTTGAACCCTCGCTCGAATCTGCTTGACGTTTCTTTGCCACTACATTATGGTTGGGGAACCAGGAGGCTATGATGCCGACCCGTAAATATGCCTTTGCCTACACGCGATCCCTTTTGATGGACAAACTGGAAGAACATCTGGCCATTGCGCTTCATCATCGTTACCTACTGTCATTGCTGGACCTCTACGGGTTCACCCACTACCTGCTGGACCACTGGACCGACGAATATCAAATGCGCCTCGCGAAAATCGGCGCTGCGTTGGCACACCCAGCAAAAATCAGTCGCCCAGCGAAACTACGCGCTCTCGCCGAAATAAAAACCAGGCTCTTGGAACAAGACACCCGACACCGCAGATCCGCCCACCGCCATTTCGTCGCGGTGTTTCGGCGAAACATCGGCCTCGATGACGTGGCAACCCGGTGGCTCACGTCCGTGGACGCCACGGCCACGTTGGACGATTTCTGGTACACCGTCCAGACGATCGCCGACGGTTCCGTTTAATCCATTTCTAATAAAATGTATTGACAAGGGGACGCCGCTGTGGTTTTATTCACGGTGGAGGATCGCTATATGCTGGTACACTTTACCAAGACGGGCGACGTCCACGACGGTCCAGAGCGTGGATGCCAAAAATGCAAACGTCCCATCATCACGACACAACAACGCAAACAACGCGGACGACTCGGCGGCAAGAAGACGGCAGCGAAAAAACAAGCCACTACACCCAAAGTGCCGGTTTTCTGTTCTGTGTGCGGCAAAGAAATGTCAAAAATTGCGCGCACCGGCATGTGCCAGATGTGCTGGCGTCAAAGCAACAAAGCTAAACCAAAGGAAAACCGCACGTGTTCGATTTGTGGTAAAACCATAAATCAGGGCAGTACATCGGGTTTGTGCCACGCGTGTGCGTTGCAAACGCCCGAGGCTATCGCGCGACGTAACCAACAAATTGCATGCGACATCGCGCGTTACAATAGCCGAAAGCTCCACGATGCCGACGCCTAGGATCCGCAGGGCAGACCGCCCCCGCGTTATAAAATTGCAGGACGACGCTACCGAAGTATCGTCAGAACCGCGTCCAGTAGATCGTGAACAATGTCGTCACGGTGTACGGCCGTGTCCGTTCGTTGGCTGCCGTCATCACCTGTACCTTAATTACCAGGACGGCCGTGACCACAAAAGCGTCGTCGTGAACTTCCCGTCGATGGAGCCTTGGGAAATTCCCGAAACCTGTGCCCTCGACGTGGCGGATCGTGGCGACGCATCGTTAGAAGAAGTGGGACTCCTGATGAACCTGTCGAAGTCTGGCGTCGAGAAAATCATCAACAAAGCGTTGGCGGTGTTGCGGCGTCGCCTGCACATTGATGAATTGCGTGAGGTGTTGTGATGCGTATGTGGATGGTGGACCCCTGTAGCTTTGTGGCCGGAAGGTTCACAGGACTGGACCTCTTGGTCACACAGGACTTCAGGACCGACGTCTGGCACCACGCGTCCATTGTAACTGCTCCCCTGCCTAAAGGCAGGGGTTTCTACAGGTGTTACAACCTGATGGCGTACAACCCTACACCAAAAGTCCACAGTACGACAATGGAGATATGAAGCAGTTACGTCGACGGCAAGAAAGTTTAGGTACGATGACCATGAACAAAACAATACAGATGTTACTAGCTCAACCATACCTACGCTGCTATTTCCCCACAGAAAATGGTACGTGGGTTTCGTACTGCGTGGAACTAGATCTCAGCAGCATGGGCTACTCGGTTGCCGAGGCCACCGCCCATGAACTTGTCGAGTAAACAACTATCCAGCGATACAAACGGCATCTTCGCACCTTACCAAAAAGCGACGAAATAATGACACACGAATATCCTGTTTGGCTTTGGCTCAACCTAACGTGTGAAACGCCGCCCAAGGGAAACGAACACTGGTGGCACACCACGTTGCCGTTTCCACCGTACCCTGGCCTAATCCTCGCGTCGTTGGGAAACGCGTGCCCTGTGCAGCGGTGCTGCATCGAACGCGTCGAGTACGACCGGACGGCCCGACAATTTCTCTGCTGGACCGAGGCGCACAAGTGCCAGGACGCCGATGAATTCGATCTGGTGGATTCGTTGCTGAACGAAACGTGTCGCAAGAAGCCATTTTGACATGAGCAGACGCCGCATCAGCAAATCGGCCGGTTGGGTCAACCCCGCGAAGCTCCCGAGGGGGCCGGACGGGCGGGCCAAGTGTCGGGTGTGCGGCGTCGAGGTACCGAGGGGACGCAGATCCTTTTGTTCTGACGAGTGCGTCCACCAGCACAAACTCCGGACCCAGCCCGCGTACGTGCGCAAGTGTTTGTTCGAGCGAGATCGAGGGGTGTGTTGCTTGTGCGGCACCGACACCGTCGTGTTGGAACAGCATTTGGCACTGAAGATCAACGAGGCACGACGCGGTACTACCGATGCGTTCAAAGTCGCTGTTCAGGAGTTTCGGCGGCGTTTGGGTAGACCGTTAGGCACCAGACGATACGGCGGCTACTGGGACGCCGACCACATCAAACCCGTGGTGTTGGGCGGTGGGGAATGTGGACTGGACAATTACCGGACTTTGTGTATACTGTGTCATAAGAAGGAAACGGCGAAGCTACGCAAGAAAATAGCTAAAAGGAAACAAAATGTTTAATCTAGGCATCGTAGGGTCTAGAACCTATACAAACTACCAAGAGTTTATCCCTCTGTAACCCGAAAGTCCCAGGCTTTAGCCTTGGGGAGGTTCAGGCGCCTGTTGTAGTCTCATGCAGAGGAAACAACATAACGTAATCAAGTACTCCGCAACCCACGGTAAAACACCATCATGAACCCGTACGTTGAACGTCGTCGTCTAAATCCTTGCCCTAATTGTGGTTGTCAAACGCTACAACATACTCGTATTCGACACCGCGATACCAGACATCATTTTTTCTTGGTCTGGTGTGACCGGTGTGAGTTCAGTACCGACCACTACGTCGTGGGGTTTGAACAGGCGGCCAACGAGTGGAATAAACAATGGGAAACAAAAACCTAAAATGGCGTGACTGTGCTTGGGAAAACGCCTTCGTGTTGGTCTCGCGGGTTGGTCGTGTCTATGAGGTCAAACGCCTTGGCGTCCTGAAGAACAAACGTTTCGGTCGAAACGCCAGATGCTCCAGTACTGCCAGGGGCTAGGCAATGATGTACTTGTGCCCACCAGGTGGGAAGCGTCGGTACGCCAGGTAGACCGCGACATCACCGTGGTGCTCGCGTGGAAGGAGGGATGAGAGATGAGTGACTGCAAGACCTGCGACAAGTGGAACCAGTACGAGGGGTGCGTGATGGGCCTAGCCGCCGCGTGCGGTGTGAGGTGTGATCACTACGAGCCAGACGAGAGGCTGTACGCGCTTCGCGCCCGCGCCGAGAAGGCCGAGGCCGAGCTGGCGAGGCTGCGGGAGGGAATGAGTATGAACAACAAACAGGAGGAAATCATGGAAGACAGGATCACGGTGAACGGGATCGACTACATCCGCGCGGACTCGCGCCCCACAGGTAAGCGCGCCGTCGTGGTGGTGGATCGCGGCTGGATCTTCGCCGGTGACATCACCGAGGAGAATGGACGGATCCGTTTGTCTCGCGCGGTGTGGGTCTACCGTTGGACTGGCGGCCAGGGCTTCGCAGCAGTGATCGAGCATCCGGAGCTAGATAGCGACATCCGCACGGTCGCAGATGTGGACCTGCCCGCCGACGCCGAGATCTTCCGCGTGCCCGTCCGCGACGACTGGGGGCTGTGATGGGTGCTACGGTGCAGATGCCGGTAGGCGACGGCTACGGCGACGGCTACGGCTACGGCGACGGCGACGGCTACGGCTACGGCGACGGCTACGGCTACGGCTACGGCTACGGCCACGGCTACGGCCACGGCCACGGCTACGGCCACGGCGACGGCTACGGCCACGGCGACGGCTACGGCACTATCTGGGCCCGCAGGAGGCGCAGACCGTGATTCGCCGCAGAGGTCCACGTCTGGATTCCCTGGTGGTGCCCGGTCAGGCGCAGGGTCCGCGAGTACATCGAACGAAACGCACACGTAGGTATCGGCGTGGTCTACCGGCACGCCTGGATCCCCTGGGCGCGGAGGGAAGGGCGATGAGCAACGAGAAAATCACTGTGCGCGATGCCTGCCGCCGCCGCATGCCGCTGGATGGCACCGATGCTCAGGCGCTAGAGCATGCGCTCACCATCACCGAGAGGGAGCGGGATACCCAACGGCTTCGAGGCGACGATCTGGTGTTGCGCGCCGAGAAGGCCGAGGCCGAGCTGGCGAGGCTGCGGGAGGGGATTGAGAGGCTGATGGCGACGCAATCCATTCCGGGCTGTTTAAGGTTGTCTCTGTCCGACCTCGCCGCGCTCCTGGAGGTGCCCCATGAGTGACCTCAAGACGTGCCCGAGGTGCGGAGGCGAGGCGGTCGAGTGCCGACTCTACTACGTGCGCCACGAGATGTGCTGTGCGAGCTGCGGGCTGGTAGAGCAGGCTGACAGCTTCGATGGGGCAGCGGGCAAGTGGAGGAAGCCATGAACAACGTCGCCAAGACCATCGGCTGGAGTGACCTGAGCTGGAATCCGATAACAGGCTGCCTCGGGGGCTGCTCGTACTGCTACGCGCGGGCTATGGCGCGGCGCTTTGGTCGCACGGATGAGGAGCGGGCCTTCCTGCCCACGTTCCACCCGGAGCGACTGGGCGAGCCTGCGAGGCGAAAGAAGCCCGCGCGGATCTTCGTGTGTTCGACCTCGGACCTGTACGGCGTGGGAGTGGACGCAGACTGGACTCTCGCAGTCCATGACGCCATGTACGGCGCACCATGACACACGTACCTCCTGCTCACGAAGCGCCCGGCGCAGATGGAGTGGTTCACATGGCCCGCAGTGCCCGCATGGATGGGCGCTACCGCCACGGATCAGGCGAGCTGGGATGTGGCATGTGCTCACCTCCGCCAGATCCCGCCGGGCTTCGGCCGCTGGATCTCCGTGGAGCCCCTGCTGGCCCCCATCGTGATCGGGGACTGGGTGCCCGACTGGGTGGTCGTGGGGCTTCTTTCGCCGCGTCCGGTGCTCTACTCGCGCGAGTGGGCGCACCTGCTGGCAGACGCGCTGCGTGCCCGCGGAGTGCCCGTGTACGGCAAGACCTCGGTGCCCGAGATCGGCCGCGAGTGGCCGAGAGGAGTAGGAGCATGACCGACACCTACCTGGACAAGCAGGGAAGGGAGTGCGCGCGGCCGCGGAGGAACATGTGCATTGCTGAGCCTGGATACAGGTGGCGGACGTGGGATGTGGTGCAGGGATGGGACGGCGGGGAATGCGGACTGGACAATTACCGGACCCTGTGTATACTGTGTCACAAGAAGGAAACGGCGAAGCTACGAAAGAAAATAGCTAAAAGGAAACAAAATGTTTAATCTAGGCATCGTAGGGTCTAGAACCTATACAAACTACCAAGAGTTTACCAACATCGTGATGTCTATCGTAGATCACGTCGGAGAAGATGTCCGTATTGTATCGGGGGGTGCTGCAGGAACGGATACGTTCGCAGAACGATTCGCCGCTGCATACAACCTACCGATCAAAATATTTGCACCAGACTGGAAAACTTATGGTAGAGGAGCGGGAGTTGTCCGCAACAAAACAATTGTTCAGAACAGTGACATGATTTTGGTGTTCTGGGACGGTGTATCTAAAGGTACGGAGAATACTATTGGATTGGCCAAACTACAACGTAAACCCGCAATTATCTTTGACATCGCGACAAAAACGATACGCGATGCAGGTTTTATCGTAGACGACAAATCAGGTGAGTTGTTCATTACCCTTGACAATTTTGGATTTATGGATTTGTCGTTCGGCAGACTGGACGGGAAACCGTTCGAAACTACGGTCAGTGGATTTACCGTTTACTCGGCGTATCAGATTAAACAACATAGTAGTTTAGCCGTTGACATGCTTAAGGCAGTCAAAGGTATGCCGGAAGCTAAATACAAAATAAATCACGAATCTTATGATGAATTTATAGAACACACATCTGAGAAAATGATAAGGCACTTGCCACAACAAGTAAAGATGGTATGTGGCATCAGTAGTGCGAGTAGACTAACTTCTGATTTTGGTGATGCTGTCGCTAGACACTATCAAACAAAGTTCATACCTAATTTCTTTATTATAGATAAAACAATTCAATTATCTGAGTCGGCTCCAGATTTTGTAATGGATAAGTTTCAGACCAAGCATTTTGAGTCCATGAAACAAATACCAGGTAGATTCAGAAAGTTCTTTGTTGTGTCGGTAAAAATAGCGGGCAGGAATAAAGTAATTAATTTAGACCCGCAACACACCATTGTTGTAGTAGACGACATCCTTACGAGCGGCACTACAATGGGCTCGGCTGCAAGCAAGCTAGAAGAAATTGTTGATTGTAACGTTGTCGGTATCACTATATTCAAAGTAAGGTGACGACTCCCACCCAGACGTGATGAAAAGTCTTGGAGGAATCTACGATGGCAAACCCAACGGTGTTCCACAAACTAGTTCAAGCGGCAGCAGAACATAAGGGTCTGTATTTGCGACCAGAAGAAGTCCTGATACTTACTCAAGACCCTGAGATTAAGGCCGCGATCGAACAAGCAAACCGACACCATGCTTGGGCCATGCTGCCCCAGGACGAACGAGAGCACCTCGACTGTTTTGCCCCGAAGGCAACGTGTTCGCCCCCTGGGCTTTACACGAGATTGTTGTGGTGATGGTTGGTACAGGTGCAAGGAATGTTGGCGCCGGAAGGATGAAACATGAGCAACGAGTTTCCGATCGACGTAAGTAGACGTTGGCACGACCTTGAAGTTACGATCAGGGAAATCCTCGCACGGCACGACCCCATGGGACTCATCAGGATGGGGGCACCCAATCATGAATACAGGCCCGAGGCCGCCTTTATGGCCGAGTGGCTGATGGATTGTCGTGGTGTGGTCGAGTTTATTGTCGTCAAAAATGAGTTGTACGGTACGTTTTGCCATCTATTCGATTCTGCGTCGGTTGGGACACCGGATCATTACGAGGCGGCGGCTCAAGAAATTTTTGACGCGTGGCAAGCGTGGAGAACCAAGGGAAAAGCATAATGCACATTAACAATCGACAAGAGTTCGAGGCTGCGTGTACCCGGCTCGAAACCCTGTGGTCTGCTCGTCCTGGTGACCCAGACTTCGAGGAACGGGCCGCGTTGGTCACCGCTATCATGGACTACGAAAAGGACACATATATGCCGCTACCTACGCCAGAGGAAGCAGCGCGGTTTCGTAAGGAACAGGAAGCCATGCGGCCAACACGTACTAAACTATTTCTCGATACCGAGTTCACGGGTCTGCACCAGAACACCACCCTGATTTCGCTCGCGTTGGTGGCGGACACAGGTGAAGAGTTTTACGCGGAGTTCACGGACTATGATGCTCACCAAGTAGACCCATGGATCCAAGACAATGTGTTGACCAACTTAATACTAGCGTACCATCCTGTCGGTAGTGACGTATCGAATCCAGAGGGACACCACCACGTCAAGGGACCTACCGCTTTTGTAGCCGAGAGCTTGGTTGAGTGGCTCCGTCGATTTGACCAGGCGGAAATTTGGGTCGACGTAGGGGCGTACGATTGGACGCTTTTCTGTCAGCTCTTTGGTGGTGCCCAGAAACTCCCAAAGAACATTTTCTACATCCCGTACGATCTCGCCACTGTCTTGCGGGTCGTAGGAATCGATCCAGACGTCAATCGCGACGCCTTCGCCTCGGTGAACGGTTGGCACGATACTTTACCCCAGCACAACGCCCTGCACGATGCTAGGGTACAGCGGGAGTGCTGGCGCGTCGTGGCCAACGCCGCGATCGCCAGCATCAAGAAGGGCGAGAAACTGCGACTTGAGCTGTAGGGGAGAACAACAAAACGTCGTCGTAAGGATGCGTATCGAAACCATGCTGGAAAATTGGCCATGATAAAGGAGTAGCGCCATGCAGATGATCGTGACGTTCAAAACGCCAGACGCGGTGGATTGGGCCATTACCGACTATATCGAGAGTCTGGAGCCACCTAGACCAACCGATCCTGACTACGACGGGTACACAGAAGACCCAGAGGGTTGGTTCCTTACAAAGACCGACGAAATTAGGGAGTTTCTTGGCCAGTGGATCGAGTACGGGGAAACCGTGACGCTAGAGTTCGATACGGTGGACAAGACTGCCGTTGTCAAGAGAACCTAGACATGTGCTACAGCATCGACACCATTACGGCGGGTGAACTACGGGACAGGCGCTTTCAGATCCCCGACCACATTCCCGACTGTGCCACCACGACAAATAACTCATGGATAGTTTCTTTTGAGTCTATTACACAGGATCTAGACGGCACGGTACGGACGTCATTTTCCGTCACGTTCCTTGATGCGTTTCGGTGGATCGAGGGTACCTACAGGGTGGAAGACAAAGTCGGGAACGTAGAGAAAGAGGTGTAGCGTGCTGGTCAGGGTTGATCACGAGCAACTGGCCGAGCTGGCCGAAAAAATCGCCGAGACCTTTGCCTTCTACCGAGATCCACCCAACGGCAAACTACCGGACTCCATCATGGCCGAGATCATGATGCCCGAGTTAGAGCGCTTGCTCGGGGCCGTCCGGTTGGTCCTGGGAGTAGGGTGTCCGCGCTGTGGTGGCGTCGGCCGCAAAAGCTACGGCAGCACCGCGACGTGGCGGGGCGGCATCGGGGGCCAGGCCATCACGGAGGGCGTGTGCGATGGGTGCTGGGGCACCGGCAGAACCGACTGTACGGGCGTGGATTTACGTCGCTTGGCCTCGTTGCAGCGGGAAGTCGAAATGCTGCGTGTGCGTGTGGCACAGAAACCGTTATCCGCCGAGGAGCAAGCGGCGCGAAAGCCACCACCACCCGAAACCTTGGTCGGGGCCCTACAGGACAAAATCCACCAGGACAAAGGACGCGCGAAACAAGCGCGAGTACCCAAGAATAAGAAAATCTCAATTAAAGAACAGAAGCGACGCGATGCCATCGGGCTGCTCGTACGCCTTCTAGGCGAGGGTAACGACATCGGCATCGTGGTGGACGCGTACTACGACGTCGCGGGATCCCTGCGGCTACGTGTTCAGGATTTAGCACAGACGCCCTGGCCGTCTGATCCCTTGCGGTCGGAAGTAGACGTGCTGTCGCCGTAGGAAAGGCTGGCCGCGCATTTGTCTTGACATTTTTCCCGCCTGATTTTATTGTGGTGGTGGAGGTGTTGGTGTGGTCGAAATCAAAATCGTGAAGGAGTGTAGAGCGTAATGGAACAGCAATCCAAACCCTGGGATCAACGCTGGCAGGACGATCCAGCGCACTACGTCACGACGCCGACCGGCATGACCGAGGGGTACGTCTACGGAGACAACGGCGAAGAGGAATACTACGAGTTCGATGCCGACAACACCAGGCAGCAGATCCAGTACGCCTACGCCGACGGCTATCGGCGCGGGCGGCGCGATCAAGCTGGTGGCGTACCGGTCGAACGCCTGGAGGAACAGATCCGACAACACCGCTACACCCAGAAGTTTCTGGAGGAACGCGTCGCCACGCTGGAGCGCGAGCTGCAACACGAGCGTGACGAACGTTACGCGGGCGCCGACCCCGTGTTCGTCATTGCGCCGACGGGCGGTGGTCAACTGGGCAACTGTTACTACGGGCACGGTTGGCGCGTCACGTCCAAAACGAAACTGTCGGACCAGGATCTCCGCGCGCTGAACGAAATGGGAGTGCTGGGTCACGGCCAAGAGTTTTACGTGCGACGCCGTGAGGAACAGGGCGACGCGTCGTGGTCGGCGGGACCCCATTACTACTACTGCGAAAGTCGCGTGGACTCCAGCGACTAGAAGGAAACGAAGGTTATGCGAAAACGCAAGCTCGTCGACGGCGACATGGAGCCCGAGGGTACGGCACAATGGGAAACATCACCCGCACCACTAACGCGAGCGGATGGTCCCGTAGGTACCCAAACCCTCCGGGTCGACGTGCGGGACCGTAGCGAAGTCATCGGTACCGACACCGTTGCGGCACTTGGTGCCCGAGTCCTCTTCTACAAGAATACTTTGCGCCGTGTCTGGAAACGCCTGCGGGAGCGGATCCGCATCGAGCGCATCATCTGGAAGGATCACGACGACGCCATCGTGTACCACCGCGAAGAGGTCGACGGGTTACGCCGTGAGATCGAAAGGCTTCGGACAGAGCTTGCGACCGTCCAGTGCCATGACATTCGGGTGTTGAGTCTATGCCCAAAGTGTGGATGCGACGCGTGGCGAGCCGTGTGTGGATTCTGTGGCGAGAGTTCTCCTACGGAACGTATGCCAATTCATGCGTTGTTGGCCTGGTGCGGGAGGGCTCAGAAGTGATCTGTGCATTTACCGGGCACCGCTTCAATGCAGCGCAACGAGCAATCGTGCGTGCAAGGGGGCTCATCGCTGATCTGACGTGCCTCGCCGCACAGGAGCATCGGGACACGGCCAGCGAGAAGCATAGCGCCGTACTCCTGGATCTGGACGATGTGTGTGACGCCCTCGAAGATGCCGCCAGCGCTTACTACGCACTGAGCGCGCAGGCGCAAAGGAGGACGCAATGTCCGAAGTAAGGGCGCATCTTGAACTAATATTAAAGAATTGGTTGGACGTGGCTGAATCGGTAAAAGGACTGATCGATGAGGCAGATCGTGCCCGCAAAGAAGCTGAGAAGGCGTGCGAAAAGGAAGAGGTTTTGCGCAGGCAACTTATCGACGCGGCCTTGGATCTGCTCGACAGTCCGTACTGGCCAGGCAAGAACAGGGCATCTGCAATTCTGGTCGCAATGGAAAACGCCGGTAGGGCGTTGGTGGAAGAGGTCAAAGTGGATCACATCAAGGGAAACGAAATGATCAACACGAAGTACCGCAGAAATCTCGTTGGCGTTGCCGCCAAGGTCAAAGAGGGCGAGTACGCCATCGAAGTCAAGGGGCAGGTAGACGGCAAGTGGATAGTGCTCGGCGAGGTGTTGTTTCCCCGTACCGTCCATCGGATCAAGGTGGCGGCCGTGCGCATGAGGGAAACATCGTGACCGATATCTACTATGACAAGCAGGGCCAAAGGTGTGCGCGGCTGCGGCGAGAGCGGCTGGTGTCTATCGGTGCGTTCTACTCATGGCGCGACTTAAAAATTGAGCGATGCCCAGTCGGGTGGGTGGCTAGTGGTTACCTTGCGTCTTTTGTAGCCCCAACCCTAGCGGCCCTTCGTCGGAAGCTCGCGTGGAAGGAGGGATGAGAGATGAGTGACTGCAAGACCTGCGACAAGTGGAGCCAGTACGAGGGGTGCGTGATGGGCCTAGCCGCCGCGTGCGGTGTGAGGTGTGATCACTACGAGCCAGACGAGAGGCTGTACGCGCTTCGCGCCCGCGCCGAGAAGGCCGAGGCGGATTACCGCTTCATGGTGGAGCGGGCCGCTGACCAGAAGCTAGACGGCTACCGTGAACTTGGTGCCAGGGCCGCGAGTGCCGAGGAACGCGCCGAGAAGGCCGAGGCCGAGCTTGCGCGGCTGCGGGAGGGGATAGGGGCGCGGATACGAGCCAGTGACTCCTGTCTCGGCAGTATGCGCGGCACCCTCTCCACGGCCGACCTCGCCGCGCTCCTGGAGGTGCGACCATGAGGACGTGTGGGGAGTGCCGGTGGTGGCGGCGTGACGGCATTCAGTTCCATGGCTGGTGCAAGCCACCGCTGCCATCAATGGCCACGGCCGAGGTTTACCAGAATCGCCTGGCTGATAACTGCTCTTGCTTCACCACGAGAGAGGAGACCGATCATGAAACTGAGTGAAATACGGGAGGCAGCAAAGACGTTCGACGCTGCCGACAAGGGCCTTGTGGTGGCCTACTCGCATCGGTTGTGGGATGCATACAAACTCGCCCACGCTGCCCTCCCCGCGATGCTACAGGCGGTGGATCAGCTTTTGTCTTTTCATCATGCCGGAACTCCCACTAGAGCCGCGCTCATAGACGCTGGAATCGAGGTGGACGAATGACCGACGCGCCGGACTACGAGTCGATAGTAAGGAAGCTGTGCGCGTGGGCATCCGAGGCAGTGGAGCCAGACGTGGGCGCTTCCGGTAGTCGTCCATGGAAAGACGAATATCGCGAGGGTAGGTATGATGGATACAGAGACGGTGCGTGGACGGCGCTGAAAATCATCAACGGATTCGAGGCGGACGAATGACATTCTCCGACCTATATGCCGCCGTGATCGCGATGCAAAGGGCCTCGGCAACCAGAACTGGTCCACCGGACGGGACTATTGATGAGCTGGTTGGTTGCTACGGGGTCAACTACCCGGCCGTGTACACGATGGCTCGATGCTGCGGATACTTATTCAGCGAGCAGTGCCGTGGCGGTGATCTGCCCATCGGGTTCGTACACGATTTTACGGAAGTCGGGATTCAGGTAGATCCATGAAACAGACCCACGTGGTTCGGTGGATACACTACTACCAAGGCGACCGAATCATTAGCAGCCACATGATGCGGGCGCGGCTGACACCCAAATTCGTCATCACGGATAACGGTAGCCGCTTCAATCGAGAAACTGGGGATTATGTAGGGGCACGTAAAGTTTGGTCCGTTGCGTCCGAGCGCATCGACATCTCGACCCTACGGCCCCTCACCAGCGCGGAAATGCGGAAGCCGCTGGAAAAAGAAATCGAGTCCACGGCCAAGATATTGCAAAACGCGCAACAGGAAGCAGAACGGTACGCCAAGCGGGTAGCAGAAGCGCAGAAGCGTCATGAAGCAGCGGTCGCGGCCTTGCGGGCGTTCGACGCCAAACAGTAGGTAGATCACTACTTCACCGGAGGAAAAATGAACCACGATAAAATACAGCCCGACGCACCTACCCACACCGGCACTGCGGTAGCACGCGATACTGACCTGACCTCTGAGGTGTGGCTGACCCGGAATCCCGAGTCCGGTAACTGGCGGCGCGTTCGTTACATAGATGAGTGGAATCCAGACACCCTGGTCAACACGTATGAAGAAGAGCAGTGGTTGTATCGGTTAACTGATGTACGTGAGGTAACGACCAGGGATCTCATGGGATACTGGCTTGAGGACCTAGCTACTGCCAACCGGATACTAGTTGAGGTGCAGCGGCGAATTAATGAGTTAGAGAAAAATTTGGATCAGGTACGAGAATCCCTGGTCATCACGGAAGAGTGGATAGCGCATAGCCAGGCTAAATACAAAGAACTATATCTGAAAAGTGACGACGTACAGGAGCAACATCATGGGTAGAACACTGAAGCGAGTTTCGCTGGATTTTGATTGGCCGTTGAACAAAACGTGGATAGGCTACGTGAACCCGTACAGCAGCAAGAAGAGTACGTGCTGTTATTGCGACGGTGTTGGCCTAGCACCGGAGGCCAAGCGGTTTTACGAGCAGTGGTACGGAAACGAGTTCTTCGACCCTGTGGCGTACGGTGCTGAGCCCATCGCCCGAGACCATCCCAAAATCTTGGCCATGGCGGAACGAAACGTAAGATGCGACGGTCTAGATCCAGATACCACGACGATGCTGGTTCGTCTTGAAGTAGACAGGCTCTACTGGAATTGTTTCCTCGGCCATTGGAATCACCATTTGATCCAAGCGGACGTCGATGCCCTGATCGCGGAAGACCGCCTGTGGGATTTTACCCGTGTGCCCAGGACAAAAGAACAAATCGAAACCGTGAAACAGAAGGTTGCGGCGGGCGGCAACTCCTGGCTGCCCGAATCCAACCTGTTCCTGTCGGCTGGGATCCACTTCCTTCAGGTGGGGGAGGAAGCCGACTCTTCAAGATGCGTTTTACAACCATCCTTCACAAAAGTCAAGAAAATAGGTTATGCTTTAGTAGAAGGAGGCTACGGTAGTGTATAGGTTAGATAAAACTAGCAACGCAGTATTTTCCTTGGTCTACCACTTGATCATCGTGGTGAAGTACCGCAAGAAAGTATTTACGTCGAAAGCGTTGGTATCGGACGTCAAGACGACGTTTGAATCCATCGCGAAAGACTTCGACGTAGAAGTCGTCGAACAAGAATGTGGTGTTGATCATGTCCACGTTTTGTTCCGAGCCAAACCAACGCTCGACATCACGAAGTTCATCAACATCCTGAAGGGACATAGTTCCCGAGCCATCAGGAAGCGACACAGGAGTTTCCTTCAGGATAAATTGTGGGGTGATTCTTTCTGGAGTCCATCGTATTTTATCGCGACGACCGGCAACGTCACGATCGATATTTTGAAGCAATATGTGGAACAACAAAGAACAGAGCAAACGTGATCCATAAGGCGTACAAATATAGGATCTACCCAGACGATCAACAAGCTCAGTTGATCCAGAGAACGTTTGGCTGTGTTCGTCTGGTATGGAACCTTATGCTGGAGGACCTTAAATCATCTTACGTCAAGACCAAGAAGTTTACTTATCCTACACCAGCTCACTACAAAGAAGAGTTTCCTTATCTAGCAGAAGTAGATTCATATGCTCTGTGTAACGCTTGGATGAATATAAAGCAAGCGTTAGGACGGTTTCTAAAAGACAGAAAGAACCCTAAGAAGAAAAAGAAATCTGGGTTCCCTACGTGGAAAAAGAAACACAAGGCTAGACGAAGCTACACAACCAACTGTTCTCGTGGAAATATAAGAATTCAAGATGGAAAGTTACAACTTCCAAAGTTGGGGTTAGTCGAAACAGTTTTCCACCGTCGGTTGTTTGGCAAGATCAAAAGCGTTACGGTTTCGCAAGATCCCTCTGGTAAATATTACGCTTCTATTTTGACAGAACAACCCGATGTACTTAATGACGAAATAGACGATACTAAAGTAATAGGCTTAGACTTTTCTTTTGCTTCTCTTTTTGTCACGCCGTCGGGGGCGAGACCCAAACCTCTGGATTGGCTAAAACAAGAAGAGTGGCGACTCAAACGGCAACAAAGGAAACTGAATAAGAAAACGAAAGGATCCAATGGTTACGCTAAACAGAAGATCAAGGTAGCCAAAATCCACGAGTACATAAGGAACAGACGGACAGATCAGCTTCATCGCTATGCTAATAAATTGCTAGACCGCCACGACGTCATCGTGTTGGAGGATATTGATCTCTCGGGTTTAGCAAAACGTAGCAAACTAAAGCATAAGAAACGGTTTGGACGGTCTGTCACTCGTCTGGCGTTTGGTATGTTTCGGTCAATCCTCAAACAGCAGGCAGAACAAAGAGGTAAATTGGTCATCACGGTAAGCAAGTGGTTTCCCAGTAGTCAGATCTGCCACGTTTGTGGAGAACGCCACAGGGAAACTAAAGACCTTAGCGTAAGGCAATGGACTTGTTCTGTCTGTGGTACTGTCCATGATCGAGACATCAACGCCGCTAGAAACCTAACACTACTGTATCTGTTTAATAAATCTACCGGTGCAGCACCGGGAAGTTACGCTGGTGGAGAAGACACCTCTGCGTTTCAACGATGGTTGAGACGTAAGTGGCTTCGTAGAAACCAGAAAAGTTGTAGGACTGGATCCTACAAGCCCCTTGCTTTAGCTAGGGGTAGTTGACGCGCCGGACTTACAGGAACGTCTGCTCGCGACCGGTACGCAGAAACTCGTAGAGGGCAACTCCTGGCACGACAATCTATGGGGCTCGTGTGACTGCGGTAAGTGTAAAGATAAGGGTAGGAACCTGTTGGGCCAGTTGCTCATGCAGGTCCGGGACGAGATACAGGAATCATGGTAGACATTTTGTTCTCATGTACTTGGTTTGAACCAAAAGCACGTGAGTACGAGGAAACACGTTTAGATGTCACGCAAGAAACCACAGATTCCAGACTGGTTCGCCCGAGAGCTGATGGGTAAGTTGGTGGCGGTCCACACCGAGCTAGTCCGGGTACACGACGGTGCGGCTGCACGGTGGGAGCCACAACCCGCTAAATCGCGTGGACAGTTAGAGGGGCCGAAGCCAGTCGGTTGGGTCGTTGGATTCAGGTGGTTGCTTCGAGGCAGGCACATTCCTGGCACCAAGCCGCATTGGGGTATCGATAGCTACGACTACGGAGATCCTCCGGAGTTCAAAGAGACAGGCCCTAGAACGCCTTGTCTGCTAGTCGCCTACTGGCCAACCATGACGCCCGTGAAGGTGCCGCTGGACGGTTACACTAGGGTCATGGGTGACGATCCATTCAGTGTTCCTGTGCCTCCGGCTCGCCAAGCCAGATGGTCTGACCGTGACCGAGAACTTTATCGAGAGTTTGCGGCAGAACAGCCACGAGACGCCAAGGGCAGATTCAAGAAGGTGACGAAGTCAACTACCCCTCCCTAAAGGAAGGGGCTTGTAACTGGTCTTTCGACCGCTACCATAGGTTGGTTGACGACAACCCTTTATGATCTTTCTACCAAGACCTCTAATGTTCTTAGCTCCACCGAGATCCGCATGAATCCTATAGCCACAATCCTGACAACAAAACTTATCCTGGCTCTGTCGATTCTTTCGACTGATGTGGCCACACCGATTACATCGCTGACTCGTGTAGGCTGGGTCTACCAAGTAGACGGGAACTCCAGCCCACTTAGCCTTGTAGCCAATAAAACTTCTCAGTTGAAAGAAACTCCAGTTCATGCGTTTGGATCTAGACGCCTTCCTAACCCTGGTCCGCGTGTTAATGCCCGTCAAATCCTCAAGGGCAATCCCACGTTTCGTGCGTTTAGCTTCCTTGACCAAACTCTTGGAGATCCGGTGGTTTTCGTTTCGTTGAAAATTACTCTGTCCTTTAGATATTTGTCTGAGCCTCCTTTTAGCACTCTTGGTTCCTACCGATTGCAAAACAGCCCTACGACTACTGTACCACTGTCTAGTAGACTCTATTTGATCGGAAGTATAGAACTCTCCATCGCTCGTGACCGCTATGTTCTGGACCCCAAGATCCACACCGATGGCGTCGGTTGGATCAAGTGCGTCAGGTTCCTCAATGTTGCAAACAGCGTGGAGGTACCATTCTCCTTTACGATAAATAAGGTCAGACTCTCCCTGCTGAACCTGCAAAAGCCGCATCTGACGTTTACCCGCTTGGAACGACATCTTGACACGACCCAAACCCAACAACCAGATCGACACTTGCTTTTTATCTGTAAAGTACGTCAGGATCCTAGAGTCGTAAGCAATGGACCCATGCTTCTTAAATTCCCTCTTGGTTTCTTTGTCCAGTTTGTAGGCGTCCACTACCTTGGCGATACACCTGACCGTCATCTGAGCACTGAGGTCAAAATGATCCCTGACGGGTCTGTAGACGATCTTGTGGAGAGAAATCTGCTGAAACAGTTTCTTCTTCCACGCCACTACGCTGATCTTGTTGCACGCAAGGTTCGCCGCCTCCAACGTGCGGATCAACGCCTTGGCTTGGGTGGTGTCGGGCATCAACTTAATTTTTGCTATGATCTTCATCTACTAAAGTATAACGTGTTTTCCAAACTTGAACGAAGGAGCGGCGTTTCCTCCCTCCCCTAAAGGGAGGGGTCTCCACGCTGAAGAAGGATGAAGGCTATGGTATGGAGGATGTTGCAGGAGATGGATAATGCTTAATCTACAGGCAGGCAGCGTCGTGGTTTGATTGCAACATGTGCAGACAAGGAGAACGAAGATGGACATTGACAAGTTGACGATTGGTGAGTTGAAGCAGTTGGTAGCGATGGCGCAAGGACTTGGTGTAGGGTGTACGTCGCAAAAGCAGGGGGACACCCACGCCAAGGTAGGCGAGAACATCCTGATCCGGGGTGTTACGCTCTACTACGTCGGTCACGTGGAAAGCGTTTCGGAAACGGAGATCGTTCTCTCCGATGCCTCCTGGGTTGCAGACACGGGACGTTTCAATGAGGCCCTGAGAACTGGTGTTTTGAACGAGGTTGAGCCGTTCCCGAATGGAGCAGTGACGGTGAAGCAGGGTGCCATCATGGATTATTCACCATGGCCGCACCCGCTGCCCAAAGAGGTGAAGTGATGAACGCTGCGCTTTTGCGAGTAGCCTGTGAGCGGTCGGGGTCGCGGTCGGGGTCAGGGTCGTAAATTTGAAAGGACGAGGACTGAGATGAGAGATGTACTGGTAGTTTCGTGTCTGGCTTTGTCTGTTTTTCTTGCCATGGCTACGAGTGGCGACGACAAGGAAAACAAAAAGGAGCAGAAAAAAGTAGAGAGCACAGAGGCTACGTTTGAGGGTTCAGCCGAGGCGCTCTTCAGGGCTTACGATGAAAATGAGATCGAGGCGGATATTCAGTACAAGGGGAAGGTGTTGGAAATTTCGGGCAAGATTGATTCTATCGGCAAGGACATAATGGACGAGCCCTACGTTACGTTGCGGGTTGGCCGCACGTTCGGATCTGTCCAGTGCATGTTTTCCAAGAGCAGCAGTCAGCAGTTAGTGAGGTTGCGAAAGGGTCAGGCCGTGGTGCTGAAGGGCCGGTGTGCGGGCAAGATGGTAAACGTGATACTGCGCGGCTGCGTGGTGTCGAAACAATAGAGGCCGAAGATGCAAGAGAAGAAAATGGTCGATTGGACGGCAGAAGAGTGTTGTCGATATCTCGGCATCGACGATACTGAAATGTCGCTGGACGACCAGCCACAGGACCTAAGGGTCAAGGTCTACGCCTGGTCAAGTGATCGGCCAATCACGGAGAGATAACCATGAGTAACGAATTCAATTTGGAAGCGACGCTAGACCGACCGGAAGAGCGAAAAGCTTTCATCGCCAAGATCCGGGCAATGCTGCCCGCTCCCATGCGGTGCGTCCGGGAAGCCGAAACCGAAGCCGAGCGTGGGTTTCTACACATGAGTCGGACGGGACTGCACATTTTCGATGCACCCAAACACCAGGTTGACTACGCACCGGACCACCACATCTTGTTCACCGTCAAGGCATATTACATTGACTATACCGCAATCTTGGCACGAGCCCTTGCCCCGCTGTTACCCGAAATTCCGATGCGGGACCTATGCTTTAAGCTTGCGCTTCTTTTCCCCAACGGTCCCGCCGGTTGGGCAACCAAGAAAATCCGGTGCCCAAATTGCGGCCACACCATCACGCGGGTTCCAGCCGACGTCGGAGAGCAAGATTTACTGTTGGTCGCATGCGAGAACATGAACAGCTACCAGTTCTACGGCAGCGAGGCAGCAGAGGGACAAGAACCGCATTATGGCGACCTACAACATAACCCGCATGGACCCATCGTGTTCGAGTACCAGCCATCCGGGTGGCTGTGAGGGACCAAGCTATGCAGGACAAAGAAAACTGGCGCGGACAATTCCTCATTGACGTAGAGAACGCGATGGAAAAAGCCCGGTGCCTTGGCGCCCAAGAGGAACAGCTTTGGGCACTGCTACAGCAATTGATTGGCTTGGCACCCGAAACGTCAAAACACGACAAACAGTGGGCACGGCAACGGGTAAAAGAATACGTCGAGGAACGAAAGTAGGAGCAAGTATCATGATGGACGGACAGCAGTATATTCTGAATCTTTTGCGTGACCACGGACCCCTTACGCGGGAAGCTATCTTGCAATTTGCAGTCGATGAACACGAGTTTAGTATGGAATATGTAAGAGACTGTCTTGGAGACTGCGAAGAAGATGGTCTAGTCCGCGTACGAGATGGCGTTGTAGCGCTACCGCCTATCGTTTGTCCGTGCTGTGGCTCTGAGGACACGACCCAGCACGAGAAACCGTACGAGTACACGCCGCCGTTTGGCGAGACCATTCATTATGATGTTGGGGTTGTGCATTGTAACGTGTGCAAGGAAGGCTGGCGTACCAAGGGCCACGAATTTGTCGTACGTGCCGCCACCAGGAAGGCAGACGTCGCGACCGTCGGGCCCATGCTGGACTATCTCCTGACCCTGACGTTCCCAGGTGGCGTACAAGTTTCGGAGGGATACATAAAACAAGTACTCGGTTTGTCGAAAGGCACGATAGAAAAATGGCGAGGTGGGGAGATTACGCCTGGAGAACTAACGCTCTTGCGGCTACTTCGTACTTGTCCTGTGCTCCTGCAGGTGGCGGGGTGCCGCTACGATTTCGGGGACGCCAAACTCGTTTTCGTGAAGGACTTAAAAGAGCGTGATGGCGAGGACCTAGATCCGGAGCCGGTGCTCTAACAATGGAAACTACGTCATGACCCAATCTAAAATCCAGCAAGCCATCGCGTCCATCGAGGACGCGGTCCAGCACCTCGATGCCCTCCTGGTGTCCAAAGATTTTGCGGCCGACGTCGAGGGGTGTCGCTACTCCCTACGGGAACGTTTGGCGGAACTAAACGCCCTGTTGGCACTGGATCCCGTGGTGTGTTGTCGGTGTGGCAAAATCCCCGCAGAGCCTTGGCAGTACATCGGCGAGGTGCGGTGTCAGGAATGTCGTGACGTAGAGGTCCACGTCGAGTGGGACGTGTCGAAACTTTCCAAGGGGCAGCGAGACCTGCTCCACAGTCTAACGCGAGCGTTGGGGTTGTTGAACGTACGCTTTGATACAGGCGGCACGAAGGACCGCTTTGATTGGGAATGGGACTGGAGCCTACGGGGTCCGCTCAAGATTCTGTTCCGTGGATTCACGCGGGACAACCCACAAAACCGTTACGTACGGGAAACCGAAACTCCAGCGTCTAAGCAGGAACAATGGAACACACGACAGCAAGAGCTTGTCAAATTGTTGGGAACGTGCTTTCCTGAAGAAAAAGACGTGCAATAATGAGCGATACTTGCTGGCTGTGGTACCACGGCACCACAAAAGAAAACGTAGAATCTATCCAACGTGATGGCTTTCATGTTGGTACTTATTTCTCGGCCTCTTTGGCCGACGCTTTGTGTATGGGCGGTGCCTATGTGTTTGGTGTGGCGTTACCTTTAGACCCACGTAAAAGCTATTGGGAGTGGATATGTAGCGAAACTGTGCCACCAGAACGGATTCAACATTTACGCTGGTTCCGTGACGTACAGGTTTTGTATTATAATCATCAAGTATCAAAACGATTACGCTGGGGTGACGTAGAGCCTTGTACTACCTGTGATGGGCACGGAGAGCTAAACTACCTAGACGACGGGCATTGTTTGCTACCTCAAAACGGACAAAACAACAGGGAGTATGGAGGTCTCTGCCCAGACTGTCATGGTCATGGAATACCTTGTACTTGTACATATCAACATGGTCAGAGTGGTGTAGGAGACGAGCACGAAGAAGGATGTTACGCGCTTAAAGACCCTGTTCGACAAGTTTGGAGGAGATAGCGTCATGACAAAAATAGACGACCCAAACAACATCGTAAATGGACCAGATTGGGATCACTACGACGCACGAAAATCAGTACCCAGTTTTAGCTGCTGGCGGATCCACCCCAATGCCCAACTACCGACTCGTGCCCACGACACTGACGTAGGCTGGGACATCTATACGGTGGAGCCCGTAAGTTTTGCCACGACACAATATTTGCCAGTCAGGACCGGGCTCGTGATCCAACCACCTGCTGGCTATTATTTCGAGTTGGTGCCGCGCAGCAGCACGTTCAAGAAGTTTGGGCTAGTGCTCACCAACAGCATCGGGATCATCGACCCTACGTTCTGCGGCCCTGAAGACGAGGTCGTGGGGCTGTGGTACGCGACGCGCGAGGTAGAGGTTCCGGTAGGCACCCGTTTGATGCAGTTGATCCCCCGACAGTTACTCAAAACCAACATGGTGGACGCGACGGGTCTGGACTTCCCTGTTGTGAATCGAGGCGGTGTGGGGTCCACGGGCGCCTAAAAAATAGTTGACACCAACTCAGAACTTACGTACGCTACGTCTGTATGGACATTTAACGCGGGTAACGAAACAAAGGAGCAGCGATATGGAGTACGAAGCATTCTGTAGCCTGTTGGAGAACGTTCCGGGCCAAACACAAAGGCTTTCTGCCTACGACATCATCACGTTTGACGAGGTGCCGCATGCGTGACCTCGGGACCGCCCTGTACGAACTGTACGTCGCTTTTTCGGTGCTGGTCGATCTCGTCAAAGCCCTGTTCGCCATCGTGTATGCGTTTTGTGCCGAGCAAGAGGACGTAGCATGATCGTGGTGGTGTGCGGCGTGTGCAAACTGCACCTACGGTACTACCTGGATGGTAAGAATGAAATCCGTGAGTCTCATGGATTGTGTCCAGAGTGCTACGCGGCGCGTGAACGAGAACTAGATCAAATGGAACAGATGCTAAAGGAACAACGAGATGCAGACGGAAACAAAAAACTTGGCGATGCTGCTGGGCAAGATGGCGGGCGACGGAGCTGATGGTTCTCTGTTTCCGCCGCCTCCAGAAATTTTCCCGTGGGACTACGAAACGCTGGTCAAACAGCATGGACTGGATTTTAGCCCGACGGAAAACCGGATCCTACGGATGTGTTGGCGCGCAGGTTATCGTCGCGCCGTCAGGAGAACCACATGAGACAAACGGGTCTTTGGAACAAGCAAACCGACACCTCCCGCGAAGCAGCGGCTTCCATCCAGCACGACCTCGGGCGCCTGCAAGCCATGGTCTTGCGGTACGTGCGTCAGTGCGGCGTGATGGGCTGTACCTGCGACGAAGCCGAGGTCGCGCTGAACCTCTCGCACCAGACCTGTAGCGCGCGGTTCCATGACCTACACCACAAGGACGTGATTGTGGATCGTGGCATGCGGCGCAAAACCCGATCTGGTCGCAAGGCCATCGTTTGGCTGGTCGCAAGGCCATCGTTTGGTTCGTCGTGTCCTGACGCTTGACTTTCACACGGTTTGATCGTATTCTTTAATAGAGTACCTCCGTAGAGATCGCGACGTAGGAACAAGAGATGCCGATCAAACATAAAAACGCCACTTACGTGCCTGTCGTCAGCGTGGCGGACGTGCATCAGTACGTACGACAAGGCGACGCGGTTCGTTTTGAGTTTTTGCCCAAGAACAAAATCCGCGTCCTGGCCAAGACGACGGATCAACTGCTGCATAGTGGTGCGTGGCGGCCATCGATCGTAACGACGGCGTATCCACAACGACGCCGACGCTGGCACTTTGTCACTAGCTACCAAGTGCCCGAGCGGCAGCAACAAACCTGGACCATCGATCCGACCAACATCTTGGCGTCCGTCGGTACCTACAACCAAGACGTCAAGGTGGGCAAATTGTCGTGGCACCCGGAGTCGGGTGAACTGTTGTTGTCGCCGGTGTACGACCAGCACGCAGCCACGATCCATAACTACGGGCAGCATCCTTTTGACGAGTACGTCCGGCTCATCGTGCTACAGGACGAACAGAAGGTGCTGGCGCGTCCCTGGAGCCCCACGGGTGACCTGTCGGACGAAGACGAGAGGGTGGCGTCGTTCGAGGCCCAGTACACCGCCAAGGAAATGCTGGAGAAAGCCGGGATGCCGGCGAACTGGAAGTTCGAGACCGACGCGTCGAATCAACGGATGGAACGATTGACGGGACGACGCGGCTGGTAGCGTTTGAAAATTGAATCGTAGCGACGTCGCTGCGCCCGGATGGCGAAGTTGGTAGACGCAAGAGACTTAAAATCTCTCGGAGGAAACTCCAGGCCAGTTCGATTCTGGCTCCGGGCAACGGCCGTTTGGGGACGCGAGCGTCCCCCGTGGGTAACACCAGATATGCGTCGCATGTTTGCCGCTACTAAACGGCCCTTAATTTCTACGTGGAGAACAAGATGTCGATTTTGCAAAAGGTCAACCGCTTGGCTAAACAGCACGGGGCAGTAGCTCAGGTTGCGGGTCGGAGGATTGATCACCCGAGGCTCGCGACTTGGAAGAGCGTCCGGCGAAACCGGAAGATGCGGGTTCGAACCCTGCATGCTCCATCACGTTGGGGGCGTAGTGATAATGGTAGCACTTTTGGCTTGCAACCAAAAAGCCCGAGTTCGATTCTCAGCGCCTCCAAACTCTTGACATCCACCTAAAACAACGTTAAGGTAACGCATGATCAGAACCGCTATGGCTCGTGGTTTTCTTGTCGTGGATGAGAACGTGTCGGAGTTGGCGTCACGGCTGCGTGACAAGAACTTCCACGTCATTGAACCCAGTCCTGGGCTAGACGACGAAACAATTATGGAGCGGCTGCTCCCTGGCCGGATCCTCGTGACCAACAACCTGGCGGACTTTACGGCCGACGCTTTGGCCTACGAGTTCGGCGTCATTTTTATTGCACAGGGTGCTTTGGCAGATCCAGAACGTGCTGCCAACAGGATTTCCAGAGCATACACACAACATCGACTAAAATCCCAGGCACCCTTTATCCTCACGGTCGGGGTGGCGTCGATTCGGTTTCGTTTGATCGAGGAATGACGCGGCACAGAAAATCTGCATGACTTGGTGCGATGATCGGCAGTAAAACATTACGCGGAAACAAATAACCTGCGGTACTGTCACGGCCAACACAGAGACAAAAGGAATATACATGAGCACGCCAAATCCAATCGATGTGGTTTTCTCGTTCGATACAACTGGGAGCATGTATCCATGTTTAACCCAAGTGCGCAGAGTAGTCAGTGACGTAACGCAGCGACTATTCCAGCAAATCCCAAATCTTCACATCGGCATCATTACACACGGTGATTACTGTGACGGCGACAACGTCATGACGACGCAGGACCTAACCGACAACGAGAAGTTGCTCGTCGACTTCATCAAGACGGCGCCTTCGACGGGCGGCGGCGACGCGCCCGAGTGTTACGAGCTGGTGCTCCATAAAGCACGACAGCTCAGTTGGCGTTCGGGTAAAGACAAAGTGCTGGTCCTCATCGGAGACGACGTTCCCCACGGGCCTTCCTACAGAGAGAATACGCTGAAGCTGGATTGGCAAAATGAGCTGGGGCTGCTCAAAGAAGCGGGCGTGCACGTCTATGGTGTGCAGGCGCTGGCTAGATCTCACGCCACCCATTTCTACCGAGACTTGGCCAAACTCAGTGACGGCGTTCATCTGGAGTTACACCAATTCAACGCCATCGTAGATTTGGTCATGGCGGTCTGCTACAAGCAGGTTAGCCCTGAGGCCGTTGTCTCGTTCGAGAAGGAGGTCCAGGATGCTGGTCGCATGACCGACAGTGTCGGCGCCATGTTCGATGTACTGATCGGTCGCATAGTTAGAGAAGTTCACAAGTCCACGCCCTACCGCGCGCCAACTTCTCGTGGTGGTAAGGTCGCGATCAAAAGCGCGACCGTCAACGAAGCAGACCTCACGCCCGTACACCCTTCCAGGTTCCAGGTCTTAAACGTGGACGCGCCCACCGCGATCAAGAATTTCGTCACAGACAACGGCCTCACATTCAAGGTCGGTCGTGGGTTCTACGAGTTCACCAAGACGGTCGAAGTCCAGGCGTACAAAGAAGTGGTGTTGATAAATAAAAGCTCTGGTGCGATGTGGACTGGTGCAGCCGCGCGATCCATTCTTGGCCTGCCGAACGACAAAACAGTAAAGCTCGCGGCCGGTGCTATCCCAGGCTACACCGTCTTTATTCAGAGTACATCTAATAACAGGAAGCTCTTGGGTGGTACCAAGTTTCTCTACGAGGTAGAGGATACACCCAGCTAAAGGGACATCACATGCGACATGACAAAAGCGAACCACGAACGGTAGGCTTCTGGTCTGACGATCTTACACCGCAAGACTACCAAAGCAGAATGACCAAAGAAGAGCTAAACGCTTGCCTAGACTACATAGCGCAAGCAAAAGAAAAGAACCGCTACAAAGGATGGGCCACGTGTAGGATTTGTGGTGAACGCCTTGGTGATTGTGATATGCAGACAACGGATGGTCGGTGGATCTTTCCAGAAGATTTCGACCACTACCTAACAGAACACGGTGTGCGTCCTCCTGATGAGCGATTTATCAGGAATGCACTGCGGAGAACAAAGGAGTAAGCCGTGACGACACGTAGACAGTTTACTCAGATGGGTGAGGAACCATGAAATGTGTTAACTGCCACGCCGTCGAAACCGAAGAGACTCGCCTACCCGATCATCAGTACGTTGACGGGCGGTTTTTCGAAGCTAAGGTCAAGGGAAGCGTTTGTCCAAAATGCGGCGTCGCCTACTTCGATGGTCCCGCGATGGAGATGTTCGACATTAAGATCGCGCTAGTGCTTACGTCTTGCCACGGGCTCACGGGAAAAGTCTGTCGATACATCCGCAAAGCCCTGATGCTCAGGGTGGACGACTTTGCTAGAATGCTGTCCACGGACGTCGAAACGGTGTGCGCGTGGGAAAGCGGATCGGCGTCGGCGTCGGAAACCGACCGCACAACATTAATGTCACGCGTCCTGGCGAAAGAAAACATGTACACCCCTGGTTTAGTAGAGGTCACGACTACGCCGGTTCCGCCAGAAAATCGATGGTTGTACGAAAATCCGAAAGCCTTGGCATCCGTCATGGCGGGCCTTCAGCAAGCACGAGAAGGAAAGTTAGTAGATGGGCCCTCCAGCGCGGATTTAACCCGCATGCTGAAAATGTTTGACAACGAAAACAAAGAAACTTAATATACTGATGTGCCAGGTTGGCGGAACGGCATACGCACTGGGCCTAGGACCCAGCGGGAAACCATGAGGGTTCGAGTCCCTCACCTGGCAATCCGGGCAGCGAAGGGCTCTCCGTGGGAGCACGGAAGGGTCCGAAAACTAGGGCCACGGCGCCGAGCGCACGCAACGTAGCTATACAAAAAACCAAATTTGATCTTGGCCCTTTTTGTTCACACTCTTGCAGTTCTACGTGCGCTCATGCTGTGAAGTCAGGACAAGTGCAAGCCGCAAAGTATCAGAAACGCCGCAAAATACCAATAAAAGAAAGAGAGTACTACTTTGTTGAGAAAATAGGGGATACGGTGGCAGATATAGCATATAAGAAAAACATTCCACTTCTTACTGAAGAAGCTATACTCAACTCAGTACCACGTAAAATAAAGCGCAAGGCGTCGAAACGAGACAAGCTGCGACAAACACGTAAACATAATCCAGTATATTGCAAACAATGTGGAACAGCAGAACTTCCTACCGTCAACCACAAGAAATACTGCTCAGAAAAATGTGCTCATAAAGGCAACCGTAAAGTCGAACGTCCTAATGCCAAGAACCTAGAGAAACTGGTATGGTCTGTACCGATGCTACAGCTTGCACATCGTTTTGGTGTCAGCGACGTGGCATTAAAGAAATGGTGTACACAGGCCGGGATTGAAACACCGCCGCGTGGGTATTGGATGAAGCAACAAGCAGCTAAACAAGATCGAATTAAACCAAGCAGAAATAAATTAGCCATGCTTGTTTGGAAATATTCAGTACCTCGCATAGCTAAACATTACGGTGTTGGGTATAATGTTGTGCGTCGCTGGTGTACGGAGTATACGTTGGAAACGCCACCAGTAGGGTATTGGGCAAAACATGAAAACGATAGCAGAAGTTCCCAGTTCAAACCGGGGCGCTCCCATAAAGGAGTTAGCAATGACCACAAATTTTGACACTTTGGTTGCCGAAGTTATGTCAGACCAATACGCCCGTACCGCCGCCATAGAGAACGATCTACGGCGTGACGTTGCACGACAGATCCAACGTTTGGTGCCCAACATAGCGGTGGAAGAACTAGCGAGTCGGGCGCAAGTTCCCGTAGCACACGTACGTCGTATACTCCATGAAGATGTCGGCGGCACCTTGCCACTCACGTCCCTCGTGCGTGTCGCCGATGCACTAAACCTCCGCGTACACATCACGCTTCAGTACAGAGTCTTGGCGCACGAAAAGGCTTGACATTTATTTCTCGCGTTCCCTGGCCAACAGCACCGAAAACTAAATCCTGGGGCAAAACCTTAATCTTTAGGGGACGCCATAGTCTTGCGCGAGGTATACGATGGATAAGGTCTGGACGGTTGATCGCAACGTATCGTTTGTCTGGACGACCAGCGGCGGCGTGATGTGGCGAAAGTTCATCATCAAGCTCAAGGAAACGCTCGTAGCGGCCGGATGGACGCTACGGGGCGTTGGTATGGGGACGGGGACCGGCGTCTTTGACCTCGTGGGCACCGACCCCCTGCCCGCGTTCCCCAGTGTCGTCGGTACCGCTGCGGGCCTATGGACGTGCCTACAGGCTCCAGATTTAGGCGACGGCAACCCACGACCCGAGGTAGTGCTACAGCAGCCCAACGGCACGGACGAGTGCCACGTACATTGGAGGGCAGCGGGCGGCTATACCGATGCTGCTATCGGGGAAGCGACGCGTCCAACCGCTGGATTGGGCGGCGAGGATTCCCGCGACGACTCAGTAGATCAAGACTGGCCTACCGCCGCCGTCATGAAATCGTCGTTCTGGACGTTCGCGACGGCACCGGACGGCAGCTACATGGCCTTCAACTACTCGACCAACCGAGGAGCCGCGTGGCATTTTTTCCTGCGGTGTGAAGACGTGGAGGACGGCGACCAGTATCCCTACGTCATGTATTTCAGGTCCAGCGGCACGGCCGCGATGCTCGACTCATCAATTCTGGGATTCAACGCGGGGGTCGCGTCCCTCAGTGCCTATCACCCGACGTTAGGCAAAATCTATCCGGCCAACGGCTACGGGGGTTCGCGTTACGGCTCCAGCAACGTCGCGAACGTCGTGGCGGCGGACGTCAGTCCAGTGGACGGTGAACCGCAGATGGGCGGCGTTTGGGTAATGTCGTGGGGCGCGGCCGAAGGGCAAGTAAAAGGACGGCTGCCCGACGTCTACGAATGCCATATGGCCGACACGACCAAGACGACCACTGGTGACTACGTACAGCTCGGGCACTACCTGTTGCCGTGGATGAGCTTGGTCGACGACTTAATGCAATTGCCTCCACCTCCCGTCGACTTGGTGCTGTACGCCAAGTGGAATACCGACAGTACGTGGTATGGATCCAATACAGTGCTGTGCGTCCATTCGGTTGAAGATACGACAGTTGACGCGTGGAATAACTGGTCCTATTGGGATTACGCTGTCTACGGCGGCACAACCGGCATGCAAGGATATAATGGCGCGGTTCTTACCAACGCGGGAAAGTGGGGCAGCCGTACGTGGGATTTACGTGGATCAGGAAATAGGCACGTGTACTCTGGTGTTGGGGGTGAGATTTTCGACGGACGTCTTACCGACAACCGCGTCGCGTCAATGTCGGCGTGGGTATGTCCTAATTACAACGGGAGTCCCGCGACGTCAGTTGGACTGTTTGCTTGGGCATACTACGATTGGAGCGGCGGTAGCTATAACGCAGCCATAGTGTACCACGACGCGGCTTCGGGCAAACTAAGTATCGGTTTCGGTACACCGGTTCACGCCGTCATCGTAGGACCCGTACAATCTACTGTCGCGTGGAATCCAACGGCAGGCACATGGTACCATATAGAGACTTGTTGGAACTTAGCTACAGGTAATCAATATTTATTCATAGACGGCATACTGGTAGGTACAGGAGCACTTACGTGTGCACGCAACGCGTGCAAGTACGCAGGCTTCGGTCGAGTTGATAATATGCCTGCTGGACTTGGCGGTCCTCACGTATCCGACCACTACGTTCAGGACTTGGTTTTCTTCGACGGTGTCCGTCATACTGCTGATTTCCCAGTGCCGACGACACCCGAAACCTACGTACTGGAAAACCCATTCAACCTAACGTATGCACGGGGCGGCGGATCACTTCTGGGTCGTCCTAGAGGAACGTATCCTCCGACCAGAATCGGCATTGACGGCGTAGACCCCAAAGTAGGGGCAGGTTGTTTTGACTTGTCACTAACAACGGAATCTACGCATACGGCGTACATAGGATTTGGTCTTATTGACGAACTAGAAAATACCGGGACTGTATCGTTTTGGGTCTGGGTTCCGGCCGGAGCCCCGACGGCCACGGAGTATTTTTTCCTAGTATCTAACGGTACGTTCAGTGTCATCAACTACGGCGAAATCTACGTAGCGTACACGACGGCAAAAGAATTGCGATTCGCCATGCGAAATGCTACCGGTACCTCTATTTTCGATCAAACGAAAGCGTGGGGACCTGCGGCTGGATGGCACCACATCGAAGTCGCATTCGATACCGTAGGTAATCGCTACCTCATATTTGCCGATGGCATAAAACTACACGACAGTGCAGGTACGGCAGGCAACAGAGTCGCGATCCCGAACAACAGAACACTCTGCATTGGTAATACAGCGAGTGGGACCAGTACTTACAACGAATTCAAAATTGACGATTTCCGTATCTACGACAACATTAAACATACGGCTGACTTCGTACCTGATACTACAGAACTAGACTTTAGCTAGGAGGACGGCATGGCGTGGAACACACTCAGAAACTACATCGTGGCGAGTGGCGCGACCCACGGGGAACGTGGACGCCGCAAGCTCATCGCCGTCAAAAACGTGTTGGTAGTGAACGGCTGGACACTCGAAGGTAGTGGTAACGGCATTGCATCCTACAGCATGGCGGGCGTGGACTACTGTACCGCGTGGAACACGTGTGCCGTGGGTTCGTGGGTTTGGTTGAAAAACTTGGAGGGCGTCGAAATCGTCATGTGGATCAACACGGACGAAACCATGGTGATGCGGGCGTCCTGTACCGTCGGCTACACTGCAGGCAGTGGCGAGGCCGCTGCGACGCCACCGGGCAATACGGTGCCGCCCATCGACGAAATTCAATCGGCCGACACCACCCACATCAAATGGTCCGACGCATCGGCCCACACGTGTTCCATGCTGGTGGATCTGGGCAGGTCGTTCATAGTATTCGGTCGCGTCAGTGCTGTGGCTGGTGCGGGTGCCGCCGCATTCGTCAAGTTAGAAGAAACGCAAACCGGTGACCCCGCACCCTACTGGCTCATGCGTCAAGGGCACGCTGCCGCTACAGGTGAGTACAGCGTCACGTATTTGATCGAAGACTGGACCTACCAAAGTGGCCAACACCCCACCACAGGAGTACAACGCTACGGCGCCATGGCGCTGGTGCTGCCGGTCGACCCCATGATCAATTTGCCCGTAAACCTGGCGGGCGACGTGCAGCAGCACGAAGTCTGGATCGGGTGCGCGACGGCCGGAAGCCACCACGTACGCGGCAAACTACCGGGTATTTATCGTGTGGCCGCCACGACGGCCCAGGGTACCCACCTGTTCAACCACAGGTTCGTCGTGTGCGACGCCCTGGCGTTCCCGTGGAACAGTACTGACGCGCTGGTCGGCATTTAGTGGTCAAACAAACGGTGGAAACGAAAACCAGGAGAAACGTTATGCGAAAAGAGAGAACACCCGTAACGCCAAACACCCCAACGCTTTGCCTGGACGGACCACGCGGTCGTCGCGACGTACGCGGAAGCCGACGGGATCCGCAACGCCCTTAAAAACGAGCACAAGAAAATCCGGCTACAGCGCAACGGATTCCACGTCAAGATCGGGGCGGTCGTTAAGCCCACCACAACCCCCACAACAGAAGCCTAATGGTCACGTTCCACAACACGCCCGATGGGGAATTCCACGAGGGACCAGAGGCTACGTGCCGTTGGTGTAGCATCCGAGTGGGGCGCGACGAACTGAAACGTGCGGTTCAGCGAGGCGAGATTAAACCCCAGGCCGTCAACCGGAAATTCGGCATCAGGACGTGCGACGTCTGTGGCGCCAAAATTAACCTACACAATATTTCGGGTCTTTGCCTGCAGCACTACCGCGAGAAAAACAAGGCAAAATCCGCTTGACTAAATTGCCGTAACGCGATAATGCTGCACGAAGGAACATCGTGATGATCAAGACGGTCGAACATCTGTGTGAAGAGGAAGCGTGTCGGCGCCCAGGGCACCTGAGCGTCGGCGTCATCTCCATCACGGAACCGGGACGCTTGGCACCCATTGACGCGGGCATGTGGGGTTCGGTGCTGCGCCTACAGTTCAGTGACATCGATCGAGCCGACGTGCCGATCCACAATCCCGTGCTGTTCAACAACCAAATGGCGGACCAGATTTTCGCTTGGCTGGAGCGATACGTCAACACGTTGGAGGGCGTGGTGGTGCATTGTGCCGCCGGTATATCGAGGTCGGCGGCCGTCGCGAAGTTCATCGCGGAACGATATGGTCTGCAGTTCAACGAAGCACGTGCATCGCTGTACAACCGCTGGGTCCATCGAGTCCTGTGGGACCGCTGGACGCAGGACGAAGAAGTGCAGCGGCAAATCCTAGCGGCGCGTGCGTAATGGTCATCAGGATCCTAAGATTCCTGGCGAGGTGTTGCTTGCATTATCTAGATCCCCCAGTGATCCGTGACGTCCCGTCGGTATTGATGCGGCTCCCGTACCCCGGCGTCTTGATCAAGGTCGAGCCCGTCACCAATATGGACGGCGACGTCGTGCAGGCGTACGTATGGCGCCACGGCGTAGACCGGGTGTCCCACTTTGCGGTGTCGGACGGGGAGTATTTGGGTGACGTATTCGCCGAGGAATACAAGATAGAGGATGATGTGGCGCCGTGGCCGTTCAACAGAGAAAACTAACGTCAGTTATTCCGCTCTCGCAGATGCTCGATAATTTCCTCTAACGTGATCTTCGCCTCCCGTAATTCCTTCAACGCGTATTGCATTTCCTGAACGTGTCGATGGCGTTCTACCGCGAACCGGATGGACCGCAGCAGCACGTCGGCCGTCAGTTCCATTTTGTCGATGCAGTCCTGTGCCCCCGCCTCGATGCACTCAACCCGTAGGTCAAAATCCTCCACACCCGTCAACACGACGATCGGGATCATGCAGGCGCCGTGCACCTGGTGGAACGTATCGATCCCGTTGCACTCCGGTAACTCTAGATCCAGCAGTACCATGTCCCACACGCCATCCCGAAGACGTTCAAGCCCATCCGTCAGCGTCGTGGCTGCCGTAATGTCGACCGTGAGGTATCGAGTGACGTGGCGCAACAGCCGTTGGACCAGCCGTACCATGAGGTCGTCGTCTTCGACGTGAAGGACGCGATAGTGTGTGTAGTTCACGCTTCGATCTCAACGTTCCAGTAGTCCCGCCATTCGGACGGAATATTGGTACAGCGTTGCAGTCCGAAACTAAAGACCGGTAGCCACTTGGGGCGTACGGGCTGTCGCATCAACGTCATGCTGGCCTCTTTGGGCGTGCGGTTGCCCTTCTGTGTGTTGCACGGACGGCAGCACGCCACGATGTTTTCCCAGGTAGTTTTACCACCACGTGACTTCGGGTACAGGTGGTCGAACGTCAATTCTTTGGTAGCGAATTGATCACCACAGTACTGACAACGCCACCGATCCCTCGCCAAAATGTTCTGGCGATTAAATCGCACGTATTTGGCGTAGGGCCGAAACCAGTGGGTCAACCGCACGACCGCCGGGGCTTGCCAATCCGGGTGGATGGGCTGCTCGTAGGATTCCAGTAGCTCCACCTTGCCTTTCACCAAGTACGTGAGGGCACGGGAAAGCGGCACCATGTTGATGGGTTGGTAGCCAACGTCGAGCACTAGGGTTAGCATCGCAGCACCCCTAAAGAATAAGTAGGTTAGGAACCTAACACAAGTGAGGAGAAGATGTCAAGACAAACGGGCCACCCAGGAATTGAACCCGGCTGGGAGGGGCAAACTCCTCGACAACTGATTGAATGCTAATCCGACATAAAAACTTCAAGCAATGAACGTCTTATTTTGTGTTGTATGTTTTTAGAGAAACCTTCACGTCGGATATAAGCAATCATACTATTAGCACAACTACTTGAACAGCACGTAAATCGTGTCGCCCGCTTTAAGTGTGTTTGGTGCAAAGCTCTCGTGAACTCACCAGAACATACAGGACAACGAAATTTCCCAAGACGTGATTTTCTTCCGTGATGCGTAGCATGGGCAGATGCAGTAGTAATCTCAAGATTATCTAGCCGATTGTCTTGTTTGTCTCCGTTGATGTGGTGTACTACCTCAGTAGAAGTTAAATATCTACGCAGAAAACGTTCCATGACAAGTCGGTGTAAGTATACGTAGCGACCACCACAATACGTAGTATTTTTGTAGTTTCGTGGGTGCGGTACCATTACATAGCCTTGGCTATCCATCACATATTGTTTACGTACGTGTAGTTTGGGCTCTGGTTTAGGTTTGGGGATTAAGTTTTCAGGTCTGGGCATGTCACGTACCCATAAGCTTACAGTTCCTTTAGACACACTCAACTTGTCCGCAATTTTGTTTACGGACCACCCGTCAATACGCAACTTCCGTGCCTTCTGCCGCTTTTCTGGTTTCTGTGTTTTGGGTGCTAACTGAAAACACTCCCGCGAGCAATAGACACCATGCTTGATGTTTTTGAGTCTACTTTTACCTCTATAGAACGACTCTCCACAAATAGTGCACACACAATTAGGTTTCGGCATTAGGTACACTCCTGCATTATATTATAACACGCGCCCGCACACATGTACAGTATCAATTTGGTCGCCGGACCACACCCCATAAAGCAACCGACGAGACTTGAACTCGTACCGCAAGTTTGGAAGACTTACGTGCTACCAATTACACTACGGTCGCACGGAAGGCCCGAGAATCGAACTCGGCGATCTTTTCAGATCTAACTGGCTTCCAACCAGCTTGCGCGCCTTGCATCTCGTCCTCCAAGGAGGTGGCGTGGATTGAACACGCGCATCCATTACGATGACCTCGGATTAGCAATCCGGTCCCTTACCACTCAGCCATCCTTCCAAAACAAAGGCTGGTAGAAGAATCGAACTCCCGGCCGTTAGACCGCCCTAGGGTTCGGACCTAGTTTGTGCCCTGCACGGTACCAGCCAAAATGTGCCTGGAGGGCGTCGAACCCCCAACCTATCGCCCATCAAGCGATCGTTCTGCCAATTGAACTACAGGCACGTAGATGACGAGGGCAGGACTCGAACCTAGATTAGCAGAGTTACGGTCTGGGGTCCTACCATTGGACGATCTCTCCAAAATACCTAACGCCTCGGGCGAGAGTCGAACTCGCGTAAAACAGTTTAACGGACTGGTGCCTGACCACTAGGCTACCGAGGCAATGGACCCCCCAGAAATCGAATCTGGACTAAGAGATCTTCAGTCTCCTGTGCTGCCGATTACACCAAGAGTCCAAATCAGGGATATCGGATTTGAACCGCAATTGGTGGTTCGGATCAGGCCACCCGTGTTTCCAGATTACACTATATCCCCGTCAACGGAGCTACCGAGAATCGAACTCGGGGTTTCGGATAGACGGTCCAACGTGTTGCCACTACACCATAGCTCCAGTGTGGACACGCCCATATCAACGGAGCGGAACGTGTCCACGGAATTCCTGCAAACATCACCTCCTTACTATTTGTTTTTCAACTCTACCGTGCAGTGCCTTACGACACCACCGCACCGCAGTCGAGACCGCGCCGCCGCTACCGCTTCCACCACGTCACGGGACCAACGCTCGTCGCCACCAACCAACATAACCCGCACGTGCTTTCCACGGGCGATGCCGGGCCACGGATTCGCACCGTGCTACGCTACTGTTCCGCACTGCAAAACAGCACCCGGAAAACAAAAAGGCCACCGAGCTTTCGCTGGGCGGCCTGGTTCAGTTTCTTTCGGTCTTACTATGCCGCCCGGCTGTTCTCCTTGGTAAGACCATGCATATTATCGGGATACGATGGAATACTGCACGGTGAGGAGGCAAACCAGTCCAGACGGCGCACTGTCACGCGCTTCTCTTTGGCCTGGGTGGTGGTTCGGGTTCGCATCGGTCGTTTCCTTGTCGCCTGCATCCTAGCGGGCGCTGACTGGGGTGTCAAGCCCAATCATATCCTACCTAGTGGGTAAGGAATAATAGGTATTGACAGACCCTGCGCTTCGTAGTAGGCTAACGAAATGAAGAGGTACTATTAATGTCACCCACCATCACTACCATCAATGTCGGCGGCTTTCGTTTTTATTTTAATAGTACAGAAGGAAGCGTAGCCCACGTACACGTCGACACTCCTAGTGGCACTGTTATGTGGTGGCTTGGTAAAGTTAAGGCTGGTGCTGTATCTCTAAAACATAAAGAATCCGCCGTAAAAGCCGCAGACATCAGGAAGTCAAAACGTTATGTAGAGCAACACTATGACGTCATCATGGACGCCTGGCGTACATTTTTTGCTGCCCACAGAACAGCCAATAGATCGCGTTTGTTTGTTTACGCGGTTATGGCAAAGGGTCTTTGGCTGTACTACGACACAGAACTCTACTGGATCGATTTTACCACGTACCCAATTTTTCGCTACGGCACCGACGACGAGATCCGAGACGTCCAACTCATCGGTGATGGTGGCTTCTACTGGCCTGCCTTAGATGCAGACCTTTGTGCACGTCATTTACAGCACCCTGAACGCTACCCAATGCGAGCGCGCCACCCACGCGAAACGGAAAACTGGCCGAAGTACCGTTGATGCCCAAACGGCAAGCTAAGTACCATCGCCGTCAGGCTCATCGTCTATTTCCGTGCTGGCGCTTGTCCGCACTGCGGCTACTTGCCCGATCTGGAGGACGATCCCACTGCCGCCGATGCTGCACCCGTGGTGGTGAAAGACGTGCCGTGTCCTACGTTGCGGCTGGTTGAGTAAACTACTGGATCTTGTGCCTGGGTTCCTTGGGCGAGCTGCTGGACGACCATCACCCAGGCGGATCGCTAGGCAAGAGATCGGCAGCTTAGGTAGCTGAAGCGCACTCGATGCTCGGGGAGTACAGGACTCCCCGAGCAGAGGCTAACGTTTCGTAATGTCTAGACTTAAGCCGTCACGCGAAATCTCGCAGCGTAGACACCATCGTCTAGGCCATGTAATCGTCAACGAAAACATGGTTCTCTCCCCTTTCCCAAGGATTTCTTGTAGTTAGGTCGGCACGCCAACCACAAAATAACCCTTGACTTCTTGTAGCGGAGCGGCTAGAATCTTGATGTATTTCGAGGTTCTAGCCGGTGCCGACTTCGGCAAACCCAGCAAGCGTCACCTTGCTGGGTTTTTTGTTTAATTCATCATCACGCACTCATTTTTTGTATCAGGATCCAGTGGCGACCCTGTAGCTTGAATTTGGGCTTATCGCCTTTTGCGTTGCGCGAAAGCCACGTCGCGACGTTGCGGGGATCTGTGGACGTTCCTCGTGCGATCAGATCTTCTACCAGTTGACTCTTTTTGAACTGGGCTCCGCCATAGCCTTGGATGATGTCCATCGCGACGTCGGGCCAGTGTAGGGTCTGTACTGCGTCGGGTAATGCTGATCCACCATTACCTTCTACGTCCCGCAGGAATATCTCGCGGGCTTGTCTGAGTGTCGCGAGTTCCTTTTCGTATTTTTTGATCTTCGCGTCGATGGCCTGGATCGTCTCGTTCGGCATACTCGTGACCTCCAGACACGAATGTACTGGCATGCTACGGGTTAGTCAATGATAAATCGTTACTCTGCGTTGCGTTGGCACAAAACGTATGTGTCGGTATTTAACCAAGACATTACATCACGATACTGCGTAATGGTGTGTCGGAACCTATCGAGAATGCAGTTGTATTGACAATAGGATGAGATCTCCTCTCCCAACCCAGCGTTGCTTTAGGGCTCTTCCAGATTGCACACGGGTATCGTACGCCAAGACCCTCAGTCACTATGTCCTGGAGCTTGCGCGAATGATGGCGCCACAAGTACCTTGGTAACGGTCAGTGTGATTTCGGCGGCTTGCGGTTATTTTGAGGCAGACGATGAAATTATGGGGCAGAAAGGCATTTTGGGGCAAAGCCAATGTGGGGGCCAGCCATGGTCTCTATCGTGGATCTTGGAGCACGATATGGCCGCAAGCATAGGCTCTGTTCTGAGGAGGGCAATGGGTTCGAAATAAATAATTGAAAGTTGTAGCGTCGTCGTGGAGTACATCGCTGTTAGAATCGGGTTGGTTCAATTCTTGGGCAAGCGAGGGAATTATGGGGCAAGAAGGCAATTTGGGGCAAAGCCCACGGGAACCAACGCCAAGCCAATAAATCGAATAGGATCGGATTGGATCTAGTCCCATGGCGTCCCCAGCCCCACCCCAAGCGATCCAGCGGGATCCGTCCTATGCAAAAAGTTTGGCCCCAAGCAACAACGTAGCGGAATCATTAGGCAATGCCCCGAACAAAGTAGTTGACACGAAACGCGACCTGGCGTAACGTAGCCGAACGGTTCAACTTAGACGGGAAAACCAAAACCTGGAGGCTGCCACGTGTTGTGTGCAAAAATTGCGCAGCATTTACCTGCTGCGTCCGCCACGCTTTTGCCCCACTTCGTTCGCTACGTCTGCCGGTTCACGCAATATCACGAAATTAATCATTTGAGTATGTCGTTACCCTTTGGCCAGCGCGATGCTTTTCGCACCGTGCGCGAGTGGATAGACTGTAGCGTCCACAAGAATCAACTGTACCGAGGACTCTGGTGGATCGCACACCAGCCGAATCCCCGGTACCAGAAGATCGCGGCACGCCTGGGCCTTGATCCCGATGGGCTCAAGGCGTGTTTCCATTGCCTTGACGCCCACGACCGCGACGAGTTGCAGCGCCGCCCTAAACCCAGGCGCCTGTGCGACCGCGCCATCATCGAGGTCATCGACGCGGTTACGCGCTACAACCGTTTCCTCACGCGCAAACGTCTGTACTTTTTCTGGGCCAACGACCACGGCGTTGACGCTGACGACGTCGAGGCCGAGTTGGCGTGTCAAGCTGTTCGCATCATCCGACACTACGAAATATTCGACTACAACGCCAACACGATGGCGGCGTTGGTGGCGCGGGGTTTGAAAAACTACGCCGCCAACCTGGCGAAACACCACGGCCACGAATCCCGCAATCCGCTGCTCAGCCTGGAGACCAGGGAAAAGCACAAGACCGTGTGGTACCTGAACGTCCGGCAGGAAAAAGTCGAGAAAGCCTTCGTGCTGCCGGAAGACCGCCACCACCGGCGCGGTACCAAAGTCCTGACGTATTTTGTCGACCGCGTCCGCTACTCCAACGTCTACCGCTTCTACCCGACGCAGCAAGAGGCCGAACAGGCGTTGCGGGATTGTCGCAGGGGCGTCCTGAAGACCCGCACCATCATCATGGACCTGACGCCCGAGACCGTGGGCGATTGGATCCCGCGCACCCGTTCGTTCGACGTGCCGAATCCCGAGACGGGCCTGACGCTCCACGACGTCATTCCGTCGCCCTCGGTCTTGCCGGAGATTCAATTCGACCGCCACCACAACGTCATCGACCCCAAGATCAAGCAGTTCATCGAAACACTAAACGGTGACTGGGAGCCGCTGTTCGACGCCCACTGCGTCGAAACAACAGGCCACCACAGCGACGAACTGCCGGTCAAAACCTTGGTGTGCGCGGCCCGTACGTTTGTCGGAATTGGTCGCAACGAACTACGGGAAAATCTAGCGACCGTACTGCAGTAATCACCATGATGCAACACCACCTATTCTGGCACGTCGCAACGTACAACCAACAAGGATCCTTTCCCCCGCCGCCCCATCACCAACTCATCGGGGCGGCGGGTCTGGAGGTAATGAAACGGGATCCACCCAAGATGAAAGCGTGGGTCTGCCTACGAGAAAATCCCGCCGACGTGTTGGCTCGGTTGGACGCGTCGGTCGCGAACGCCCACGTCGTCACGTCGTTCGCGGGCAAGCACTTCGGCATGCCGGTCGTCATGAGCAACGCGTTGATCGCGAACGTACCGGTCCCCAACCTGATCAAGATCGACGACGTCATCGGGCACGTGGACGTCGCACAAGAGTTACGCGAGATGACAAACCCGACCGGCACCATGGGGTTCGACATGATGTGCCATCTGTGCGGTCTGCCACCACGTCCCGAATTAGACGTTATTAAAACTTGGGAGGATCGAGACCGACGCAAGCGCATAGGAAAACGTCTGCTGATCGACGTCGCGTTCATCGCGCTGGGCTACGCGCGCCTTCAGTACGTGACGAACGTGTGGACCGCAGACCAGACCCAAACGTTTCACGACCTCGTCATCAAAACCATTGGCGTCAAGGCTCCGGCCCTAACAAAACTATGGGCCGCGTAACCGCACGACACCTATTCGACGCCCTAGAACGTCGTTGCTCTGTGTTGGGGCGCGACGCGTCTGATTTGTTGTACCGCTACCGAGATGCAACAGAACGCCAAGCATTCGTCAGTGGCGTGATGTTCGGCATCGGGCTGGGCATGTTGCTTTTCGCCATCCTGCGCGCCCTCTTCCTTCCGTAACCTCGATACATCGTTAATCTCTAGTAGAACAACTACTGGAGTTACGGTGGACAGCGTCTACGTCGAGGTTCTGCGTTTAATCCAAACGCACGTACCCAAATTCCGCATCATCTGTAAGTCCGATTCACGACTCCACCGATTCATCGGTTGGGCCCTGCGGGTTCCGTGGGCGTTCGGGTGGGCGATCAACAAACGCTACCTCGAAGCCTACTGGACCACCATCGGGCAGACGACCGCGTATCCCACCAGTACCGTGGATCCCGCGACCGAATACGGCATCATCCTGCACGAAGCGCAACACGCCCGCCAAGCAAAACGGTGGCGTTTATTGTTTGGTCCTCTGTACCTGCTGGGCACGCCCGTTTATTTTGTCGCGGCACTGCTGTTGATGTTGATGGCGTTGCCGCTCTGGTTATTCGTCGCGCCTTGGTGGATCAGCTTGATCGGTGTGGGCGTCGGGGCTGTCCTGAGTTCGCCCGTACCGTTTGGTCGTTTCCGCGCCGAGCAAGAGTACGACGCCTACGGCATCACCATCGCGTTGGAGTACTGGCTCAAAGGACGGGTATCCGACGACTACCTCGCGTGGATCGAAAATGAATTCACGTCATCGGCCTATTTCTTTATGCACCCGTCTAAATCATCGGTCGCGGCTCGCCTACGAGTCTTGCTGGACGACGCAGTACACGGCACTTTGTTCCAACACCCACGTCACGGCAAACTGTACCTCGGGGTCTACGAAATCCTTTGTAGCCACGGCCTAACTGCTGTCGATTATTCGAAGCCAACCGTATGAGCGATAACGTACCGACGGAACGACCAGGACCGCAGTTCATCGCGATGGCGCCGCTTGACCGCAGCGCCCTGACGGGATTGTTTCGCTCCGACGTCACGCAATACCTGCGCATCACGAAACTGGCGATCAAGCAGTACTTAGAAGAATGTCTGAAGCCAAACGGTCAGTTCCGTGAATTTTTCGACAAGGTCGCGACCTACACGGTCGGCTACCACATTAATCAGAAACTAGGTCAGGACGCGGACGACCGCCACCTGCAGATCGCTACGTTCTACGACAACATGCAGGAACGGCCGCCCCAGATATTCATTCAGGACAACGGTTACCAATACGTCACGAACTCCCTCGGGAGCCTGAACGCCGGGTGGAACCTCAATACCTCGGCAGGTCACCAGGTTGTCCGCGTCATGGACGTCGTAAAGATCCCGATCGACATCACGTGCGTCGCGATGTCGGTCGTTGAGGTCGAGGACCTACAGGCTGTTTTGTCGACGGCGTTTGGCCAACTATGCTGCTTCACCATCAACTACATTTTGCGCCAGGCCCCAGACGTCGAGGGCTCTTTGTGGGAGGTACGAATTCCCCTGAGCCACACCATGGGGGCCAAGTCGCACTCGGCCGTCCACGGCGATCCACGTAATCAGTTCTGGTCCGTGTCCTGCACCATGGAGGTGGAGTTCGAGAACTCCATCTTGTTGCAGTACCGATCAGATCCCAGGGCCGTACCGTTACGCGGCACCATCAGGTTATCGGTACCCGATACGTTGCGCGTCGGGCAACCGCACCGCATCACGCTGTTGAATCAACCGAAACCCGTGCAGGTCTACAGCAACGATCCCCGCATCGCGGTCGTGAGCCAACGTGGATACCAGTGGATCATTGAACCGCGTCGTGTCGGCACCTTCAAGTTGATGGTAACGCGCCTGTTCGGATCACAACAAGACGGTCCCGAAGTTCTGGCCTCCCATGACGTCACGGTCGTGGCCCGATAGCGTTAATCTTTAGTAAGAAGTTGTTTCATTTTTCTGAACCATCGTGGTGTTTCACGACGATGGTTTTGCCGCAATAGGAGAAACCAATGGCAGTCGGCGACATCCGTTTGACTACAAATCGTTATATCCGCCCCGGCACGTATATTGGGCGTGTACATCAACCCAGACCTTCGTCTTTGACGGGAACGCCTCGATTTCCGTGTGCCATTGGCCGTGGCAGTCGTCTGGCGCGAGAACAGGACAGTCGGCACATCCGTGCTTACGTCTACGCCGAAACCCTGAGTTTCTCGCCGGCGCCGCCGTACTTCGCGTCCCTGGACCACAACGCGTCCAACGATCAAGGTTTGGCCCGTCTGTACAAAAGCACCGGGGACGAAGTCACGATCGACAAGTGGGCGTTCTACGAGACTACTACGGGCTCGGGTGAATACGACCGCGTCGTCATCATCGACACGGCGTTCGACAAAAACGCCTCCTACCTGATCGAATACCAGTCGGTTGATGACGACGTGCTGGACGAGCTTCAGTTCGACGACCTCCGTAGCGTCCTGTACGTCGGCGACTCCTCTGGGGTGTCGCGCTACACCGAGTTCGAGGACTACCGCATCAACACCACGTTGACGGGCGACTCGACCGATACCGACGCGCTGGTCGCGGCCACGACCAACACCTACACAGACGGTGCCGTCAGTGCCATCACAGAAACACCCGCTGGTGCAAGTCCTGCCGCGTTGACATTCAACGTCACCACAGATTACGTGTTCCCTTACAATCGTACCTACACACTGACGGCGCAAAATGCCGGTAGTGCTGATCCCAACCGCACGATTGAATTCAAGGTCGAGGTTACGGCTACGTCGGGCGGGAATAGTCAAACCACTAACCTGCCGTTCTTCAGTACTGCCGACGCACCTGTTTTGGCAATTCAACAGGGAGTCAACGACACCAACATCGCGCTGGACGACAACACCTTCTACAAGGTAGGGTACAAACTTCCTACTTGGTGGCCAGACGACGGCATCGTACTAGACATTGCTTGGAACGGCGTTGCCAATTTTGACAACGGTGACGTGTTTACTTGGACGGCGTCTGGTCCTGGCCTGATGGAATTTTCGTCGGCGCACCAGAACACCAACCAGTTCTCCGACGTCGAGGATCCGGTTGCCGGCGCCTACAACAGCGTCACGCCCGCCAACGTGTTTTCGTCCGGCAGCGCCATCACGATCAGTAGTGAAACCGATTACAACGACGAGTTTGATCGGCAGTACACGTTGGTCGCGACCAACGCGGCGGGCGTTGGTCCCACCCGCACGGTCGATATTCAATGGGCCGCCCACAACGAGTTGCCGTTCAGCGAGGGTTCCTTCACGCTGACGGAAGCGACGGCCACGTCCCTGACGAACGTCCTGCTGGAAAAGAAAATCTACCTGAACTTCGCGTTCGGGGCCGACCATGCGGTTGCCGACACCACCAACACGTTGACCGGTACCGCCACGTCCCTGGCCAGTGCGCTGTCGTTGGCCTCGACGTTCATGACGAAGTACAACCTGCACGACAACAACGGAGGTGGCGGTTGGCACACTGGTGGTGCTGGATCGCATCCATTTGCCGTCGCGGCCCCCATCGATCTCGAAACGCTTCGTACCTGGGCGCTTGATGCCCAAACCAAGCTGTTGGCTCACTGGGCCGACACCACACAGCACCTCGTCGCCGACACCACCCACGACTTTACCTATACGGTGACGACAACGTCATCGCTGGGCGACATCCTGGCGTGGCTCAACGACGCCATCGTGCAGTACAACAAGCACCGCGTGGCCTCCGGGTTTATTGACGGCGACTACTGGACCATCAACGCGCGGGCCGACCGCCGTGAGTACACCGCGAAGGACGACCGCAACTACCTCGTCACCATCAACACCGTAAATGCTGGCGTATCGGTCCAGCTTACCTACAACGCCAACAACTACGAAGGTAGCTGGGGCGTCTTGACCGCGACGGCAACGGGTGGATCGTATCTGGATCCCTACGTGGACCTGCCGGACAACCTGCGCCTCATGCTGCGCAACGTCGACAGCCGTTATGCCGCAAACGACAAGCACAGTTTCTCGGTGACGTGCGACGACACCGTGGACTGGACGCTGGTACGACGCGCGAGCGAAACCATCGACGATGGCGACGTGCAGTTCGATGGCCCCGGTACCATCACTGGCGTACCCCTCACCTACTACATCATCCTAAACGAAACCCCTACGTCTATCCTGCGAGTTAAGCAGGCGCTCGCCGGTACGCCCCTTAGCTACACGTGGGTGACGGACACGCCCTACATTTACTTCGCGACGGATCCCGCCGTCGACATCCAGGTGGACTACGAGTGGGCAGGCTACGAGCCCAACGCCGGCGAGTCCTATTTCGTTACGGCAAACCGAAAACGTGCCGACACAGAGTTCAACCAACCGCTCCGCTACCTCGATCGTGATTCCGCACGCCTCGGGCTCTACCCGTCCGCCACATCGAACCACCTGTGGCTCGCGGCCGAGATCATGTTCGACACTTCGTTCTTCGGCGGCTACTTCATTCAGGTGAAGTCTGCGGGTGACAACGAGGTCTACACCATCGCGGATTATCGGAACGCCATCGACGCGTCCGAAACCAAGTCCGACATTTCCGACATCATCGTGCTGTCGTACTTCAACGCCTTGGGTTACGCGAAGCTCTCGGTTGAACAAATGTGCGACCCGTTCGAGGGTAAGCAGAGACTCCTGTGGGTCGGAGTACCGTCCGGCACCGCCATCGGCGACGACACTACGCCCGGCACCATCGTGTACCTAGCGCGCAAAACACTGCAGTTTGGTCCGAACTCCCAAGGCAAGGGCAACGTCATCCTGATGGCCAACAATACGTTGACCCGTACGCAACAGATGGAGGACGGTTCAACCACTACGTTGTCGCTGGACGGTTCGTTCCTCGCGGCTCATGCCGCTGCCCTGACCGCCAGCTTCAATGATCCCGCCAGCACGATCCTGAAGCAACAGGTCGCGTCGTTCGATTCCATCACGCTCTTTACCGAGAGCGAAACCAAGATCCTGGGCGCCGCCTCGACCGTCTACATGAATACGCTGGGCTCCAGCATTTATGAATACGGTGAGTCCCGCACGGTCGATACCACCGAGGTGGCGCTCAATGAGATCAGCGCCAGGACGCAAGAGCACTACGTCCTGAAACAGATCCGCACCGAGCTGAACAACCTCATCGGTTTCGTACCGCCCAGCCCAGCGGCCGGTGTACTGCTGATCCAGAGCAACCTCGTGTTGATCCTCGGCGGCATGGCGTCGAGCGGCATCGTGGCGCCCTACGGCTCGGAGCAGAATCCCCCGACCATCCGGCCCATCAACCCGAACCGCGACGTATACGTGTTCGCCGATCCACTGGACCAGCGCACCTACCACTTCGGCTACTACTTCAACACGCGGTTGCCCATCAAGAACATCCTGGGGCTCTACAGCGTGAATACACGGTTCTGGGATGCGCGTGACCTGAATGCCGCGTAGTCATCATGATCCTAGAAGCCATCGCCAGTTATTTTGCCCTGCCGGACAGCATTCAGGTTGCCGTCATAGTGCAGGAAGATGACGGCACCACCGCCGCACCAAAAGTCGTGACCGGTACGGTCGCGATCCTACACGGCGACGCCGCGATGGTTTCCGAGACCTTTACGGCGAACCACCGGGTCTATTGGATCAACGGAACGGAAGAACCAGAGGATCGCGGACAGTTCTATTTCTTTTTCCATCACCCGCAAGTCCGCGTCAACATGAAGGCCCGCGTCAACGTCACGCTGGCGGACGGTCGTACCGCCAGCCAGACCATCGATATTGATTCCACGTCGGCCGACATAGCGTCGGACGTGTGGCAAAACCCCGTGTTGTCTGGTCGTCCAGTCATTCAGTACGACCGTGACGAACATTTTCCCGTGAGGCCGCAAGATGGCTCTGGTACCGTTTAAGACTAAGTGGTCGCACCAACTGACGACTGGAGAATCCGCGTCGTTCGTCATGGAAACGACGGCACTGCGCAACACCAACGCGGTGTACAACCCTGTCTTTCGTTTTCATAACGTCGGTACCGAAGACGTAGAGCTACAGATCGTCTACACGCTCAACCTCGGGGTCGATACCGACGACCCACTCAACAGCGGCGTGTACAACAACACCGTCGTGGACGTCACGATCCCAACGGGCGCCATGTACACGTACGATTTTGACGGCATTCAGTTGGACAAGAATACCGCCATCACCACTACGCACGAAGTCACAATCACGAACGTCGGGGTCGCGAGTCAGATCTTCCACTCCATCCTGACGGGCAGCACCGAAGTACAAACCCAGTTTAGTGCTGGGACATCGTTTTGATCTAGCGAGGAGAAATCAAAATGGCTCTTGACTACACTAAATTCGCTGGTAACAAGTTCGGCCAGCAGGTTGAGCCACTCGACTATAGCGTCGCGAGACCTATCTCGTCCAAGACGTACCACGGCATCACGTTGGTGGTGAACGGTAACGTTTTGGGACGCGTACAGGGGTGGAACAATAGCGGTGCGTATACACGTGCCGGTGTCCACGTAATGGAATTGAGTAACCGTACGTTTGGTCGCCCCATCGACTACGTGCCGGGTATCGCGTCGGGCTACACCATCAACGCGACGGTCGCGGAACTCTGGGGATCTGAAATTGAGATCCAGACGGGTGCCGCCAACCGCTACACCGACCTCATCAGCCAGACACGTCCTTTCGAGGCACAAGAATTCTGGTTCAAGGGTTCGGCCCCGTACGAGGTCTGGACGTACCTCGGATGCTGGCTCCAAGATCGAAACGAATCCGACTACCGCGCAGATGGCGATACCCGCGTCATCGCCAACTTCAATTTCGCCTACGTCGCCCGCCAGCACACCGCCGGTACAGTCTAACGATTCGACATGTCGCTACTCCTATTTGTTTGTCAAACATGCGGCAACAGGAGGGAGCTGCCATGTCGTACCAGTGTTTCCGCCAGATCGGGGCGCCCAACGTCCGTGACCAGCAGACGACCGTGGTGCAGTCGGTACGGCACTGCTGCCGCCGCGTAGAGCGGCTCCTCGCCCGACCTAAGCTACCGCCCGTCGGTTCTCTCCTCGCTACCCTCACGGCCCTACGGGACGCCCTGGACGCCGCCCACACGACCCTGCCGCTACGACGCCTGGTCCTGCTGCGCGACGCCCTGGACGCGATCTACGGCGCCGTGGAGGACGACCTGTTCGCCAACCGGCGACCCAACGGCGACGCCACCAAGGCGCTGGCCCGGTGGACCACGGGTGCCCACAAACTCCTACATGACCTTACACCCCACGCCGTCGAGGAGCCGCCCGCCACCGAGACGGTCGTACAGATCAGTCGGTTCTTGGAAGCCGTGGCCACGAGGGGGTGGCGTGTCGGCACTACGGTAGAACCGAAGGTCGAGACCGAACAAATCGACGGGTTTGATCAATCGTGGCGATGCATCAAGACCATCGCGGCGAACAAAACACAACTCTTGCATCAACAGGATGACTTTGGCATCGTGACGGCACCGATCCTTTTGCTGCCCGAAACCGTCGTGCCCGAAACCGTGCTGGTTGACTGGGCAAAAAGTTGTGACGTCTACGTCGTGTACGGTTCCTACGTGGTGGTGACGCCCTGCCAGTTCATCGGAGTGGTGCCACAACTCGTCAAAACGAAGAAAGACGAAATCAAGATCGATCGCTTCGAGACGTTTGCCGACATGTTCGCGACCGATGGCGTCGCGATCAATCATTCTGTTATTCCTATGCCGCGTCGCATCCAACACCACTACTATGTTCCGGTCGTCAATATTCCGGCGACACAACGAAAATACTTCAAACAGTGGGACATCCTGACCCAACCATAAGGACCAACATGGGAACGCAAAAAACTGGCACCACACCACCACGAAATCCACAGCGTGACGAAATCGACCGTAGTCCCCATACCGTTACGGTAGCAGGCAGAACGCTCAACAGTATCGACACCAGTCAACTGGCCGAAGGTGCGTTCGCCCACATGACAGGCAGCGTAGGGGATCAACCGATCGAAATCCCTACGACAAATTCAGAAATGGCACAAGAGTTGTCATCAGTACTGCCAGAGTTTCTGAAGAACCAAGAAGAAAAACAAGCAGCGACACCCGAAGCCGACTTGGACAAAGCTACGTTAGCTGCACTTTTGAGTGAACGTGCAGTCGAGGCGCGTAAGCGAGGTGACGACGACCTGGCAGAACAACTGAAAGGCGTACTGAGTCAGATCCTCGGGGAAGCAAAACCCAAGCGCATACGTACCAAGCGCACGGAGCACCCTGCACTCAATAAACTGAAGCGCAACCTCGGGCTCAAGAAAATCAAACCCGCGACCATCGAGTGGGCGGGCTCCAAGTGGCACTTCGCCCCCGCACCTCCTCTCGTGGACAATTGGGTCGCGGTCGTGGTGGAGCAGCAGGTCGGTGCCTATACAGCCCTGAAGGTCTCGGCCAACTTGGTAGGGATCGACGACGCGCCGCTGTACGATGTGCTGGGCATCGAGTTGGTCGGTACGTTTGAAATCAGCGGCGAGACCATGAGTCAACCGCTCTACGTAAAAGAATGTGATGCCTGCGGTGGTCAGGTTGACGTCGGTGCCGTGGTGTGCCCGCACTGCGACAGTATTCTGGATCCGTTCGACATGCCGCTGGACTTGAGGATGGAGTGTACGCGGCGCGTCCACCAGTTCTTCGTCGAGGACTTTGGTCCCTACGAGAAACTGTCGATCCTGTTTGGCTTGATGCGCGACGTCATGCCGGATCGTGTGGGTGATAGGGAGACCCTCTACGACCCTTTCCTAAAGTTGTCTCCGACGTCTTCGACGGAGACAGCTACCTCGCCCTCTGGGGCCGCACCGTAGCGTACTTACGCCTGTCGCCCATCAGCGACGAGGCGAAAAAATTGTACGAGAATTCCTCGGCGTTACTGTTTGCCGCCAGTGCACAGCAGAACATAGAGGAATTGTCGTTCCAGAAGCTGGGCGAAATCCTGGGCGTCTACTGGACCCGCGATACCGTCGACGCCATGATGAACCCGAAGGTCGGGACCAAACGACCCAAGGGACCGCGCAAAGACCTGCTGGTGCCGCTGGCCTTGATCATGCAGCCCAAGCTGCAGGATTTCATTCGCGATACCTTCGGTAGTGCAGGCGGCATCTCGGCACCCGGTTGGTACCAAGAGGAAGACAAGGACGAAGTCGTAGAAGGTTACGAGATGAAGCGCCAGGACTTCATCAACTTGGCCAGCATGTTCACTGGTTTGATCCCACGTAACTTTTACGCAGTACGAGACAACGTGTCACTCGGTAGGAAACGCTAGGAAACACCAATGGCTGAAGGCACCGGTGGATTTGGTGGGGTTGGTTCTTCCACGGGCATGGGGGAGGATCAACGTACTGCTGACGATTCCAAAGCACTGACCGAAGCGGTGCGCCAAATGGCGGCAGCGTATCGGGAATCCTCCGGTGCGCTGGAGCACTACGGGCGCCTCTCGGCTAAAGCGAGGAAGGAGCACGAGAAGTTCCGCGACGTATTGCTAGAGGACGCCAAGGCCGCGAAGGACTGGGGCAAGCAACTGTTTAGCCTGCGGGGTCAGTACGACGACGCCAAACAGTCGGTCAAAGGGTTTGCCGGCGAGATGATGCGGCTCGGCTCCATCTCCAAGGTCTACGCCGACAAGCTCATGTACATGCGGAAGGGGCAGGAGGCGTTTACCAAATCGTTGGTCGCGACGACGGGCGATACGGCCCGCGCGATGGAAAAGTCGCAGCAGTACGTCAACGCAGTTCACCACTCCTACGCCAACGCGTCGAAGGTCGCGGGAGAGTTTCGCGTCGAGACCGCCACGCTGAAGAAAGCGGTTGACGACCTGAACGCCCGGTTCGCCACGCAGATCGCGGCGTCGGGTGATATGTCGGGCGCGATGAAGGGGATGCAACGCGACGCCCTGGTGCTGGGCCGCTACCTTGGCGTCGAGATGTCGGAAATCATGGACGTGTGGAACGACCGTATGCAACAAACCACCATGACGCTCGATCAGTCACGCAAAGAACTGATCGCCGTGACCTACACGGCCGACAAGTACGCCAAGGAACTGGCGAAGATGGGGGACCAGTTCCTCAAGACCGGCAACGTAGGGAAAAACGAGTTCCTCAAGATGGTGCAGGACGTCGGCAAGGAACTGCGCACCGGCGCCTACGACGCCGCCGCTTATTCCGCTGCATTGAAAGACCTGTTGGTGAAGGGCAAGGAAGGTGGGTTGTCCGTTAATGAGCAGCGGGAATCTGCCGAGGCCATGAAAAAGGTGCTGAGTGAGTCGTCTACAATGGGCGGAAAGCTTGCTGTTTTCGGAATAAAAGCGGCAGAACAAATGATCTCGCAGTGGGACGACTTGTCCAATTTCAAAAATGAACACGAACGCAAGCGCATGGAAATAGTGCGAGAAACCTTCAAAGACGCACCAGAGCCACAAAAGATGGAAGCGGTCATGAGTGCGATGAAGGGCTCGGCTTCGTTTAATGCTCGTATAATGCACGGTATGAAAGACTCCACTACTGGCGAATTGAACTTAGAATTAGTAAAGACAGTGACACAGTCTGGCGGCTTCATATCTAGTGTCCTGACGAAACAAATCAAAAACGGTGAAGCCGCGTTGGCGTTTGAAAAAGAAGCTGAGGCGGGGGCTTCGGGTGAACGAGAAGAACAAACTCAATTATGGAGAAAAGGTTTTGAAGATATGGTCAAAGCCGGGGCGACACCCAAAGACCTAGACTACAAAATGGTCGCGCTGGTAGACGAAGGTGTAAAGTATCTGGAGTTTCTGGCGACCAAATTTCCCTACATGCTGATGGGTGGTCAATTGCTCGGTTCTTTGGGTGGTACCATAATAAAGAGAATAGCGGGCGGACTCGCGACGTCGGCCGCGACCAAAGCGTTGACGACGGGCGGTGGCGGTTTGATCAACGTGGCGGGCGCACAGGTCGCACCACATGCAGTACGTCAGTCTCTAATGTCGGGCCTAACACTCGGCCCAAGTAGTCCGTTGGCGGCAGGCGGCGGTCTAGGATCCAAGGCGCTGGCCTTGGGTAGCCGCGCATTACCGATGATTGGTAAAGGAGGCATACTGGGTGCCACGTTTGCTGCGTCTTACTACGGGTCCAAAGCACTGGATGCGGCGGCCGTCAAGTTGGTAGAGGATTCTGGAGATGCGCTGAAAGGTACGTTCGAGAGTTATACGGACTACTTAACGTCGAGCATTGCACACGGCAAGGAAACCGCCGCCATCATGGACAAGATGACGTGGGAGGAAAAGGATAAGCGCAAGAAGGTCATCAAGTCGTTGGAAAAAGAAATCGAACACCTGGAAAACCTGAGCGACGTTTTGTCAGAGGAACAAAAACAACGCCTACGCATAATGAAGCGAGAACGCGACAAACGGGAACAAGCGTTGGGCGGACGAATGGATCGTCAGCGTGCAGCCGAAGGCGAGGCTGGCTTTGAATCGCAGCAGCACATCCACAAAACCCTGCTGAAACGCATGCAAATAATGGCGCAGCAGGGCATCACGGCCGCGAACCCAGAGGAATACGCCAAACAGTTGATGACGGGCAACCTGGGCGAAGGCGCACCACAACTAAGAGAGCACTTGATTCGCTCTGGTGATCAGGTACCCCAAGCCATCGCACGCCTAATGGAGTCGATGTCACCAGAAGACCGCGCTAAAATAGGTGCCGGTACGGACGACGTCTTCAAGGCCGCGAGCGAGCAGGCCATGCGCTACACTGTGAAGCGCAGTGAATATGGCTACGACGCAAAGGGCAAGGCCAAAGTAGAGGGCATGTCGAAGGAGCGGATCGCCGAACTATACTACAGACTCCACGGTGAAAAGCTGGGCGAGGGCGACAGAAGTCGTATGTCGTTCGACGATTCAGATAAATTAAGAACCAGTAAGTTCTTAGAAGAAAGATCACCCGTAGAAGAAGCACGTCGTCTGCTCATCGGTGCCGCGACCAGCGACTTAGAAAGTCAGAGCGTATCAGGATCATTGGCGGAACCCAACGCCAAAGGCGAAGTGACGCTCACGTTGCCCGTAAAGCTGAAGATGAACCTCTCCAAGATGAACGACGGATTGGCAAAACAACGGTCCAAAGACGACCACGGACGATAGGAGAAACCAATGTCCAAGAAATTGAAGCGCGCCATGATGGCGACGAACGTAAAGGTCAGGAACAAGACGACCGGCGAGGTAATGGTGTGGTACCGAGATCGCAGTAATAAACGCCAAACCCTCGTGCTGCGCAGTTACGCGACCGAGGAGCTGGCCCCGAAACTCACGGACGCCATGATGCTGCAGTGGTCCAACTTGGAAGACCTGGCACGCGCCAGCTTGATCGAGATCCTCTGATGCCTACGTGCCTGATCCACGACGACGTCCACCTGCCCAAACAAGCGTTAGAGGTCCACCACAAACACCCGACCGCGTATGGTGGTCCCGACGTACCAGAGAATCGTTGTGTCCTGTGCGCGTCGTGTCACTCGGCCGTCCACAGCATCGCACAGAAACTCTACGCGCGCCGTGCCGGTGAAGCCCACGACATCATCGAACAGTACCTACCGAACCAACCGGCACGACAAGAGCGCATGAAAAAACTCGCCGGCATCATCGTGCAGGCCCGCACTACCCACGTGCGCAGCGCTGAGATCCCAGAGGCAGGAATCGATCAAACCGACGACGTCGTCAAAATGTCGTTGGAAGTACCGACGTGGCTGCACCACCGCCTCAAAACCCTGGCGATCGGTACGGGATTATATAGGTACGTCTTGACCGTCCTGGCCAACCACGTGGTCGTCGCGACGACGAAACAAGGCGCCGGTAAATCAGAACTGTACGGCAAGACCACCGTCGTGACCACGCCAGAACCCGCTTCGCCCTACGCAGCCGATTTTACGAAGTAGCTGGTCCCCACCTCAGTTCCGTTGTAAAACCCGTATTGACAATCTGGGTGATTTGCGTCATCCTATTGATGGAGGTCATGGTGACGGCCAAAGCAACGGCTTCAATTTCGTTTCGTATGCCTACGGTCCTGCGGACAGCATCACTGGACGCGGTACACCGCGATGCAGCGAAAAATCAAACTGACCATATACTGCGGAGTGCCCACCGCTTAGTCGCGGCATTTCGTCACGGTGCCAAAATAAAATCATTGCGCATCCCAGCGGGCCGCTGTGCGCTAGAAGCGGACGACGGCAGCGCCATGGTGACGATTCGGGCCTTGCCCAAAGCCCTCGACATCGTCACGGACGTGGCGACACGCCTGTGGCAGCCAACCACCCGTCTATTATTGTGGGGTATGTCGCTGACGGCACCGCCCGACGAAATTGACGTGGAACAAACGGTACCCAGGGCCGTGCGGGTACAGATGCCCAGGCAAATCGAAAAGATCATTCAGGGCGTGACGCAAGACATTCCATTGTTCTGTGTCGAAGCGGTAGAACGGCTACTCGGGCAAATCGACGACAACGTCGAGGCCCGTACGTTACTGTTGCCTCGTGGTTTATGGCGCAGCACCACCCGCAACCTTCCGACCGCTAAGATCCAAAGCCATGCACTACCGATGCCGCCAGATCTAATCGAGGACGTTTTTACTACGGCGCCACGATTCTACCGTAGTTTCAACAGTTTTGTCGTGTGGGCCAGCCTGTTGGCCGCGACAGAAAAATAATGTATTGACAATCGGAACGATTTTGCGTACAAACGAGAACAAGGAGGCATACCATGAAGAAGGAAGAGTTTCTGAGCGAGTTGTCTCGACTGTTGGACCGCACCGAGGACGTCCGCGCCTGCGTCGGCAGGATCGCGGACACCTGGAAGTATGACTTGGCGACCCGCAAGAGCGGAACCGCATACCAAGACGAGGACGGGAAGTGGACCACCAGTTTGGATCTGGCGGCTTTCCTGTCGGCGTTGGCTGACCGCAGGGCCGTCGTGACGTTGCCCGTCTACAAGACCCGCAGGGCCGCGACCCGCAAGGAAGGCGAGGTGGTGGTCAGCAAGGAAAACCGCCACGGCCGCCTCATGCGCCTCACGTCCAACAAGGAAGTCTGGTCGTTTAACGTACTGGTCGAGGACGCCAACGTCATCACGACCAGCAGCGTAGGGGCGCCGCACAACTTCATGCTGCAGGACCTCGATGGTACCTGGCACGACGGGTGGAAGGAAGTCGAAATCCTGCCCCACACCGACGAGGAGAAGCGCCTGTTCGCCGACACCAACAAGGTGGCGTTCGAGTACCTAGTCCACCCGAACCGCTGGACCTCCATCTACTCGCGTCCCTACTTGCTCGCCAAGGTCGCGATCGAGCGGTTGGCCGACCAGCAGCGTTTCTTGAAGGCCGAGCGCAAGCGGCTCTACAGCGACCGCGAGGACGAGCAGCAGAAGGTGTGGCCCAAGTCGGAGAAGGTTGGGGCCGAGACGCAGATCGAGGTCTGGGCCTGCAATTTCGTGGTCGACGGCATCAAGCTCACGGGCGACTACACCCCGTACCCCACGACCAAGGAAGCGCTGGAGGAGATCGGCCTGCTGCTCAGTAGGATCGACCAGTTGATCACACAGCTCCGCTTCCATACGCGCGCCAGCGAGTTCGCGTTCTGGAAGCACGCGATCCTCGAAACCCTGAAGGACAACCAGATCCTCGACTACCTGGCGGGCAAATACATCGCCACGATGCCGACGCCCTCGTGGGCACCCAATGCCGCGTGGGGTGTGTCCTTCAAGGAGAAGCCCAAGAGCCGCACCTTCTGGGCCGTGCTGGACCGCGACGGTGACTTGTCGTTGCGGTGGCGGGCGTGGCGCAAGACCGAGAACGTCTCGGCGGATTAGCGATGCTGCAACACCGCGTAGCCTTCCCGCTCGTTCGCTACACCGGGCGCTACACCATCCGCTTCGAGAGCGAAATATCGACGGGAGGCGGCGGCTTACCCAAACGTCCGCACGTCCACGTCTATGAGGGTAAGGTAAGGAACGACCACAAAGTCTTTATCGCGGCCTTCTGGATCGAACCAGATGTCGAAGAAAAGGCGAGGGGAAGGAACGTCACAGACGTGGAGGTGCAGGACGCCGCCGCAGAACTCCGCAACGTCACGGCACCGGATCCGACGTCACCGTGGCTCCACTGGCCCGACCTCGACGCCGACATTTTCCTAGATGACGACGAGTAGAAACGACAAACTCCGCGTTGACTAGGGGCACAACCTTCCGCTTCTCCTGTGTCCACTTCTTTTTCATTTCCGAAAAACCTAGTTGTTTCGCATAATTACGGGGTAATGCAGAAATATATTTTTCTGTTACCTGAAAAATGTATTGACACTCGGAGCGCCGTTTGGTACAACGGAATTACAAACAGCCACGAAAGCAAAACCAATGGCCTGTGATTATGTCTATGTCCGGCAGCCCTCCCCAGAGGATATCCTGAACCAGCAGCGCAACGATGATCTGACGCGGCTGGAGCAGGAGTTGGGCATGGGGACCGCCAGCATCGAAGTGGATCCCATCACGGGTGTCGCCCGCATCGTCGGCGGTTCCGTCACGCCCAAGGGCATGGGTGACCTGTGTGTCCTCGATGCCCTGGCGCAACGTGGTTCCCTGGAGTTTCAACTCGCTGCCGCTCACGCGGGCGTGCAGGAGCGAAATTTTACCGTCGCCCACCAGCATGCCCACGCTCACGGGCACAAGCATTAGGAGGACATGATGTTTATCCAAGAACTCCAGGCCAAGATGTCGGCGTCCTCGGGCGTGATCCACGTCCGCGAGGACGACGAGGTTCGGTTGGAAACGAAGTGCCAGCAGGTCGCGTCCAACGCGGGATACAATTTCCTGCGCTGGACCTACAGCGAGGGTATCCAGCCCATCGCGGGCTGCGAATACAACGACCTGCAGGTCAAGGAGCTGGCCGGTATCATGGACCCGCAAAAGCTCCTGCTCAAGATCAAAGAATGGGACGCGGGTCCTTCTTTGATCCTGGCGTTCGACTTCTTCACGATGGCGAACCGCTTGCCTAGCCTCCCGATGATCGCACGGTTGCTAAAGGACATTACGCTCGGCCAGCAGATGATCGAGGGTGACGGAGCGGTCGTGCAGTTGATCATCTGTGACCAAGCCGACCCGGAGCTTCCGGTGTCGATGCAAAAGTTGGCGTTAGAACTGCCGGACCGCAAAGAGATGGGCGCCATCTTGGACGCCATCCTGGAGACGTTGCCGGCCACCACGACGCAGGCGAGTCACGACCGAGAAAAGCTCCTCAACGCTCTGGCGGGTCTCCCGGCCTACCAGGCGTCCAACGCCATCAGTGAGTCGGTGTCGCGGACCAACCGCGTGGACGCCGACGTCATCAGGTCATTCAAAAAAGAACTGGTGAGTGCCCAGGGCATCACGTGGATCGACCCCGACCCCCGAGGCTTCGACGCACTGGGCGGACTGGAGCCCGTGAAAGCGTGGGCGAGGAAGCGGGTCGTGGCATTCGACGAGGAGCGTCGTGCCCGCTACGGCGTTCGTCCTCCCAAGGGCTTGGTGGCGGGCGGAAAACCCGGCTGTGCGAAGTCGGCGTTCGCGAAGGCGCTGGCGAGCGAGTGGGGCATGGTACTGCTGCGCCTCGACGTCGGGGCCACCAGAGGCATGTACCAGGGCCAGAGCGATCAGAGTTTTACTTCAGCAATTTTGGTCGCTGAGGCCATCGCTCCGTGCATTTTGTGGGTGGACGAAGTGGAAAAGGCATTTTCAGGAGTTGGCGCAGGTGGCGCGACCGACGGCGGCACGGGCGAACGCGTGTTCGGCTCCTTCCTGACCTGGATGCAGGAAAAGACCGCTCAGGTCTTCGTATATTTGGCGGGCAACCGGATGGACCTACTGCCGCCCGAGTTCACGCGGGCCGGTCGCTTCGACGCTACCATGTGGTTCGACATCCCGACGACAGCGGAGCGTCAGAGCATCGCGGAAGTGTTTCGTACCCGCTACCCCAAAGCTGGGAACGTCGATACCAACGCCATCGTGGCGGCGTCTGAGAACTGCACGGGTGCCGAGATCGAGGCGTGCTTCGAGGAAGCGGCACTCACCGCCATGCTGGAAGAGCGCGACATGACGACCAAGGACGTCACCGACGAACTGAAAAACGTCACGAAAGTGAACGACACGTTCGCGATGTCCGAGGGTCTGACGAAGTGGCGCGACGCCGCCATCAAGGCCAACGCAGACAACACCACAACCGCCACCCCTACACCGCTGAGTCAGCGGGTTCGCCGAATCGGCCGAAAGTAAAGGAGCACCACCATGACGACGCAACCCATCACAGTACAGGATCTCCGGCCCTGCCTGCTGGTCGCGCTGGACGTGTCGCGCACAGGCGGCCAGTCCTACACGCGAGAGGACATTCAAGAGGACCGCACCAACGGCACCCTCAAGGCCACGTGGACGACCAAGAAGGTGCTGGACGACGAAACGGAGTACCAGGCCGCCACCAAGCTTCAGTCCTCGTGCAAGTACGCGGCCAGCAAGCTCGGGCGCCACACGCCCGTCGGGATCGTGGCGTCGGTGGACCGCAAGGAAGAGGTCGCGCTGTTCCGTGACGAGTGGAAACGGCAGATCGACGAGTTCAACGCCGACAGCAAGCACACACGCATCGGCTTCACACTGCTGGTTTTCGAGATCAAGGGCGACAACATCCAGGCGCTCGAAACTGTGCTCGACGACCTCCGTGAAGGACTCGCGGCACTGGAAAAGGCGTACCGCGACCTTGACCCCAAGAGCATCCGAGAGGTCGTGCAGAGAATGCAGGGCTTCACCGAAATTCTGCCCGAGCGCGTGGGATTTCTGGTGGACGAGGCCGTGAAGGAAGCGAGGCAGAAGGCGCGGTCCATCAACAAGGCGGAAAAGGATCTGACGAAGATCGAAACGAAGATCGCGGAAGTTCTGGGACCAGAGCGGGACGTAGAAGACGAGCTGCGTAAACTGTCGGCCGAGAGGCTCACGACGTCGATTCGGCTCAGGACCCTGAAGCTCAAGAAACTGGCCGACGCCAAGCGCACGGCCATCGATCAGATCGAGGAGACAAAGCAGCGCATCAACGACACGCCCATACGACTCGCCCGCTTTGCCCTGACGCGCACACCCCGCCCATCACAGAACGACCAGTCCGCCGACCTCCTGGGCGCCAAGACGGCGATGCGGTTCGCGTTCTAGCCGTTCTGTCCCATTACTTCGCGCAGCATAGGATTTTTGAGGATCGGACCCGCGTTCGCGTCAGTTTGTCCCGTCTGTACCTTCAGGTTCTTGGCCGCATCGCTGATGATCTTGTTGTTGGTAGGGGAGGACGTGATGGTCTTGGGCTTAATGGCGGGAATTCCAGCGGCGAACGCGTCGGACATTTGTTTGTCCTCGATGTTCTTGATCCACTGGGCACCGATGGTCTCTTCGGCGTTTTGCTTGTGTACGCCTTCGTACGCTGCCGTCAGGCCGACGGAACTCCAGAGCTTTGGCGTCGACTTATAGATCTGGAATGTCGCGGACCACGTGATCGAGTTGCCTTCGCTCGATCGCTCGCCCATCGTAAGGGTGTCCTCTTGGAAATAACCTTCGAGGTGCAGGTCGGGAAACACACGAGTACGACAGAAAATATGGTGGAAATTCTCGCCCGCACCCAACAGCATGGGGTCGTTCAACATGGCAAGAAAATCGTAGAAGTTCTGTAGTCCGTGCGGCGGACGTGGATTGTTACGAGCATTTATCGCGGTGTCGACGTCTCGGATCTCCGCGTTCGTGTAGGCGGCGCCCGGCATAATGTTGCCCGACTGAAACGTGATGTTGACGGTGCCCTCGTCGTAGTACGTGCCCTTGTAACGGTTCCGCCACACGTTCCGTACCGTCCCGCCCATCGTCTTGACGGCTGTGCCGCGTCGCGGCAAGCTCCACTGCATATCGGACGGGTTGGCCCACAACGTGATGAACTTGCCTTGGTGCTCCCAATGCGTCGTCGTCACGATCATGGCGTCGCGTGGATGCATGGCGTCGCGTTGATGTATTTGACGCTCGCCGGCTTCCGCGATCCTGGCCTTGGCACGTGCCTGTATTTGATCGATCAAACGAGACTGTGGTGCGGGGGCGTATGGGTTGTCCATCGCCTCTAGCGAGCTGCTAAATATGTTGGAGACTTTCGGCATCAGGATCTCCCCGCTGGGGCCGTTACGCCAAAACGTAACGGCCCAGCGCAAAACTAACGACGCTGACGACGGTGCTTCTTCCGCCGCACCAACTGGGTGCCGGTGGCCTCGGCTTCCGCCTGCTCGGCCTCCAACTCATCGACACGGTCCTCTCCAACCAGCTTGACCATTTCGTCACGCGCCCACTGCTTGATCTTCGCGACGTCACAGTTCACCAGGACGTACCCATAGTCATCTTCCGTCAGATCCGGCAACGCCACCAGCTCCAGGTACTTCTCGTCGCGCAGCGCCGGATCCGTCTTGATGTCCTTGAGGATCTGCACGACCGCCGGCTTGACATCGTCCTCTTCGGTATCGGCGACGCGCAGCGGGAAACTAACGTCGTCGGGCGGCACTTCCGAAATGCCCTTGTCAACACCCTCGGGCGTGTGGCCGAACTTCTTGAGTTCCGGTGGCACCACAGACTCACGCTTCACTGGCTGGAAACGACGAAGTGCGTGGGCTTCGGCCTTTTGGGCCAGCGGGTCCTTCATGATGTTCTTGGCATCATCGGGATCCACTAGCTCTAGGATCCCTCGGTTGATGGCGTCGAACAGTTCCGAGCACGAGGCCAACGCAGTGGCCGGCACTCGGGCGGACAGGTGGAACGGGAACTTGGTCGCCGGGATGATGACCTGCTGGGACTTCTTGCCCTCGTGGCGGATCTCTAGGATGTGGTCCGCCTGCTTCTCCAGGAACTTGCCCGTACAGTTCTTCACGTAGATCGGCTTGTTGTCTCGAATTAGATCACGAAGGTTCAGCATTTACCGTCTTCCTCTCGTCATAGCCCCAGATTTTGCCATAGCGCGGCGCCGCCTGGGGGCGAGACGTTACGCAGCGCCTGGTCCAACCGAAACACTCGATTGGTCCAACGATAATTCTTGACTCGACCGCCCGAGAACGCGACGCCCTGGGCCAGTCGGAAGATCGATTTCTTGGCCTCGGTAAACTTTTCCAAGTAGGACAGCAGGTTGCCCAGAGGCCCGGAGTAGTCGTGGTTGTAGTTCAACGTGACGGTCTGGCCCGCGTGGTCGAACGACAATTCAATCTCAAGGATCTGTTGCGCGTTCAGCCCATAGATCGCGGAACAGTAGATCAACGCGGTCCTGACGCCACGGGAACCCTGCAATGGAATATCGGCCAGCAGCCAGTTGGTGGATGGCGGCGTAAAGTTCAGCATGTCGAGGCCGCCCAGAATATAGCTGTAGATGTCGGAATCGCTGTAGGCTTGGACGGTACCGACGTGCTTCTGTAGCTTGTCGATCAGGGTCCTGAGTTCCACGTTGTAGTGCCAGAAGAGATTCGATACGGCACGCCCAATCTGTACGTGGACGTCGATGGGCGAGACGGTCGTCTCCTGCACGATCCAGTGGAACTGATATTCCCCGACGCTCAGGGGACCGACGTCGTAGTAGTAGACGTACTCGCCGTCCTGTGCCACCTGATTGATTTTCCGCTGTGTGTTGCAGGCGCTCGCCTCCAGGTCGTTGGTCGCGACGCCGTCCACCACCAACAGCGTGCCGCTCGACGAATAGTTCCTGACCTCCAACTTGACGGCCTGTAGTTGCGTGGGCCAACGGAGTAACGCGCGGATCGTACCGCCCGCGTTCGTGATGTAGGTCTGCTGTCGTTCGTCGGGCGTCGATTCAATCCGGTCCACCACGGCGAACGATTCGGCGTAGGATCTGGTGTGGCCCTCGCTCGTCACGAACGTCCAGTTGACGGTCCAGGGCGCGTCCTCGGTGCTGAGCGTCGCGGCCACGGGCACGAACCACGGAAACTGATACTGACCCGCCGCCACTATGCGGCCCACGCCCGTCGTGATGACGGTGTTGGCGCCGTCGCGGATCACCACTTGGGGCCAGTTCTCCGCGTCGGCCGGTAGCATCGGGGCGCCGTCGAAATCAAAGAAATCGGCGGAAAAGTTGGTTTGGGTACCACGGACTAGATTTGCCATATTTGCCTCTCGGGAAGGGGCGACACGAAGTCAACCCCATACTAAAGATTAACCCCTCGGATCTGTAATTTCAGAAAAAGCGTTAATCTTTAAGGAGGAGTAGTGTGCCTTGGGATCGAGATTCTATCGCCCGAAACGGGACGACCGCGTTTCCGTTGGTCACGAGGTGTTGCGGCCCCACGCCCACAACATCGCGGTGCAGCAACTGATACCCCGGTTGGCCGTCGAGAATCAAATCGCGCTCGAAACCATTTCGATCCCCATGTTCTTCTACGCGAAGATACGGGGTGGTCGAAGGTGTAGCTGTTTCGACATCGAGGCGTCGCCTGCGTCGATGTGCCGCTCGTGCTACGGCACCGGCTTCGTCGGCGGCTACGACAAATACGGCACCTACACCGAAGTCTTCGACGTCACGCACCCGTCGATCCGCAGCTACAACGTCATCGCGGACTACACGCGCAGAACCCGCCCGCGACACTTCGTCTTGATCCCTGGTGCTACCGACGGCTACGTTGTGGCGCGCATGCCGATCCGCACGAACGTCGGGGAGCTGGACCACGTCTTCGCCATGACGGAGATCCCACCCGGCAGTGCCATCACACCGTACGTCAAAGCACCGGGCGACACCGAGTGGGTGCCGTTCTCCAGCGCCGCCATAACGCAACGGCTGTTCAACCCGTGGATCGATTTCCGCGTTGACTTTTCCCGATCGTCGCCCATCGCGACGTCACCGCGCTTTGGCCTACTGTTCATTCGCTACAACCAGTTGGTCGACCGTACCATCCGTGCCAATATTCCCAGAACCGCCAAGTCCAACATGCTGCAAGAATTCGGCGTCACGGACAACTGGGAGGCACAGCACTTCTGGCTCGACAACACGTTGCGTTCCATCACGACGGAAGACTGGGTCGCGCACGTCAACGAAAACACGCGGTGGAAAATCAACACCGTCAACGAATTTGCTCCAGAGGACTTGCTGGTTGCGTGGGACCTGGATACTCGGCTGATCCACCCGTACGAAAGTCAAGTTCTATTTCCTCTCTAGGAGTTGACCATGCTACAGTTTCGCAACGTCACGCGCGGCACCACCAACGAACGCAAGGTGGTGATCAATACGAAGTTCAGTGGGTCGTCCGGTTACCCCATGTACTTCACGCTGGTGCCCGGTGCCCACATCGAAGTCCCAAAGCAGTACGTAATTGATTGGCACGAGTCGGTAAAGCAAAACATCGCCGAGTACATGATGCACGGCATCATCCGGGTGTACGACCTGAACGCGTCGCACCTGTACCAAGACAAGGGAAATGTTTGCGACTACCCGTATGATTATCTGCTGCCTGCAGCCCAAGGGCTCGCACTAGAACACGCAATGCAAGTCGCAGACTCACTCAATACTGCTATCAACGCCCATATATTTAGTTTAGCTGTGCATAATGCTGCCGCAGGCGCCGTAATCGCAGCCGCAGTACCAACCGACTTAGCTACGTTGTTGGTATGGCTCGCAGCGGCTCAGATAACGTATCCTGCACACATCGCAGACGGTGCAGCACACCCCAACGTAGACATCGTAAACGTGTTGGCGCCGGTAGTAGCGATTGACCTACCAACCGCCGTCGAGGCACTACAAGAACTACATAGAGCGTACGCTGGCCATAAACTGTGGGTGGTGGGAACGGCCGAAGTAGCGGCCAGCACCATTGCGGCGTACTAAGGAGAAGCATCATGGGAAAGAACATCACACTTAATCGTCGCGGCGTCGTAACGGCTACGGCACCTGGCAACATACCAGTAGTTCCTCTACAGCCGCCGCCACGAAATCCACTTCAAGCTAAACTGGATGACGCTGCGGCAAAGATCACGTCGCTCGAAAGCAACATGGGAAGGGCACAGACCCACTTGTCACGCTTGGTTGAGGAAAATATCCAACTGAAGCAAGCGAAGGATGCGTTGTCGATCGAGTTGGCCAACACGAAACGTCTGCTCGTGGTACTGGAGGCCGAGGCCGCGAAAGCCAAGGTGGTGGAAAAGCCCAAGGCCGAGGCAAAGCCCCAGGTCAAGGAAGCGGCCGTCATTGAGTTGAAAAAGGCGAAGGAAGAGAAGCCTGCGGACCTGTTTGATCTGGCGCCCCCGCCTGCCGTCAAACCCCAAGCGGACAAGCCCAAGGAAGACAAAAAGGTCGACAAGAAAACTTCCAAGCGCCCGAAGCGGTAGTTGTCAAACAACCCGCATGGGCCGCACGCAACAACTTCGTGGTCTTGGTTTTGACCCAGGCAAAGTCAACTGTGCCTACGCGGTGTGGCACCACGACCACGTAGAAGAAACCGACGTCATTGAAGGCATCGATGATGTCGTTCGCCTACCCGAATTTACCTCGCAAGTCGCCCGCATCATAAAATGGTTCAGCCCGGACGTCGTGGGGATCGAACGCTACCAGTTGCGCCGAGGCACCGGCTTCGTCGGCAACATGGAACTCGTCAACATTATGATCGGGGTCGTGTGCGGACTGTGTAGTCGCAAGAAAATTCCCGTCCACTTGGTCTTGGCCGCGACGCACAAGAAATGGGCGGGCGACCACCATGGCGCCGAGCAGGTCAAAGGCAAGTTGAACATGCAGACCTGTCCGGACCTCCGTCACCTCAAGACCGAACACGAAGCCGACGCCGCCAACGTCATACGCTACGTCATGTCGCGCCTGTAGGACGTCACCATGCCGAAACCTCCCATCCTGATCAATCACCGAAATGTACCGCGTGTAGTTGCGGCTCCGAAGGTCATCAAGAACGGCCTGTTGGTTCCCGCGACGAAGGAAACCGAGTTCGTCACGGAAGAAGTGGCGCAGCTCAACCGACAGGTCGACGTTGCGAACGGCAAGGCGGCACAGGCAGAGTCCGCACTGAAGATCAAATCAGCAGAATTGGCGGCTACGCGCAAGCTCCTGGACGACGCCCGCGTCGAAGCCACGGCAGCACACAAACGCGTCGCCACCATCGAGGCGACGGGCAAGGTGCCGCAGCAGGTCGAGATCGTCGAGGTCGACGACATGCTGCGGCGCGACGACGTCGCGGTACTGCAGGCACTCTGTAGCGTCGATGGTCACGTTGGTCCCATGGAAGTCATCGTACCGATCGCTCAATTGAAACTCATGCTCAAGATGAAACGTGAGGGCTAAGATGGAAGACCGGAGATCATTCACCACGGATCCCAATAAGCCCCGCTGCGAAAAATGCGGTGGTGAAACACAACCCGTTACCTACCGCGTCAGCACCCCGGACGTCGCGCCACAGCCGATGCTCCAGTGCAAGGTCTGCGGTGCTCGCCAGGCCCTCGCCCCGCCTACATCCACGTCATAACGATTTGTTTTCCTAGCCAATTTTCGGTTGTCAAACCAATGGCGGAACAGTTCCGTCGCCGTAGCAAAATCTAAAACTCGTGCCGTAGGCGCGCCCGAGGACCTCCCCATGGAGTATCGAGATCGTGTCCGTCTTGACCGTTATGCCGTTAAGAACCCCGACGCCCAGCTCCAAATCAACGACATGGTGGTGGCGTCGTTACAGCGTAAGTTCGATCGCACCGGCCGCCCCGTGGAGTCACGGGAGATCGGATGGATCCAGGGCGTAAATCCTGACGGCACCTACGACGTCAAGCTCGATACCGACGGCACCACGGAACCAAAGATCCCCCGTAGCCGTTTGGACTACGTGACGGAAAAAACCTACCCAGACATTTGCCGCCGCGTCGCCACGGCCATCAGTACCGTGGAGAAGAAAAAGGACCGCAAGAAATTCGCCGAAGCCGTGGAGACCGCGATGGTGGCGGAACGGTTCGTACCGGCTGGCCGGATCCTCTCGGGGTTAGGACGCCCCGGCTACGACCTCACGCTGTTCAACTGCTACGTCTTCAACATCACGCAAGACAGTCGTCGCGGTATCACGGAACACTGGGGGCGGTTGTTCGAAACGTACTCGCGGGGCGGGGGCGTCGGTACGCCGCTATCAGTACTACGGCCCAAAGGCACGGTCGTCCGCAAGGTCAACGGCAGGTCCAGTGGTAGCGTCTCGTGGGCGGAACAGTTTAGCCAAATCACCGGCGCGGTAGAACAAGGTGGAAGCCGGCGCGGCGCCGCGATGCTCTGTCAGTGGTGCTGGCACCCAGACGTATTGGAATTGGTAGACGTCAAGTCGCTGCGGGAAGAAATCCCGTTACCCGACGGCAAAACCTTCAGCATGAACAAGAATTTGCTGTGCAACGCCAACGTCAGCATCCTGCTGACCGAAGATTTCATGCGGGCGGTGCAGCAAAACGCTGACTGGGATCTCGTATTCCCCGACACCGACGCTCCCGGTTACGACGACCAGTGGAACGGCAACATCTGGCAGTGGCGCGACGAATTGAAAAAACCCATCGTAGTATACCGGACCATCAAAGCCAGGGATTTGTGGAACCGCATCATCCAGCACGCGTGGGAAGCGGGTGAGCCTGGCATCATCTTCATGGAGCGGGCAAACCAAATGTCGAACTCGTGGTACTACGCACCGTTGATCGGAACTAATCCCTGCGTTACGGGCGATACCATGGTGACGTGCGCGCGGCCCGACGGAAATCTGTACCACCGCCGCGTAAAAGATATGGCAGGGGAACAAAACTGTCTGGTCGCCGTAGACGCGCGACAGCACGGAGCAGACAAATTACTGACCACAATTTCGCCACAACACCGATCCGATAAAGCAGAACGAGTCGTCTTCACTGGACATAAACCAACCGTAACGTTGGTACTGCGCGCAGACCAACCCGAAGGACAGACGTACACGCTACAAGCCACACCCGACCACAGAGTACTGACGAATACAGGGAAGGTAGCGATTAAAGACCTGACGAAAGAATCTATCGTACAGGTAGCCGGCGGTACCGCGAAAATGGTATCGTGCGAATTTGCCGGAGACGCCGACGTGTACGATGTCGTCAATACCACGACCAGTACGTTCATCGGCAACGGCATCATATTGTCGAACTGCAGCGAACAGGTACTTCCGGACAACGCAGTGTGCAATTTAGCACACCTGAACCTCGGGCGTTACGTCACGACCACGACATTGCCCCACACCGTCCAGACAACCGAGCAAGCCAAGCAAGCGTTTGATTGGGAAACCCTAAAGTCTGACGTACAGATGGGCGTCCGGTTCCTCGACAACGTCAACGACCTGAACGTCTACCACGACGACGCCGTAAAGAAGCAACAGTTGTCGGAACGGCGCATAGGACTCGGGATCCTCGGTTACGGCGACGCCTTGATGCGGTTAGGTCTGTGCTACGGATCTGCCGACGCCCTCGCGTTTACCGACGAGTTGATGCGGGTCTTCACGACGACGGCGTACAAGGCGTCGGTCCAGTTGGCAAAAGAACGCGGTGCGTTCCCACGGTTTCAAGTGGACCATTTCCTCAACAGCGGCTTCATGAAGCAGATGCCCAAAGACGTACGGGCGTTGGTTCGCAAGCATGGCATCCGTAACGTCACCGTCACCACCATTGCGCCGACTGGAAGTACAGCCGCCATCATGAATACGTCGACGGGATGCGAACCGTTCTTCGACCTCCAGTATACCAGCACGACACGCATCGGCATCGTGAAAGAAAAAGCTGGGGTCGTCGATCAAATCTTCCAACAGTTCGGTACGGAACCACAAAAATGGCCTCTGTACGTCGTGACGGCACAGCGGGGCATCACGCCCGAGCACCACGTCAAAACCCAAGCCGCGATGCAACGGTGGGTTGATTCGGCGATATCAAAAACTGCGAATTTGCCCGCCAACGCGACCGTCAAGGACGTAGCCTATACCTACATGTTGATGTGGGAACTAGGGTGTAAGGGCGGAACCGTTTACCGCGACAGCAGCCGCGACGTACAGGTCCTCTACACCGACAAGCCCGTACCCGTGCAAGTGGTTGAAGCGTCATCCGAAACCGCCGTCGTACGCCCACGTCCCAACGCAGGCATGAGCGTAACGTTCTCGGAAGAGTCGCCCATCGGTACCATCCACCTAACGATCCGACACGATCCACAAACTGGTGACCCCATCGACGTCTTCGTCATCACGGGTAAGGGTGATGCGTCGGCCGACGGCGAAGCAATCGGTCGCCTCATGAGCATGATCCTACGGTTCCCCAACGACCAGAAGATCAATCAGCAGATGCGGCTCGAATTGATCCGCGATCAATTGATCGACATCTTGGGCCGTGGTCAAGTAGGGTTTGGACCCGAGGCCAAACGGTCGATGCCTGACGCCATCGCGAAGATACTGAACCGGTACCTTGAAGCCGATTTCCCCGTCGCGAACCTACCGTTTGGTATTCAGCCGATGAAAGAGTTGCTCGACGAGTTGCGGACCTGCGGCGGCGACGTTACGAAACTGGATCAAATCAGTCGCTACGTGCTGGAGGGCGATCCTGGCAACGGTCACGACGTAGACGAATACCGTACCGAAATCGAAACCGAAATCAAAAAGGCAGAGCAAGACGGCATCAAGCTACCGTACGATTATTGTCCGGGGTGCGGTAACTGTACGCTCGTCATCATACCGGGCAAGTGTCCGTGCTGCCGTACCTGTGGATACACGCAATGCTGAAGGCTCGGGTCAAACTAGGCAACTGCCTGGACGTGCTGAAACGGTTTCCCGACGAAACCGTTGACTGCATCGTGACGGATCCGCCCTACGGCCTGACACCCGTGAGCCCACGGGGTAAGAGAACCAAAGCCAGCGGTGGCTTCATGGCGGCCAAGTGGGACGTGGACGTTCCCAGCACAAAGATCTGGCGGGAGTGTTTGCGCGTCCTGAAGCCCGGCGCCTTCGCGTTCATCATGTGTTCCCCTAGACAAGACTGTCTGGCGAAGCTGATCCTACGGTTGCAAAAAGCCGGTTTTGTCATTGGCTATACATCTATTTACTGGATTCATTCTCAAGGATTCGGCAAAGCTAAAAACATTAGCAAGCACCTAGACAAACGAGCGGGAGTGGAACGAGAGGTGGTTGCAGAAGTACCGTCTGGCGGCGGCGATAACTATGATGCGTGGCGATCAGGTGAAGGAAGAACAGATCGTAGTGCTAGACATAAAAGAGGTACTAGACTTGTTACTGCCCCTGCTACCGAAGAAGCCAAACGCCTTAACGGTAGTTACGCTGGCTACCAGCCACGGCCGAACCTAGAAAATATTGTGGTGGTGATGAAACCCATTACCGAAACAACCTACATTGATCAGACGCTGGTCAACAGAAAAGGTTGCACCTGGCTGGACGATTGTAGAATACCCGTAAACCCATCGGCCGACGCAACACAAGTCGGTCGTGTAATGAATCGTAATAAACGCGAAACAGACGTTTCTGGTCAAGTTTGGGGAATGAATAAAGCAGGATCCGATAGACCCACGGTAGTACAACCGTCTGGTCGTGTTCACGCCAACGTACTGGTACAGGACGACGCTTTGCGCGGAGCAGGTCCAACTAAGTCTCATGGTGGGGGTAAGGCGTCGTTCGGTGGATGTTTCGGAAACGGCAAAGACGTTACAGACAAAACCGCGATGCAAAGGTTTGCAAATAACAATGGTTCTGTCTCGCGGTACTTCGACCTAGACGCTTGGTTCGCTGAACGCATCGGTGACTTGCCCGAATCCGCACAAGCAACATTCCCATTTCTGTATGTAGCGAAGCCATCGCGACGAGAAAAGAACGCTGGACTAGACGACTTACAAAAACGAGCCAAGCGCGAAGTATACGGCGACGGTTTCAATACCGCAACAAAAGTAGATCCCAAACTTCACACGGTCGATGGCATGGAGGGGCGGCCCCTCCATGCCAATTCCCATCCGACCGTTAAGTCCGTCAAGCTCATGCACTACCTCGTAACGCTGGGTTCCAGACCCAACGACCTCGTATTAGACCCATTTTGTGGTAGCGGTACCACAGGCGTCGCAGCCGTGACGCTCAAACGTAATTTCTACGGCATTGAACAAGAACCCGAGTACGTCGAGATCGCGAAGGCTAGGATCCGGTACGCTAGAGAAAACAGACCAGATAAAACAAAACGACCTGAACCAAAACCTCCAACCAAATCTTTGTGGGGACCAAAATGCTGATGCCCCAAACCATACGTCGTTATTGCGACGCCGAAATGTTTGACTTGATCGCACGAGGCGAACGCTCGTTTGACCTGCGGGTCGATGACCACGACGTTCAGGTAGGCGACTACTACCTGTTCGTCGAACGCCTACCCGATGGCCAACACGGCCGACAGATCCAACGGCTCGTCAGCTACGTGGTCAGAACCAAAGACCTACAGGACGATCCCCACAACCTCACGGCCGTGTCGTTCGTCTCGACCGACTTCATGACGCTGGAAGCACTGCTGGCCGACGGCATCGTGGTGGTGGCGTACGCGGTTGAAAAGTTTGGCAGCGAGATCAAAATCGTGGAGGACCCGGCGTGCGTGCCGTTGCTCTCGACCGAAGGCGTCAACCCCTACCAACTGAACGACTTCCTAAAGGCCGAGTCGTGGCCCGACGGGCAGTACAGCATTACGCTGCGGTGTCGCGTCAGTGAAGTTGCGGCCGACGGTACCCAGGAACTCAACATTATCGAAAAACTCATCATGGTGCGGACCCGTGTTGATGAAGTAGAGAAAATCGTGTGCGTCGATCACCGCTTCCTCATCGACGGACGACTACGGGATTTTTATGGCAACGTCGTGGAAGCAGAATTTGGAGACCTGACGAATGACCGACCTACTGATGGAGTTGATCCGGCCACCTTGGATCGAATTATGGCGGCTGCTGAAACCGAGTGACTTTGACGTCGCGGCGGCCCGGCTGTTCGGCAACGTACCGGTAAAGAAACCGGGCGAAACACCCAAACCCTACGGGGCCGACGAATACCGTAAGCGACTCGGCCTCGACGTCGCGAAACTGTGTCGTGGGTTTTACGCGGAGGTCGGCGGCACCGACGCGCCCACCGGCCCCGTGACGCCCGCGACCGAGCGCCTCGCCATCAAACCGATCCTGGCGATCCGCCAAACCCAACGAGGCAACTACCAGATCCACGGACTCACGTCAACCGAGGGTTTTTATAACCGCGACAAGACCAAAGCGTGGATCAAGGTCGACGCTTACGAAAAACTACTGGGCGACCACTTCTACCAGGAAATCATCGACGAGACCGAACGCATCAAACAGGCGGCCGCCAAACACGAACCGAGCCAACGCGACCTAAAGGTCGTGGAGGTACCGCACCAGCAAGAGTTTTCGCCACACGAACAGAAAATCATCGAAACCATCCTGAAGAAGAGCTAACCGCCATGCCGCTGTGTCGTGAATGTCGAAAGTTCTTTACGGTTAAGGGGAAGTGCGAAAAATCCAAGGGACTGAAACGTAAGGCGTGTGATCAGTTTGCTGCCGGTCGCCCGTTTCAGCCGAAGTTCAGCGGCAAGAAACTCAGCGAGGTAAAGTTCGACCCCAAGAAAAACCAAGCGTGGAGTTTCTGGATCAGCGATACAGACGTCCTGGTGTTGGCGTGGCAAGTGGACCACAACGACTACGGTCACTTCAGAACCTACATGATGGCGCTGGACGACCAGGGCGTCATAACGAAGCAGTTTACGGCGAAACAATCGGCTCCGGCGTTCGCGGGCGAAGTAGTGGTCAAAGGACCTGGACAGAATGACGTGTGGGCGTCGTTTGGTTTCGAGGACCAAGACATCCAAGACAGCGAAGGCAACGTCACGAACAAACCCCGTGAAGTCAAGATTTACCCGAGACGACGAGATGTTTGAGAAGATCGACAACAAAGCAAAACTATGGCTTGCCGACTGCCTTGACGTCATGCCGACGTTGAAACGTATCGATTTTGTCTTTACGGATCCGCCTTATGGACACAACAACAACGACGGTGACCTAATCGCCAACTGGGAGAAAGCCCTGGGGAGGTCTACGGGTCAAAACGAAGAAGCCCGGCCTATTGCAAATGATGATTTTGACCAAGCCAACGCCGTAACTAAAAAGATGCTCAAGGCCATCACGCCGATTCTTCCGAAGGGGGGGGCAATCTGTTGCTGTTGCGCAGGAGGAGGAGGAGGACCCGATCCACAGTTCGCCCGTTGGAGCCTCATGATGGACAAAATCATCGGGTTCAAACACGCGGTCGTGTGGGATAAATCTTCCATGGGTATGGGTTGGCATTACCGGCGTAGCTACGAGTTCGTATTGGTAGGACAAAAACCAGGCGCCAAGGCCAAGTGGTACGACGAAACCAACAAGATCGAAAACATCATCCGACCCGGCGACTACGGCATCAAGAAGATTATCCCGAGTGCCACGCAACACCCAACAGAGAAACCCTGGCGACTGGCAGCACACTTTATCCAGCTCCATACGAAACCAGGCGACATCGTGTTGGATCCATTCATGGGTTCAGGATCTACAGGCGTGGCGGCCGTGCTGACGGGTAGAAGATTCATAGGCATCGAGCTGGACGAACACTGGTACCGACACGCGGTAAAACGCATCAGGAAAGCCGTGGCGTTGGGACACGACCCGAAACCCGGACGAAAACAACGAGCTAGGTCTACCGAGGAGATGACACAGAAGTCATTATGGCGATGACGGAACAACCCCCAAATCGTTACGTGCAGGAAACCAATTTGCCCGACGACTATGCACCGCCCGAGGGCATCCAGATCATCCGACCGTTCAAAGAACTGACGCAGTTCTACCCATGCGAACACCCAGAACAACACGACTGGGTCGGGCGTTTTGAAGTCCGGTACCTGCGGCCCTTGGCCAATAACGTGGCGCGGGTATTCGGCGTCCCGCTCATCGACGACGCCCAATATACCGAGATGCCCGAGGAGGCCAAGGCTACGTACCTGTCGGTCGTGTTGACGCGCGCCGACATCTTGCAGACGATCCCCGGCACGTTTGAATGGACGCCCATCTGCGTGGTGGCGCGCTACAGCATCGTCGTGGGGATCCAGATCAGAATCGATCCCGCCAACAACAAAATCCTGATCCCCATGATGCTGCTGTGGAACAACTTGGATCAACAGTACGTGCCGGTCGGCGATTCCGGCAAGGGTCACATCGAAAACCCCGCCGTCATCCTGCAGGTACTGAGTCGGTACGCACGCATGGAGCGACTGATTTGAACGTCGCGCTTTTCTGTACCGCTGAACCGACGCCCGAGTTGATGGCGTTGGGCCAGCGGGTCGTACGGGCGTGCGGACCTAACGTTCGGATCCATCGCCTCGACGTAGACAAAACCGCTGGCCACCTAACACATCAGTGCCCACATGAAACCGTACACCAAGTCAACGCGACGGTGCCGACGTGGTGCTACCGGACACACGACAATTTATTGCAGTACCGCGTAGCGCTGCTGAAAACCATGGCGGCGGTTGACTGCGGGCTGTTGCTTGGCGTACCGCCCAAACACGTAATGCACGCACTGATGCAAGCGCTCCGATACGTACACGTCATGATGATCGACGTAGAACACAACGCGGACAAAATCGAAACTATCCTGCAGGTGCTTTCGGCCTCAACCGAACTGCCAGAAAAAGCAACACCAAAGTAGTCATGACGAAACAAGTCGTTAGAGAGTTGTCGTTGTTTACGGGCGCAGGTGGTGGTCTACTCGGTACCCATTTGCTTGGCTGGCGTCCCGTCGGATATGTTGAGTACAATGAACATTGCCAAAAAATTCTGAACCAAAGGATTCTAGATGGCATCCTCCCCGAAGCTCCGATATTTGGTGACGTCCGCGAGTTCTGCAAAAAGTACGCGAAAGCGTATAAAGGCATGGTCGAGGTCGTTGCTGCTGGATTTCCCTGCCAGCCCTTTAGCGCCGCGGGACGACAGCGAGCCGCTGACGACGAACGTAACATGTGGCCCGCGACGGCCGACGTTCTTCGCAAAGTATGCCCCCCCCCACGCACTCTTGGAAAACGTACCAGGACTTCTTGCGCCGTCGCACGGCTACTTCGGAACCGTCATCGCTGACTTGGCCTCGTTGGGGTACGATGCGGAATGGGGTTGTCTGGGAGCGTACCATACAGGAGCGTTGCATAAAAGAAATCGTCTCTGGGTTTGGTGTACCAAACGATAACAGTCTGGCTGGCTTTTGGCGTAGGCCAAAAGCCAGCCAAGACGGGACGAGCGATAAAACGCTTCAAATGGTACGCGAAGGTACGGCAGAGAAAAGTTTGGCGCGTGTCATTTGCATGCCAGATCAATGGCCTACCCCTACCGCAACGCAAGCTAGATCTGAAGGTATAATTGGTCAAATGCGTACCATGGTTGACGCCGGTAAGTTGTCGAGAGAAGAAGCCGAGGATATGATCCAAGGCAGTCTTACACCTAGTCGCATGCGTCCGTGGCCTACTCCCAGAACTCAAATGTCGAGACCTGACAGGTCTCGACAGGACGAAGCGAAAGGGCACAGGAGTAACTTGGAAGAGGTCGTCGCCGTAGACGAAGACGTGGGCCGTTGGCCTACGCCAACGGCCCACGATCATAAATCCAACGCAAGTCCTGCTTGCCATGATCGCAACTCTCTAGATCTACCTACGGCTGTATCGTTATGGCCAACTCCACGATCCTACAGTTGCGACGAAAGCTATGCTCCAGGGCTAACGACACTTGACATCCAGGTACGTGGAAAATACCGAGACAAATCTCGTTACTGGTCCAAACGACAACTGCGTCGTTGGCGTAGGCCAACGACGCAGGAGGTAGAACATCCAGACGCAGAACTAAACCAACATAATCAACGCTTGTCTAAAGACGGACAAAGTAGCCATAGTTTGTGTTTAGCCGACGTAGTAAAACGACCTGACGTTTGGCCTACACCTCGCAACTGTACCAGCATGACGGCTAAGATTACGGACAATACTGCACAAGAAGATCGATTCCCGAACTTGGAGACTGTCGTGGCGCCGCGCCACGACAACGCAGTAAATCGTTACCTCAATCCCACGTGGGTCGAGGCCCTGATGGGCTGGCCCCGAGGATGGACCAAAATACGACCATTCAATAAAAACGAATGGGCAGCGTGGCAACGCAACGCCATGGCGCTTTGGCAAGATGGCGTTTCGTGGGAACAAGGACTCAAACGTACGACTACGAGAAAACGGCATCGCGTCCAACGGCTACAAGCTATTGGCAACGGCCAAGTACCACAATGCGTTGTCTTGGCCTACGTGATTTTATCTGCCCACGCACAAGACAAATCTGAACCCAAAGGTTTGTGGGATGCGGTACGCTGACCTACGTTTGTTTCCCATTTCGTTAGTCGAGGCCAACGCTTTTATAGCACGCCATCATCGACACCACCAACCAGTCGTTGGCCATAAATTTTCTCTTGCCTGCTGGGTCGACGACAAACTCGTGGGTGTCGTGACCGTCGGACGTCCCGTCGCCAAAAGTTACGACGATCTTACGTTAGAGGTCAACCGACTTTGTAGCGACGGAACTCCCAACGTGCCATCATTTCTTTATGCTGCAGCGTGGCGTACCGCCAAAGCCATGGGGTACCACCGCGTCATCACCTATACGCTGGACGAGGAATCAGGTACGTCGTTACGTGCTGTTGGATGGACACACACACACCACTTCTGGCGGTTCTTGGAACTGCGCTGCTCGTCCGCGACAAGACAAAGCACCAACCTGTCCTAAGAAATGTTGGGTCGCGGGCGAAGTTGATTTGACGGTAAAACGCAATAGACCTAAGTACACGCCAGAACCATCGAAACCATCGGTGTCGATTTGGGAAATAACGAAAAGAAAAAGCTAAGGTTCCGAGTCGTGACGGGCGATTGCCGCGATGTACTGCGCGACCTACCGGCCAACAGCATCGACGCGATCGTGTGCGACCCACCCTATGGATTAGCAGCCCACACGACCGAGGACATCGAAGCGGCGTTGACGGCGTGGTTATCTAGGAAACGACACAAGACCAAGAAAAAGGGTTTCATGGGAAAAGAGTGGGACGGGTTTGTCCCCGGTCCCGAAACGTGGCGGGCGTGTCGGCGTGTCCTGAAGCCCGGCGGCTACGTGTTGGCGTTTGCAGGTACCAGAACCATGGACCTGATGGCCATCGCGATCCGGTTGGCGGGGTTTGAGCTACGCGATACCATTAGTTACCTTTTTGGGTCAGGATTTCCAAAGGGACACGACATATCAAAAGCTATAGATCGAAAACTTAAAAAGAAACGAAAAGTCATAGGGCAGCGTAGAGGACAAGGCAACATTCCTAATGATCGTGGTAAGTGGGGATTGAAACCCAATACACCTGTCGACGTAACACTACCTGCCAGTCAAAAGGCTTTTGACTGGCAGGGCTTCAACGTAGCACTTAAACCTGCACATGAACCCATCATCCTTGCGCGCAAACCCCTGGATGGCACGGTTGCGGAGAATGTCCTCAAATGGGGAACTGGTGGTCTAAACATTGATGGGTGTCGCGTCGGTACCGACACCGTTACGATTAATACGTGGGATGACGGCTCTAAGCCGTTCGGGGGTGGCGCGGGTCATCCCTACACCGGCAGGCAAACAACTGGTCGGTGGCCGTCAAACGTGGTGCTCCAGCATTCAGATGGGTGTCGTTGCGCGGGGACAAAGAAGATTGATGGTGGACGCACTGATACAAGGCCAGAGGGAGATGCAGGTAGGGGTGACAAAACTCAATGGAGATTCCGACCGACAGCCCAGACAAGGAGAGGATACGCTGATCCTGACGGTACCGAAACAACAGAACAATGGGAATGCGTTGATGGGTGTCCAGTCAAAATGTTGGACGAGCAAAGCGGCTACTCTCACAGCGGCAGCGGCAGCGGCGGAATATGGGCACCGTCAACAGGCAAACCAGCAGGTCCTCAACATGGTGACGCGGGGACAGCCAGCCGGTTTTTCGAACAATTTACACACAATGATGATTTAATTCTTCATACTACTATGGAGGTAATAAACAAATGGAACCAAGAAATTGCGAGTACTGTGGCAAAGTATTCAAACCAAATCGAAAAACACGTAGATTCTGTTCTAAACGCTGTAGTAACCTCGGTAGTCCCAGGGGTCAATCTATCAAGCGATTTGAAGGAACATTCTATTCACGTAACTCAGCCAGAATTAAAAATAATCTCCGCAATCGCTATCGCGACGATCCTGAGTTTAGAAAACGGGTACTGGCCAGAGTGCGGGCGCGAAAAGCATTCCCAAAACAAATGCCTTGTGAAGTTTGTGGATCTTTGCGCGCAGACAGGCACCATGAAAATTATGATAAACCATTTGAAATTAAATGGCTCTGCCGTGCCTGTCACATTAAAAATCACGTCGCAGAATATGGTACATGGGGATCAGGCTTTGGCAAGATTTAAGTATTGCGCTAAAGCGTCACGTCGAGAACGCGAACTCGGGTTACACGATTTCCCTAGCAAAAACGTCAACGACGGACGCGGCACCTCCATCGACAACCCATACCAGCGCGGTGATACGGTTCGGCACAATACCCACACAACCGTCAAGCCCGTGGACCTGATGCGCTACCTAGTACGACTCGTCACGCCACCCAACGGCATGGTATTGGATCCGTTTACGGGCAGCGGTACCACCGGCATCGCGTGCATGTTGGAGGGCTTTGATTTCTTCGGTGTCGAGCGAGAGGAAGAATACGCCGAGATCGCACGCCACCGTATTCGTTTCGCCCGCCGTCACCCCAAGGCATTCCGCGTCAAGACCAAACAAACGAAACAACACGACGAACCAAAGAAGCCGGAGAAAACGCTATGGGACCGATGATCCGCATCGATGATAAGGCCCGACTGTACCGAGGGAATAGTTTGGACATTTTGCCTAAGCTAAAGCCCGTACACTTCATTTTTACGGATCCGCCCTATGGGCACAACAACAACAACGATGACCTCATCAGACGCGTTGGACACGCGTGCAAAAACAGAGACCGACATGACGAAGGACGTCCTATCCAAAATGATGATTTTGACCAAGCTAATGATTTGTTTCTTTCGTCTTTGCCGTTATGGCGCAACATCCTGAAGCCTGGCGGCTACGTAGCGTGTTGCTGTGGAGGGGGGGCGGGCACAAAGGCATACAATTCGTTCGATGGGCCGATGCCATTAACCAAACGTTTGTCTGGGAACAGGCGGTCGTGTGGGACAAAGGTTGCTACCATCCTTCTACGCGGCTTCCATGCCGTATTGATGGTATGGTCGAATTCACGAACATAGCTGATGTTGTTCGACAACAATCATCAGACAAGTATGTCGAAGTAGTTGACGCTGAAGGAAAGTGGTCAGCCGTTGTCGATACAAGCATCAGATCTTTTCGTGGTGATCTCGTCATTCTTAAATTACGAGACGGTACAAAATTAAAAGTGACGCCAAATCATCCAATAGAATGCGTAGACGGGTGCAGGCGTGCTGATGAAATTAAGCTGGGTGATAAGGTTCCAACGCTGATGGCCAAACGCAAGGACACAGGCAAAACATTTTTGTCGGTAGTTGACTTGCTCGGTCGTGACTACCTAGTAGGAAAGCTGAAGAGTAGGAAAGACGTCAGCACGTGCACCTTAGCAGAGCATTTGGGTTTGCGCTACAACAAAGCGCATTGGTGGTTGAGTAAACACCAAGTTCCCTTGAAATTTCCGATCCCAGAAAATCGTCTGATCGCGGTACGGGCACACTTTGCACATAGTTGGCTACCATTACGCATCCCAATGGACTACGATTTTGGGTGGATGGTCGGCTTTTATGCAGCAGAGGGCGACGTTCACCATAACTCTATTCAATTAACACACCACGCAAAAGAAGCTGAATACGTGGCTAGAATCCATACATGGTGTGGTAATTACGGCATACAGGTGAAGACAGAAACCGTATCTGGGGAAAAAGCGAGAACCCGGATCAATGGAAAAACGCTGGCAACTATTTTTCACAAATTAGTTCCAGGAATAGCCGTCAATAAACAACTATCACAAACAGTACTACAGGGTTGTCCTGAATTCTTAGCCGGTGTACTCGACGGATGGATGGATGGTGACGGGCACTTCCGAAAAAGCTGCAACCAATTTGAGGGTGTATCGGCATCTTCCAAATTGATCGAACAAATGTCTTGGCTACTGAAGATGCGCAGTCAGCCGTGCGCTGTACACCATAACGTTTCTACCTACGTCAAGAAGAATGGTAAATTGGCGGAACACTGGAAGCTGAGGTACAGCCCTCTCGGACACTACAATAACGTTTTTGCCACAAACGATGGAACAATTGCATGGGTTGACGTAGTAGATATTTCGCACAGAAAGTACAAGGGGAAAGTTTACGACATCACGGTTGATCATCCAAAACATCTGTTCTATGTCGGCAATGGTGCACTTGGACACAATTCAATAGGAATGGGTTGGCGATACCGCCGTAGTTACGAATTCGTACTGGTGGCACACCGTAAAGGTAAAGCCCGTTGGCATAGCGAGGCACACGACGTTGAAAACATCATTCGGCCTGGCGACTACGGCATCAAGAAGATTATCCCGAGTGCTACACAACATCCAACAGAAAAATCGTGGCGGTTGGCCGCCCATTTTATCCAGCTCCATACGAAACCAGGAGACATCGTGTTGGATCCATTCATGGGATCTGGATCCACTGGCGTGGCGGCCGTGTTGACGGGTAGACGATTCATCGGCATTGAACTGGATGAACATTGGTATCGACACGCAGTCCAACGGATCAAGCAAGCGGCAGCATACGGCCGCGATTCCTTGCCAGCAAAAGGACATGCCCGCACAACCGCCGAAATAAAGCAGAAGTCATTATGGGATTTGGATCACAAATGGATACGTGACAAATAGTTATGCTTGGGTCTAAACAAAACGACGGTACGCCGCGTCCCATCCTGGCGAACCGTCTGTACGTACCGGAACAGTTGGTCACAGACGACCTGTTGGAACGGTTCCGCTTGCGATGGATAGAACAGCAGTACCGTTTGGTCGTGGACGAAAACGACCGCGTCGTCATGCTGTCGAACGGCAAGCAAAAGACCGAGCGCGTCGAAATCGTCCACGTGATTGAAGCGTACCGTGAACTCCTGACGGCAAAGCAAACGTGGATCGGGTTGCCGCGTGGTGACGACGCCGGTATCCAACACCTACTACGTCGCGCCCTCGATCTCCGCACCATCAACCCCTTGGGTTTTAGACTACGGCTCCGTCATCACGTTTTGGATGACGCCCGATGGCCCGATCAAAACAAATGTGTGGACGCGTGGCTGGACGCCGGTACCGGCATCATCCTGGGGCAAACGGGTGCGGGCAAAACCATCATCGGGATGGGGTGCGTCGCACGTCTGGGCCTCCAGACGTTGATCCTGTCGAAGCGAGGCGACGGCGAGAAACACTGGGAAGCGGAGTTCCGCGAACACACCAACGTTGAACGGCTAGAAAAACAGATGGGCAGACGACTCGTCGGTCCCTACCGGCATAAAGGTGCCTACCCCATCAGCGTCGCGACGGTCCAGACATTTCTACACCCCAAAGGTTATGGTCGCCTGATTGATGACCAGTTCCGTTTTGGTTTGGTCGTGGCGGACGAGATCCACGAGCTAGTATCGCCCGAGTTTGTCCGGGTCTTCAGTCTGTGGGCACCGCTCAGTTGGTTGGGCCTGACCGCCACGATCGAACGACTGGATAAACGCGAGTTCCTGGCGTACAAGATCATCGGGCCGGTTGTCGCGCGCCTCGGGGCCGACCAAATGAAGCCCGAGGTCCACTTCATCGAGACCAACTTCTCGGTACCGGCGTGGATGGAGGGACGCAAGCCATTTTCTGCCCAGTGGAAATGGGGTCGGTTGCTCCAGATGATGTCGACGGATCAGTCGCGCATCGATTTAATCGTCCGGACCGTCATGGATTCGATCGACGACGGTCGTCTCGTCGCCGTGCTGGCCGAGCGATTGATTCTGGCGAAAGAGATTTTCCGTCGCCTGAAGCAAAACGGTTACGACGTCTGCTACGTCGATGGTGCCGTGCCGAACAAGCGACGCGAAACCCTGTACCACGAGTTAGCTGCTGGTAAATACCGATGTATCTGTGCTGGCCTAAAGGTCATGGACGCGATGGTGTCGATCAAGCCGTTGAACTGTTTGCATTTGGTCACACCCGTGAACGCGCGCCACCGCATCATGCAGATTTTCGGCCGTACGCGACGCCCCGACAAAAACAAGCCCATGCCGTTGGTCTACTACTACAAGGACACCGGTGGTCAACTGTCTGGTGCGTTCAACAACGTGACGAAGGTGTGCCAGGCCGAAGGCTGGACCATCCACCAACGGTCCCGCAACCTCGCGAACCTCACGATGACGAAATGGAAAAAGAAATGAGCGACAAACCAACGTGGAGCACAACCGAAGAGCAAATCAAGCGCGTCGTCTACATCGCGATCCACGAGACCGGCGTGATACAGCGACTCGACGACCTAGATCGCGAGCTGCACAAACGGCTGGACGACCTGGAAGAAAAGATCGCCCTCATGCTGGCGAAGGTCACGAACTGATGACAAACCAGTACGTCAAGTTCCTGCAAGGACACGTTTTGGACGTACTCAGAGATTTGCCCGACGAGTCTGTCCACGCCGTCATGACGTCACCTCCTTATTTTGGGTTAAGGAATTATGGAATCGATCCAGTCGAATGGGATCGTGTTGCGTTTCGACCGATGCCTGGGCTAGACAAGATCAAGGTCAAACAACAGACAGCGTCACTAGGCAACGAAAAAGATTTGTGGAGCTATGTTGGACATTTGATTCAGATCTTTCGCGAGGTCAAACGTATCCTTAGACCCGACGGTACATTCTATCTGAATCTAGGTGATAGTTATTTTGGTGGTGGTTATGCTAACCATAAGATAAATGGCGAAGAGTGGAAAGAACAACACGGAGGAGAACAATACCAGAGCAGGCAACAAGATCGCATCAGAGCCAACCTAGATCTAAAGCCTAAAGACCTGATAGGTATTCCTTGGCGCGTAGCATTTGCGTTGCAAGCCGATGGTTGGTATTTGCGGCAAGACATCATCTGGGCCAAAGCCGTGAGTTTCAATCCGGTGTACTGTGGACAAACCATGCCGGAGTCTACGCGAGACCGCTGCACCAAAGCACACGAATACTTGTTCCACTTTGCTAAATCACCCAAGTACTTCTACGACATCGACGCCATTAAAGAACCAAGTCGTCACGCGAACGAGACACATACGGCACAAGGTAAATTCTTAGGCAAAGACAACAAACCGATCAAAGGATATGATACCCACGTCGTGGGTATCAGGCAGATAACAGAAACTCGTAACCCGCGTTCCGTCTGGACCATCAACCCACACCCGTTCGCAGAAGCCCACTTTGCCGTATGGCCCGAAACACTGGTCGAACCGATTATTAAGTCGGCTACGTCGGAAAAGGGTTGTTGTGCTGCGTGTGGTGCTCCAATGGAACGACAGTTAGAACGAATCAAAAACCCTAATCGTGACGTCGAAGCAGACCGTCGAGCCTGTGCGGCCAGGACTGGCCGCACAGACGGTAAAGTATCGGCGCCTGGCGGTGGTCACATCGACATAACCCGTACGGTGGGTTGGCAACGCACCTGTGATTGCGATGTTAACAAAACCAAACCCTGCGTCGTGTTGGATCCTTTTGGGGGGGCCGGTACCACCGCGATGGTGGCGGCGCGCTTACGGCGGCGTTGTATCTCGATTGAACTGAATCCTGAATACGTCAAGATGGCGAAACGTAGGATCGCGGAAGACATCAAGGCTAACGAGTCAATCTGGGAAAAAACAACATGACGCTAAAGAACTTGGACAAGTGCCCTTGGCCCTGGTTCGGCGGTAAGAGCCAGGCCGCGCCCGTGGTATGGGAAGCCCTCGGCGACGTTCTCCACTATGTCGAGCCTTTCGCCGGGTCGTTGGCAGTCCTGCTCAACCGGCCCCACCTGGCCAACCGGCCCTACTTCTCCGAGACCGTCAACGATCTGGACGGCCTGTTAGTGAACGCATGGCGGGGGATCCAGCTACAGCCTGACGCCACGGCTGAGGCTGCGAGCAACCCCGTGTCCGAGGCGGACCTGCACGCTCGCCATCTGGCCCTTGTGCGCTGGCGTGCCGAGCACGAGCTGGAGCATCTCATGGGCGATCCGCTGTGGTGCGATCCTGTGATGGCCGGATGGTGGATCTGGGGATGCTCATGCTGGATCGGGAGTGGGTGGTGCTCAGGTGATCATGCGTGGGTGCTCGGTGACGGCGACCGGCTGACCAAGCGCAGCGACAAGAGGGAGCCAGGCGTCTCGCGCCAGCGCCCGCACCTGGGTAACAACGGCCTGGGCGTGAACCACGCCGGGGCGAGGGAGCCCGGGGTTGAGTCGGCCGGATCGTCGCTCTGGGATCCTTCCGTGCCCGAGGAGTGCTATCACCCTGTCACCATGCCCGAGGTCCGGCGTTGGTTCGCCTACCTCTCGGCACGCTTGCGTCACGTCCGGATCCTCAACGGGGACTGGAAGCGATGCGTAACGGGAGGCGCGTCCAAGATCCTCGCCGTGCGTCAGGGACACGGACCGTGTGGCGTGTTCCTCGACCCGCCCTATGCTGCCTCGGCCGGGCGCTCGGATGATCTTTACGCATGCGAGGACCTATCAGTTGCACACGACGTGGCCGCATGGGCAATCGAGCACGGCGAGGATCCGCAATACCGGATCGTCGTCGCCGGTTTCGACGGGGAGCATGGCACTAGATTCATTGACGCAGGATGGACGGCCCAAGAGTGGTTCCAGGCGGGTTTCCTGCGCGGCGGGATGGCCAACATTGGCAAGAACGGCCACCAGCAGGCGCGCGAGCGGCTATGGCTCAGTCCGCACTGCCTACACAAAAGCAACAAAATACAAAAGTCCATATGGAATCTTTCTAAAACCAAGAAAAACAAACGCAAAAAGCATGCGAAAAATACCTGATTACGTCCGCGCCACCACGCCAGACGAACGCTTCCTCTTGCGGGCGGGCGTACCGGCGGATTATTGGCACACGGATCTAAAGCAACTGAAATTCCGTCAGATCGCCATCGGTAAAACCAAGGTGACGCCAGCGCAGCAGCGCAGCGGCCTGAAGCAATTGTGCGTTGATCCCGGCGGTCAATTGGTAGTGCTGGCCTCGTTGGTCGAGGAAGCGGCGTTGCGGATCGCTTGTTTCTGTCTGGCGGAAATGCAAAAAGCAAAACTACCATTTTGCTTGACGACTGCGGATCAATTGTGGCGCATCGACAAGCAGGATAAAGAAGACGCCAAACGAATGCGCTGCATCATGATCCACAACCTCATGGCCGAGGCGACGGGACCCCGGCTTCAGTCGGTACGCGACACCCTGTACCACCAGCGGTTTCGTGCCAGGTTACTGGTCGTCGCGGGCACGAAAGACCCGTTCGGTTTCGTCACGACACGCCTTCACCTACGCCCCGACCTCTGTTGTTACGTCGAGGACGACTTTACTTGAAGACCATCAACCAAAACGTTGAACTCAAGGTCGTGCTGGGGATCCTTGAGAGTCGCAACCGCAAGGTCCGCAATTACCTGCTGGCGGAAACGCGCGTCGAGGATTTCGGCTCCGACGAGGGAAAAGAAATTCGGCGCCGCATGGACGCGCTGATCAAGTACGGCCGCACGTTCGGCGACGTCACGTTGTTTCGCGAAGACGGCGCCCTAAGCGACGACACCAAAGAACTGCTGAAGGTCAAGCACAGGACCCGCGTGGCCGCCAGCCGCTACTCACTCGCGAAGGCCAAGCGCCTGGTTCAGATCCTCCATTCGCACCGGCAAGCCCGCGTGCTCCTGCAAGGATCCAAACGGCTTTACGGCATCTGTACGGGTAAGCGGTCGGAACAGACGATCCAGCAGGCCCAAAGCGCCTTGATCCAAATCCTCAAGGAGTTGCAAGAGGACCGCTCCAAACACGTGGTCCACTACGGGCAAGGCCGTACCCTCGCGGACATCAAGGCCGACTTCAAAAAGTTCTTCAAACGAAACGACCGCAAGTTCGTTTCAACGGGCCTCAGTTCCCTGGACGAACAAATCGTCGGGTTCTCGCGCGGTGACTTGGTCGTCGTGACGGCACCGCGCGGCGGCGGCAAGACCGCGTTGGCCCTCCAGATGATGGTCAACCAGTTCAAGGCTGGGTGCAACGTCGGGTTCCTGTCGTTAGAAATGGCCGAGGAACAGATCAAGGAACGGCTCGTCGCCAACATCGGAGAAATGGATGCCAGCAAAGTCAGGGCGCGGCGCCTCACCAAAGCCGAACGCTACGCGGTGCAACGTGCTTGGGTCGCGTTTGAGATGGAGACGGCAGCGAAGTACCAAAATCGCTTTACCCCGTGGGACGTGAAGGACCCGACGTACCGGGCCGAAAACATCGAGCTGGACCTCGGCCCCTTCGGATACGACGTCATCGTCATCGACTACATCTCGCTCTTGGCCATGGGGTCGAACGACATGTGGATGGTGCAGAAAGAAATCGGCCGCTACCTGAAGCAACTGGCGGGGCGCCTGAACTGCGTGATCGTGATCCTGACGCAGATGAACAAGGACGACGGCGTCAAATATGGATCCGGCCCCGAGGAGGACGCGGACTGGTGGCTGCGGTGGCGATACGGCGAGGAGGAGAAACAGTCGGGACAGGTGCAGATCGAGCTGGCGAAGGCACGGCACGGCAGGGCCGTGACGCTCAACACGTACTTCAGAATGGACCAGATGAGGGTCGAGTGCTTGGGCGTCACGGACTACGCGGGCGGTGGAGGTGGTGGCGGGGGTTCGGCCGTGACACGCCAGTACCCCCAGGACCTCGATTCACCCCTTGACTCCCCCCTCGACGCCCTACCGGCCGCCAGGCGCACGAAACGCCCCCGTGGCGCGAAGAAGGGGCGGCGGGGTAGTGGGGACAAGGGCACGAAACGGAAGGCCAGGACGGGCAAACCAAGGGGCTCAGGGAAGGCGAAGAAGCGGAAGAAACGCGCCGTTGGGGCCGGTGGACTGGATTGATGCGGGAAAATGAAACAAAAACGGCATGTTACGGTTCAAAACCGTTGGGCAAACCCGTGGCCGGCTACTTGGGCGCGGGGCTGTAGCCTGCCGGGTCAAGCGGTCAGGTGCCCTGGCGGACGATCCGCACCTGACCGTTCACGACCTCTACGCGGGTCGTGGACGCCAGATGCACGCCACGGCGCTTCCAAACGGAAGCGGCTCGTGGATACCGCTGCAACTGCCGCAACTGCTGTCTACTGAGGTGTTGCACCTCTTTTGCTCCTGGGCAAAACCTTGCCCTTATCTATAAGGTGCGGCATCAAAACACGGTTGTCAAGACAAAAAATTACCAGGATCGTTTATTTTGAAGAAAAACAATAGTTAGCTGTTGATTTTAGTAAAACATTAGGTATAATCCCTAGTTATGCTGAATAAAGCCTACAGATTTCGAGCTTACCCAGATGATCAGCAAGCCGATCTGCTGAACCAGACGTTTGGCTGTGTTCGATTCGTTTGGAACCTGATGCTGCATGATCTTAAAGTCTCCTACGAGAAAACCAAGAAGTTTACTTACCCGACGCCCGCTTACTACAAAGAAGCTTACCCATTTCTGTCTGACGTAGATAGCATGGCACTGTGTAACGTTCAGATGAATCTTAAACAATCGTTAGCTCGTTTTCTCAAAGACAGAAAACTCCCTAAGAAACGTAAGACCAGATTCCCTAAGTTTAAGTCCAAGCACAAAACAAAGAAGAGTTACACGACCAATCCAACTGGTGCAGGGCAACAGGTCAGGATTGAATGCGGTAAACTCAGGCTGCCCAAAGTTGGGCTCTTGGACGTGGTGCTCTACCGTAGGGTAGAGGGTAAGGTTAAGAGCGCGACCATCACGCAAGAACCTACAGGTAAATACTTTGTTTCTATTCTGACGGAACAAGCAGATCCCATCCTTGATGAGATCAACCCCACCAACGTAGTTGGCTTGGACTTTTCTTTTCATGACCTGATCGTGACCAACGAAGGCGCGAAAGCCAAACACCTGGAGTGGATACGAAGTCAGGAAAAGAAATTGTCCCGAGCCCAGCGAATTCTCAGTAGGAGGAAGATCGGATCCAGAGGATACGAAAAACAAAAGATAAAGGTTGCGTTGATCCACGAAAAGACAAGGAACAAAAGGAACAACCTTCTGAGGCTGATTTGCTGTAAGTTGTTTAAGCGTTACGATGTCGTCGTGGTGGAGGATATTGATCTCGTCTCCATGATGAAGAGGGGTAAACGCAGACGCTATGGCAAATCCATCGGTCGGTTGGGTTTCGGTGAGCTGAGAACCATGTTGAAGACTTGTGCTGAACGGCAAGGAAAGTTGTTCATCAAGGTTTCCAGATGGTTCCCTAGCTCCCAATTGTGTAGCTGCTGTGGGTACCGAAATAAAAACACCAAAGACCTGTCCATAAGGCAATGGACTTGTCCAGAGTGTGGTGCTCAACATGATCGAGATCAAACCGCCGCACAAAACCTTGTCAACCTTTATCTGTTTTGTAAATCTACCGGTGCAACGCCAGGAAGTTACGCCGAGGGAGAGGTTGCCTCTGCTTTTAGCCTTTGGGTTAAACGTAAGCATCTTCGACGAACTCGGAAAAACATGAGACTGGATCTCACAAGCCCCTTGCTTTAGCTAGGGGTAGTTGACGACAAAAGTTGAAATATGCGTTTTTTGCAGCAGCGTGATCAGTTCCTGGTGGTGGATTTGTCGAACGTGGTGGCACGGGCCGCCGCCGTCGCGGACCAGCATTACCTGCACCTCGTCGGCACCATGATGGTGCGACAACGCCGCCAACACCCGTTTGCCCGCATGGTCTACGCGCTCGAAGGCAAAGGAACGGCGGAACGCAGAGCTTTGCTGCCCTGCTACAAAGCCGACCGTATTCCATCACCTGAATTCAACGCCGCCCGCACCGAAGTCGTCGGTATGCTACACCATACTACATGCTGGATCATACGGGCGCAACACGGCGAGGCCGACGACGCCATCGCGACGTTCGTGCAACGTCCTGGCGACCACACGATCCTGTCGAACGACCGCGACGTGTGGCAGATGATTTGCTCACGCGTTTCCGTCCAGGCAAAAGTCAAGAACTCGACCCTCGCGATCGACCGCTTTGCCTGCCGCCGACTCTTCGGCGCCGACCCCGCCGTCATCCCGCTGGCCAAGGCGTTGATGGGTGACGCATCGGATCAAATCCCTCGGGCGATCCAGCGGGTACCCAAGGACAAGCTCCTGCGGTTGGCGACCGAAGCCCAGACGGCTGGTCGGATCCGCCACATCATCAAGACGGCCGACTGGCTTACACCCAAAGAAAAGGAACGGATCCATGACAAAATATCGGTTGTAAAACTATACGAACGCCTGACCAAACTGAGGACCGACTTGGAACTTGAAATCGATCAACGCGTCGGCGACGTCAAAGCCCTAACCGCTTGGTTAGGGGCACGCGGTACCGAAATCAAAGACGTCACGACACTGGTGGGAGAGAAAAAATGAAGGCAAAAGTAGACGCTGGTCTCTTGATGTCCGCCATCAAGACCGTGGGGGCAGTACAGGGTTTCGGCCAAGGCGACGATGACCTACAGCCCGGCATGCTGTCGATCTCGGAAGAATCGCTAGAGATCGTATCGGCCCGCATGGGTGCCTACGTGGCGAAGCGTTGTCCCGCACAACTGCTGCGGGAAGGATCCTTCGGCATCAACATCCAAGATTTGGCCCGCATGAAATTGACGGGCAACGTCACGATCGACGCCGCCAAGGACAAGGTAAAGTTTTCAGACGGCAAGGCGTCGTACGTCTGGGCCCTGCACGAAAGTGCCGAGGCTGAAATCAAGGAACAGCGTGGTGCCGTCGCAAAGATTTCGGCGTTGGCGAAAATCCCCCGAACCGCCCTGCAATCGGGTGCTGAGTTCGCGACGTACAAGAGTGAGATCAAGGACGGCTACACCGTCCAGATCTCCATCGACGCCAATTCTTTCGAGTACGCGGGCATCGACCATTTGTCGTGCGGGCGTTTCTGCATGACGTCCGACGCCATCAAGGCCAAGCAGAAGTTCCACTTCACGCTGGGCGACACGCTCCTCAGCAAAATCATCACGGAGGTGGCGGGTGACGTCGTAACGATCGGGTTATCGAAGGACGGGAGCATCGTGCAGTTGGCGACCAAGGACTTCGACTGCTACCACCCGACCGTCGATAAAGAACACATGGACACCGACAAGATGATCGAAACCATCACGGCGGATAAGAAGAAACTTGACTGCCGTTTCGACATCATGCAGGCCGAGGCCAAGAAGGCGATCGAGTCCGTCAAGCCCGTGAGTAGCCGCAAGGACGTCAAGGCCAAGATGGAGATCCTGGCCAACAAGGAAAAGGGCGCGATCCTAAAACAGTACGCGCAAGACAACGCCGCCGTCTACAGAATGGAGGTCGCGAACCTCAAGGCCAGGGGGACGGCTCAAATTATCGTGCGGTCTAGTTACTTTGAGGAATTCATCAAGGTGGCGCCCAAGTCGGTGCCCCTGACGGTAGAATCATGGAACAAAGAGTTTCTCCGAATCCTCGTCAAGACGGACGACAGCCAGATCGAGTACGTGGCGATGATGCTGGGGGACCAGTCGGCCGACTAACACGCCATCTCCGCAAACATTGGAATCAGCTCCACGACAACATCGTCACGACCGTGGGGCAGAGTTCCTATGCGGTTTTGCAGAAACGATTCGTTGGTAAAGAGAAGCCACACCTAGCCTCTTTGCACGAGCACGAAAATGTGGTACTGTTCTGCGTGAATGGCCAGGAAGGTGGACGCAATCGTCCCGTAGGTTACGTATTGATGTTTAGTGGCGCCCCCATAATTCACGGCTACACGCGGTACGTGTCGTTGAGTTATTCGGAGCCCACGGACGTCAAGTTTCGACAAATGAAAGTGCTGTACGACGACGCTGCCGTTCGGCTCCTACGCTTTGGCGTTGGCGTCTTTGACTATTTATGGATCGTACGACACAAGATGGATCAACAACACTCGGCCCCAGTGGCCGACCACGCCGCGTACGAATTTTACGCGAAACTCTGGAAGCAAGGGATTTGAGTTCCATGGCTAAGAAGAAGCAACAGTTTGACGAGCAGTACGAAGAGGCGTACCAGCAGCACGTCAACGTCACGGACCAACATTTCGTCGTCAAGATCGAAGAGGAAAAACCTGTGCCCAAGCGCGAGATTTCCGAAACGGAGTTGCAGCGCCGAGCCCTGCAGCAACGCTACAAATCGATCTTCGGTTACAAGCCAACCGAACGCGACTTAACTAAACTGCGGGCCCTGGTGGAAGAAGCGGAGCGACAGTGGCGAAGCCAGTAGACATACTTTTTAGAGCGAGAAGCAATGAGAATACACAAGCCCGAGGCTACGAGCTACCGTAAGAGATCTAGTAAGACTAATACTGTCGTGATGACACACCAGCGGGATCAACGACGACGGAAATCCAGCAACTCGTTAACCGGGAGGTTGGCAGTTTGAGTCTGGAATGCCTAGACATCCTAAAAGGGCTGACGCCAGAGCAGCGTGTCGCGGTCCTGCATCTCGCGGGCCCCGCCATGGTGATGAGTTGCGCAGGTTCGGGCAAAACCTCGACCATCACGAAGCGCATCGCCTACCTGATCAAGCACGGCGTCAGCCCTACCAACATCGTGGGCGTGACGTTCACGAACAAGGCGGCGGGCGAAATGAAGGAGCGGGTCCAGCGTCTCGTCGGGGGTGCGGGTCGCCACGTCTGGCTCTCGACGTTCCATTCGTTTTGCGCTACGCTACTGCGTGCCAACTTCAAACAGTACGGCGTACCGCGCAACTTTACGATCGCAGACGAAGGCGACGCCAACGAGTTGACGAAAATTGCGATCGCGACGGTAGCGCGACAAATGCGGCGGAACCCAGAAGAAAACGAGGAGAACGTACGGTACGTTCGCAGTTGGATCTCTGGACACAAAGACTACGTTCGAACCCCAGACGACCTGAATGAATCCAATACTCGGTTTCCCGAGTACATCCCGTACTACCGAGAGTACCAGCGACGACTGGTACACGACGGTATGCTGGACTTCGACGACCTCATCATGAAGACGGTGTTGGGGTTGCGGCGCAACGAATCATTACAGAAGTTCTACAATCATAATATTCACCACATGCTGGTAGACGAGTGGCAGGATACGAACTTCTCACAGTTTGAATTGGTTCGGCTGTTGACGCAACAGCGAGGCAACGTGTTTATCGTTGGGGATACTGATCAATGCTTACCTGCAGGTACGCCAATTACCACGAACAATGGTACGCGCCCAATTGAAACCATCAGAAAGAAAGATTGGGTATTGGGTGGTAGCGGATATGGATACACTGCATACGGTAAAGTTGCTGCAGTGGCAAAACGAAAATATGTTGGCGATTTGATTGAAATAATAACAGAATCAAACAGGGTCGTACGAGGCACACCTGAACACTGCATTTTTGGCAAACTACCGACAAATGCTGACGACAAGTTCTACGTGTACCTAATGTACAAAGAAGACGTAGGTTGTCGTATTGGATGGTGTAAATCGTATCGTAGTCAGGGTAATGGTAAATCAGCGTTTGGTCCCATTGTACGTATGCGGCAAGAGCACGCAGATCGAACTTGGATTCTTCGCGTATGTAACGATAAAAATGAAGCGGCCGAATGGGAAGCAACTTTAGCTACACGCTATGGAATACCTCTTGTATGCTTTTACAGTAGCGGTAGAAACATAAATATAACACAGGAAGGTATAGATCACCTATTCGCAAATATAGACACAAAATACAGAGCAAGTAAATGTCTTGAACAACTTGGACTGTCATTTGAGTATCCGCACTACACAGCGAGTGGCGGCAGTACGGCGCACAGAACCACAGCACATTTTTCTATGTTTGCACAAGGACGCAAATGTAAGGGTGAGTATGGAACTGTTGTGCATGGACATACATTATCACTACACAGTTCAAGTAAAAATCTGTGGGTAAGTGCTGGTAAACGCCTAGGCGGGCACGTAACGAATAGAAATCCAAGATTTCGATGGAAAATACAAAAATCACTAAAAGACTATGATAAGTTATACGAAGAGGTACGACATGTCGCAGAAAACGTAAACGCAAATATTATGCGTACTGCTAAATTTACTGAGGATAAAACGTATGATTTTATGCCCATAGGTAACGCTTTTCCAGGGATTACCGTACCAGTGGTACAGCTAGACAGTAAAGTACGAGACGAAAAAATAATATCCGTCAAAAGGGTGCATTACGATGGTTACGTGTATGATTTATCTATACCAGAGTTGCGGAACTACTGTGCGAATAATGTTCTAGTACACAATTCTATTTATGGGTGGCGCGGTGCCGACATTCTCAACACAGAACGTTTCTACAAAGTATTTCCAGAAACCAAGACCTATACGCTACAGACCAATTTCCGTAGTGTGCCGGGCATCGCGGCCGTCGCGAACGCACTGATCGCGCACAATACTAATCGTCCCGACAAAACCATCGTGACGCACAAACAAAAGGGCGAAACACCTAAATCCTACGGACTGAAAACAACGGAAGACGAAACACGATTCGTCATCAATACGATCCGCGACATGGTAAAGCTAGGTAAAGACGACTGGCGTGACTTCGCCATTATCTATAGGATCCGTAGTCTAAGTCGTGCCATCGAAGACGAGGCGGTTGGACGCAACATACCATACCGCGTCGTTGGCTCACTGTCGTTCTACAACCGTGCCGCCATCAAAGATATCTTAGCATACGCTCGTCTCCTTGTAAACCCACAGGAGGATACGTCCTTTACCCGCATCGTCAATAAACCAACGCGGGGCATCGGAGCCGTTAGTTTCGCTGCGTTCAATCGTGCGGCTGAAGTCGAGGACACAAGACTGTTCGTCGCGCTGGGCAAACGACTCTATGATAAATGCGGTATGCTGGCGTCGGCAGCCGATGGATTCCGCCGCCTACGAGATGTGTTCGCACAATGGCGTCGTATGGACCAACGTAAAGCCGGTCCCATCATCGAGGCGATTCTCAAAAACAGCGGATACCTTGGTTACGCCGAAAACATCAGAGACGAAAAATATCGCGACCGTGTGATCGAAGACCTATATGAATTGGTCAATGCAGCCAATCAGTTCGACGATACCAAAGACAAGAAGAAACGACACAAAGGTTTACGAGGTTTCCTTGAGCATACACAACTAATGCAGCAGGACGAAAAAGACAAAGACCCCAACAGTGTGACGTTATTGACAGCACACGCTGCCAAAGGACTGGAGTTCAAAAACGTATTCGTAATCGGCTGCGTTGAAGGTGCGACTCCTCTATACCCAAGGGGAGAACCTGGGCAAACAATGACGTCAGACGACATACGACAGCACTACGAAGAAGAACGTCGCATATTTTTCGTTGCGGTGACGCGGGCACAAGAACGCCTATGGCTCACGTGGCCGCGTGCCCGCAGATCTCGCGACGGTAGTTTATCGATGTCGTCACCGTCTCGTTTCTTAGAAGAAAGTTTAGTTCATGATATACAAGTTAAAAAGGAGAAGAAGCAAAAACGCTACGATGACGAAAACGCCATAGATGCAGGCGATGGAATCAGAATTTATGGAATAACCAGGCAACCGAAAACTGAAGTGAAAAGAAAAGACGGTGGAGCAAATGCGGTCATACGAAACAGAACCCAGAATCTCAGTGAGGGACAAAGCCAAGAAGATCTACGTGCTGCCCGGCGTGAACACCTTCGTAGACTTGCCACCCGAGGTATTGCGACAACCAGACCTACCAAATCAAATCATTAAGACGATAATGAATTTTGGTCGCATACAACAATCCGTATTGTACCAAAGCGACGCACAAAACAATGGATGGCAGCGGCTGGGCTTTGACGTTAGTTCAATCTGCGGGGCCGACATCAACATGGACATACTGGATCGAAACATTGTATCGGGCAACACACCAGACGTCGTCATCATCGCGACCAATAATCCAGATCGTATTGGCGTAATGCGTCGATTAAAGTACTGGGTACGGATGATGGTATTGATCAGTCCGCATACGGCAACAGAACCACTAAAACGCAACGCCAACGTGTACGTGCCGCTCGAACACATCATTGAACCAGACGTTACGGTCGACGCGTCAGAAGTCTATCGTGCCGTCATCAAGTTCATCGCGACGACCTCGATCCCTTACGTTGGCCTCAGTTACCTGACCCGCACGGCACTACCGATACAGATGAAGGTCTGCAACTCGGACGACGCCCGCAAATTCGTGTCGGAAGCAGAACAAGAAGGTATCCTCTACTTCTACGACCACCAGGACGATGAAGGTAACGTCGTCAAGGCCGTGAAACTCAACCCCGAGCACGACCTCGTGGGCGTCATGATGGAGCAAATGCTGGACCCCGAAGAAGATGGTTAGTCTCTAAGGAACCATGCCGCGCTACGACTACTGCCCGTCACAGGCCAAACCTGTCTGGTCGCCACTGCACAAGTCACAGTTGCGATCTCAAGGGGCAGACGTCCGCATCAACGCCAAACTCAGCGGCTCCCTCCTGAAACTCAAGTACGAGTTCGGATCCATCCGAGAGCTACCGATCCTCCAGTCCTTCGGTACAGAGCGCTGGTTCCAACGGTGCCCAGAACAAATGAATACGGGGTTTAGGACGCACCAAGGACACACGCTCTTGCTAGAGATGGCGCATACGATCCGTGCGCCCAAGGGGTTCCGTCCCTACTACTACCGCATGGCCATGGATCCGCACGATTCACTGGAGGAGCTGGAGGGGGCGCTGGAGGCATACTTCGACGTTCTTGAGCAGCGGAAAGAAGGCATAGCCGACGAGCTGGACGTACAGGAAGCAGACGAGGATTGGCACGACGCCCTCGACCAAGACATGCGTGCATTGTCCGGCATCTCGGGACATAAACGCAAGCCCGACTTTTTCATTCAGCATACACGTCCATGGCGCTACTGCATGGACAACCCAGACCACATCCGTGCCTACTACAACCTTCTGAACTACTGCGGCAGCTACGTGGCGGGGCAGAAGAATCCTGGCGTCTTTACCGATCTGTACATCATGGACATCGGGGAACGTCGGGAGCTGGCCCGCTGGCCTATGTCGGGTCTCGTGGTGTACAACGAGCAGTGGAAAGACTGTACCTACCGGGGCGATGGGTGGGAGGTGTTGGACGTCGTATGCGACGCAGGCATTAAGCCCAAGCGACCATGGGAGTGCATGGGAGAGCGACCGAAAGACCCCAAGCTCGCGGCCCACTACGATCATGTATTACGGTGTTGGGAAGACGGCATGCGCTATGGGAAAAAGCGCATCGGTCTCAAGTTACGACGTATTGTTCACGACCAAAACGGACAAGAAGAACGCGCGTGGTACCTAAACGACGCCCACGAGTTCGACATCCCGATCCACGCGGTCGAGTGCATGGACAGGTATTTGGCTAACTGGTGGGACGCTGCCGTACAGATCATAAAAGATCGCTCTACGCGTAAAGAGTCTCGTTGTCGCAAACTGTTCATGTCGTGCAAATATTGGGCAGTAAGGCGCCACTGGAGACAACCGAAAGACGAATGGAACTATGTGGAAGGTACGCCATCGATCGCACGGATGCCATACCGTACAAAGTTCCATCCCGACTTCCTAAAACTTACGAGCACGATCATCAAGAAAGCACTGGATCAATCCAAGCCTGCGCACGGCATGTTCTTGGTTCCGTGGACGTCAGGCATTGAACCAGAGTCCAAGGATTTCTTCCTCCGGATGGCTCTGTACGACGAAGGTCTCGTGCGATGGAGTCCATTCTGGTCCCTGTCGGAAGAAGAAGCCGCACAGTACGTCAATAAGGCCAAGACTACGCGGATGTGGAGTCAGCGCCTGAGTCACGTCGTCGGACTATTCGTCGCGCTGATGTTGACGAAGTGGCGAAAGCGTCGTGCCAAAGAAGATCGCGAATGGGTCGTCCGTGACTTCATAATGATCAAGAACCCCGTAGTGCTGTCAAACCTATTGGTACGTGGTCCTCCTGCTCACCTGTTTGCCTAGTCTCCTGCCAAAATCTAGTCCATCCTGACGTGTCGTTCAGACCCGTACCGTAGTAGTTTACCATCAGAACCAACCACGAGGACGAAAACCATGCCTACGGACAAAACCGAGGACAACGACGTGAAACCAGGGGACTGGGGGACGCTTTTTGGGGCTAAATTTTCTTGAAAATACTTCTTGACTTCTAATAAGACTGGCTATATAATACTAACAAGTCATTGTCTGTATACCGTAACCGCTGACGCGATATGTGCAATAGGCTGTGTCCTGTTGCCTTTGCCGTTTCTGATTCGATGCTACGTCATTTTAGATACGGCGGAAATGGAAAACAGATAATCTGTTGTAGGGGGTGAGGTGGAAATTTTCTACGAAAATTTGAGAAAGTAGGAAGGGAAAGAAGAAAAGAGGGCGCTAGGTTGTTGATAGGTAGAAGAGAAGAAGAGAAAAATTAAGAGCGGAAGGATTTGGAAGGAATTTCTTAAGAAGAGCCCGCCCGGAATTCTTAAAGAAAGGGCGCGCGAAAACGGCGTTTCGGCCGCCCGATTGTCCATACAAAACTGCCGCGAAACAGTGGTAAAACACTACCATGAAGCTACCGGAACTCTTGATCGTCATCAAGGCGCGGGCCAACGACCTGCGGGACCCTGACCACGACGCCAAACTGGACGAGATCCGCCAGTACCTTACGGTTGGTGACCTCTTGCCCACCACCATCGACTTCAACAAGCCGAAGTCCATCCGGCAGGCCCAACGGGCCGTCTCGACCATCGAGGCACGGTTGGACCGCATCGTGACGCTGCACCACGACGCCAAGCGTGTCCTGCAGGTCGTCGCGGCCGTGGAACACCATCTCCTTAGTTTCATGTCGCGGTCTGGTGACCTGCCCGACAAGGCCACGGGTCCAGCGCAACAACAGAAACTAAACCAGTACGCCCCGACGCTCGTGAAGGTACGGATCCAATGGACCACCTTGGACATCCTGTGTACTCAGGCACAACAGCGTTTGGCGTCGGCACGTGATTCCCTGAAACTCCAGGCCAAACTAGACGATAACCTACGCTGGGCGCAGGAACGTGCCCCTGGCTAGGGTTAATCTATAGTAGGACCCGTTTACGGTCAGGAGTCTACGATGCCGTCTCCCCTGATGGTGGAGCGCGTGGTTCGCGCTATTTTACGTTCGTTCGTACACGCGGGTATTATTCCGTCCTACACCGACACCGCGAAGATCGAGGCCATTCCCGCCAATTACTCGGACGCGCAAATTGATGCCGTCCTCAGCACCATCGCGTTCACGACCGCGACGCCCAGCACCCCGGTTCTCACGTCCGACATCATTCGAGGTACAGACGACGTCAACGTATTCGTCGACTCAGACAATGGCGATACCGCTCTGGGATTCGTACGCTATTTCCGCGTCGCACAAGACCAGACGGATCCGCCCGTAACGGTCGCGACGCGGGAACTCATGACCGTGGGGCGCGACATATTCGATTTCACGTTACAGGGCACTACCTTGACGGTCGGACCTCGGGCGTCGCTTGGCGGTACTCACGCGGCCCGCATCAACATCGGAACCAACGGAACCCTTCCCTACGGTTCTATTTTCGCAGGGTCCACACAAGTAAACGGCGACGAGGGCATGACGGTCAAGGGCTACACTAACTTGGCGTTACGAGCAACCCAAGTTAGAGTCTATGATCCGACCGGCATGACGGTACGGGGTGGATGGGCCGCCACCGATACGACTGCACGTCTACACGTTGGCGATTTTACCAGTACCAACGCGCTCGCGATCGAAACCTACAGCACTGGAGCGCCGTACGAAGAAGACTACGTCATCAGAACCGAAAGTAGTGCACCCAGTGGTCACATCAAGTGTATTTACTTTCGTGGGTCTGAAGCGACTACCTACGCGATCCACACGATTGTTGGCGGCCACGAAACCCAGGCTTACGGTAATCCTGCTAACCTGGGGTACGCAGCGTTGGCTGCCGTGGGTAGTACGTGGTCCAATTCGGCTAACGTGGTGTACGTGTATGATCGCAATACTACGCGAGTAGCCTCGTCCAATATCTTTACTACTAAGAGCAACACACCCATCACTACTGCGTATAACCACATCAGGTGCTATACTGAAACTCAGGGTAGTGTATTTCGTGTAACGTCCGCTGGCAATATATATTGTCTGGGTGCCCTGACGCCTGGGTCTGGTGACGTCGCTGAATTGTTTCCTTCAGACCAAGACTACGCCGCTGGTACCGTCATGACGGTGAACAATGGTACGTGTACCGCGTCTACTACGCGGGCACAGACGTCTGTCGTAGGGGTTGTCTCGACCAAACCGGGTGTTGAGATCGGACAGGAAAACATCTACAACACCAAGAACATCTTCGCTCTAACGGTTCATCCGTTCGACACCGTGACCCAAACGGTCATGACGGATCAGTCCTATACGGCCGATATGTTGGGTACGCATGTTTGGGTCGGACGTAGCGAGTTTGTTCGTATTGTTTCTATTTCGGCCAGCGGAAACGTCACTACGATCCATCTGGCCGAGTCAGTTGATCCTGGTGCTACGTTATACGCTGGCGTCGTGCAGGCCAACCACTACGTGTCGTTGGCTGTCTGTGGTTTTGTACCCGTACGCTGCTCTACAGAGTACGGCGACATAACGGGTGACGGCGATCTGTTGGTATCGGGACCAAACGGCTATGCCGTTTTGGCGCCGGATCCCCCCGCGCCCGGCACCATCTTGGGTAAAGCGTTTTCCCCACTACTCGCACCAGATGGTGACGAATCTGTTGTTGAATACGGTACTGTGAACGCGCTGGTCGCACTACAGTGAGGAACCATGACACAGAAGCTCGATACCAACGATTGGCAAGAGGCCCGAACGCTCGGCGCCATCGCCATGCTGCTGAACGAACGCAAGACCAAGATCGAGGCGCAGATCGAAACCATTCGCATGCAACACGAACTCCTGCGCCGCGACCTAACGGACGTCACGACCAAGGCGAAAGACGCGGACGCCGCACTGTCCGACTTCGCCCAAACGCTCAGTGGGAAATATGGGTTAACCGATGGCGACCAAATCAACTTCGAGGACGGACAAATCATCAAGGCGCAGCCGAACGCTGCCGTCACACCGGCCCCCACGACCGAAACCCCGTGACCCCAAACTGAAGGTACGGAAGCCACCGGATCCGCCAGGCCCATACGAGCAAAAGATCCTCACGATGCTGTGGGCCGAGTACGGTCGCATGGAGGCGGCGTCTAGGGCGTCGGCTCGTTTCGAGGTCGAGGTCCACGACAAGTACGTAGCGGCCCGCGTAGCCGATGGCTACGACGAAGCCGACGCCGGTAAAATCGGTAAGATTTTCGACGCCCGTGATTTCAGCGACTCGTTCCGCAAGTTCCTGCGCCTGCGCCTAGACCGCCGCATGACCAAGCTGCTGGGCCTCGAAGACTACGAAAAGGAAATCATGCGGGAGCGCATCAAGGCTGTGATGGCACCGCCCGCCCCCGCACCGGGCGCCAAGCCAACAGTCAAACAAATCCAAATCGGTGACGCCGAGATCCAACAGCAGCAGTACATGAAGGCGTTGGCGTCACGCCGACAACGCCGAGGACCCTGATGGCCGATACCACTACGCCTAATAAACCACCTGCGGCCAAGACGGCGGCCAAAGAAAATGGTACCGTACGTGCATCCAATGCGCAGGCACGCGATCGGCTACGCGCCAGCATGTCGCAGCGTGCTGCAGCCGACGCCAAGCGACGGGCAGACTTAGCGAAGCAAAAGAAAGAACGCCAACGCGCCGCCATATTGGGACGCAGAAGGTTCTCCATCAACGAAACACAGAACGGCAAGATCGCGTGCTTTCCTAGCACAAAGATCGTCGGGGGTATTGGTAAGTCTGACGAGTCTTGGATCTGTGCGGCAAGATCGCAGTACCAGTTTAGGGAGAAAAACTACGCCGTACAGGAGGCAGAGGTTAGGATTTTCATCGAGGGTGCCGAGGTTACGAACCATGTACGCGGTTCGGTACAGTGGTCATACCAAACGACCGGCGGGATGAATACCTGTAGCTTCACACTAAATAACAACCAAGACGTTTTCATCATTACGCCAGCGAACATTTGCGCCGGTCCTGATCGTAGGAATCCTGGGTGGCGTTTGGCGCGACGCAATGGCGAGGTCGTGCGACATCAGGGCCGTGGCTCCCAGGGCGTGGACGAACTGGCCAAGTACATCATCTATTGGCATAAGTATAACCGCGTATTCGTCAATCCCAGCGATTCTAAGTCTTGGCGTATCGACGAAGACGGCATCTGGCTTTACCCACTGGACCCCTACAAGTCCATTTTTCATACGCACGATTGCGTTCGCGTATTCTATCGACTTCCTCACGTTTCCGGCGTTGCGCTTAAAGATAAAAAGAATGGTAAGACCATCAAAGCCAAAGAATTGTGGGCGCCTGCATTCACAGGTTTTATTTCTGACCACGATTTTGAAGACGACCCTGTAACGGGTGATCGTTTTGTCAACATTCGGTGCTACGATTTTCGTGGCCTCTTGGACCGTATGCGCGTCCGTGTCCTAAACGCCAGCATCGCGACCATCGGGGAAAAGGATGTAACGGAAACGAGTCCGTTGTTTGGTAAACAGCGAGCACGAAGGAAAGCGGCACAAGCGCGTCAGGCAGGGGGAAACGACAAAGGCAAGTACGACGATCAATTCATCAAAGATTTGATAGCTTTGGGTTTGTCCGATGAATTGCAGGGTTGGTTTACGCACCGAGCCGACGCCGACGTGGCTAAGAATTGCCCTAAGAAGGATAACAGCTATGACAAGGAATGTATCGCCAAAACCGTAGACGCCATAAAGCAAGAAATTCAACAGTTTATAACTCCGTTAGAATTGGCGTTACGTAACGCCAACAAAGCGATGGAAGAGTTAAATGATCTGACAGGAAAGAAGCACAGCCTACAGCGTGTGAATGATTTTTCCGTCAAGCTGGCGCAAGCCAAGTCTGTCGCTGATGACGTACGCGAGGCGACGCCCAAAGCGGTCGGTATCCTGAAGGCTACGGGCAAAGTCGTAGAACAGTATATTGAAAAATATGCACAACTGTATCGAGACACAGTAATTACGGTTGGTGCTGCTGTCGGTGGTTCTGTTCGTACCGCAGGATCCGTACAGACAAGCGAAAAGCATATACCGAATGGAGATGATGGGTCATCTGTTCCACCCAAAATAGACAACAGTTTTACAACAGGTGTTACGTTTTCGGCGGAAGTTTTGCTCGTAGACACCGATTTTTCTGCTAAATATGAAACAATATACGATGCTGCTAAAATACCATCCGATACAAGCATCAATAGAATTTTCATACTCAACGCCTATCTAAATTCTTTGATAGATAGTGCTTTGAAAAACATTACCGATAAGTATAAAAAAGAATTGGACAAATTATCTCAAAGTGCGTTTGGTCAGATTTTATTCAATACCAAGACAGCACAAGCTCAGGCCGGTGCCGGTAGCTTTAAGTTTTACCCAAAGGGCAAGGTCGATAAACTTATCGATGCTTTGCAGACAGCGCAGAAGCAGAACTTAGTACTGTACGACAACGCCCACAAGGGAACCACCGACGCCATCGAAGCCATCAACGCGTTGTTGCCTTTGTTGCAGGCACAGTTGCTAGGTGCCGTACAGGGCGCATTGTCGGCTGCGCAGCGGGCAAACAATCTGCGCGAACACGCCCAAAGATTACGTCTGCGCGACGAATATCTGAAGCGCCATACCGAAGGTGCGGGCACCAAGGACAAGAAGGGTAACGAGGGTGGCGACGCCTCGATGGCCGGGTTGGTCGTGAAGGACGTACACTTTACCACCATCACGGCCGGGATGTTTCAGGAATTGGTCCGGGCCCAGGAGCGCGACGCTCACCCACTCGCCGGTATGTCGTTCGAGAACGCGGTCATGTGGTTGACGCTGACGCACCTGCTCACGAGCCCTGGGTACGAGTGGAACGTCGGTCTCTACAATACCAGTAAGTTGGAATCGTGGAACCACGCGATGGTGTTTGGTGTGTTGGGCCGCCCCATGACGTACGAGGAAGTCACGGAGATGGGGAACGGCACCATCACGGAGTTCGACGTTAACAAAGGTCCGTTCTCTCCGTCCCATTGTTTCGTTCACTTACTCCTGCCAGAAAACGGAACTGGTGCCAGCACCATCGTGCAGCAGGACATCACCCATAACGCCGGAGAAGTCAGGAGCTTCGAGTATAGCTCCCGTCTTGCCCTGCTGAACGAAATCTGCGAACTACTGGACTACCAGTTCTTCGTCACGCCCGTCGGCGACCTAGCGTTTGAGTTTCCGCACTACAACGCGGTTCCTAGCGACTTTGGTGGTGTGTTCTCCGGCGCCTACACGGTGGCGCGGGGACTTCGCAACTGTCGTGTGTCTACGAATGAGTCACAGATCAATACCGCGTGGGTTTTGACCGGCAGTGAGAACGAACGTATCGTCGACGATGTGACGAATGAGTTTTTCGCGGAAAACATATTCAAGAAGGCGGTGTTGGTGGCGCCGATGCTGACGAGTCGTATCGGCGCCAAGGTCAAGAAGATCAAGATGTCGCTGCCGGGCGTTGGTGCCGTGTATGATGACCGAGGTCCAGGCAAACCCCTGAGCGCCCTGCTGGCGTTTGGTTTGCTACAGATGCAGCGGGAGTTGGGCAAGATCGAAACCATGTCGGTAACGCACGAGTTTCGGCCTTACCTACTGCCCAATCGTCCCATCCATGTGTTGCATCGTCAGCGCATCGGTCTTACTCGGACCATCAACTACTCGATGTCGGTCGGGGGTGAGTGCAGTTCTCAAAGCGAACTGCACTACATTCGGGGGATACGACGTGACGGCGCCTTCAGTTTCATGGGGATCGGCGGCGTACGGATGCCCGTTGACTACAGCAGTTGGTATTCCGGCGACGTTAAGCAAGACGTCAAGTACGGACCACAGGAGGGCAAAGTATCGGCCGCCATGGGCACCAAAGTCCTGTCAGGAGAGTTAAACCGAAACGTGAAGGACATAATCGGCGGTTTCCCCAAGACCAAGACGAATTACGCGTGCGGCACCTACATACAGGACCGCTATCTTGAGGCAGCCAATAGTTACGGGGATCAGATTGACGCCTCGTTTACTGGTGCCGCCAAGTACAACGTACAGACCTCTGGTGTCGCGGGCGACGTCATCGAGAGACCTAACGATCCGAGTCAGGGCCTCATAGGATCCCGTACGGTCCGCAGGGTCGAGAACAAAGGCCAGCCCATTAGCGCCGTACAGTTGAGCGGCACGGGCGTACAGGTCGCCAGTGGACCAACGGACGGCAAACAAGACAAGACGACCAAATCCGCTTACGGTCGCCTGCATAATCCTTGGCCCTACGGTGTGTACGACGCTAATGTCCAGGGCTCTGGCTCTGGTTCTCCCGCGTCGTTCAACCAATGGGGGTTTTTCCGCCTCATGACCGATACCGGTGATGTGCACAACCACACCGATGGCATGAAGGGTAAGAATGGGTACGTTGTCTACAGACCCCACAGCGGCAAAATAGGACGTTGGCATAATGGCGTCGATTTCAATAACCTGAAGAACTTGACCAAAGCCTATACGCCCATTCCGTTGGTTGGTATTCATGCGGTTCACCATACTGGTTCCAATCACTTGAACGCCAAGGAACGGTACGAAAAATGGGAATACCAGTTAGGTTCTACCATACCAAGCTACATATTGAATCTATGTAAACGAAATAGCGACGGAACCCCTTACGTTACGTACGAAGCTCGTGTTGGAAACAAGTACGTTACGTATTATGTTGAAAACGTAGCGTATGGACTTAACTACAAGCTCTCGACCCACAAGTACAAGGGCAAGTCCGTAATCGTTCCGATCAGTACGTCCAATTCCAACATGGGGTTGTCGATCCATGGTTTCGGTTTCGTTACGCTACCGCACAGCCCGGACGTCAGGGTAGCGTGTCGTGTTTCTTATCTGCACTGTGGTGATCTGGCTCCACGTCCTGCTGGTGGTTGGTACGGAGACGGTAGATTTTACCCGAACGAGGCCGATGCACCAGCCGACGAGGTCGTGGCGCTGGTAGGGCAGAGCGGGACCAGCAACGTGCACCTGCACTACGAACTGGAGGTTTACCCACCTGGGAAGGAACCCGCGATTCTCAGGACGCACGGTGAAACCGATGCTTCTGCTTGGAAAGAAATCCTAAGCGCCAACGAGGCGTTTCTCCGAACATCCATGCGGTTGAAACTTACGTCTGGGCCGGGCGCTACGCCTAACGGTGCCAAACTGTCGTCTCAGTGGCAAGCATACTTCAATACGATCAACAATAAGACGGGACAAAACATCACGACCGTAGACCAGGCGACCGATTACATGCTGAGTGTTTCGGAGAAGTACAAGAATTTTACAGAGCCCGGTAAGGGTAAGTCCGTCTACACGAATCCACTTTTCTTTTTCAAGCCGGAGCAGATCATAAAGGACTACGCTCGACGCTACGAAGACTGGCATAACAAATTCGATTACGTGTATTTCGATCCGAAGAACTCTGGGGCGTCTGTATGTGGTGTCGCGAACGCAGTACAGAAACAACGCATCTACCTCGACCACACGATTTGTCGCCTCAAGGCCAGCAAAACAAACGGTTACAATACGAAGAAGAAACAAATCAAGGATTGTCGCACAGCGTACGATACCGCGTTGGCGGCGATACAGGGCAAGGCGTCGAACAATACGGCGGTGGCGGAACGTGTTGATCGCAAGTTAGACGCCAAGACCAAACGTAAAGTACAAGGTCCACGGAAACGCGGAAATGAAAAGACCTCAGGTGCCTGATGACGATTGATCTGCGCGAAGCAGCAAAACGCGAGGAAGAAATCCAGAGCATCGCGGCACCAGAGCGTGGTGTCGTTCGTTCTGTGTTGCCTGGCAAAGAGACGCTCAAGATCGAGGTTGCGAGTTCTGCCGGTACCTCGACGATCGCGATCCGTCACCCCTACGTCGGCGTGAACTCGTGGATCCGGTGCATGCCCGAGACCGGCACGTCGGTCGTGACGCAGAAGTTACGGGATCCCGCCCAGCGAGAAATCTGGGGCTACGTTTCGCACGTGTTGGGCAACCTAGCGCGCCGAGCCAAGGAAGACGACAACTCCGTAGTGTACCGCGAGCTTCGCCCCGGTGAGATCGAGATTATGTCGTCGGGCCGTGCCTACACGCACTGGAGCGAGGAGGGCAACATAGAGTTTCACGGCGGCGTCGTAGAGTTGAGCTTGATGCAGACGGAACTGGAGGCGGTACAACGAGCGCCGACGCACAAGCGACAACTCGACCAGCACGTACCCAACACGTTGGATCGGGAAGAGCGCTTTGGTCTGGTGAAACGGCCAGATCAACAGAAACCCTACGCACTACAACGATACATCAAACAGAACGACGAATACCAGTACGAATATTTGCGCCTCCTGACCGACGACCAAGCCCGCGTCATGGTCCATACGCGGGAGGGGCATGTTTATGACGACGGCGGCAATGAAGTCAAGAGCGGCAAAACTAACCGACGTATTCGTTACCAGAAGGTCATCGGTGAGGCGACGAATCGTGGTGAATTGACGCTGGACGTAGACGAGGAACTCAACACCGTGCTGGTCAATTCCAATCCCAACAAGGTGTTGGTTGACTTGGATTTCGGTGCACAGGGCGAGGTCAAGATCGCGAGTAAGAAGCTGGACCTTACGATCTCCCAAACCAGTAACCAAAGCTTTACCCAGTCCCTTACCATCACGACGCCGAAGATCAGGATCAGCAGTGCTGATGTTGGGTTTGGTGCCGCTCCCGTGATCCCAGCGGTGCTGGGCACGCCGCTCGCGACCAACGTGTTGGTTCCCGTCATCACGATGGTGCAGGCCATCACGACCGCAATGATCGCGGTCTTGGCGAACCCCGCCATAGCCCCCGCGACCATCACGACGCTCACGGGATTATCGGCATCGCTCGGGGCCTTGGTCCCGACGATCAGCAGCACCATCTTGAGCACCGAAGTAAAGTTAACGAAGTAGGTCACGATGCCGTCTGTCTACCAAAGTTGTTCAATTCGTGATGAAGCCGCCGAAGCTCTGGCACAGTTGAAGCAGCACCTCGATGGTGTACGCCAGGATTTCGAAGCGCAGATGGTTGACGTCGCGGCCGCCATGACGGACCTTGAAGGTAGTCCTGTCGCGGCGTCCGTGACGATCGGGCCTACGGTTGATTCGCAAATCAAATGGACGGCCGTCACGACAGGACGGGCAGGCAATCGAATCAACATATCGTATATTTACCTAGGACCCCTCTACAATCCCGCCACTATGTCGCTGAACGCACGGTGGCCGTCGGCCGAAGTGTCGGGCAACACCATTAACATGTACCTCGCGTCTGACGTGAACGGCAACATCACGTTGACGACCGACTGGCACATGTTTTTCTGGATGTTCAATCCAGCGGTCGCGGCTCTGGTAACCGGTACGTTGGTAGGCACGGGCGGCGATGTTCCGGTTGGACAGGCCACCACGTATCTGTCGGGTGGTAAAGACAGGTCCATCACGTTGGTGGAGTCGGCCGCCAACGACGTGGCGAAACCACTGGGGTATCGAGATTATCGCGATCTCCTCAAGGCCGTTGATATTCCGGTGATCGAGACGGCGGCCGACGCTGCTAAGTTTCTGCAAGAGGGTGGCAAGTACGTCATCGTAAACAGCAAGCTCCTGGTGGTGTCGGGCACCAACTTGGTGGCGATGAATAAACTGTGGGTCATCGCGGGCAAGGACATCACGAAATTCAGAGAAATCCTTGCACAGATTTCGTTGAATTTGCCGACGCTCGTGACGACGCAGAACATCACCAGCACGACGTACGAACGGGTATGCGGTACCCTACAACCCATCACTACCATCACCGAAACCTACCGCGCCGTCAATACCAGCGATGCCGCCTTACAGATCAAGTACGGCGGCACCGTCGATTCCTTCAACCACTATGTATTCTGGGGCGAGAACATTGTGGCGACGCGTGTGGCATACGAGCGCGTTGCCAAATGGGGATTACCTGAGGAGTACGTAGGCGATGTGTTGGGTGGTGGTGAAGCGACGCAAGAACCCTGGCTCGACGCCAACGCCCCTACCATCTACACGGTAGAACAACTGGACCTGTTGGACGTACTGAAATTCACGGACGCCGAGATCACAGAGTTGCTGAACCTGTCGGTCGACGGTATCAAAATTCCATACAAGGTTTCGATTACGGATCGTACCGTTGCGATGCGCCGCATGATGACGAAGCCACCGGTTCGGGACAACGGGATGCGGCACAGCGTCAAAGCACCGATCGCATCGATGCAGGCGTTGAGCGTATCGAAAACCATGGACGACGACGGGCTCGCCAAAGAGTTGGCCACCAGGGGTAAGGCGTGCGCCCGCTCGTCCTCTCGGTTGAAGCTCGATATGCCCAACATGCCGGACGTACCGGATCTGCCTAACCTACCGTTTGATCGATTGCCTGATCCCGCCAAGAAGATCGAGTCGGCCTACGGTGCCTTGAGTTCTGGCGTGGCGTTCGCGACCCGCACGTTTGATTCCATGCTGGGGACGCTTGAAAAGACCGTCAAGAGTATCTTGAACAAGGTCCAGAGCGCCGCGTCGTTAGCCGACAACGTATTCGACAACGATATGGTCAAGTGTCTGTTGGGTACGGGCGTAGGGTCTACCGGCGCCGCTGTATTTTCTGGTGTGGGCGAAGGGCTGGGTATTGGAGGCGGCAACTCGATCCCCAGCATCAAGGACGTGGTCGGGGGCCTAGCGATTCCGGTCTCGATGCTCAAGGATTTTTTCAAGAAGATGGCGATCGAGCTGGACGAAACCATTACGTCGGCACTCGAAACCGCCATGAAGCTGCTGCAGATCCCCCTGTGCGTCATTCAATCGCTGCTCAAGAGCCTGTCGGGTTTTGATTTGGGCGGCATCCTGAACCCTTGTGGTGCGGGTAAGGACGCCAACACCAAATGCCCGCCAGAGGAAACCCAGGGCGTCGTAGACGCGTCCACGACGTTGACCGACGCACTCGACAGTATCCCGAGTCTCGACGACCTTCCCACTACCGAGGCGGTGGAGGAAACGGTCGAGTCAGTACAACAATTTACCGGCACGTTGCAGAAGACCATCACGTCCACGACCTCGACGGTAACGCGGGGGATCCAGCAGGTCATGGACGACATCAGCAAATCGGTCGATGCCAAGCTTGAAATGGTGGACAAACTGGAGAAGGCAATTAAGGAATTGTTCCGCGACGTCAAGGACATAAAGGAAAATATTGACGAAAATGATGCAAAATCATCGGGCTGTATGCCGCCTGTCCTGGGCTTCTTTACCGATGAAATATCAAACTACATCTAAAATCGTTACTCTTTAGGGGAAGCATGTCCATTACGGCAGAACAGTCAAGAAAAATCAGCAATGGACGGAAACGTAGTCCTCCGTCATTCTTCAACGCCCTTACGGGTGAACAAGAAACCATCTCGGGCGACACCGAGGCCGCCATCATTTTGGCGGGCAGCGAGGTAAAGCGCAAGGCCGTCCGTTACCTTGATCTGTTGCTGGACGCCAACCCGAGCAAGAGTGACTACGATGTCATTACCGCGAGGGCGGCGGCGACGCAGGTGTCAAACCTCGACATGGTCATCGCGGAGTTGGAACCCATCGTGTCCAACTTTGATTCATTTCGCGATAACCTCCTCGGGTCCGGCGGTATCGACTCCACGTACGTTGACGGTATGTACCCGTTGCTCAGTTCTCTTACGCGGGGCGTCGCCTCGATGCTCAACAGGGTCGCGAGTGCCAAACTGGCGCGTAAAATCAATCGCGTCGCCGGAGCTAAGTACGCTTCCAAATTGACGGACGCCCAGACGAAGGAATGGCGTAGTTGGAAGCGAGTGCTGTTGTCTTACCCATGAGCGTTACGTTGAAAATGGCGGCGGGTGATTTGGTGCTGATGTCCAACGGACAGTTTCAGCAGGCGTCGGGTCTTGAAAAATCCAATCAGGATTTGGCCGAGGCGTTGCTCAACAACTACGATCCTTTGGATCCTCCGTGGTACCCAACCGGTAGTGAGTTCTACACCATCGATGACAACGTCTACGCGTACAACCAAATGGGAATGGAAACCGTCATTCGCTCGATGGCGGAATCTGCGATCGAACGTTTGATGGAGGCACAGGCAGACGATCCTTACGTCGACGACGAAGAATTGATCGTCGAGACCAAGTCGGTTGACGTATGGGCCGTGGGTGACTTGTCGTTTGCGTTCTACGCCGCGTGCGTGACGGACAGCGACGAAAACGTAGACGTAAGTTTCGACATTGACCTGAGCCACCAGTTGCCGTCCGAAATCGAAACTTCTGGTGGTGGTACGCCAGGTACAGGGACGCCGCTCTAATGCCTACTTCACCACGAGACATCGACGCCTACCTTACGGCCATGACGCAGTCGTTACAGCGGATCAATCCCAACATCGACGTAACGAAAGGTCCGCTGTCCGTCCTGTTCTACGCGATGGCGATCGAGGGATCCCGCACCGAGAATCTTTCGTCATATCTTCAGCAGCTTTACCAGTTGTCCGACCCGTCGCAAATTCGAGAGGACGACCTGTTTCAGTTGGCGTTGAATTTCGGCAAGGATCCCAACGTCGCGAAGTTAGCACAGGGCACGGTTTACTTTTTCCGCAGTACTCGTCCAGAGGCAGGCCAGACCTACAGGGCTGAGGTCGGAACCGTCGTGTCGACGTCTGATGGGCGTTATAATTACATCGTGACGGAAGGCAATGAAATGAACGGCGACATCGCCGACGTGTACTTCAACACGACGGCCAGCCGTTACGAAATACCCGTAACCGTCGAGGCGACGGCGTCGGGTATCGACTACAATTTGCCACCCAACACCATCAAGACGATTCAGACGTTCCAAGATGATTTTGATGGTTGCGTCAATACCGACTACATGCGGAATGGCGACGACCCGCCCGACGCCTTCCAGGTACGCGACGTTCTTTGGAACTCCATGATGGGGTTGAACTCCGACATCGTTGGGCACGTCAATTCAATTCTGGCGACCGTAGCGCCAACCGGGATCGACAGTTTCAACATCGTGTCGTCTGCTGATTTCTTTAACTTCGAACGCCTGACCAACGTGTCGGGCAAGTTCGGTTACGACGTTTACCTCATCACAGATAATGTACTGTCCCGAGCAGAGCGTGGGACCGCCGACGGCGGCGAAACGTTCCTGACGTTTGAACGAAAGCCCGTGCTGTCGGTTCAGTACGTGGCGGTCGACGGTGTGTCGGTTCCATTTTCCCTAGACGTCGATACCAACGTAGCGTTTCGTGGGTCGCCGAAAGCAAACGACCGCGTCACGTTGGCGACGGCGTTGCAGCCAGGCCAGACCTGGGAGTTAAGCTATCAGTACTACAACACGGTCTACGAGGCCGACCAAGTACTGCAAGGCAGAGTTCGGTTGTTCGACAGCGACGTATTGGTTCGGTTGGCCAACCCGGTCGACATTTACGTGGCGGGCGAGACCAGAGTTTTCTCCTCTGCCGATTCCAGTTCCGTCATCAACGACATCCGTACCTTCACCGAAGGTTATCTGCGAAGTCCAGACAACCCATCGACCTCGACCCGTACGTTCGTCACGGTATTGGATCCGTACGAATACCAACGGGCTGTCGAGGCGAGTGTTGATGGCGTACAGCAGTTTCGTCTCACGCGTTTTGCTCGCCTGGACGTCGCAACGCTGCCGATCGAACGTATTTCACTGAACGGGCGCAATGAGTATCCGTCGCTCGCGGTAAACTTTGACGTAACGTAATGCTCAAATTCTACGTCGAACCAAAGCCCCACGACTACATACGGGACGGCATGACCGACGATGCCATCCCGGCGGGTAATTTCTATCTGCAGTCGTTCGACATGGTGCCGCTGTCGTCCTCGCCTCAGCGGTTTGTCTTGGAGACCAGCACCAAGGCACCGGTCAAGATCTACGTAGGCAACCGACTGGTCTGGACGCATCTGCCCCATAGTGAGCGCGACGTCATTGAACTGCCAGTAATCGGCACCAACGACATTTTCGTGACGAACGGAATCGACGCTCCCGTCAGCTTGACGATCGTCGCGACCTACATCACCACCTTGATGGACGCGCTGGCGGAACAACAGTACGAGGTAGCGGGGAGGATTAACGAACGGTACCTGGCGCTCACGACGTCACCTTGGGCCTCGTTCTTTGTCGATTGGTTGTTACCGTTTAGTCGTCAGCTACCCGACGTCCGTTCCATGCGGATCATCGCGTTGAAGGCCGTGGCCAACGCGTTGTTCGGTCTCAGTGGTAGTGACGGAGCCGTCAAGGCTGTGGTGTCGGCGTTCTCGTCCTCGACGCCGGTAGTACACCGCAGTCACAACCCGACGACGTGGCAGCCTGAGCTTTACCAACCCTACACGTCGGGCGACGATATGTTCGGGTGGGATTTCCACGTGTGGATCCCAAACCTGTGCATTAACCGTTGGACCGCACTCATCGGCTACATCGCCAACAACGACAAGTGGGATTTCGTCCGTTTTGACGAAAACGTCGTGATGCTGCGGCAACACGACACCGAGTACTATCAGCAGCACGTATTCGACAACACGGGCAAGGGCTGTTCGTTCCTCGATATGATCAGCCGCTTGGGCTGCATGGACCGGTTGGTATTTTCCGGCTCCATGTCGTTGTCGAGCCAGCCGTCGTTTTGTTTCTGGGCCCACTCGTTTGATTCGTCCGTAGAGTACCCTGGGATCGGCGGTACGTTCTTTGATTCAGGTGAAGAGTTTGATGGCGGGTGGGTCGAGTTCGACAACATCTACGACATCGACCTCAAGACCGACTACTGGGTCGGGACTTCGTTGTCCACTACGTTTGATGGCGGCCACTGCTTCGATATCGCGACTACCAGCGTGGTGCTGCCGCAGAACCAGGACTGCTGCTATGAAGGTCCCGACACCAAGATCCTGACGACCATGAGGTGTGACGCGACCGTCGTGTCGCCTGTAAAACCAAACCATCCACTGTACGGTGGTGATGACCCCGGCTACCTGCCGGATCCATACTTCGGTATATTAGGCTGATGCAATTCGCTCTTGACAACGCTACGGTCGATACTGTGCTGAACAACTTCGGCCGTACGGTCGTGCAGTTCGCTGCTGACGCCGAGTGTGACGACGTCGTAACGTTGCGGTATGATCGCGACGCTTTGCTGGAGCTGGGCCTCATGATCCTGCACGTTCTTCGTGAGCGTGCTGAACAGGAATTGGATTGAACCTCCGTCACTACGTAGACGTATCGGCCGACACCGCGACGGCCGACTGGACCGTTTACTACCGGCCTACCGGCACGGCGGCGGTGCTGCGTGGTTCTGGTGACGTCTACCACATCGGCAGTGGTGTGCTCAATGCCGCCAGTACGTTTACGTGCGGCGACGGCCCTGTTCCATTCCTTGGGTTCGTCGGGGCCGTGACGCTCCACTACCGCTGTTCTGTAGACGATACCGCAGGGGCTCCGGATTTTACCATAGGGCTGTTTCGTGGCGGCGTTGGTCTCACCGTCACGACCGTGACGCCCACGACCTCGTGGCAATACGGCGAGGTTCGCCTTACCACCGATCCCGTCAGCGCCATCAGGTTCGTAGGCGCTGACCTCGCGGACCTGGGCATCGGCGTCGTCGTCACGACGGCCCCGACGACCGGAGAGATCCGCATCAGTGAATTGTGGTTGGAGGTCGAGTGGGTCGCGACGCCCGAGCATTACGATCCGGTTGACGGCGCGTTGCCCGACGCCGTGACGGGCGAGTTGGCGTGGTCGGCACTCGGTGCCCAGACCGTCGCGTTGGTAAGTGATCGTTTACAAATCACCAACACGGTACCGACGGGTTGGCGTAACTACATGCTGGCGAGTCGGCGGTACGGCCATCAGTACAATACTGAGGTATGTACGAGACTGCACATAACTGGCGCACCTGCAGGTTTTGCCCAATGCATCGCGTGTGTAGACGATGGTGCTCGCAACATCAAACTGTGCGCTTTTTCTGCATTACTGAACCGTCGTATTGGTCTTATTGACGGCACTTTGAACGCTAGTGACGAAGCTCAGTATTTTGCGTCTACGGATGTTGACTGGACACTGAGCCATCACTACCGTCTCGTTGTGGACCGCGACGCAGACGTGAGTTCGTCCAGCAACGTACGGGTTTACGTAGATTACGATGATGTGCCCGTACTAGACGTTCGCTATACAGAGTTTGGCGAATTGTACGACAATGTGGTGCTGTGGTTTGGCTCAGGCGCTGACGAGTACGCTCCGCTATGGGCCGTCACGACTGCCGACATAACGCAAGCGTGGCATTTCATCGTGACGACCGGCGTCGATTATGTTGTTGATTGGGGTGATGGTACGGTGGACGTGTTTACGGGCACGGGCGTACTGCAAACCCATAACTACAATTACGGTGGCGCCGGTACCTACGCCATCAAGGTGTACGTAGAGGATCCGGTTGAGCTGCTGGACCTGAGAGCGTACAATAATGCGTTGGTCGGCACACTTCCTGATTTGTCCCGCAATACTGCCATAACCATTTTCTCTAATTCTAACAATCTGTTGACCGGATCAATTCCTGATTTATCATCTAACGTTGCACTGCAGTATTTTATCGTTAGAACCAACCAGTTGACCGGTACGATCCCCAGCATCGCGACCAACGTAGCGTTGCTTGAATTTAACGTAAGCGATAATCAGTTGACCGGCGTAATTCCTAACCTTACGACTAACGTGGCACTCACAACATTCAGTGTATATAGCAATCTACTGACCGGTTCAATTCCTGACTTGACTACCAACGTGGCGTTGACTCACATTCATGTTCACGACAACCAGTTGACCGGCGTAATTCCTAGCCTTACGACTAACGTGGCGTTGCAGTATATTGACGCCCATACAAATCAGTTGACTGGTAATATACCCGATCTGTCTGCCAACGTGGCAATGACGATTTGCCATCTATACGATAATCAACTGACTGGTAATATACCCGATCTGTCTGCCAACGTAGCGTTGGAGGATTTTTATTGTTACGATAATCAACTGACTGGGTATGTAGCGTCTACCATATCCATCACGTTGAATGATTTTCAGGCACAGAACAATGCACTGGATTTAGCTGCCGTGGATCAGATCCTAGCGGACTTCACGTTCAATGCGGCGGCTCGACCGTTGGGCGGTACGATTGACCTGAGTGGCGGCACCAACGCGGTTCCGACGCCCGCCGTCAAGGCCGCTTGTCTGCTTGCTTTGCAAACGGCTCCTTGGGCCTGGACCATTACGACAAACTAATGGCCGTAACGATCGACATAGACTACGTTGGATGGCGACACTACCGACGCCTCGGTAGTGGGTGGCGTCACTGGTACGTCGAGGAGCTGGGCACCAACGTCGTACTGGTCAACACGACCGACACGTCCATCGTGACGATGCGGCAGATCCCGCCCATCAACATCATGGCGGGCCAGAGTAATTCCTGTGCTCAACTTTCGATGTTGGACCCAGCGGAAGTTTGTTTGATCCGTACGTACGCGGAAGTCTTGGACGCAGCCCACACGTACGACATTTCGTTGGACTACCGGTTTGACGTCGCGGTCGTGACGGCGTCGTTGTCTGTGCAGCGGACCAGCGATCATTTCTATTGGAACGAGGGAGCGCAGGCGTGGCAAGCGGCCGCCTCACTCGTCACACTACCCAACGTAGTGAGTCGAACGCGCACCACCTTCGTGACGAATGTCCAGACCGCCGTGACGGACAAGCTCATCATCACGATTTTGAACAACACCGCCATGGCGCCCACGACCCATAACCTCTACGTCTACAAAGTGGACATGCGAGATTGATATGGCTTACGAATCACGAGCCCTCTGCACCACGTTGGCGAAACAGCACACAGCGCGTATGTGGGCCTACGGGACGAGTTTCCGCGTCAAGTACTTTGAGTTTTCGGCCGGTGGCCACGACCCCGGCGACGACACCACCGCGTTGGCACCGGACCCTAGCGCCACGACGTTGTCCGGTACCATATTGTTTGGTCCCGAGATCATCGATTCCATCGAGTGGGATTCCATTACGTGCCCGGTGTTCATCTGTACGATCGAGCAGGGCGAGTACGCGGGTGAGTTGAGTTCCATTGGGTTGATCGCGGAGTTCGTTTACGTGGATCCCACGGATCCAGATCCACCGGTCGTTGGGACACAGTTTCTCTACGCCGTGTACAACCGGCCGAGATTGATCTTGACCAGTACGGATGGTCCTACGATTTTTCGCATGACCCCGTTCCTTTGATCGTTTGGACGTAGGTCCAGGCGGGAGTTTTCGTCATGACGTTGAATGCTGTTCTTCGTTGGAAGCACCCCGATTCCACTTTAGACATGAACAAGCGGCTCCAGACGCTTGTCCCCCGCGCCATTTTCGACGGCGGGCAAGTTACGCCTGGTGCTGGCTTGTCGGTCGTGGTCTCGCCTTTCAAGGCCATCAGCTACGACGGGATGCTGTGCTACGACGACGCCGTCCAGACCCTCGCGGTCGTGGCGAGCCAGACGAACTACATCCTGGTGCGGGCCAAGTACGTGACGGGCACGACTCCTACGCTTCAGTGGGAGGTGAAGTCGTCGGTACAGTACAACGCGGATCCCGACAAGAACTACCTGATCGTTTTCGGTACCGTGAAGCTCGGGGCCGTTGTGGTGGTGACGAATGCGGACATCAGCACGCTGGACCGTGACGCTGTAGATCCGATGCAGCGGAGTCCGTTCCGTGGCTCGCTCGACAATCCCCTGCTGCTGCCGTCGCACCCACCGGTTCAAAACCACGATGGCGATTTCTACTTCGTGCTGAATAGCGGCGGCGGCCTGCCGGGCCAGACGTTCTATTTCTGGGAGTCCGGCACGTTGACGTGGGAGACGCTCGCGACCGGCAGCTACAACAACGAAACCACGTCCATGTACGACGTGATCCATGATGGTGAACGCAATCGTATTGAACAGGGGTCTGGCGTCATTGCAGGTACACGGCCTACGACGGGTTCTCCACACAACGCGTACGCCAGCAACATCGACGTCTCGATCATCGAGACCCCTACGGTCGATAGTCAGATCGGTATCAATACGTTCAGCGCCATCGTGAACGGACACTACGTACAGCCATATGCACGTAACATCGCGATGCCGCCGCAGCCACTTGGTCCTGGGGACCGCTACGACCTCATTTTCTTGGAAGTATATCGTGAGGCCATTACGACGCCTGAGAACTGGGATTTTCCTCGTAACCCAGACGGTGCCCTGACGTATACGATTTCTCAGGTGTCTGATAATGTCGAGACTTTGTCGTGGCAGGCCGGTACTGGCGGCGACAACTTCGACCTAAACGAACTTCAGGCCGACGATCACGGCTGGCTCGTGACGAAGTACCGATTCGGTACTGTCGAAGGCGTAGCCGATACAGCACTGTACAATAATACAACGTCTGCCGCGTTAGCCATGAACGTAGACGGAAATGCTTTCGCCGCAACACCTGGCACTGGTATCGACTTTCGTGTTTGGCGTGCCGTATCGGCTACGTCGGCCGATGGTTTCTCTTACGCGATTCCCCTGTTTGTCGTGCGACGTACCGCAGCGGAAGATCCTGGCATGGGCATGGCCATCATGGAGTTCCGCAATTTCGTCCGCTACGTTTTCCCTGTCTATCCAGTCGTGGACGTCAGCCACGCGGGTCGTTTGGCACTCGATACTGAAGTCAGGAAACACTGGACGTACGAAAACATACCTCCCTATGATAAAGCTAGTGGCTTCCTCGATCTAGACGTAGACGTCGGACCGACGGGTGCTGCCAATACAATTAAGTTTGGCGATGACGTCGTTAAGCTACGGATTCGAGGCTACGAAGAAATATGTCGTAAAGTAACGGCTGATTTGGGCACGCCACCGGCAGGTGTCGGTTCGTACGATCGCACGCTCGTCTACATCAAGATGTCGGTCACGCTCTACGCGGACCACGTCAATCGTCCTAACGTACATATCAGTAGCCAACATCGTCCGTGGATTCCGTCCAGTTCTGTCGCTACGGTACGAGGGCAAGGATGGAAGCGTGGGTACGTTAACTTCGAGGTGGTGGTCAACGCGTTCAACGCGACCAACGTGCTGGACGAAGACGACGCCATGGTGGCGGCTGGTTGGACCAAAGGCGATATGTACAGTGGATCGGCGGGTAAGGAATACGTTGATGGTGGCGTTTGGTCTCGAACCGTAACCGTTACGGAAGATGACCGTGTTCATCCGTTTGAGTACGAGTGGGCTATTCCCGTGTGCCTGGTGCATCGACGTAATTCTGGCGCATGGAACTATTCGACGAATCCGAACGGTACTGGCGCGACGCGACCTGATGGCAAAACCAGTGCTACGACTGTTCACCCTGACGACATTTTGGATCTCCGCCGTCTCGTAGACGTTGACGAAGCTCGTCTTCAACTCATGTTGGAGGAAGACATCGACAAGTTGATGCGGGGACAACTACGTACCCGCATGGCCAACAAGTGGGCAGGATTCGGACTGGGCGGTGTGGTCGCGGGCACCAGGATCCTACAGTCCGACCTCATTACCAAGGGTGGCGGCGGCGGTTACGAGATCGTACAGAACGACCACAGAAAAATATACTCAGACGCACGTGAGTTTCAGCCCGTGGCTGAGTCCTTCCCTTTGAACGCCGACTACAATGTTCCGGGTGGTCTGGTTACGTGGGATAAGGCGACCGGCGTCCTAACCATACTGGCCCCCTCAGGCGCACATTTGGTGCGAAATCTACCTTCAGCCTACATCGTCGACGCCACTACTACCAATACTACGTACTTGGATTTTATGGGGCAGCCGTGTTGGACCACGCAAGAGTCACTTGAAGCGTATCCAACACCCGCGACGCTTAAGTGGATTAATGCTGCTTCTGGTGCTCACGTAGAGGGTGACGTATTCAGCATTGTACCGAGTACAGATCCAGCCTTTACGATAGCGGCGCGTGACGCTTTGGATCGCGCTACCAGTATGCAGATTACAACAAATTTGGGTCATTACGCAGACGCCGACATTTTGTGCGTTTCGTATTGGGTACATTACGACCGTAGCACCACGGGGGCATACGCGGTAAACTACGGGTTAGCCGAAATTCCCGACGAGGTACATGCAGCCATCGCGGGACCTGCGACCGGTACTCCAGAAGAAATAAACATCGGGACGCTCTACACCATCGTACGCAAGACGGTGGCGGGGGCGTCGACCCAAATTACCTCCGCCAATATTTTGGCTTCCAGCGGCACGTCGGGTACGACGGTTGTCATCGCGGGGATCGGACACATCGCTTACGATGGTGCGGCACCAACGGTATCGGCCATTCGGTTGACGGCGACGGCGACGGAACGCGACACCGCTACCATTACGTTTACGGCCCCCATCGCCATGGACATAGATGTCGTCGTCTACTACTACACGGATGAAGTAACGCGCTGGATTGAGGTTGGACGTGGTGGCAAGTCCGTCAGGGCGTACTACGAATGGCACGAGGAGTTGCTGGACTTTAGTGCTGATGGGGGCCCGCCCGCCGACTACGCGTTTGATTTGGGTCGCGGTACCTGGCACAACGCTGAACACGCAGGCGTGTTCTTCAACATGCCCATAATGTTGACGAGTGCAACGGGCGTCGCGACGGATCCTTGGGATCAGTCTTTGATCTCCATCTCCAATGCCGTCGGATACCTTAATAGCAACATGGTATCGTTCGATCCTTCTGCCTATGGGTCAGATGATTATTTTCTCGTCATCGTACCGAAGTGGACGGCACCGACCAACGCGTTGGCAGACGAACTGTTGATCCATTACACCTATACGCCGTACCAAGGTCTTAGTGGCGAAGGCGCGATTGCAGATCCCGTTACCGCCGTACCGAAACTCAAGGACTTGCTTCACGGCACCATCGTGGCCAACAGCGACCACTACGTATCGCAGTCAGGCGCGTGCAGTATTTTTGGTGGTGTCGATACTTGGTCCGGTATGCCCGCACGTGTACCGTCCGTCGGTTCCATGGGGTCTGACCGTTTCGGCGTCTACAATGCTACGCAGTTGGTAAAGGAAACGAAGGCCACGGGGGCACAAGATTTACACATCGCTGCCGGTGCATCACAAACCCTCTACGCCGCCGCGATCCTACGAATGCCTTTCCCCATGCACCCCAACATGTTGTTGGGCGGCATTTACCACGAAGGTACGTTTGACTTCGATATTGATCCAGGTCGTGAGGGCGCTAGCGTTGGTTTCTTTGGTTATGCGCCTGGGTATCACAACAAATTCGTTGTCGAAAATGCTAATGGCGTACAGTACAGTCAGTTCGTTAATGGTGTTTCTCGTTTGTGCTTGCCAGGCGAGCCCAGACAAGCAGATTATTCACACGAAGTATGGGCGTGTGAATATCAAACTACTGATTCAGACGCCAGCGGTGCTGTATTAGCGCATACGTACGCTTGGGTAATTCCCAATACAGCAGATACATTTTACGCGGCAATTCCTTTACGTCAAAATAGAAATCATATTATTGGTTTGATCGCTACGCTTGCCGGTATGTCACAATACGCAGTTGCCGCCGATTACGCGGTTACGTGTTGGAACTCTTTTTTCCCTACAGTTGCCCCTGGCATCCATAGTTACTTAGAAACGCCGCCACCAGAATTTACGTCTCCTGTAGCTTTTCCTGGTGCGCCTAATCCTAATATTCCTGTACTTTTGTGCTACAATCCAGGAACTGTTTTGATGTATTTGTCGCATGCAGCAGACTCAGTCGACGCCAGTGTTTATTTGCATACAGCGGACTTTGGAAATTTCGGCGGTACAGTCAAAAATACGTTTGTAATTCAAGAATCCCCCCGAACTACGTATAACGCAGGACTTGCCTACATAGCAAACGTAAGTACCGATCTGATCCGTATTCCCATGGGGTCGTCCAGTCTGTTCGGCGGAGTTTTCGCTACCTACCAATATACTCAATCTTACGCCGTGGGCAACTCTAGTCTACGCGGACGCACCATAGCGTATCCAGCGTCGTGGGATGTTCCTACTATTACGGCGTTAGAGAACTTCTACGTACCGTCTACGTCGATTCATGCTAATTACGGACGTGGTATTTATTTAGGGAATGATTCTGCTCGTACCAGTATGCCGGTATTGGTACCGGGCAGTGGCACGACGCTGGCGTTGCTGACAAACGCGGGTGTATTGTTTAGCTCTGCTACGCAAGCACCTGATCTGTTCCCCGTAGGCCCAGGGGTTTCCCCGTTTGCCACGAGTCCAAAACACTACATGACGTACGATCACGGTGGACCCATTGGCTATTGTTTCTATGGCTTGGTCATCAATCCATCGGATGACCAACATCACGGACAAGCCGTAATGCAAATTTCTGGCGGTCCGTTCATGGGCATGGGTGGAGTTACAGGTGCTGCTTTTTCTTCCGACGTAGTGGATGGTACGGCTCTCGACGCCTTCTGGCCGAGCCGCCGCCCGATCCTGAAGACAGGACAATAACGATGGGCCTCTTAGGCGCGTTCCACTTTGACGATTTGGTTTACGCTACACCCCAAAAGGAGAAAACTATGGAAAACGAAAACACCGCACCCGAGAAAGCCACGGAGCCCAAGACAAAGCTCGACGAGATGGACCGCTTGAACGCACACGTCGCCTACCTCGACGCCGCCGCAGCCAAGAACGCGGTCGTCGCGCTAGACAGTCGCGTCAAGCAGATGATGGCCGAGGCGCAGTTGACGCAAAACCAAAAGGTTGAGGTCGAGAAGGAAGCGGAGGAAAAGCAGACCAAGCTGAAGCACCTGATGGAGAAGATCCGCGTAGACTACGCGGTGCCGGAAGGCTGGCAAGTCGATATCGCGACCGGCGTGATCGCCCCGCCCAAGAAGTAATCAATGCCTCCCTTCATCCCAGCGTGGTACGCGTTTCCGCTGGCTCCCGATCCGCGTGGACGCGTCACCACCACGTACCTAGACGTACGCGCCATCCTGACGATGGAGGCGAGGCGTTTGATCGCACGAGGTCATACCGATGGCACGAGCCTCCGCGCTACTGAGTTTGCTGTTGGACGCGGTGGCTTTGACCCCTACAATTACCTGGCCGCCATTCCAGTAAATCCTGACGTCTACGCCCTCACGGAAGAGACGTTTTCGTCCGACATAGACCACGTCGAGTGGCCCAACGACGAGGCCGTCGCGTTCTACTGTTTGCTAGAAGCTGCCGAGGCCAACGCGACGCTTGGGGAAATAGGCATCCGGGCCGTCGTGATGAATTCACCAGGTGACCCAGCGGACGCATCGGTCGTGTTGATGGCGATTGGACATTTTCCGTTGATCGCGAAGAACTCCAGCATGCAGTACGTGTTGCGCGTGACGGTACAGGCGTAGATCATGGCGAACCTAATCCTACGACCTTCCGCCGACGGCCAGTACCACGGATGGCAGGGTATTTCGTTTGGTGTCGTGCACGTCACCGCCTTCGACCTAATTGACGAGGCTGATGCCAATGGGGATGATCAGTACGTTTGGACTTCTGATCCAGCAAGCTTTACGGTTGGGCTCGGTAGCGCTGCGGGAGGAAATTGGCCCGTTGCTTTCCGAACTTCCAGTATCCGTGTCGTTGCTACTGTTAGGACGACTGGCACGACTGCTTCGTTTCGTTTTCGCATAAGAAGCTTAGGCACCGACTACGATTCCGATGTCCTGACCACCACGTCCGCCGTCTACACAGAAATAGGGCTGACGTACGACCAGTGCCCCACGGCGTGGGACTGGGATCTCGCGACCATCAATCGGATGGAAGTCGGGCTGGATTTGATTTCGACGGACGGGGAATTTCGCTGCACCAAGCTGGAGGTCTTTATTCACGAGGAGCCCGTCCCCACCATCGTGATGGTGCCGGACGGCAACGGCGCGACACAGAATTGGGCGGCACAACCTTCGACGTCTCCCGCCTACATGACGGTATCGGGTGCGTTCGATGGCGACCTCAGTTACGTGCACGACACTACCGTCAACCATGTCTCGCTCTTCACCAACCCATCGTTGGCCGCGATGTTGACGCCGCCCAACATCGATCGCGTCGCCATCAAGGCGTTGGTCAAAAATCGCGGTACCGTCGCAGACTACGCCGCCACGATGCTGCGGTCCAACGCGACGAACTATCGTGGTGGTTCCGAAACCCTCGGCATCTTGATTCCACCGGATGATGAGTGGCATCTGATCCGCGATGACTACCTAAACGATCCAAACGTCGGGTGGCCTTCCGGTTTAGCTGCCGCGACCGCCTGGACCGACCTGGAGGTCAACGCCATTCAGGTGGGCGTCGAGAATTCGGGCGGCGGGGATTTCCGTTGCACGAGCATCAGTACTGAGGTGTGGCTCACGCCTACGCCCGCCGACACCATCGATTGCTTTCCGACGGTCGATGGGTTCCATCAGGACTGGAGCGCCGTGGTGCCGGGACCAAACGCCTGGGCGGCCGTCAACGAGGATCCACCCGACGACATCGCCAGCTACGTGACGCTCGATGCTGACGCAACCGGCACATCGGCGTTCGCGTCCTTCACGGTCGCGGGCGGCGCCATAGCGGTGGGGGAGCGGGTCCACAACGTGGAGGCTCGGTACCGCATACGCTTGGCAAACCTGCCCCACAGCGAGGCCCTGGTGGCCCCTGTCGTGCGGATATCGGGCGAGACATACGTGGGTCGCCCCCAGAAGATCGAGGGCACTGGGGGCCTGTGGTTTGATGTCCGGTGGGACTTCCACCGGAACCCCGATACTGGCGACCCGTGGGTTGACGAGGCGGACGTCAAGGCAGCGGAGTGGGGGTTCGTCGCGTTGGAAGGGGCGGTGCTGCTGAGTCGCCAGCGGGTGCAGATCCAGACCATCTACGACTATCGTGGTACCCCGGCCGCCACCGACATCCAGTTGACCGACGCCGCGACCGTCACGTACCTGCCCAGATTCCTCGTGGACGGCACCATATTTGCCGTGACGCAATTCTCCGTCGGGACCGATGGCTACGACCCCACGGCTCCGTACCTCATTTCAGCGGTCGCGACGGCCGACACCACGTTGGCAGCCGAGATCTACCGTGCCAACATCTCGTGGCTGGAGTACGACGGACTCTCGACCCCCTGGACCGTGGATTATTGGTGCCGCGTGCCCCGCGAGGTTGCGAAGGGCGGCATCGGGGAAATGGGTCTGTGGGCCGAGATCCTGTGGTCGCCCATTCCAGCGGAGATCGGTACCTACTTCCTCTACGCGTTGGTCCACCACCCCTGTCAGACCCGCCACGACAACACCGCGTCGTTCTACCTGATCCGCATCGAATACTAAGACGTAGAAAATTAGGCTGGGGCTACTGAGCCAACATCGGCGACAGGTCGAAGGCTTCGATCTGATCCATGGCGTCCTGGACTTCCTGAACCGACCAACAACGTAGAACCTCTCCTTGGGCTACGGGGTTATGGTAGTGTGGCGTTTGACAACACATTACAATAACGACGTGGAGATGTTGATCCCTCCGGTGCACCGAACAGCCCCAGCCGTTGGGGAACATGACGGCGGCTTCTTCGAGGTCGAGTGCAGGCACGGGAATGAACTTGAGGTCTTGGTACAGCATGGGATACCTCGCTACGGCATCTGTACCGCGACCGGCACGATGCTGTTCAGCTCGCTGCCGTCGCCGAGTTGTCCGTTGAAATTGGCGCCCCAGCACCACGCCGTGCGGTTCGCCAACACGGCGCACGCGTGCTGGTAGCCCGCGTCAATCACCATAACGTTCGCGATGTTCGAGACCGTGACGGGCACGGGGGAACAGTCGCCGCTACCGCACATCTGGTGATTTGCGACGCCGTCACCCAATTGTCTGAGGTTATTGATGCCCCAGCACCACGCCGTACCGTTGCTCTGACGGGCGCACGAGAACGACGTCCCGGCCGTCACGCTCACGACGCTCGTCAGGTTCAGCACTTGGGTCGGGAGGGGGCGGTCCACCACGGTACCGTCACCGATGGCGCCGTAGAGATTATTTCCCCAGCACCACACCGTTCCATCGGTCTTGACGGCACAGACGTGGCTCGAACTTGCCGACACTGCCACGACACCCAAGATGTTGGCCTGTACGGGCACTAAGGATCGCAGCACTGTCGTGCCGTCACCAAGGCGTCCGTTATTATTATGTCCCCAGCACCACACCGTTCCATCGGTTTTGACGGCACAGGAGTGATTATTCCCAGCGACGATGTCGTTGACGTCGGTCAAGCCAGTGACTTGGACTGGTACGTTGCTGTTGACGATCGCACCATTGCCCAACTGTCCGCTGGTTCCTTCTCCCCAGCACCATGCCGTACCGTTGGCTTTGACGGCGCAGGCATGTGTGCTGCCTGCCGATACTTTGACGACGTTCGTCAGGTTCAGTACCTGTACAGGAGTCATGCTGTCTACGAAGGTACCGTCACCCAATTGTCCTGCTTCGTTATTTCCCCAGCACCACACTGTTCCATCGGTCTTGCCGACACAGACAAATGAAAAACGACCAGTACTGATGGTCGCGACGCCCGCGACGCCCTGAACGAGCACAGGCGTAGCGTAGTCCGCGCCGTTCAACCGTCCCCAACAGTAGGCCGTGCCATCGGGCTTCACGGCGCAGGAGTTACCAAAGCCTGCTGAGATCATGGTGAAGCCGTCCATGTCGCACTGGGATTCGTCGAACGTGCAGTCGGTCGCACACGTGAGCGTACCACTGGTATATCCTCGGCTCTGACAGTCTTGTTGATTCAGTGCCGCGCCATCGCACTGCTCCCCGACGTTGATGACGCCGTTGCCGCACATCGTGCAGCCGCTCTCATCGTACGTACAGTCAGGACGACACGCCAGCACGCCGCCGTAGTAGCCGAGGGACGTGCAGTTCGCTAGGTTCAGGTTGAAGTCGTCGCACTGCTCACCGGGATCGATCACGTAGTTACCGCAGTCGGGCGGCGGCGTACAGGCCGAAGTATCGAACGTACAGTCGCCCGCACACGTCAACACCCCGCCGACGAAATTACCAGCGGTCTCGCACGTAGCACCCGCGAGCTGGGCGCGGTCGCAGTCCTCCCCCGGCTCCACCACGCTGTTGCCACACACCGCCGTCGAGGTCGTGCAGGCGCTGAGGTTGAACGTACAGTCGCCCGCACACGTCAGCACACCGCCCACGTAGTTGCCGACGGTCGTGCAGTCCTGCTGGTCCAGGTTTAGCCCGTCGCACTGTTCACCTGAGTCGATGGACCCGTTGCCGCAGTTCGCCGGGGGCTCACACGCCGTCGTGTCGAACGTACAGGCGTCGGTGCAGCCGAGCACACCGCCCACGTAGTTGCCGACGATCTCGCACGTCGCGATCCCCAGGTTCTGCCCGTCGCACTGTTCGCCTGTGTCAATGGAACCGTTGCCGCAGGTAGGCGGCACGACGCTGTCGGGCGCCGAATCATCTGGCACAACGCTATCGGGCAACACCGACGCGTCCTCGGTACCACTATCTTGGTTGTCGTTGTGCAGCCCGACGCCCGTCGTGCCGCACGCACAAAGCAATGACGCCAACATCACAAAATGTCGCATGACTCCTCCTTCCCGGTCGTACCGGTTGTTTTCGTACATTTGAAATTCGCCACCATGCCCACAGCGTACTACACGTGGTTTTGTTTGTCAATACATTTTACGTCACTGTCTCGCCACAAAATTTTGAATCCAGTATCGCGCGAAAAGACGTTATTTTCTAGTAGGACCTCTGTTTTGCCACGTCTTGGCATCAACGGACCAAAAGGCCGACGATCCTGGCGTCGTAACGTACCCACGCCATAGGTTTACGCCATGAGTATATCTCAGTTTGATCAGTTCAAGGACTTTCTCGCGACCGCGTTGCAGGACGTGGACTTCGTGCGAAAGAACACGATCCTACAGGACGCTACCTACGTGCAGAATTTGTTGGCGAGGGTCGAGGCACTGACGCCCGACATTGCGGTCGCACAGACGTACGCGGATTTCGAGAGTGGCCTCGGACTACTGCTACAGGACAGCGCCAACCGTACCATTGCGTTCAAGCCCAAGGGTTTTCAGACGACGTTGTCGGCTTATCGTGAGGGACTCACGTCGGAGCCGCGCCGACTGTTTCGACGCGCTACCGTGACGGACGGCATCTATTATTTGTTGTCCGACGGCGGCATCGGGGCTACGGGCTCGGGCGTATTTCTGCTGAACAACAAGCTGGACGTAATTCGGCGCCTACCACACTACGGCCCCAACACGGCGGCTGGCGATTATGAGGATCCTGCTTGCGCCATCACGTTTACGATCTCGACCATCGAGTACGTGGCGGTGGCGGACGCGACGCACCACGTCGTCCACATTTATCTTTACGCCGCGCCCTACACGCTCGTCGCGACCATCGGGACCGTCGATACGCCCGGAGCCGATGCCGACCTGCTGACGGCTCCCAACGGCTTGGCCGTCGATACCGTCAACGAGGTATTGTACGTTTCGTGCCCGACGGGACAGCCCGCCGGTGCCACGGCATCGAACGGTTTCGTCGCCGTCTACGACCTCAGCACCATCGCGGTACCGGTATTTGATTCAATTCCGTTTTTCTACGCGGGCACCGGCTCCTTGCTGGACGCACAGGTCTACACGCCCGTCGATTTGGTTTACGACGGAACACTTCTGTGGATTTCCAACAACGGGAACGATACGGTCGGGGCATTCGACGTGTCGGGCGCCGCGCCCATCTGTACGCGCTTCATTGAATCGGCTGGTGCTGACTACACGCTTCGCGGACCGCAGCAGATTTACTTCCGTTCCGTCGTTGGTGATTTTGAACACCTGTACATCGCGAATGGCGATACCGGTACCATCGAAGAATTCGATGCCACGACGTACCAACATCTCGCGACCTACGGAATTAGATCGTCTGAGGACGCGACACCCGTAGGCTATACTCGATTGTCATCCGACGTCTACGGTGCCGTCGGTCAGCCCTACGGCATTGTGGTCGATACCGTGACGATTGATGACCAGGCGACCAACGTGCTGATCGTGACGGACCCTGCGAACAAACGGATCCACCGCTTCAACCTCGACGCTTACACGGAAGACAACTTCGTCAATTTTGCGGAGCAGACGTTTTCCGTGCCGGTTGTTTTCGATGGTTGGTCCATCACGGGCAACATTCCACTCGACATGGTGTCGGTGTGGTACCGGTTTGCCGTGACGGAACAGTTCAGGCGCATGGCATCCAACACTGTGTTGCCCGCGACCAGCAGGGTTCAGTTTCGTTTGGCCGTTACGCTCGACACTAGGAAGTTCATCAAGACCGATTGGGTGGTGGACAAACTCTTGGTACACGGGAAACAGGCATAGCATGACGCAGCAATATCGTCCCGTCGGTAATTTAGCCGTCGAGGTTGCGGTCGCGACCGCCACGACTTCCGGTACCGTCACGACCGTCAGGATATACATCAGGTCCAAGACGGCGGTTGTGTCGCCCACCACATTCATCACGACCTACGCGCTGGAGCATGAGGTCGTGAGTCACGCTGGCTTGTCCGAGGATACTGAGTTTTCGACCTACACGTTGATCCGTACCGATACGTACGACGATTCATTTGTGTACGTCGTTGACGCGACCGTGAGTTAGCGCATGGCCACCATTACCGCCGTCGTTCACGCTAGTTCCGAAACCACACAAGTCGATGTGACGATTACGTCGACGGCTGTGATTTCTGATCCCGTCGCTTATGTACAGACGTCTTTGGTAGCGGCCGAAATTCTAGCACGCGCTGGTTTGTCTGCGGACCTGACGTTCGTCAGTGCCACGATTCAATCCACCACGACGATCGGCACCACCTATTACTACAACCTGCTGGTGGTTTACGGCGATACCCCGACCAACACCACGACCCATACGCACGACTACACGACCCTGACGTTCCCGCTGCGCGAGTCTTACCGCGACGGCACCACCATTGATCTGGACGCGACGCTCGGTCCCGTCGCCATTACGGCGGCGGACGACACAACCGTCGATTACCTGCGGGTCCGCACTGATCTGGGTACAACGGCGCGGGACATTTTCTACATTCAGCAAGGTAGCGTCGTTAGGTGGGGAGGTCACCACGAATATTATTTGGACGCTACGTACGACATCGGTACACCCGACGAGGGCGTAACGCTACGGCGACCTCGGGACCTTTGGCTTAGTCGCGATGTTCAGGCGGGGCGCAATGCCGTGGTAACGGGTAGCGGCACGTTCGGTACCTACGTGGTCGGGACGCACTACCGTTTCACCGGCCAGGCAGTTAATCCCGACACCACGCCGACGAACCAACACCTCTACGTCAACTCTACGGACGCGAGTCTACGGTATTGGGACGGTAGTAGCGAAACCACTTTAGTCGCTGGCACCACGTCCGATACCACCGGACTTTTCGATTGTCCTGCCGGTGTAGTGGTCGGGGAGGTCGTCTACATCATCGGCGTTGACTACGTCGTACAGGCGTCGGCATCGACGTTGGCGGGCAATACGGTTGCGGGCGTTGTGGTGTCGAAGCCGACCGCCACGACCGCCAACGTGAAGTACGCGGGCGAGGCTTCGGTGTTCGTTGGACTGAATCCTGGTGCTCTGTATTTCTTGTCCCGTACGACTGGCGCCATCACGACCGACGTATCGGCGTTCATTACGGGCGACACCATGATTACGGTCGGGGTAGCGAAAAACACCACCACGTTGGTGGTTCGGATTGGTGAACCTTTCAGCGTCTAACCGCGAGGTTTTAGCATGGCAAACTTTCCTCCAGTTTTTAAGAACAACATCGGTCGAATGGAGCGTCTGCTTCCGTCTGACGGTGGACTAGAGATCGACGTCATCGATTGTGCTGGTGCCACGTCGGCCGTCAGTTTGTTCTCGACGGTCGATAATACTGGTTCGCTATCACTGTTTGGTGCGTGGAACGGTACTGCAGCCGTCGGGATCGCGGGATCTACGTTTGCGTTTGGTGGTAGCGTTACGGTCGCGACTAACTTAACCGTCACGACCAACACGATATTACGTGGTGACGTAGACCTTGGTGATGGTGCGGGTGACGACATTTCGATCGTCGGTTCCGTAGACACCGACATTGTGTTCGAGAACTCAGGTGCTCGCAACATCACGCTCGACAGCCAGACCCTAACGATTGAGGTCACGACCGTCGGAAAGCTTCAGCTCGACGGCGCCAGTGAAGTTGAACTCAACGGTTTGGCCATTGACGTAAACGCCACGGGCGCCGTGGCGATCGATGCCGTGACGGCCAGTAACTTTACGGTCTCGGGTGCTGCTGCTGACCTAACGCTTGGTGCTCGCGCCACTACCATTACGCTGAACGACGCGGCCAACACGACGCTCGATGCTTTGTTCACGGCCACCAGCTTGATCGGCGCCATCAACGAGGTCAAGACCGCGAACGCTGGTAACTCTACGCCGGTGTTTGCTGCCAGTGAAATCATCACGGCGGGTCAAGTTCTGTACGTTGATTGGGACGCAGGCAATGCTCGCGTTGGCGTGTACATTGCAGATAATACAGCACCAGGAAAACAGAATCCCATTGGTGTTGCGATCAATGGTGGCATCATCGGTGCCGATATTTACATCGCGACGCAAGGTCAAAACGTAGTAGTCAATAGCGTCATTGGTGCTACGACCGAGGGAGCACCCGCGTACCTTACGACTACAGGCGGCGTAACGCTTACGCCTCCATCGACATCTGGACATACGAGCCAAATCATCGGTACCGTGACGAAGTCTGGTGGTGCTGGTGTCGCTGAGATCATCGTACAGATGTTCGGGCCCATCACGATTTAGCATAAGCCCTCCCTAGGGAGCTATTCCTATGTCCGACAGTTTTGCCCCGACGTTCAAAAACAGTACTGGGCGGATCCAACAGTTTGGTGGGGAGCAGACGCTTACGTGGGATTTCACGTCGGCGTTGGGTAACCCTATGGAACTGGTGGTCGGGGGCTCGACTGTTTTTACTTTCTCGCGTACCGGCGCTTTGGCGTTGGAGTCGCACGTCACTTGGAACACAGACGCCAGTGGAAACATTGGGGCACAGTACGATACGCGTCCAGACGAAATTCATGTAGCGTCTTCGTTGGCCGTTGGGGCCGTGACGGGCGTAGGAGATGGTGCTCAATTACTACTCAATCGGTTGGTGCTGGGGCACGCGGACGTCGATAAATATATCGATGCAGAGCAGGGGTTAGCGTCGACTCCGTTCCTTCGTTATAACGCGACGCATAGTCGGTGGGAGTACAGTAACGACGGCATCGTCGTCATGACGTTTGGGTCGCTGGTTGGTGTGACGTCGTGGGACGACCTCTACGCCCTCGACAAAACCCTGACGATCGATTCTACGCCGCTTACGTGGGACCAGACGTCCGTCACGGGTTCTGGCTTCATTGTTCAACGTGGGTTAGCCCTGGGCTTTACCGACGCCCCCGTCATGGTGGTGCAACAGACCAACGTGGCGGACGATCAGCCCGCGTTGGCGATTTGTCAGGGAACTACTGCCGCCAGCGCTCTCGACATTTACGAAGGGGACGTCGCGACTGGTACGGTACGGTTCGCATTCGATGCCTACGGCCGTCTCAATATCGTCAGCAGCATCGCGGCCACGACCGAGATGGTGCGGTTGGAACAGACGGCGCCGACGCAACCGTTTCTTGAGTTTGTTGGGACGGCAGCGGCAGGTGCAGACAACAGCATCTCGACCGACGCCAATCCGACGGCCGACATGTTGATGGTGCAGGTCAACGCCGCGACCAGGTGGATCCCGACGTACGCGACGTCCGCGTTGCCTGGCGCTCCTAGTTGGGATTCGATCTACGCGGTTGATAAAGACCTCGACATCAGCACTACGACGCTGTTGTTTACTCAGACGCCTACCAGTACCATGGGGTACGGGTTTGAGATCCTACGTAACAACGACAGCACTGACACCACGACCGCGATCGTCCACATCGAAAATGAACACGCACAGGACGATCAAGCCACCATTCTGATCGAAGGCACGGCCGACAGTACCGTCGGCGTGCTGTCGGACAAAGATGTCGTCGACGTGGTGGCGACGTCGACAGGTTTGGCTGCTGCCGCTACGTTGATCGGCGTCAAAAGCGTTGTGAACGAAGACGCTACTGACGACGCTACCGCTGCACTCCATTCTTATTATGCCGATGTTGGTGGTGTACACGTCGCGGGCGTAACGCACGGCTATTACGCGACTGACTCCTTTATGTGGGGCATGAAATCTGCGTCGCCCGTGTTGATTGAGGTCGATACTTCATCCGTACTGTTTACCTCTCCTGTCGGTTTGGTTGTTTCTGATTTGGCTGGCGCGGGTGATACCGTACCGTTCATCATCATGGATGGTCCTGCCGTTGGCGGTACCGCTAGATTAGTAGTATATCGTCACGGCCGAGTCGACATTAATGCTGAAAATACTACGCGTGCACTTTATGTGCGACAGGCAGACGCGACGACAGGAAATCAACTGATCCTTACGTTGCGCGACGATAATTTAGGTGCGGATAGAATTAACGTCTACCAACAGGGGGCCATTACGCACGAGTTAATGGATCCTACGGCAAATTTCGATGCCTACACCCTTTCGGCGACGAGTGGAGGACTTGTTGGTCCCGCCGCGCTCAGGGGATTCGTCGTAGACTTTACCGGAAACATTTTGGATAACGCTGGTGGGGTTTACGGCGTTGACTTGGATTTCACGGATGGTGGCGGTACCAACGACGCCCGCGCCATCAACATTACGGGCGACTGGACCTATGGTATTGTTTCGGCGTCGCCCTGGGCCCTCGACATCAATTCCGCCACCACAGCGTTTGCAGTCGCACAAGCAGGTGCTGGCGAACTTGTCGATCTAAAAACCGGCACGTTGGCTGCGGGTGTAAGCGTCTGGACTATCAGCAGCATCGGGGCCATTGAGCAAACAACCGATCCCGATCCTACCGTACCATTTACCGCCTACGCCATCACGCTGACGAGCGGCGGAATGAACAACGAGAAGCTACGGGGCATCTCGGTTGATTTGACGTCGCACGCAGGCGATCTGAATGATTCTCCTGCCTATGGTATTGAACTTGTTCACTCTGGCGGTGGTGGAAGTGTAGATTCGCGTGCTGTAGAGATTTCAGGTGCGTGGGATTTAGGCATATCGATCAATACGACGGTTGGCGGCGGTACGGGCATCGGGATCACGAGTCCCGTCGGTCCCATCGTACAATATACCGGAGCCGCAGGTATCAATTGGAATCTGTTAGCCGATGGCGGACTTCATCATACCAGTACAGCCCTCAATAGTATTCCTGCCCATTATCTGCAGGCCACTAGTCCTACGCTGGCCGATGGAAACGCAACCTACTCGTTACAAATCTTAAGTCAGACGGCAGCACCTGGTCATGCTAATGCACGGCATTACGGTGTCTACCTAAACAATTTCGACGCAGGTGGCGGCGCGACCATCGGCACCGGCATTTACGTCGGCACCAGCTACAACTACGGTCTGTACTCCCTCAGTGCCGCGTATATTGATTCCTCGGCCACAACGGTCGCGACCATCAAGGCGACGGACGCGACGCCGACGAACATCCTGCTCCTACAGGACGAGACCCCTACCACACGGCTTGGGTTTACGCGCATCGGTGCCTTGGCGCACACGCCGCCAAGCAAAACCGCTTCGTTCGACGCCCACACCCTGACGTTGACGAGCGGCGGTATCCTGGGGCTTGCGGAACTTGTCGGTCAGTACATTAATGTTGCGGGTCACGCGACCGATACCGGCTACGTCGTTGGGCAGAAACTAGAATTTACACCCAACGCAGGTGCTGCGATTTCGTTGGGCGTCCGCATTACGAACGACTGGTTGTATGGCGTAGCGTCTGATTCTCCTGTTTCTATCACCAATCCTGATGCCCTGCCCGTGACCTCCGGGATGCTGTTGTCGATATCGACCAGCAACGCGGATCCCGTGGCCGACAATTTCGTCCAGTTTACTGACTTGAACGCTGGAGCTACACGGTTCCAACTTGATCAGTTGGGTGTAGGTGAGTGGGACGCCGACGCTGCTAGTGATGCCCTGACGATTGGTCAGTCGGGTGCTGGCGACATTCTGGCGTTGAAGGACGGTACCGTCCTGGCCGGTACCACTAGATACACGTTTGGGTTGAAGGGGCAGCTTGATATCGTAAGTGATGCAGCATCTGCCACCGAGTTACTCCGTCTAGAACAAAACGACACCGACATGCCGTTCGTGGAATTCAGAGGAACGGCAGCGGCGGGCGAAGGCAGCAGCATATCAAACGACTCAAGCGGTGTCGCCGACATGCTTCAGGTGGAGGTGGACATCGTCGGGGTTGGTTTAGCTAAACGGTGGATCCCAGCGTACGTCAGCGCATCACTTTCAACTTCAAACACATTACAAGAAACATATGAGTATGGCAACACCATACTGACGGATGCGGGAAACGGCATTTTGGGCTTCACTACAGGTGGAGCGGCAGCAATTGATTTTACCCTTACGGATGGTAATTTTAACGTCACGACAAGTGCAAACGGTAATGTTCAGTTTGACAATGGTGCTAACAATTATTTACTGATCAACGGAGGCACTGGTGCGACGACATTGTCTGCCATTGCCAATACACTTACGCTCAGCACCGTTACGTCTGGTGCCGTGGCGATCGCGCCCGTTACGGGAAACGACATTACACTCACGACCCTTGGGGCAGCGGGTGAAATTACGCTGGCGTCTGCTTCTACGGATGTCAGTGGCGCCATCAGAGTGGATGCTTCTGCTGGAGGCGTTAGTCTCGATGCAGCGGCAGCATCCAACTTTACAACCAGCACTGGATTGTTGACGTTATCTGGTGGATCAGGCGTTACCATTACTTCCACCGGCGGTACCCTTACGCTGGACGGAACGGGAAGAACCGTAAATCTAAATTCTGCCGCATTAAATATTGACGCTAGTGCAACTGTTTCAATTGATTGTGCCGCTGGATTTGACATCGCGCTTACCGTAGCGAATCATGCTGATGGAGATTTGATTTTTACCGCACACGGCGGCACGGCTGTTAATTTCAACGACGCCACCTACAACGATCTAGATGATTTCCCTGCTGCTTACCGTACTGTTTGCGGGGCACTCAATTACGTACTGAATAGTGATGGCATCATCAACGCCATTATGGCGGGCGAGGATTTGGCCACAGGTGAAGTCGTAGGTATGGAGAACGTCGCAGGTGTTCCCAAGCTGTACAAGGCTGATGCCGATCACGCAAATAACAGAAAACGACCTATCGGTATCGTGAGGACCGCCGCGTTAGCTGGTGCTTATCCTGAAGTCTACACTGGGGGTCGTGTTTTAGTACATGTCGAGGCCGGCTCTGGACTTGAGACTGCTGCCAACGTGGGTGAAGAAGTGTACTGCACGGTGGATGGTGATGGTTATTTGTCTACGACTCAGCCAGCGGTTGGGTTGGCTACACGAGTTGGATGGTTAGCACTAGCAGGTACTGTTGGTAACGTGGATGGTTACATTATTATCGGCATTGGGCCAAGCGTTACGATCTAGTCGTAGGAGTTAATCTTATGGCCGATACCAAAATCACCGGTTACCTTAACGGCTTCATCGCGTGCCATGGTGATGAAAACTTGGTATTTGATTATACTGAGCCTACCGGCAGTCCGCTCACTATAAAGAGAAGTGCAGCAAATGTTTTTGAGATAGACAACGACGGAACACTGAACCTAACTTCTACGGCAACAAAGGCGGCGTTGGAGATAAACGTAGGCGAAGTTGTCCACACGCCCGCGACTCAAACATCATCGTTTGACGCCCACACGTTGACGCTTACGAGCGGTGGTGTATTGGGTGTTGATGAACTGGTCGGACAATTCATTGACGTTCAAGGGCACGCGACAGACACAGGGTACATATATGGGCAGGCCATAGAATTTACTCCTAACGCGGGTTCGGCCCTTTCGTTCGGTACCTACATTAATTCCGACTGGTATTTTGGTATATTGAGCGAAGCGACCGTCGCGGTTATTAACAATACCACGGCTCCTTTGCCTACCGGCACGCTGCTTGTTCTCAGCACCGACAATACAGATCCTTTGTCCGATTATTTTGTTCAATTTAATGACGCCAACGCGGGCGTCCAACGCTTTGGTATTAACCAACTCGGTGTAGGTGAGTGGGACGCCAACGATACCAACACAGCCCTGACGATCGGTCAGTCGGGTGCTGGCGACATTCTGGCGTTGAAGGACGGAACCGTCCTGACCGGTACCAACAGACTCGTCATAACGGACGATGGCACCGTCACGTTCAGTCCAGCGGACGATTACCAAGCTGTTGATATTAATTGTGTCGTAACCAATACGACGGCGACAGACTACGCGGCCTTCACGATAGACGTAACACATGCCGCAGACCTGAGCCAAGACGGGAAGGATGTCTACGGCGCCAAGGCGACGGTCTATAGTCGCGTCGGCGACAAAGCTACGGTCGCGACACAGCACGCAGGTTACCGAGCGGAATTTAGCGGTACGTTGCCGACCGATACCGACGTCAATATGTATGGTTTTTCTGCGGGTAGTGGTTTTCTTTCTGGTCTATATTCTGAATCGCCACTTTTTGTTCAAGTAGCTACGCGTCCTACCAATTTACCTGTTCCCGCCATCATTGCATTTACGGGCGTTGCGTCTGGTATGCCTACGCTGTACGTACCAAATGGTGCGAATGTGTTTGCACCAGATACTGAAATGCAGTTTACTGACTACGGACAGTTAATCGTTATTTGTGACTACGATGATAAACCTACGCTGAAATTAAAGCAACTGCACGCTACCGGTCACTATATTGATGTTTGGGACGAAACCAATACTTTGGTATTCAACCTGCTGGATAAGGGTGCTATAAATATGTGGTCCGCGACTGACATAGGTCGCGAGCTTATGTCAATTAATCAGCAGGACGACGACGAAGCATTTATAGATTTTGTCGGCGACCAACAAGCTGACTATTCAGGCAATATATCGACGCTCCAGGGTGATGGTGCTGTTGTTGGGCCTCAGGCTAAAAGTATGAACCACGGATGGACTTTTGAAAAAATGGTCAAGATGGAAGTTAACGGTACTGTATATTGGATGGCGGTTTACGGCGAAGACTTTGTAGTCTAAAACATTTCTGTCGGACTCAACTAGATTAGTTGATCACGACATACAAACGAGGAGAACGAAAAATGTATAAACTCTGGTCACTTGGTTTGGTTACTCTGCTCTGCATTTGGTCCGTCGGTGCGTCTGCACAACCTGCCGTTGACGTCATGACGACTCCAATGATCGCGGTACCTTCTGTTGCACCAAGCACTACGACTCCCGCCATGACTGCAATTCCCGCCACGACGCCCGTAACAGATCCTATGGTCGCGATTGACGTCGTGTCGCCAGATCCTATGGCGGTACCGCCAGCCCTGACGACGCCTAAAGCAGAGGTTCAGCCGCCAGTTGTTCACGTCGCTGCCCCTGAGCCTATGTGGAAAAGTCCGTCATTCTGGATCGGTATTGTGGGTGGACCTCTGCTGTCTATTATTTTGGGCGTGTTGGTAGCGTTTGGTATTTTCGGACAGCAGCAAATCAATTGGTTGAAGCGGAACAAGATCGTCGAGATTGCCGATAAGGTTGTGACGCAGTTTGAAAAGTTTGCGTCCGGAACCTCGCCCAAGTGGGACGACGTGCTGGCACAAGCGCTACGCGCCGTTGTGGATCGTGTCGGTACATTGACAGAGGATCAACAGACCCTCGTCAAGTCCGTAGTGGAGGAGCGACAGGCCCAGGCAGAAACTAAGACCAAGACGGAAGAAAAAAAGGAAGCGGAAGTTGTCGAGGTCAAGGCAGAGGAAAAGAAACCTAGTGCGTAGGTTCGGTGCCGCATGTCAGACGATACCGTTGTACAAAAAGTACAGGAAGCTAAAGCACCTTCTTGGAAGAAGGTGCTGATTTGGATGGCGGCGGTACTGGCGTTGATCGTTGGGGTCGTGGTGTTGCTCGTCATGCTGTTTCGCAAGAAGGGCCCAGTGGCCGCGACCATCGACGTCGTAAACTACGCGAAGCAGCAGGCCGCCAAAGCAGACGTCGACGCCATGATCGCGATGGCGAGGGCAGAATCTGCCGAGGAATCAGTGGTAAAACGCTTGGTGGAAATTCGAGAGATACAGGATGCTGAAGAACGTGCGAAACGCTTGGCTGAGTTGTTTTAGTTGTTTGGTCCTGGTCTCGTGTGTGAAGCCCAACGAGACCAAGGTGCCGACATACGAGGAAGCCCGCGCCACGGCATCGCGGGAAGGTCCACTGATTGATCCGCCTGTAGAGGAGCGGTACAAACTCAAGTGCACGGATAAACCGACGGTGGCGAAAGAACCGGTCGGCAGCTTAATCTTTTCATATGATCGGGCCGAGTGTCTGCGCGCTCAGGTGGCGGAACGTGATCGCCTGCGAACCGACCTGGAGGCCGAGCGACTCCGTGCCCGCACCAAGGACATCATCTCGACGGCCGCGTTGCAGCGGGCCGCTGAACTGAATCGTTCGTCTTGGTGGGACCGTCATGGCGGCGGCATCTTGTTTGCCACAGGCGCGGCTGTCGGCATGGCGATCGCGATGGGTGTCCTGTACGCCCTGACGGGCGGCAACAGTGTGACGGTCAATCCCCACATAATCGTAAAGTAGGAGTATTCAATGCAGTGGCAAATGTGCTGTCGCGGGAGGCGTTCCGCGTGTCCTCAAGTTGCGGTAGACGGCAACACCGTCTACATCCGTGATGATTTCGGCGGGCAGATCCGTGTTACGCTGGATCAATTCCAAGACGTTCGCTGGAAGCTCGACGAGATCATCAGCGCCAGGATCCCCAAGACGTCGAAGTCCACGTTTGTACACTACGATTCGACTGACAGCTAAAGACAGAGATTTCTGCACAGAAGCGACCACATGACGATCCTACACCTCATCATTCTGACGTACGGTTTGTGTTTCTTGGCGGCAGACGCCCGTATTTTCGGTACTGACGCTACCGGTTACGTCGCGACGCTGTACGGTGATGTAGCACCGACCGATGAAGAACGTTGCGAACTCCTGACTCGCGGCATAGTACCGCTGCGTCAACGAATCCTACGCGTCAAATTCTTGCGAGAACACCTGTCGTGTTACTTTTGCATGGGCGTATGGGCTGGACCACTGGCACACTACATCTTGATGCAGGTGCAGCAATTTGGTCCTCCGTGGCAAATTCAGGATTACTTCCTAAACCATCCAGATACTGGGGCAGGGTGGGCTTACGGTATGGGTTGTGCTTTTCTGTTTGGTGCCGTCGGTAGCTATTGTCTAAACGCTTTGATCTCTGCTGTTGAGTCACACTGATGGGTGATCTTCTCCTTACCATCAAGGACGTTACGACCCGCCAGATAATTGAAGGCCAAGGTGCACATTTTGTTTGGCGTGGGCTTGCGATGCCGATCGACATCTTCATGGAAGGGGTCGTACGGTACGGCAAAAAGGTCGAGTACGTTCTGCCAATCATTGCACCGGACAACCGTTACGTTCTTCTGGAAGACGCAGTTTACGCGACTGATCGCGTTGTGGTGGATCGCACCGTTTCGTGGATCGACGTCGGCGGCTACGTCACGGTAAACAAGCGCGAGCTGCACCGCGTCGAGGACGTGAGCGACAACACCATCATTTTGGCGACGACGTTGTTGGCTGACCATCCAGACGGAACGTATGTATTCCACTACAGCGATCCCATCCAGGTTGAAGGTATCTATGCGGCCGGTCGTACCGTCATCAACGTGGACGTCACGTACTTCTTGGTGCGGGGTGACGTGATTTGCATCTCGGCGTCCGCCACACAGGACATTTCGTTCGTCGAATATGTCGTGACGGATCTGTTCTACGTTGGGATGGCGAATGGACTGCATCAGTACCAGGTGGTGCTGGACAAGCCGACCCACCGTGCCTTGGCCAACAGCGAGATAATTCAGTTGCGGGCGTACCCTGCGTACGTTTCGCCTATCTTGGGGATCCCGCAGGTCGGCACCGCACAGATCCCCATCGTAGGCCCGTACCTGGTCGATTGGTACAGCGAACCGTTTATCAATCAGTTGGACGTAACAGAGTACCAGACGCTTCAGCGATTCAACGATGCGCGTCTCGCCATCGGACCTCCCGTTGCGATTGAAAAGAATCATCAGGTTTTGTCTGTGCCGATCAGGTCAGACCAATTTATGTGGTGGACACGGGTATGTGGTTCCATCAAGTACGACGATACGATCCACAAACTCATCGCGATCCCAAATGTTGATGGATATTGGTGGCTCAAACACGATTGTCGTCCTTACGTAGATGTTCCAGCCGTCGCGGCCAAAGGATTGATCATCACGGTAGCGAAGGCGTCGCTGGCGAACAACGATCAATTTAGGCTCCCGGACGACGAGGACGCCAGAATATTCGAGTACAAGGTAGACGGCACGTACGTCGCGACCCCCACGGCCGTCGCGACCGCCACCATCACGATCAACGCGTTCCCCGCTGGGTGGCCCAACAACAACGATACGTTTACGCTAGACGATGGGTTTGGCACCGTCGTGACGTTTGAGTTTAAGCAGACGGTGGCATTTTTGCCGGCCGATCCGACTTATCGAACCGTCGACGTGACGACTGCGCTGAACCCCACGGACGTCGCGATCGCGATGGAGCAGGCCATCAACGCGGTCGGCACCATAGGCATCACGGCCGTCAATCTCGGCGGTGTCCTGACGCTGTCCAACACGACCATCAGCCAGAACGGCAACACCACGATCTTGACGTCACCGGCTGTTCCTGCTTGGGGTGCGGTCGTGAGTTTTGCTGGCGGTACCGACGACGTCGAAACTATTGACGTCAGTGCTGTTGTCACGTCTCTTGAAGTAGCACAGTTGACGGCGGCTGCGATTAATCGATCAGACCTACACGTCAAGACCATATATCCGACGGTCGCGGGATCCGTCGTAATAATTTCGACAGTATTGGGACCAGAGGGCAACGGTGTCATTACGGAGTCGGTCCTGAACCCCGGATTCATTGTACAGGGGATGTCGGGTGGGTTTGGTGGTACCGCGTGGAATTTCCAGATTACGTCAGAGTACGACGCGTTGTTACGGGTGCGTCTGTATCCCAACGCTTGGCAGGATTACAACTTGGTCGCAGGTGTCGCGTCAACCATCAGCGTAACGTTGGCTCCAACGGACGATCCGATCGAACGGTTTGACATTTTGCTGAAGAGTACGGCTGGTTCTGAAATTCAGATGGGTGATTGGAACATACGGGGTGCGCGGGTTTCGGCTTTGCAGCACTCTTACGTCGCACACGTGATGGGCGACTACAACTTTGCGTCCAGCGGCTTGATGGTGAAGCCCTTGTTTCATTCACTTGAAGACCTCCGTGTTCGTTACGATAACGGCGACGTTTTCGACGCCGGTGGAGTGCGTTTCTGATGGCCAAACTTCCAAGCCTTACGTACACGATCCATCATTCTACTGATCGCTTGCGCCGGCAGCAGGATTACGTAGATCAAGAAATCCTAACGACCCGAAAATTCATGATGGGGGCAGTACCATCGTATGGTATTTGGACCACGACGGATCCTGCCGACGCGTTGGCAGGCAGTACTGATCCATTGGTCGTCAGCGTCAATGCCAACAGCCAATACACCGTCGACGTAAATCCTGGCTGGGGCATCATGCAGTCGGGCGTTTGGATCGAGTTGAAGAGTACGGTGCGGCAGATTTCCCTAGCAGACCCGTCGGTCGGGACACCGAACGTCGTGTTCCTACGCTATATGCTGACCAGCGCGATGCATGAGCCGAACGCTTTCTTGGATCCCGTCACGCCCTACACCATGCGGATCAACGATCCGATTGACGCAGAAAATACGGCAGAAGAATCTGTTCTGATCGGTGTCGCGACGCTCGACACTTACGTCGGTTACGCCGATTCAGTAAAGCAGGATCTCGTGCCCCTCGCCATCGCGACGATACAGAACGTGACGGTCGGTGGCTCCACCACGGCACAGTTGACGATTGATCACACACGCGCCAGTTACTCATGGAACCGTCCTTGGTTTAGCGTAGTGGATCTGCAGCACAGATCCTTGGTCGGTACCGGAACCTACAGCCCAACGAATCCACACCAGACCAGCGCCAACGACCTGACGGTCGGCGACCTCAGTATGTTTCAACTGCACCTCGACCACGGCGTCGTGGTCGTGAAGGACAAGTCCATCGCGAAGGTGCCGGGTACTCGCTGCACCTCGGCCATCACGACCGTATTGGTAGACGACGCCGCCGGTACGGCCACGGGCTTTACTGGCGGCGTCAGTTACGTGACGCTGCCGTATTTCCCCGTGCGTGTGGGGCGCGTGTGGGTGACGTCCACGAACTCGACGTTGGCGGCGCTGCACGTACCACAAACCAATCGAGTGGTTTTCCCCTACGAGGTTCCGCCCGCAGGCGAAACCATCAGTGTCTACTACACGCGGGCCGAAGCGTTGGAACCGCCGCTGCCCGGCGCCACGGTATTCCGTACCAATGGACCGACGACGCAAGAGCTGATCATCGCGGGCGGCAGCGGGCACACCAGTCTGGGTGCAACGGAAGAGACGTTCGCGGACGCCGACCGTTTTCCCATGCGCTACGAAATGTTCGTCGATGCAGACGCCGACCTGTTGAAAACTCCGCAGGTAGTTTTCTGCTACAAACGCCTGGACGAGATCAGTGGTTCTGCTGACGCCGACGCCATCACGCCCTATGGTCCTGGTCGTTTGATTGTTGGACTGGCGGGCGCTACACACGTCGTCGGGTTAGACGTGCAACTCAAGATCCACGGTACCGACACAACGGGCGCGACGATCAACGAGAGTTTCCAATTTACCCAAGCGAACTGGACGCCCATCACGGTGCCGTCCATTCCGCTCAAAACATCTACGTCGGTTCACTTTGGTTCTTCTGTGTTCGCTACCATCGATTCCATCGAGGTGGTGAACCGCGACTTTGACGGACCAGACTCTGCCGTCATGGTGTGGATGGCGCAGACGCCTTATTCCAACTACGACAAAATGGCCGACATGCTGCACGTCGCGACGGTTGATTGGGACGGTCGCAGTTTGGCCAACGTGTTCGACAAGCGCGTCGTGTGCGCGACGCTGCGGGACGAACTTAACGCCGCGATGAACGCGGAGCTTCAGGAGCTGCTCTACACCGTATTGGCGGGCGGCAACCAAACGGTTTTCGTCGATGATTTTCGACGACCTCGTTATCACTCACTCGAAACTGAGGATGAATTGAACGAGAACGCCGCCTATTACCCTACGTACCAATTTTCCAAGCAGCAGGTAGGACTCCATGGCTACTACCGCAGCGTTGGTTTCCCCGTTACACCGGGTTCTGGTACAGTGTGGCGTGTCTCGATGTTCGGCACCGAACGGTTGGTAGATCCTTGGTTTAGTCATCAGCCTACGATGCTGTCGTATGAAGGTGGGGCGTGGTCATCGTACCTCATGACGGCGGTGCCCGGCATCCCCAATACCTGGATCGCGACGACAGCAGCGGTTCCGACGCGCGTACAAGTTCAACTCTATCCAGGTCAGTGCAACGGCATGGCTCTGTACGGGTGATCTAATATGTCACAGCAACGCTTCTACGATTTCGGTGATCCCGTCAATAGCGTTGACGACAACTCTATCAGACGTTTCCTGGAAGTCCCTGGTGTGTACGGCGGTTTTGACCTCGGGGTCGACACGTTTGGCGACGTCACGATCGCGGCGGGCTATGGGCTGATGCCCGATGGCGTCGTGTGGCAAGAGGACGCCGTCAGGACCCTGGACTTTTTCGTACCGGGCGTCGCGACCGTCTACACGATCACCGCGACACACGACGACCGCGTCATCACGGGCGGTGTGGCGGTTGAGTATGCGCTACAGACCGGGGAACTCACGTCCGTCACGGACGGCATCATTCTCGGGTGGATTTATCATCCAGGCGGTGTGCCACTGGCCTCTACCCACATCGTGCAGGTCCCCAAGGCTACGTCGTCTACGTACGGGACGTTACTGGTCAACACGATGCCGACCCGTATGTCGGCCCCGTTGTCCAATACGTTTTCGGACGTCGCGACCATGGGGGGCAACGTCACGTTCACGGGTCAGATGGCTGACGACGTGCTGTTCGACACCACCTTTTTCGTCTTGCACCAGCGCGTCGCCAAAGCGGCGGGTCCTGCTGGCTTCGAGACGTTGGTGCAACACATTCAATTCTGGATGGATCACTACCGCCCCGCCAGCATTGACCTCTACGTCAATATTCCGGGCGGCGCCACCATAACGGCGCAGTTGCGCGACACCGACCTCAACATCGTGACGATCACGGGCAGTCCCATCACCACGACGACCGACTGGGAGACCGTTACCATTACGGTAGATCGAAACAGCGGTACGTTTGACCTAGGCAAGCCCTACGAACTGCGTCTCACTCACTCGGTTGACGTAGGACAGCAGATCGATCTGGCGCGCGTGACCGTTAATTACTGGCCGTTCCCCACATGATCACGCTCTGTAAATTCGTACTGAACGACAAGCAGGATTCTACCAACATCTTGGTCACCAAGACGTTTGGTAAGCACGGGGTTTTGGACCGCGAGGCTTTGGCGGCCATCGAACCGAAGCCACAGCATAACGAGTGGTGGTACTGTAGGGTTGTGAAGGAAACGGGTGCTGGAACTGCCAAAGGGGTGTGGGTGTTGGCTCCAATTCGTCGGGTAGAGCGGATAGAGCGCGGGGGTTTTCGGGACAACGACATCACGCATTTGTTTCCGCCATTGTTCACGACCGCTAAGATCAACAACGCCTTGATACTCTATCCAACCAAGAAAGGACCAAACTGGATTTGCGGTAACGCCATGCGAAAACACTTCATGGTCACGAATCGACGTCACGGTAGTTACGAGATCAACACCATCATGGTGGTGTTCGACAACGCCACCGAATGGTCACGAGAGCCGCCCGGCGGTTAGGAGTTAAGCACATGCATCAGATTGCTGGAACCCACTTGATTGTCGACGCCTACGTTGCGGACCAGGACGTGCTGACGACGGAACACGTCCTCCAGACCTTCGACAAGCTCGTCAAGGAACTCAGGATGGAGAAGTTGGACGAACCGGTGATACGTGAAGTACCGGTTCGTCCTGAACTATTGAGTACCGACGAAGACGAGGGTGGGGTTTCCATCATCATGCCCATCACCACCAGCCACATCGCGATCCACACGTGGCCAGCGCGGCGGGCGCTGATGCTCGATGTTTTCAGTTGCTGTCCTTTCAACGTAGAGACGGCGTTTGATCTGTTGAACCGTGAATTTCGTTTCGTTTCGTTTTCCAAGCACGTGGTAGATCGTCGCGATCCCAACCGTACCGTTCAGGTCGAGCGTTCCCCCTCCTACTTCCCCTGGTTGTTTCCCTCCCCCGCGTAACTTCCCCCATGCTGATCGATCCAGACCTGCGGGCACGACTCCTGCGCGCGTTGGCACCGTTACGTGACGTCACGGCCGCGTACTGCTGGGTTTCGGGCGAGTGGTCCATCACGATCCTGATCTTGTCCAGTGGTAAAACATCCTTTGACAAGCTGGAACGAGAGCTACGAGCCGTGTGGTCCACCACGACGTTTTGTTTTCTCTACGACGGAGAACCTCCAGCCTACGCCTTAAAGGTGCTGTGATGAGTTGCTGTAGAGGCCGCGTGAAAATTCCTGCCGCCCGCACGGCAAACGAATGTCAAACGCTTGAAGCCCAAGGTGCCCGTACGATTATTCAGGTCGTCGCGACAGCACAAGGTTTGCGGTTGGTCGTGCCGACGCCCAGTCACGGGTTTATGGAGTTGGGTAGTTTTCTCTCGGCCTTCAGGTGTGAGGGACCTACGGCCAAACTACTCACGCGGTATCTCCCCGCCATACAGCAGGCCGTCACGCAAGACGTCGCAGCTTTTGCTTCCTATCGTTCGGGCATCAACATAACGGATTTGATCTGCGTGGCCGATAGGGTCACAAAAGGAGCCCGCAACGATGTCCCAAAAGTTCGTCTTAACCCCACTCGCCGATAGAACCTGTGCCGAATGTCCGCAGCACCGTGCCGCCGGTCTCAACCAAGTCACGACCGAGTACTACGGACGCGATATTGACGTGATGTTCATCGCGGAAGCCCCAGGTGCTTCAGAGAACCAGGCGAAGCGTCCATTCATTGGGCGTTCCGGTCGGATCCTACGCCGTACTGTTCAGCGTGCCAACCACGGTACTCACGTGGGCGTCGCGTACGGCAACGTAGTGCGGTGTCGCCCCACCAAACAGCGCCAAGGTGAAATCCAAGATCGTCCGTCGACCGCACAGGAAATGAAATGTTGTCGTCCGAATATTTGGCGCGACATTTCAAAACTCAAACCCAAGGTCATGGTACTGTGTGGCGACACGGCTGCCCGCGCCCTGGCCGTAAATCTAGACGGCACGCCCATCGGTGACCACCAGAAAATCCTGTCGATGCGGGGGCACGATTTCTACGTGATGGTGGACGGCGTCAAGATCCCTGCGATCGTGACGTACCACTTCTCTTACGTGATGCGGACCCCCACGGTCGCGAGCGTGTTCTACGACGACGTCGCGAGGGCGTTGCGCCGAGCACGCGGGGAAGTAAACCAGTACCCCGAGCGTGGTAACGTTACGAAGATGCTGACGACGGTGCCGCAGGTCCGCAAGTTTCTGCATCACCTGGCCACCGGCTTGACCAAGCGAGACGTCGTGGCGTTTGACTACGAGAACGAAGGACTGCAGCGGCTCGATAACAGGGTCTTGAGCGTTAGCTTTGCGTACGAACCAAACCAAGCGTACTTCATTCCCTACGCCCACCCGGACTCGCCGTTCAACGGGGAGGAGCAGCGGAAGGTCAAGAAGTTGCTGCGTCGGTTTTTCCGTATCAAGGATCCGTCGTTTCGTTCCCTCGTGGCCCACAACGCCAAGTTCGAGTGCCTCTCGACCGTCGATCAGTTCGGTACCCATATCCTGTGCCCGCTGGAAGACACGATGCAGCGGGCCCACGCGTTGAACGAAGATCGCAAGGACGCGGTGCCGCAGCCCTACGGTCTCAAAGCCTTGGTAGAGGAACAGTTGGGTTTCTACCACTACGCCGACGCGGATATTCGACCCGTCGTGGCGTTGCGGAACGAAGGGAAATTAGCGGAAGCCGACGTCGACGCCTTGGCCCAATACAACGGCATGGACGCGTACTGTACGTGGCGTCTGTACCGATGGCAAAACCAGTGGGCCAAGGCAGAACGCTACGGTAAAGACTTTCGCAACCTGTCGTTCCACCTACAGGGTGGGGTCGCACGTTTCCTATCGGAGATGGAACGCAATGGTCTGCGTGCCGATAAGAAACAGGTGGTGGCGTTGGCGTCGAACGACAGCGAAATTGTGGCGCGGCAAAAAGTACTGCTGCAAGACTTCTACGCGATGGATTCCGTCAAGGAGGCGAACAAACGAATTCTGGCCCGCAAGGACATCCCGACCAAAAGCATCTGGGGTGAAGTCGGCGGCAGCGCGGCACCGGGGCTACAGGTTTTCCAGATCGGGGAAAAGATCAGTCAGCAGACCTTGTTCTTCGACGTGCTGGATTTGGCCCCAGCGAAAATCAACCGCAAGACAGGCTCCAAATCAGTCGGCAAGGAGTTTTTCGATAAACACGAAGGCGTACCAGAGATCGATCTGTTCGCCGACTACATGAAGCTCCAGAAGATCCGCACCACCTATATCGAAAGTATCCACCGGTTCCTACAGACGGATCCCGACATGCGGGACCAACGGATCCGCCCCCATTTCAAACCGACCGGCACCATTACGGGGCGGCTGTCGTCGTCTGAACCCAACATGTTGAACGTCCCGAGTCGATCCAAGGACGCGGCCGCCAAGGCGATCAAACGACTCTACATCGTGGACCCTGGCTACGTGTTGGTGTGTGCCGACTACAGCCAGGCGGAAGTCCGGTGGCTCGCTGAGGCGACGCAAGACCCGTCTCTAATCGAAGCATTTTGTTCCGCCTACGCGGCCAAACAGGCGTGCCGCAGTAATCCCACGAAAGAGAACAGGATCAAATCCAAACTCTACGGAGACTTCCACCGGCACACCGCGTCCATGATCCACGGCATACCACTTGACAAAGTAACGAAGGAACAGCGTACGGCGACCAAAGCGATAGTTTTCGGGATCGTGTACGGCATGTCTGCCCAAGGGTTGGCCCAACGACTGAAGATCACGATCCGTGAGGCCGAAGCTTTCATGGACGCGTTCTTTGATCGTTTCCCCCAAGCGAAGCAGTGGCTTGACGACATGGAGACTTCGGGGTACAACGATGGTTTAGTGTTGTCGCCGATTGGACGGCGAAAGCTCGTGACCAGCAAATTGATTTTGGGTAACGATGATCCCGCACAATATCCAGAGCACCTGCGTTACCTCAAGAGCCACCGCAACCACGAGTTACGGGTCTGCCGTAACGCACCGATCCAGGGGGTCGCGAGCGACACCAACCTATTGGCGTGCTGCACCCTCTTGGACCACATATTGGATCACAAGCTCGACTGGCGTATCATCAACACGGTGTACGACTCCATCATGATCGAAGTACCGTTCGTAGACGCACGTAACTGTGTCGAGACCGCTCAGCACATTATGGAGGATCCGAAATTGTTTGCTCCCTTTGGCATAACGCCGCGCGTCCCGTTTGCCGCTGATTTCAGTGTGGGGATTACGTGGGGTGATCAGTTGGACATCGCGTACGACGAGGAGGCGTGGGAAGTCAAGTGCCAGGATTGTGGTAAAGTACGGGTAGAAGAAGCGGAGCCCAAGAATCGGCGGTGCGAGGAGTGTGGTTCCAAGCAAGTACGCAAAAGCATTGTGGCGGGTACGCTAGACCAAGTGCTACACCAGATTGACCACGATCACAATCTTTCGGAGTACTGGGCCTGATGGCGAAAAAAACAAAGTCAACTTCTCGCTCCTTTTCCATATTTTGGTGGGAAAAGCAAAATAGTATCTGAAGTATGGGCACGATTAGGCAAACCAAAACAATACATCGAACCATTTTGTGGATCGGCCGCTATGTTGCTGGCTGCTCCGCAGATTGCTTCGTTGGAGGTAGTATGCGACGCCAACGGATTCATAGCGAACTTCTGGCGGGCTGTGAAACATCAACCATCTAAAGTGGCTTACTGGGCCGACTACCCCGTCAGTCATGTTGACTTGGGGGGGCGTCATTTATGGTTGATGCGGCGACGTGACTACTCCCCTGCCTAAAGGCAGGGGCTTCTAGGCCGAAGCCAGAGACTGTAGCCCCAGTCTCAAGATGTTGAGAGCAGCGTTATGATCACGATCCAAGACCAACCCACAGACAGAACATTTATGTACTCTCTGCGAGAGTTTCTTCTTGGCTCGGTGACCACACCTGGAACAATCTTGACTCGTGTACGCCGGATTAACCAGAACACAAGACCTACCAGCTTCTTCCGCTTTGTAGGCCGTATACTGAGTAACCTGACGCCACGCAGCATCCGAGATGCTCTTGGCAAGACAGTGATTCTTCACCATGTTGGATGGAGACAAATCCTCAAATACAATTACGCCGTATTTATTAACCAAATGACGACTAAGTTTGTGTGCAAAATTATTCCTACGGTTTTTAATTCTCTCATGGACCCGAGCGACAGCCTTTCTACGAAACCTACGTTCTGGAGATCCTTTCTTAGTTTTGCTAAATCTACGTTGAACCTGAGCCAGAGCTTTTTCTTCCTGACGAAAGAATCGAGGGTTTTGAACCTTCTGACCTCGGTCGTTCGTGACGAAGCTTTCGAGCCCAAGGTCAAGACCCACGGCGCTGGTGGTTTTGGGAAAAACATTAGCTTCCGTCTCCACCGAGAAACTAACGAACCACTTGTCTGTAGTGGTCCTCTTGATCGTCGTGGTCTTGATGGTGCCTTCTACGGGTCTATGGAGGTTCAGCCTGATGTCACCTATTTTCCTGATCTTCAAAACAGAACCTTCAAGAAAACATCCACCAGGATATTGCGGAAAACAAATGGAGTCGTACCTAAACTTACCTCTAAACCGGGGGTAACCAGTCTCTTTTTCTTTGGCCTTAACCCTACGGAAGAAACCTTGGAACGCAAGGTCTACTCTGTGCTGGACGTTCTGAAGGACTTGACTGTGGACTTCCTTGAGCCACGGATTTTTGTCTTTCCACCCTGTGAGCAAAAGGTTAGTATCGTAGAAACGAACAGATCTCTGGTGTTGTTCCCAGGCGTTCTTCCGAACCTCCAGGGTTTTGTTGTAAACATACCTACAGGTATCCAACCAGTGGTTCAACGCGGTACGTTGGGCCTTGGTCGGGTAGAGTCGGTATTGGAAAGTTTTACTCAACATCCTACTAGAGAGTAACGTGTTAAACAAGACAAGAAACGCCATTCATCCCCCAGCTAAAGCAAGGGGCTTTCTGGCCATCGGTAAAATTCCACACGCAGGTAACGCAGGGATGGGTAAAATGTTGACGTCTAGTGGGAGAACTGCGTGGGTGTGGCTACATAAATTAGCCGAACGTCTTGAGCGTGTACGTATCGTACATGGTCAATGGGATCGGTGTCTGAATCATCATTACGGCGGTACCGATACTGCCGTGTTTCTAGATCCGCCATATAAAATGTATGATATGTTTTATGGTTCTGTGCCGGTGGCGGAAGAAGTAGAAGCGTGGGCACGCGAAAACCCTGACGTACGTGTTTGTCTTTGCGGCCACGTTGATGACTATGATTTACCTGGGTGGGAAACACTCCAGTGGTCTCGCGGTAAACATACTTACGCTGGAAACAAAACTACAGATAAAGAGTGCTTGTGGTTTTCTCCTGCATGCTTGAAAAAGAAACCCAAGCGGACGCTGTGGACCAAGTAATGGCAAAACCAAAATCCTATACGGCACAAGACATCCAGATCCTCAAGGGTCTGGAGCACGTCCGCAAACGTCCCGCCATGTATATTGGCGGTACGGACGTCAAAGCGTACCATCATCTGTTTCGTGAAGTCGTGGACAACGCGATCGACGAACACCTCGATGGGCACGTTACCCACGTGCTCGTCAATGTCGACACCAAGACCCAGACGGTAGAGATACGGGACAACGGACGCGGCATTCCAGTGGAGATCCACCCGAAGGCTGGCATCTCTACCCTGACGGCCGTGTTCACGAAGCTGCACGCTGGCGGCAAATTCGGGACCGGCGCCTATACCAGTGCGGTGGCGGGATTGCACGGCATCGGCGTCAAGGCCGTGAACGCGTTGTCGGAACAATTGGATGTCTGGACCTGTATGAAGCGCGGGATCGTGTGGCACCAAAGTTTTGCCCGAGGGGAACCGACGTCCAAGGTAGCGAAATCTACGCGCGAGATGAAGTCTACTGGAACGATCGTACGGTTTAGACCCGACGTCACGATCTTCGGTGATGTCAAGTGGAAGCTTGCGAAAATGGCGTCGTGGCTTCAAGACATCGCGTACCTGTGTCCTGGGCTACACCTACGACTCGCGGCCGACGGCAAAAAGGTGACGTTCCACGAGGACGGTGGGCTCGCGGCTCTGCTGGAAGCCGAGACCGAGGACCGTACGCTCCTGAACGACCCCATGGTGCTGACGACCCCTGAGTGCGACGTGGCGGTCTGCTGGACCGATGGCGAGGGGGAGGTGTGGCGTAGCTTCGTCAACGTCGTGGGGACGCCGGCCCACGGTACCCACGTCAACGGCGCCAGAAAAGCCCTGACGGACGCTCTGAATGCCGTGGGGGAGGGTAGCCGGTATCGGGGCGAAGACCTCAGGGAAGGGCTCGTTGGGGCCGTACACGTGAGGGTCTTGGAACCCCTGTTCAGGGGACAGACCAAGGCGCGGCTGGAGAACCCCGAGGTCGAGACCCTGGTCTATAACGCGGTGCGTCAATACCTTACCAAAGTACTGGCACAAAACCCCGAGTTGGTGCGGAAGCTCCAGGACCGCGCCAAGCGGCTGCAGAGCGCCCGCGAGAAGTACCGGGCGGAACAGCAGGCCATCAAGGGCACGAAGGTCAAGAAGGGCAGCAGGGGTCTCCTGCCCCACAAGTTGATCGAGGCGCCGGACTGCACGCCAGCGGAGCGCGAGCTTTTCATCGTCGAGGGCGACAGCGCCGAGTACAACGCGCGGGCTGGTCGCGTCGTGATGAAGAAACACGGGAAGGACGTCCATTTTCAGGAGGTCTACCCGTTGCGTGGCAAGCTCACGAACACGACGCGCAAACAAGACCTCGGCGCCGTGGCGAAGAACGCATCCATTAAGGATCTGTTCACCGTCATCGGCACGGGCGTGGGTGACGCGTTCGATATTCGGCGGTGTCGGTACAACGCGATCTACCTGTTGGCCGACGCGGATCCTGATGGTCGCCACATCGTCGCGTTGCTCCTGAGTTTGTTTGCACAGCACCTCAGAGAATTGATCCGGGCCGACATCGTGCGGGTCGTACAGAATCCTTTGTTCATGGGCGTGACGGCGAACAAGCGGGTGTACGGCGATACCGTCGAGGAGGTCAAGCAACAGTGTAGTGGCAAGGCGTTGATCCGGCGGTTCAAGGGTTTGGGGGAATCGAACGCAAAGGAGCTGCAGGAATACGCCATGGATCCCAAGACCCGCCGGGTCTTACGGGTCCTGTGGGACGACGAACACGACGCCCCGACGATTCAGCGGTACATGGGCGAAGACGTAGAGGCTCGTCGTGAGCTTCTGGAGATCACAGAATAATGACAAAATACGAGTACAACTTCATCACGGACGTGCACGTCAAGGATGTGTTTGAGCCCGACGACAATGGGTTCGTGCGGGTCAACAAGACGCTGAACCATTTTGCACAAGATGGCTGGCGCGTCGTCCGTTTCGAGCACGGGGATTTTGGTCTTCACTTTTGGGCGTTGCTGGAGCGTGAGGTGCAGCATGTCGGTCAATGACGATAATTTCACTCACCCCGATGGTGCTACAAACGCCAGCTTTACGGCGCAGGAGTGGGAGCGGGCACAAAAGGCCATCCAAGGCATCAAAGACCGGTTGGCCGCTCGATGCCACCACATCATTCAGGGTGGCGCCGTGGTGGTCAAGCAGAAGTTGAGTAGGAAGGCGGTGGCGGAACAATTGCGCAGCCTGGACGAAAAACTCAAAGCGGCGGAACGTGAGGCCAAGGGTTTCAGAAATGCCAAGTAGCAAGGAACTTGACACCGAGCAGTACTGCAGCGACATCGTGCGGGACTGCATGAAGCAGTACGGCCGTTACGTGCTGGAAGATCGTGCCGTGCCTGACGTGCGCGACGGATTGAAGCCGAGCCAGCGTCGTCTCTTGTGGGCGATGTACCGGTTGGGTCTGCTGCACAATAAATCTCCCGCGAAGAGTAGTCGTATTGTGGGCGACACGTGCGGGAAATATCATCCGCACGGTGACGCCGCCGCTTACGACACGCTCGTGAACCTCACGGGGTTACGCTACCCGCTGGCCAAGGGCGACGGCAACTTCGGAAACAAGACCACGCTGCTGGAGAGTTCCTACGCGGCGCCTCGTTACACAGAATGTCGTTTGGCGAAACTTGGGAGCCAGTTCTTCGACGCCATCCACGTGGCCGACACGGTACCGAACTACGACGACACCGACGTCGAGCCCGTGTGTCTGCCCTCCCCCATCCCGACGGTCCTGATCAACGGTACCGATGGTTTGGCCGTGGGGCTCGCGACCCACATCCCACCCCACAATCTTGGCGAGGTGCTGGACGCGACCATCTACCTGCTCGACAACCCCGACGCTACGGTGCAAGATCTGCTCAAATTCATCAAGGGTCCGGACTACGGCACCGGCGTCCTGACGTCACGTCGTGATGAATTAGTAGAGTTGTACGAGTTGGGCGAGGGGAAGGTGCGGTTCGACAGTTCCTACCACGTCGAGGAAACCAACAAGGGCTACAAGCTCGTCATCACGGGGTTGGCGCCGAACATCCGAAAACAGAAGATACTCGATACTGTCAAAGAGCTGTTTCTCAAGAAGCTGATCGAAAGTCCCGTGACGGACGAGAGCACGTTGAAGGGCAAGGGGGTGTTGAGTTACCGCGATACCATCGCGTACCGTGACGCCCAGGTCATGCGAGATCGCGTGTTACCCCTTTTTGAAAGCACGGTTTCGTTTCGTTGGTACTGTCTGGACCTTAACGGCAAGCCCAAGCGGTTCAATCTCCTGTCGGTGCTGCACGAGTTCCTGACGTTTAGACGCCAGATCGAAACCAAGGTGTTGCAGGACCGTAAGGCCAAGTTGTTTCGTAAGCTCGGCATCGCGGTCGCGAAGTACCGGGCGTCTTTGGATCTCGACAAGGTCGCGAAGATCTTGCGCGCCACCAAGTCGGACGCCGACGCCATCGCGCAACTGTGCAGTGTCCTAGACCTGAAGTACGAATGGCAAGCCGAGGCGTTGATGGAAACGACGCTACGGACGTTGGCGCGACACAGATCAGACGAGTGGAAGCAGCAGACCAAAGAACTGAAGACGGAGTTACGGGACGTCAAGGTCAGGTTGGCCAACATCGATGACGTCGTGAAACAACAGCTCGTCAAGATGCTGGAGTTTCGCGATGAGCGCGGCACGAAACTGCGGACCAAGACCAAGGACTTCGGCGCGGCCTCTAGCTACTGGGTAGGCGTTACGCCCGACGGCAAGGTAGACGTCGCGTTAGATTTGCCGCTGAAGAGCAAGGCCGCGTGGAACTACGTTGGGTTCGGTGCCGTCGCGACCAACATGGTGGTGGTGCACGATACTAATCAAGCGGTCGTGGCGAACGTGTCGTACCTCGACAAGTACTCGGCACCCGGCACTGTCGTGGGGGCCACGGGATCCCCTTATTGTTTATGTGTGACGGCATCGGGTCGGTACGTTGCGTTTGCATTGGAACAACGACGAAAACAGTTTCCTGTGTTCAAGGATTTGGACGACGACGAAATCGTGGCGGTCGTGGGGTTTGACCCTACGGTCGCGGCTACACAAATCATGGTCGTGATGGACGACGGTGAGGTACAGTACCACGACGTTGCCGACATCAAGGTGACGCGCCCCAACGTGCGCCCCAAGCGATTCAAACTGGACCGAGATCAAAACGTCGTGAACGTCGTGGTGGTGTCGGGCGACGATATGTTGGTAGCGCCGGACGGCGATGAACTAGGTTGGCCCGAGGTACTGGACGGAGATTTCCACGTCGTCGGTACCAACAACTTGGTGGTGCTGAAGACCAACGCACGCAAAACCGCCGACGCCGACGAAACCTTGGCGCTGCTGTCTAAAGAACTCGTCGGTCTCGTGGTACCGCTGCCTGTAGTTCCCGCAGAAGAAGCAAAATAATGCAGGTCGACCAGTACTGTAGCGTCGCGGGCAGGACGTGGCGGATCGTCGCGATCAAAGACCACGCCGTGTGGCTAGAGGAAGCCCGCAGCCACAAAATCCTGTGTACAGATCCCAAACAAATAGGACCGACGTGGGATCCGATGTTTCGTCCAGGCGATGTCGTTTGTTCTGCTGATGGCATTCAGGGGGTCGTTGCGATCTTGTGCTTCGAAGACAAACGTTATGGCATCGCTGTCGGCAACAACCTGGTGTTTTGTGCTGAAGCGGACCTAACGTTCGCAGAGGAGGAATCCGATGAGCAACACGTGGCTTTACCTCGATAGTCCTTTAATGCGCGGGGCGTCGGTACGCCGGTGGCAAGAGATGCTGCTGGCGTTGGACTACGACATCGGTAAATGGGGAGTCGATGGTACGTTTGGACGTGACATCGACGCCGCGACCCGCAAGTTTCAGCAGGATGCTGGGTTGTTGGTTGACGGCATCGTCGGGCCTGCGTCATGGGCGGCGGCGAACGCCAGGTTCCAGACCGGCACGACGACACGTCCTTCTATTGGTGGGGTTGTCCCGACCGTCATCGACGGTGTTGAGGTTTGGGATTACCGCGACGTCGCGAAGCCCCCGAAGAACTTCAGCTACGTGCGCGCGTGGAAACAAATCAGCGGTGTGATGCACCACCGGACCGCTTGTGTGTTGGGCGAAACTCCCACACGATATTTACCCGTCAACGCACACATCGGCGTTACGATGGGCGGTAGGATCGTGTTGGCACACGCGTGGGACAAAATGATATGGTCGGGGCACGGGCCCAGTCCATGGACGATTTCTATAGAATGGGACGGAAATCCTGAAGGGCGTCCTGGTTACCACTGGAAGCCAGGGGGAGGTCCGCATCCCATTACTGACGAGCAAGTGAAGGCTGCGGACGTGTTGTTAGGTCTGTTGCTCAAGGCATTCGAGCAAAACGGACAAACGTTGAAGTACATCGTGGCACACCGGCAGGCATCTGATCAGCGCGAAGCCGACCCAGGTTGGGAGTGCTGGCAAAAGATTGCGATTCCGTGGATGGAGAAAACAGGCGCTATCCCAGGACCACGTGAAGGACACCCACCGACCGATGGGTTGAAAATACCTGTAGGTTATGCGGGAGACACCTGGGGGACAGGCGGGCAAATCCCCAAGGACTGGGACCCTCGTAGCACCGTACCGTTCTGGAAGTCCTGATCCTGTGCTACGTTTTCTTCTACAAGCGCTGCCCATATCGTTGCTCATCAGCCTGGCGTTATTGCTGGTTGGGTTGATCGGCGTCATCGTGATGGTGGTGGCAGAATTTAGAACCAGCATGCCGCCTTTGTTCTCGACCAAGACGTTGGTGTTGTTCCCCGTCATCATGGTGTCGATGTGGGGTAGTTTATTTTTTATCGGGCTACGGCAGCTCGACCGCGAGGCCGTCTGTAGCGTCGGTGACCACATCGCGGCAAAGCTACCGGACCCACCGCTCAATATCGAAACAGTCGTTTGTTCTTTGGTCGCGTCGGTGCCGTTGATCCCGACGCCTTGGCGATGCCGTAACGAACCATAGGAAGTAGAAATGTTGTACTTTGCCCGAGAATACGTTTTGCCTACGGTCGCGTGTATCGTAGGCGGCTTGTTGGCCACGGTGGTGACGTGTCGTCCCCCATTCTGAAAGGAAACATCATGAGCCAGAACGCAACAGTCGATGAGGTAGTGCTCGCTACCGATGAAGTCTTGCTAGTAATTGCACAGGAATTACGGCACCTGAACCAACAGATCGAAAACCTAACGTACCGGCACTGTTCGACCGACCAGCCCAAGTTTTCCGTCTCGTTGGATCTATCGGCCGACGCGGTTCAGAAGTTGTCTCATCTGTTGCGGACTTGATCCCGCAGTTCGCGGATACAATCCATCGGCATGTTGCCGGGGTCTTTAGTGGCGGGTGGGAAGTAGTGCTCGACGGCGAAGTATTCGCGCAGCATGGGATCTAGCGTTTCGTACCGACATTTTTTACCCGCGTCGTCGGCGTCCGTGCAGATGATGACGCGTTTGGTCCTGCGCCCCAGCTCGTACAGCATCGTCTGCTTTTTCTTGGTGTAGTTGTTGGTCCCCATGATCGCGAGGGCGGGGATGTGGTGGCGGCACAGACGCAACGCATCGAACGGTCCCTCGACCAACACGACGACGCGATCGTTGAAATGGCGGTCCACGAAATCGTATGGATAGAGGATCTGTTTGGCCGGCAGACCAGGACAGTTCTTGTACCGCATGAACTGTTGTTTGTCGAGGCGCCGCGCCACCCAGCCGACCAGTTTGCTGCGCTGCTGTATGGGCAACAGAATGCGGTACGTGCGGGTACCATCGTCGTACCACTTCAGCGCATTGACTTTTTGCAGAAAACTCAGGGGCAGCCCTCGGTACTTTGGTTCGTCCCAGGGCTCTACGTCCCACGGCAACGACAGCTTGGACACCTGGGATTCAATGTAGCGGTTCAGTCCTTCGTGCATCGGTTTGAATTGGTCCGGTAGATCCTTGTCCTTGAGGCGTGCGGCACCGATGCGCGCCGCCAACACGTTCCAGTTCTTGCCTCGGACGCCGCAACCAAAACAGTAGAACGCACCGTCGGACTTGCGGATCGATAGCGATGGTGTCTTGTGATCGTGTCCTTCGAAACACCACGCCTGTAGGTTGGGGCCACTGTTCTCGATGCCACGGACCCGCACGCCACTGACGGTCAGTTGCTCGGTGATAAATTCTGCTAAATCTGTGTTGGCTTCAGTCATCAACGGTCAAACCTTTGTACCTTGTGTTTGACAACCAATCGAGAGAACATCATGCTGATCAAGATACCCAAGACCGAAGTGCTGGATGATCGTTTAATCGTACCGTTTCAAGATGTGCGTTCCGGTCGGCGCAATTCTTCCCGGCGCGTCAAGGTAGAGCACCGGGCCAGTAGTTTTCCCGTCTGTCCCAAGAAATACGTGATCTACCGGCGGTTGCCGCCGCACAAGCGCCCGTTCGCCGAGGACTCGTTTGTGTCGGACGCCGCGACGCTTCAGGGCACCGCCCTGCACCTGGCGATGCAGCGGTGGTTTGGTATCCAGGTGCCGCATCATACCTACGGCAATTGGGAGTGCCCCGCGTGCCGGAAGATACGACGGCATAAAAAGGGCGTGCAGATTTGCAAATCCTGTGGGCAGGAGATGGTGTACCGCGAGTACTGCATTGAACCCACGGCATCGGTATTGTTCACCGGACACATCGACCTAATCCTGTGGTACCGCGACATCAAGTTTCTGGTGGACTTCAAAGGTTCGTCCCTCGACAAGATGAAGGACATCCAGCAACACGGTATTAAATACGAGCACTACCTGCAGGCCAACGGCTACGCCAACGCCATCAACCTGGGGGGTCAGGATGTCGGACCGCTCAAGAGGATCGATAAGATCGTTATCATTTATGTAGATAGGGGAAGACCGTGGTTCACATGGCTCCCCCTTCAAGCTAACCCCTCGAAACGTGCGTTTCGCGAAACCATGGCGTTGATCCAGAAAGGACACCAAAGCCTTTTAGAAAACCGAGTGCCACGCGGCCTGTGCTCGTCCCCGAACGATGCGTCGGCCCGCTGGTGTGAGTTACGCGACCTGTGTTTTTCCCCGTTGCTCGAAACACGTCTAAGTGATGAACCGCAACCAATTGATTCCAGTCCACAGGACCGAAAACTGGAATCGTTAATTCAACGACGACTGCGTGGAGATGAAGCTGATGCCGACTAATCATTCAGCGAGCGGTACATACAAAGCAGAAGATTTTCTCCCATCAGAAGCCCTCGACCTTACGCTAGAGCAGGTATTGGCCCTCTTGATCTACAAGATTTCTCGCCACCCCGAAAACGTGAACATCACGTTCGTCAACACGCCCCGCATCAAAGTGCTGGAGTTTGACGTTCACCCAAATGATCGCTGCATGGTGTTGGGGCGCGACGGCTTCATGATCCGCGCGCTCCGCACGTTGTCGAAAGCGATCCTTGGCCCCTCCGTCAAAGAATTTCGCTACAACATCGACATTACGCCCGACGCCGTGTCAGAGAATCAGATCACCACTGAGTGAAACGTTGGTATGGGGAGGTAGGAGCGGCGGTGCGGATTGACGCACCTCTGGCGGTAGCTTCTTCTGCCTGTTCGCCCGCAAAATCTTTTGTCTGACGCAGCGCCACTTCAGCGGTCAAAAGCAAGTGTTTGCAGAGACCCGCGCGCCCGTGCTCATTTCGGATGTCCGGCGGCTCGTTGCGGATCTGTACGCCTCGGTTGTCGTAACCGGGTGCCACGGTACTGGCGCCCATTTGGGCCAAGACCCATTCGTACGTGTAGGCGAAAAACTCGCATGAACACCAGACCCACACCGGCGTTTTCAATCCAGGGGGACCGTAAAAACGTACGTAGCTGTAGTGGCGGTTCCCGCTGGGACACACCACTACGGTGCGCATCTCGTTGTACCAGATCGGGTGTTTCGGCCGTGACCGCTGGAAACCGACGCGGCTACCTGCCCCGTACTGCGCCTTCACGACGCGGCACTCGGTCTTGCGCTGCCAGATACTTTTCGGGTTGGTTTTCCGCCTCGGCTTTTTCTTTCCAAGCTTCCCCTTCAGCTTGATGCTGTTGGGCGTCATGTGCATGAGGGCCTGTAGATTGACTTGTGGAATATCAAACTGTCGTGGCATTTCCTTGGCTCTCGTCGGTGGTAAAACGATACCTACCAAAGATTAACCACCCATGGCAGACAAATTTCAGGATTTCAATCGGTTTGTCGAAACGCTCCACCACTACCCCATGATTTCGGGGCAAGAGTTGGAGCAGTTGTTCCGCGACATCGACACCGAGATCCAACGGGGCATCCAAGCGCTCCTGGCCACCACGCACTTCGTCGAGGACAACCTCTGCTACTATCTGGCCGACATCTCGACCGGCGCCATGAAATCCAAACTGTATCGGGGGCGTTTCGTCAAGGCACGGCAAGGTGCGGGCGAGGGCGTTGTCGTGGGGGCCGAGGACGCCAAGATAATTGGCACGGGCTTCGACTTGTTCAAGCTGTCGCGGTGCTCGCGGGAAATCGCCCCACCGCTGGTGCAGCGGATCATGCGGTCGTTACGTTTGCAGAACATGACGTACGAGCACATCCTCCGATCTTTCATCGACGTTACGATCAAGTATCAAGAGACGTGTGAACAACTCGCCACAGAACAATCGCTCCTGCAGGAAAACGAAAATACCGCGCGTCCTGAGGTCATCGTTCGGATGCAGCGCATCGGTGATTTGATCGATCGTAAGGAACAGATCGAGAGTAGCGCCGGGTGCGCTCGTCCCAACACGTTGTACGGCACCATCGCGATCGTGCGGAACCACGTCAACAAGATCCACAAGGTGCAGCAGGAAATTCTACACGCGTATCTGCGGGCGGTGCCGCGTGTCGTGCGGGAGTTTGCCAAGTCGGACCAGGACGCCAAGGATAAATTCCAAGCCGGTGCCGTTGGTTTGATGTACGCCATCAGCAAGTTCGACTTCCGCAGCGGCGCCGGGTTTACGCGGTTTGCCCGTACGTGGATCCGCCAGCGTATCCAGCGGTACCAGAAGGAAACGGGCGGCCCCATGATTCGGCTGACGCCAGGTATTTGGGAGGCGGCACAGAAAATAGAACGCGCCCGACGTTTCCTTGTAAAACAAGCGGACCACCAGAACGACGTGACGGCCACGGAGTTGGCCGAATACCTCGGGTGGGAAGAAGAGAAGGTTCACCGGATCCAAGAGAAAATGACGCTGTGCCACGTTACACCGCTGGATAGTGAACTGTTGATTGGCAACGAACAGATCGAAATGGAAGCGACGATTCCGGACGATACGGCAGACGATTTACGCGACCAAGACGAGAAGCAAGAATTAATTAGGCGGACGATCGAACCATTGAGTCCTGACGACAAACGCTTGGTTCTGCTGCGCACCGGCGTGCTGGACCTAGTAGACAACAGTGGCATACGGCCGGCAGAAATTCTACACGAAATTCTACGGCAGATTGCTTGTAAAACGCTTCTGCACTCAACAATGGCGGACCGCATCGAGAACGTGCGGTCAGTACCTTTAACGGAAGAGGAGAACGTAGATGGCGCAACAAGGTAAAAGCAGTTTCGGGAATGTTCCTGGGCGCGGTGGTGGTGATCGTTTTGATCGGAATTTGAACAGACTGGATAAGCCTCCGCTTAAAAAGCCTGTGCAGATTAGACCTGTGGGCGGCGTAGTAACGATTCCCTATCACTTCATTAAGTGGCAGGACAAGGCAGGCGATGAGAAAGGTTACTTCGTACTGTGTCCTAATTGGGACATGGCAAAACAAGCATCTGAGGACAGGGGTTGTCCTTTATGTCGTCACTTTCCTCGTGATTTGTCTGTCAAGGACAAGAAATACGACTACCTTAAGGAACTGAAGCAGAAGTTCCGTTATTATTTTCATGCGTTCCATGTAACCAACATCGAGAAAGGAGTTAAGCCATATTTTGGACTTGTTGAGACCCATCCACTCGGTATAAAGAAAATCGAAGACGCTATCTTGCTCAAGGGGCAACAGCCTGATGACCCCAAGAAGGGCTACAAATTGACGTGGCTTCTGACTGATGGAGCTGCGGGATCTAGGTTCAAAGAGGAGGTTACGTTCCACCCAGGCGACAAGTTACCAGTGAAGCAAAAGTCCGATGGTGTGTGGACGTGTAAAATAGAGGGTAAGGTGTATGTGGGAAAGGAGCAGGATTTCTGCTCCGTTGTTCCGTCGCCGCCCAGTGTAGAAGAATTGGACGCAACGCTACGGAATAAAGGTCTGTACGACGAACTGTATAAGGCCACGGGACTGAAGAAACTCAACCAGTCCACTGAGGGCAACGCCCTGGACGATGACGAAGGAGACGACGATATGAAGACGACGAAGAAGACCAAGAAGAACGCTACTACCAAGCCGAAGAAGAAGGTCGAGGATGAGGACGAGGACGATGACTGGGAGGACGATGACGTAGACGACGAGGACGACGAGGACGACGACGAGGACGAGGACGAGGACGACGAGGACGACGACGAGGACGACGACGAGGACGACGACGAGGACGACGAGGACGACGACGAGGACGACGACGAGGACGACGACGAGGACGAGGACGAGGACGAGGACGACGAGGACGACGAGGACGACGAGGACGACGACGAGGACGACGACGAGGACGACGACGAGGACGACGACGAGGACGACGACGAGGACGACGACGAGGACGACGACGAGGACGACGACGAGGACGACGACGAGGACGACGACG